GGTTCGTCCGGAACCTCTGGTTCGAGTGGATCAAGTGGATCTTCCGGATCTTCGGGTTCTTCTGGATCCTCGGGCTCTTCGGGTTCATCTGGAACTAGAGGGACTTCTGGAACCTCTGGTTCGAGTGGATCAAGTGGATCTTCTGGATCTTCGGGTTCCTCCGGAACAAGAGGAACTTCTGGAACCTCTGGTTCAAGTGGCTCTTCTGGATCATCAGGCTCGTCTGGATCTTCGGGTTCTTCTGGAACATCCGGCTCGAGTGGTTCTTCTGGATCAAGTGGATCTTCGGGATCATCAGGGTCTTCTGGTTCTTCTGGATCGTCAGGTTCTTCAGGAACCTCTGGTTCGAGTGGATCAAGTGGATCATCAGGATCCTCTGGCTCTTCTGGATCTTCGGGCTCTTCAGGTTCATCTGGAACTAGAGGGACTTCTGGAACCTCTGGCTCTTCAGGATCTTCAGGCTCTTCAGGATCATCTGGCTCTTCAGGTTCCTCAGGATCTTCAGGTTCCTCTGGAACTAGAGGGACTTCTGGAACCTCTGGCTCTTCAGGTTCATCTGGCTCTTCAGGGTCTTCAGGCTCTTCAGGTTCATCAGGAACCTCTGGCTCCTCTGGAACCTCTGGTTCATCAGGAACCTCTGGTGAATCTTTAACTATCAACGATAACATAGATAATTATGTTTTAACAGCAACGGGTTTAACTAATGTAATTCAAGGAGAATCCTTGTTAACATTTGATGGTTCACTACCATCTCCCTTTTTGAACGTAAATGGTGTACACGTTGGCCCAGGTGGTGGTAATTGTTCAACTAATATCGCTATTGGTGAGTGTTCTCTCTCAAGTAACACTACAGGAATTAAAAATGTTGCCGTCGGATTTGGAAGCCTTTATTCGAGTTCTTTCGGAATTGCCAATGTTGCGGTAGGTTACACTGCCCTCTATAATTTTACATACCCTTCTGATTCTTCGACTGCTTCTTTGGCCGTTGGTTACAAAGCTCTTTGTTCTTCTACAAATGGTAGAAGTAACACTGCGGTTGGCACCAGATCTATGTTGTCAAATTCAACAGGAGAACGTAATACTGCTTTGGGGTCTGATTCCCTAATAAGTAACTTAACCGGGTGCTTTAACACAGCCGTAGGTTTTAAAAGTTTGTATAGCAACCTAGGAGGATCTGCTAATATAGCCATTGGTAATCAATCTCAATATTCTAACATAAGCGGAAGCTCTAATGTTGCTATTGGCAATTCAGCTTTGTCTTCGAATGCCGGAAATGCTAATGTTGCTATCGGTCAATCCGCTTTATGCTCGCAGAATTTTGCCTCCGCCTCAAACACCGCCAATGTTGCAGTTGGATATTTTGCCATGGCCTTTAATACAACGGGAAGTGGTAACGTCGCCTTAGGTACCAGAGCTCTGTTGTGTAATACGACTGGAAATTTTAATACTGCGGTAGGAATCTCTGCTTTAGCAGCAAACAACACTGGTAAATACAACACAGCCTTGGGCAGATATTCTCTTCGGTGTAATACCTCAGGAAATTTCAATACAGCAGTAGGTTTAAATGCTCTTTTTGCTAACACAACAGGCGCAAGCAACACCGCAGTAGGTATCAGTGCTCTTCGATGTAACACAATAGGCACATGCAACACCGCACTAGGTACATCTGCTCTTTATGATAACACAACAGGCTCAGACAACACCGCAGTAGGTACAAATTCTCTTCGATTTAACACAACAGGCACAAACAACACCGCAGTAGGTACAAATTCTCTTCGATGTAACACAATAGGTATAAACAACATCGCAGTAGGTTCAAGTGCTCTTTGTTTAAACACAACAGGCGTAAACAACACCGCAGTAGGTTATAATGCTCTTCGATGTAACACTTCTGGTTCTAGCAACACTGCAATAGGGACCAATTCTCTTTTGGTTAATGTAACCGGAAACTCCAACACAGCTCAAGGTTTTTATTCTCTAAGATCCAATACCACAGGGGGTAATAATACTGCAGTAGGAGCTAGCTCTCTTAGATGTAACATAACAGGAAAATATAACGTAGCAATTGGATCAGGTTCTCTTTGTTGTAATTTAACAACAAACGGGAGTGTTGCAATAGGTGTAAATGCTCTAAACTTAAACCTAGTTTCTTATAATACCGCCGTAGGTGCTTTTTCACAAAGGTGCACCTCTACAGGTACGGAAAATGTTTCTGTAGGATCAAGCACTTTGTTCAATAACACGACTGGTTCAGGTAACACCGCAGTAGGTACAAATTCATTGTGTTCAAATGTATCCGGTTCAAACAACGTAGCAGTAGGTAGATCTTCTTTATTAACAAATACTACCGGCGGATTTAACACTGCTATTGGATTTGATGCATTAAGAAGTCAGAATTTTGGTTCAACCTCTACAACTGCCAATGTAGCAGTTGGTTATGGGGCGTTAAAAACAAATTCTACAGGCACAAATAATACAGCTATAGGTACACGTTCGCTGGAACAAAATGATGCTAATTTTAATACTGCGATAGGTGCATCCGCTCTTCGATGTAACACAACAGGAATACAAAATGTTGCTGTTGGGGCAGGTGTATTGCTTGTTAACACGGGAGGATGTAATAACTCTGCTGTGGGTTTCTATGCTCTAAGATCAAATACAACAGGAGCCCTTAACACCGCAGTAGGTCAACGTGCTCTTTATTGTAACACAACAGGCTTAAATAACACCGCAGTAGGTAGCTCTTCTTTATTAACAAATACTACCGGCGGATTTAACACTGCTATTGGATTCCATGCATTAAGAAGTCAAAATTTTGGTTCAACCTCTACAACTGCCAATGTAGCAGTTGGTTACAGAGCTTTAACAGTTAATACCACTGGTTGTTGCAATACAGCCTTAGGTAATAGATCTTTTCAAGCTAATACAATTGGAAACACTAATGTGGCCGTAGGATCTGATAGTTTATTTTCCAGCGTTTCAGCTAACAATAATGTGGCAGTGGGTATCAATACCCTCCGTAGTAATCTATCGAACGGTAACTTGGTTGCCGTAGGAGCAAATGCCCTTTGTTGTAATTGTGCTGCTAATAATGTGGCCGTTGGAGCTTTTGCTATGAGATATACCACAACAGGAACAGGGGTAGCTATTGGGTTCCAGGCACTAAGAGATAATGTAACTGGTGCCAATAATGTTGCTATCGGTGCTAACGCGATGCGAGATAACAAAGGAGCTAATAATAACGTAGCAGTTGGATATCAAGCTCTCTTTTGCACAACGGGTTCTTCGAACGTTGCACTTGGCTTTTGTTCTCTAAGAAATAACCAAATCGGGGTCCACAATGTAGGAATAGGCTGCAATGTACAACTTCAAAATATATCAGGAGATAGAAATATAGCTGTAGGTACACTATCTCTTTCTTGTAATACCACCGGTAACTCGAATGTGGCAATAGGCTATCAATCTTTAAGAAATTCAAACTTCGGTTCCATCTCCACTACTGCCAACGTGGCCGTGGGTTACTGCTCATTGGCATGTAATTGTATCGGAAATTCTAATGTAGCAGTTGGAACGAGAACTCTTATTAGCAATCAAACAGGTTCTTTTAATACTGCCATTGGGGCAAACGCCCTGAGATCTTTTGCCCCGACCCTCCCTGACACTGTTGGCAACACCGCTGTTGGAGCTTTCGCCTTAGAAATCACAACCACAGGAGAAGGAAACGTGGCGGTGGGAAGCAATGCCTTAGATTCGAACGTCGTCGGTAATTTCAATGTGGCCATCGGAACATTCACCTTGTCCAATCAAAACTTTGATTCTGCCTCCAACACCGCTAATGTGGCGGTGGGTTACAGAGCTTTGGACTCTAATACAACAGGATGCTGGAACACAGCTCTGGGTACCCGAGCTCTTGCTTCCAACACAACGGGTTGCGGAAATACGGCGGTGGGTTTAATGTCGCTTTTATGTAACACTTTTGGTAGTTTCAATACTGCCGTTGGTAATTGTACTTTAATAAGTAACACCACCGGGATTTGGAACACTGCTGTTGGAATGTGTAGTCTCACATGCAACACAACTGGTTGTAACAACACCGCTATTGGGGTTGGTGCTCTTTTCTGTAATACAGGAGGGAATAGGAATGTTGCTATCGGTATAAATTCTTTATACTTTAACACTACAGGTTGCGAAAACGTTGCAGTTGGAAGTTATTCTTTAAAATGTAATAATTCGGGCATTAACAACATTGCAATTGGGATCTCATCTTTATGCCAAAATGAAAATGGTTTCCAAAATATCGCAATTGGAAACACGTCTCTCTTTTCTAACACAATTGGCTATAGAAATACTGCAGTAGGAAACTTGACATTAGGTTGTAATGTTACTGGTCGAGGTAACACAGCAATAGGTCATTCTGCTCTTGGATGTCAAAACACAGACACCACAGGTTCTAACGCCAACGTAGGGGTTGGTTATGGAGCTTTAGAGTGTAATATAACAGGGAAGTGCAACACAGTAGTAGGCACATTCGCGGGTAGATGTAATCTTGCCTCGGGTAACACTTTTGTGGGCATCATGGCCGGCGCATCTGGCGGCACGGGCGCTTGCAACACCGCTATTGGAGCATGTGCCATGAGCACTAACTTGACAGGCAGTAGCAACGTAGTGGTAGGATTTAACCAACAAGCATGCAACCGAGTAGGTGTTTCCATGATTGGAGTGGGTGACACAGCCACCGGTAACAACCAGATGAGATTTGGAAGTACCACAGTAAACAACGGAGAAGTGGTAATGACTCCGTTATCTGTAGAAGGTTACTGGAAAGTCTTCATAAACGGTACAGAATATTGTTTATTATTACATTCAGGAGGGGTCTAAAAATTAACTTAACAAAATACTTGAAGTTGAAGGAACACTCTTGATTAATTGAGATAAAAAAAAGGTGAAAAAAGTACTCATCGGAACCCCATCCTACGACGGTCGAATTGACACCTGGTTTGCAGATTCTCTAGTAAGAACTATTAAACAGGCAGACCCCAAACTGATAAACATTCACGCCATTTATCCTTCATATGATTCTCTGGTCCAAAGGGCTAGAAACGATCTGGTCAGAATGGCAATGGATGGTGGCTATGACACCCTCTTTTTTATTGATTCCGATGTGGAGTGGGAACCCGAATGGTTTTTTAGATTTTTGGCCAGACCTGAACCGATCGTGGGAGCAGCCTTGATCAAAAAATCTGATCAAGAGTCCTATACGGTCAAGATCATAAAAAAGAATCTGACCAAATCCGAGGATGATGTATTAGTTCAGGTAGATGGTTTAGGAACAGGTTTTCTAAAGGTGGACCGATTTGCCTTGGAAAAACTCTGGTTGATGAGTGAACCTTACGTCCACGACGGAGTTCCCAATCGGATGGTTTTTGATTTGAAGATTGTGGATGGTGATTTGATCTCCGAGGATTACGTCATGTGCCACAAATGGCAAAGTTTAGGCTACAAAGTGTGGCTGGATCCTAGCATCACCATCAATCACAACGGGGTGAAAAAATATCAAGGCAACTTGTCCTCCTTCCTTCAAAGAAATGGCTATGTTTGAAAAACCTATGGGTGGCACCGAACTGATGTTCGAAGAATTGAAAAGAAGATTACCTGATTCTGTTTGGGGTAATTACTCCATTTTTAATTATCTTCCCCAAGCTGATTTTACCAAAAAGACTATTTACTGGAATCAGCTTTCCTGGGATCAACAGGCGGTTCAATTTCTAAAGGATCGGGATCTGGTGGAAAAAATAGATCATTTCGTCTTCGTCAGCCACTGGCAGGCGGAGCAATTCAGACAGAGGTACAATATTCCTGGTTATAAGACCCATGTCCTAAAGAATGCCTCTCTCGGAGTGGAAACCAGACCTGTAGGTCCCCGATCTATCGTCAAATTGTGTTACACTTCCACCCCTTGGAGAGGACTAAATGTTCTTCTGCGAGCCTGGGAAATACTTCAGCCCCAGAATTGTGAACTCCACGTCTTTTCTTCCTGCCACATTTACGGTCCAGAATTCGGTAAATCTGATGCCCAATACGCAACCTTATACGAAAAGTGCCGAACCACTCCTGGTATAGTTTATAGGGGCTCTATTCCCAATCCACAGCTAAGAGGGGAGTTACCGAATTTCGATCTGTTGGCCTACCCCTGTACCTTCGAGGAAACCTCCTGTATCGCCGTCATTGAATCTCTATCCGCCGGTTTAAGGGTTGTTTGTTCCAACCTGGGTGCCCTGCCTGAAACAACAGAGGGCTGGGCTCGGCTGTACCCTTATCTCATGGATCCCGAAACCCACGCCCGCAGATTTTCAAAAATTCTGAGTTCAGAAATAGAAAAGGTCAGAGACGGCGGTTGGGATTCTTCTTTACAAGCTGTCCATTATTCTCGGGGTTGGAGTTGGGACGAGAGAATAAAAGAATGGGTCGATTTTTTTCATCAATTGGCGAATGAACTGGACGAAAATTTTTGAAAAAATTCAACCTCAGACCTTTTTGGACATTGGAGCCAACGAAGGTAATTTTACCTCTACCCTTTTAAAATTTTATCCTGACTGCAAGTGTCTGATGGTAGAGCCCAACCCAGCTTGCCGTCCCTTCTTAGTTTCGATCGGTCACCCTTTTGAGATCGTTGCTGTTTCTGGCTCTAACGGTAAGGGTCTTCTTCATGTTGAAAACTCTAACTCTTTGGCAACAGGTGCTTCTTTGTACAAAGAAAACACTCAATTTTATGCCCCAGGAAAATCACACCAGACAGAAGTTCAATTGATTACCTTGGATTCTTTGAACCCTTTTCCTAACACCGAGATAGATCTCATTAAGATTGACACACAAGGGTCTGAATTGGACATTTTAAAGGGCGGGAAACTAACGATTCAACGCACAAAATTTCTCTTGCTGGAAGTATCTCTCTTAGAATATAATTTAAATGCTCCTTTGATAGATGAAGTTCTTGATTGGACTTCTGCACACAATTTTAACTTATGTGAGATTGTAAATTATCACCGGCTAGCTAATAATCAAATATTTCAGCTAGATGTTTTATTGATGAGATCTAGCATCTGACCTGATATCTTGTGATTTACAATTTTAAATATTCCAACTACAATTCAAGGGGAGCAGTAATTGACTATCTAAAAGAAAACAATTTCGGCCGATCTATAGACGTTGGAGCTTCCATGAATGGCTGGTCAAAAGATTTCACGACTCATTATGATGTATCCTGGTAAATGATGATTTAGATTAAGAAACAATTCTAATTTTTGATATATAGTAACAAAATAATCTTATGGCAAATACACTTTTGTTTGGAAAAATAAGTCCTGTTTTGAGTGTACCACAACAAGCAAATCAATTCAGTCAAAATATCACTTTTTTAACGGCCGATTATATGGCCGCTATCGCTGATCCATATCCTCTCGGAGCGACACAAGTCAACTTTTCTGTCCTATACGGTAACTGTCAGTTCAATGAATCTAACGAAATTATAGGATTTACGACCCTCTCTAGATCTGGGATCAATCTATCAGGTTCAGTGATCCAAAGCTGGGGTGTTGATGACAAGGTTGTTCTAAATGCTATTGCATCTGCTCAAGGAACATCTATAGTTTCGACCCAAATTGGAACAGTGGATTCTTTTTTCTAGTTTTTTTAAATTTCTGACCTTTGGTTCAAAAAATCTTTTACAACAGTTCAATGCCCAGAGCAGGGTCTACTCTGATCCAAAATATACTGGGTCAGAATCCTCTTATTTACCCAACTCCAACCTCTGGTGTTTTCGAGATGCTCGCCGGGGCTAGAACAATTTTCACAGATGGTATAGAATTTAAAGCTCAATCGGAACAGGAAATGCTGGAGGGGTTTAAAGGATTCTTGAAAGGGGGACTTTATGGATTCTATAACAATATTACAGATAAACCTTACGTGATGGAAAAGTGTCGGGGCTGGAATTCGGAATGGGAGTTTGTGAATGCCTTCGATCCCAATCCAAAGATGATCTGTATGATTAGGGATATTAGGGCGGTCTATGCTTCTTTAGAAAAGAAATTCAGACAACATCCCCTTTTGGATCATCATCTAGCCAACTGGGGTAATTTGTCTGGAACTACCACCGATAAAAGGATCCAGGTTTGGTCGACTTCTCCGCCTATTGGTCCTTCCATGGATAGAATCTACCAAGTTTTGGTCCAAGGGTTGCACGAAAAAATTCTGTTTGTTAAATTTGAAGATCTCTGTCGGGATCCAGAGTTTCAGATGAAAAGAATTTATGAATATCTCGATCTTGAATTTTTTCATCATGATTTTTACAACATTCCACAAATAACCAAAGAAGACGACCGGTGGTACGGTATTTTTGGAGATCACGTCATTAGAAAGGAATTAAAGCCAGTGAGGGATGATTTCAGAGAAGTTTTAGGAACTAATGCCTGTAAATTAATTGAGGACAGCTATGCCTGGTTTTTTAACGATTTCGAATATCAAAGATGAAGGTAGGATATAAAACTTCTTCTGAAATCCAGATCTCTCCCGAGCAAAAAGGAGAGATGAATTTACCCAAAGCGACTGCCCGTAATTCAGACACAATAGTATCAATAATCACACAACAACAACAGTCCATGGAACATAAATATTTAGTTTGGCACATCGAAGGAGGTTTGGGTAAAAATGTTGCGGCTACTTCTCTTCTTTTACCCCTGGTAGAGAGATATCCCGAGAGAAAAATAATTGTGGTGGCTTCTTACCCTGAGGTTTTTTTAAACAATCCGAACATCTATCGAGTTTATCGAGTTGGTATGACACCGTATTTTTATGACGATTACATTTTGGGTAAGGACACTTTAGTTTTTCGGCAAGAGCCTTATTTTCAAAGCGGGCATATTCTGAAACAGAAACATCTGATTCAAAATTGGGCGGATCTTCTAGGATTAGATCTGGTTCAAAATCCTCTGCCTGATTTGAGATTTAATATGGTTCAAAGCCAATTAACGAGCAATTGGAAAAGGGAAAGACCCATCTGTCTTATTCAAACAAACGGAGGACCCTTAGAAAATCAAGCCTACACCTATGCCTGGACCCGAGATATTCCTATCGATTGGGCAATCTATCTGGCCAACAAGCTTTCCGACGTGTACCACATCATACAGGTCACTAGACCAGGTTCTCCTCAAATTCCCGGAGCTGAAGTGATTACTTCTCACTTGACCTCCTCTGATCTTTTTTCGCTCCTCAAAATGTCGGAAAAAAGAATTCTGATCGATTCTTGTCTCCAGCACGCCGCGGCAGCCTTCGGACTTCATGCTTTTGTTTTTTGGATAGGAACATCACCTGAGAACTTTGGTTACGGCTTGCATACTAACATCAAAGCCCTCCCACCTACAGGACAAACAAAGATGGTGGACTCTTATCTCTTCGATTATTCTTTTGACGGCGTTCTACACGAATGCCCCTATCAAAACGTGAATGATATGTTTGATCCCACCCACTTAGAACAGATCTTTGTATGATCTATTGGTTTACCGGTCAGCCGGGGGCTGGAAAAACAACCCTGGCCAAAGCTTTGAAGGAGACTTTGGAAATGCAAAACTCGAAAGAGGTAATGCACATTGATGGGGATGATATTCGATCCATCTTTAACAACACAGATTACAGCAGAGCTGGACGAGAAAAAAACATTCAATTAGCTCAACAGATTTCTCATTTTTTATCTATCAAGGGTCTGGATGTTGTGGTTAGTCTGGTGTCACCTTATTTGGAACAGAGAGAAGAGTTCAAAAAAAGGATGGGCTCCTCCTTGCAAGAAATTTACGTGCACACAACTGAAATCAGAGGCAGAGAAAAATTCCACGTCGAAGACTACGAAAAACCTGAAACTAATTTTATTGAAGTAGATACTACTAATACTTCTATCATCTCAAGTCTAAATCAATTCTATGACCAAAAAATTTTCCCTTTTCATCGGTAGGTGGCAGCCTTTACACGAGGGACATAAACATATTTTTAATGAGAGATTAAAATTAGGTAAGAATGTCTGGATAGCTATTCGAGATGTTACGCCCGATGAAAACCAACCCTGGACTGCTTCAGAAATCAAAGACAATATAGAAAAAATTTACTCTCGGGAAATCTCGGAGGGAAGGATTATTGTTACCATAGTTCCTGATATTGAATCTATTAACTATGGTAGAGGAGTAGGCTATGAGATTATAGAACACGTGGTCCCAGCTGAAATTGCTTCTATTTCTGCTACCAGCATCAGAGAACAGATGAGAAAAGAAGGAACTTTATAGATATAAAACATGAACCAAGAATCTAAACTAACACCAGAAGAGTTAGAAAAAATCATCACTCTTAGAGACAGCATTAGAACCAATGTTGAAAAAATTGGCAAGATGAACATCCAAAAATACTTCCTTCAAAAGGAACTGGATTTTGTCAATGAACAATTGTCTGCCCTTTATGACGAAAGCATGACCCTGTCAGAGCAGGAAAAGGCATCGATTCAAGAAATTGTTACAAAATACGGCGAGGGTCAATTAGATTTCTCAACAGGAGTTTACTCTAAGTCATAAAGATGACTCCAGTAGAGGTTCTCAGAAGTACCAAAAGGCATCTATTAAAATCCCTGTGGGAAGTTCAAAAGGCACTGGATGAAGCTACCAATTCACAATTGAGAATTCTTTACGTGGCCCCTCATCTTTCTACAGGAGGTATGCCACAGTACCTATATAAACTCATTGAAATTTTCAATACCCAGGCGGATGTTTACTGTTTAGAATACAGCAACATCTCTGACGAGTACGTCGTGCAAAGAAACAAAATTCAAAAATTACTAGGCAGCAGATATTACCGGATAGACGATCACGAGGACAAGAGTCAGTTTTTGCAAATTCTAGACGAGATCTGTCCAGATGTCATTCATTTTCAAGATTTTGTAGAATTCTTTTTGGATAGGAAAATCTGCGAACACGTCTATGCCTACAATCGGCCCTGGTACATCATGGAAACCCCTCACTCTTCGGCCAATGTACCGAGTGACAAATATTGGTTACCTGACAAACTAGTTATGGTCAATCAGTGGATGGCGGATAAATTTTCCGACTGTGGCATTCCGACCGATGTTTTAGAATACCCTATTGAGCATTTTGAAAGAAGAATCTCCCGATCAGAAGCCCAAGGAATCCTGGGTTTAGACCCTGGAAAGAAACACGTTATCAATGTCGGTCTTTTCACTCCGGGAAAAAATCAAGGTGAACTGATATCCTTTGCTAGCCAGATGTTGGATTTGCCCGTTGAGTTTCATTTCATCGGCAACACGGCAGTTAATTTTCAAGAATATTGGCAGCCTCTCGTTTCAAATCTTCCTGAAAACTGTCGTGTGTGGGGAGAAAGAGGGGACGCCGAAATTTTTTATCAAGCGGCAGATCTGTTTGTTTTTAATTCAACTTGGGAACTGAATCCAATTGTTATTAAAGAATGTCTTTCTTGGCAACTTCCGATCCTCATGAGACGTCTGACCTCATACGGTGATTTCTACGACACTGATCCCTTAGTAACTTATTTAGAAGAAGGAACTACAGGCTTGGATTTTGAAACAAATCTTGATAGACTAAAAAATTTAGTGCAGCCAGAATCATGAAAAACAGAGGTATCAAAGTTTACACCGAGGTAATCAGACAGAAAAAATCCAGAGTTCCTGATCAAACGGGTTTTGTATTCACCTTTGATTATGGACCAAAAGTGGTGATGAGTGGTAATAATCCAGAGCTCAAAAGAACCGTTAAGTTTTGGGACAAAAAAAATTCTAAATACGAGTATATTGGTGAAATACAGCCTGGTCTTTTTACAACTTTGTTTAGAAAATGGTATACCCCCTGGGTAGCTGAAATTTTTGATGGAGAAGAAAAGATTTGGTCGTATGATTTCGAGGAAAATCTCAAGGGCCAAAAAATTTTAGTATCTATTGACAGTGCCTCTATAGGAGATACTCTAGCCTGGATGCCTGTTATAGCTAAATTTGGTCAAAAGCACGAAGCTGAACTACTGGTCAGTACTTTTTGGAATCCTCTTCTATCTAATTTTTTTGAGAGCATTCAATTCGTAAATCCTGGCTATCGTCATCCCTCCATTCACAGCATTTTCGGAATTGGTTGGTACGAGGAGGACGATAGATACAAACACCCCAGAGATCCAAGAACCATTTCTCTCCAGCACGTGGCTTCGGATCTTCTAGGGATCGAAGAGACCTCAGAATTGCTGATGCCTAACATCTCAGCCCAACTGGGATCTCAGCCTCGTCCTATCGAAGAAAAATATGTTTGTATAGCAACTGAATCGACAGCTAACGCAAAACATTGGCACTATCCTGGAGGATGGCAAGAGATAGTTAATTATTTAAGAGAACTCGGTTACAAGGTTGTAGTAATTCATGAACAAGCCAACAGATTAGAAAATGTAGAGGATCGCACTGGTTCAATTGATCTTTGGGAAAGAATGGTAATGCTGCATCACGCAGAGTTTTTTATTGGGATAGGGTCTGGAATTTCTTGGTTGTCCTGGGCGGTGAACGTTCCTGTCGTCATGATCTCTGGATTTTCTCTCCCTTTTTGTGAATTTTCCACCCGAAATTATCGGGTGATAAATCCCCATGTGTGTCACGGATGTTTCAACGATCCAAGATTTAAATTCGATAAAGGAGACTGGAACTGGTGTCCTAAATTAAAAAACACGGAGAGAATTTTTGAGTGTACGCGTCAGATCACTCCTGGAATGGTTAAAGAGGCCATTCACAATCTAATTCAAGATATTTCTCAGGGCTAATAATTTCTAGGGATATATAGGAAACGATGCTAAATAAAATCGTTTCTTATGTCCATTGTTCCTCCTAATAAAGCTCCCTTTGAAGGTTTACCTGTCTACAATGGCAATGGCAAACAATTAAACATTACTGACCCCAGATATGCATATCAGGATAATCTCCCTAACACGGAGAAGGTAGTAGATTCTAGTACCAATAACCTTTACAGCACAATCGATGCAGCTACGGCTAGAGCCATTCAGATAGGATGTAACGGACACCACGTTGTTTTAGGCAGCGATGGTGTTTATTACTATGCTCCCTGTGCTACTGAAACCTGGTTGGTAGAAAGACTTGAACAATTAGACAGTGCTCTCAACTTCACCTATATTGGAAACTATCGGGTTTTAAGCTGGGATGCTCCTTTCTATTATGTCAATTCTTTTGATGGCTGGATCATAGATACGGCGGGTGCTGTTAATGCCTATCCCATTAACTTGGATACAGTCTCCAATGCACAGATCACCAATGACATTGCTATAGATTTTAGATATTCGGTGGACGGAGAGACATGGTCCTTGTGGGTACCAGTTGGAACAGCACTGACCGGTTACAATAAATCTTCCACTTCGGGGGAAAAAGCCGAGATTTTTTCCATTCCTCTTAATCCAACTAAACCTTTCTATCCAGAATTTAGATTTACTTCGGTGGTGGTAAATCAGGATGGCACTATTGCCTATTCCACCGATCAGCCAATCGATCCCAGTGTAGTAATAGTTTCTTTTGATCTTGATTTGACATATAATACCAATGTAGTGGATGGACCTGATAAGTTGGTGATCCGCAATCCTGTCCCTCAATGTTCTCCCGAAAAATCAAATCGGCCAGTTGTTTTTAACGAATGTGGTCCCTTCACTTTTCAGCCCTACAACATTAACAAGGCGATCAATTTGTATCAGGATTTGAGCTTAATAGTCAACCGGATGTTTGGTTTTGAAACTAATTACTATTCGGTGCAACCACAGTCTAGATCCAAGGACGTTATTCTTAAGGAATGGACTTTATTTGATGTGGTAGAGGAAAAATGTGTCAAGGTCATGGTTCCCCAGAATCAGTTCCCAGACAATAAGGTGAACTACGATCCCTTTGGTATTTCTTTTGAAGAGCCCTTTGAAGTTCATATCGACAAAATTTATTTCGAATCCCTTTTCGGAAGAGGATCCCAGCCCCGAAAGAGGGACATCATTTATTTTCCTTTAACCAATAGGATCTATGAAATAAACTCAACCTACCTGTTCAGAGATTTCATGTACTCCCCTGTTTATTTCAAATTGGAACTCAAAAAGTACAACCCAAAATCAAATACTTATTTCAGAGATCCTGCCTACAAGGAAGAACTGGATGGTATAGCGATCAACTCCCAAGAGCTTTTCGGTCAAGAAACAACCTCGCAAGAAGAACAGATCACAAAACCTCAACAGTACGTCACAACCACCAATGAAAGGGGTATAGATCCAACTCGGGGTTATGTCTATCAGAATTTACCTATCATCAACTACGAATTGAACAACAACTGGACCATTATTTTAAACCAGTATTACGACCTGAACGATGCCTTTTTGACGGACAGCAATTTTCAATTCGAACCCAACAAATACCGCAATGCGGTCAGATACAGAGTTGCTCCAAAACTGGATTCAAACGGAGAAATTGCTTATTCTTCTTGGTTTAGCCTCAAAAATTACGTCAACGAGAATTCATTGACTAAAAAACCATTCCCCCCGTTGGCAATGGTGAAAGAAGGTGAAACCGAGTCTAGAATAGTTTACAATACCTATCCCTACAAACACGGCTTGAGCGTCTGGAGAGGATTCGATTCTAACCCGGAGGGCTATGTGGCCATTAAATCTGATGCCAACCACAGTGGAGGATTTATGGTCTCTTCGGTCATAGATCCGTATAAATTTTCAGTGGTTAATCCCAATACTCCTTTCTCTCAGGGAACAACCCCTCTCAAAATGCAGAAGGCACAGGCCCGAAATTTAATTTCGGCAGATCTCATCAATAGTATAGGTCAACTAGAGGGTTTTAGGATCGACCTGATCCATTCGGGAGTTCAGGAACCTGGTAACACCAATTTCATTCAAGAAGGGTCGATTCAGATTTATCTCAATTCTTTAACCTATAATTCCAAACTCCAATTCGTTCCCCAACTGGGAGACTGGTACGGGGTAGTAGTGAATATTTCTAATAAGTACCAACAAATGTCTATCAACATTTGGGGCTTATCCTATGATCCCAATAATCCACAAGAACAAACTTCTGAATTAATCCCTCTCCATCAGGATTTTGTGGCTTTAACCCAAACCTACACCTTCGATTTACCCAGACAAATAGTAGAAGATGTAGCAAATCCTCTTTATGGCACCAATAATAACAGTTATCGTATTTACACCTCTCCGCTGTTGTTAAGCAACATCAGAATTTTCAATTCCATGATCGATATAGATAAACAATCGATTGTCCTGAACCAGAATGTGGTCAGAGATTCTCAGTTAGCCCAGATCATCGACAACGCCAAACCAACCTTAGCTATTCCTAAAATTTTGAGAAAGGGGTAGAGTTTGGATATATAAATTTCAAACCGAGCCTAAAAGTTCTAAGCTATGCCTAGAAGAAAACCAAAAGTTCCCAAAGAAGTCCAGGAAAAAATTAAGATTTCACTGGATAAAATCCTCCTGGACGAGAATTTGGATCAGAGTGTGGTGGAGGTGGGAGATCTACCTAGACTTAAAACCACAGGGGTTTTAGATTTTATTGATGTATCACAATCCACAGGAACCGACTCCAGAGATCTAGTGGAATCCATGGCCAAATTTCACGTTGATGACAACCTGGTTGACGAGACAAGCTATATTCAGGCTAGAAAAAAACTAGATTCTTCAAATCTGGCTTTAATGATGATGCAGTTTAAAACTGCCCAACACGCCATCACTAAATTAGTAGAGGAAATAGATTTAGGAAACACCGCACCTAAGATGTTTGAAGTCTTAGCCCATTTGCAGGGACAAATCATTCAGATGCCAAAAGATCTCCAGAATTACATTGAAAGATCCGAAAATTCCTACAAGAATTTGAACAAGGATCTGGAGAAAAAAACAACCTCCGGTTCCATTGATATTCATCAGCCCGGCATGGTGTCTACCCATACCCAGCCTTCTGGATTTCATAACGGTCATTCTCACCAAAATCCGAATTTTGGATCTGGCCAAGTGTACAGAAATCAAGACTCAAACCAAAATCAGGTTAACTCCCAAGATCAACCCGGAGCCCAACAGGGACAAAACCCTACTGGGAGGGACAACCTGATTAAGGTCAGAGGAACTAAAAGTTTAATGGAAGGACTTAGAGACATTATCGGAGCTGAGATACAAGACGTTAACGTTGTGGAAGAACAGAGCGAAACCGCAGTCGTTAATGCCCGACAAAAAGTAGAATCGGATGGCTTGAAAAGCATTAGTGTGGCTGAAGAAAAAGGATTTGATATTGACGATGAACTTTTTCAATAAATCTTAGATGAAAGAACAAGTAGTAGAAAGAGATTCAAATTATTGGAGTACTCAGAAAATTCAAGAACTACTCAGAAAAGGTGAGGAAGAAGGACTGGATTATAAATCGGTTGACAACCCCTTTCACGAGGGTGAGACAGATCTTAAAAGAGCCAATCTGCTGTATGAATACACTCCAGAGGAAATAGTTGAAATTCAAAAGTGCGCCCAGGATTCTGTTTATTTTGCTAAATATTGTCAGGTCATGACTGACGACGGTCTCAGGAACATTGAATTGAGGGACTATCAGAAATCCATTTTAAGAGAGTATCAAAGACATCGTTTTTCAATTTTACTCGCACCACGTCAGATAGGTAAGAGCGTTACCAGTTCCATGATTTTAGTCTGGTATTTGCTCTTTAACCACGATAAAAACGCCATGATTTTGGCCAACGTGGGCTCGACTGCAGAAGAATTGATGGATAAAATTAAGGGCATAGTTAAAGGATTGCCTTGGTTTCTAAAACCGGGCATGGTTGTTAATAATGTCATGTCCATGAAATTCGACAATGGGTGCAGGGCTATAGCTAAAACAACCACTAAAACTTCTGCCATTGGATTTACCATCCATTTTCTCTACATGGATGAGTTTGCCCACATTCACCCCAATTTCATTGAATCTTTCTTCAGATCGACCTACCCTACTGTTTCATCTTCTAAAGTCTCAAGAATTATTATTACTTCTACCCCTAATGGCATGAACAAATTCTATGATTTGTACCAAGGGGCTTTAACGGGGGAAAATTCCTTCAATCCTATAAGGGTTGATTGGTGGCAAGTACCCGGCAGGGATGAGGACTGGAAAAATCAAGAAATAGCCAATCTGGGCAGTGAAGAACTCTTCAACCAAGAATATGGCAATCAATTTCTTAGCTCAACTACTCTTCTTCTCAGCTCGGCAGATTTAAGAAAAATGAAATCTAACGAGGCTGAATACACCTGGAGGGAAATAGATGCTTTGAGCGATCAGAAATTGAAATACCACAACTTCAGATGGCACCCTAAATTCCAGCTAGGAAGTGATTCTCTAGATGGAAAAAGCTTTGTTATTTCGGTCGATTTGGCCTCGGGAAGCAGAGGTGACTACACTGTCGTCAACATCTTTAGGGTTGTACCTCTCCCCAAATCTTACATCGAAGAAATGTATGATTATAGCGATGAGGCTGATTTTTTCGGGCTTCTTCAGGTTGGCATCCTCAGAGACAATGAGATAGAGATAGAAGATTTTAAGAGAATGCTAGAGGCCTTAATTCTAAAGGTTTTCGACAGGGAAAGACTTACAGTTATCTTGGAAATGAATTTTAAAGGAGAATTGTTACTGGATAAACTCCTCCTTCACGATGACATTTCTCTGGATATATTTTTACACACCAAACACACTGAATCTGCCAGAACTCCTAAGCCTGGTATTAAATACAATGAAAAAAACAAGCTCAAATACTGTGAAAGGTTGAGATACCTGGCCCGCAATAATAAAATCATCCTGAACGAAAAAAACTGGACCATCCCTGAAATGTTCTCTTTTGGTCTTAATACTACCGGTACTTATTCGAGCCAGTCAGGTCATGACGATGTGGCTATGTCGGTGGTAAATCTTTCGGGCCTGTTTGAAAGTACAGCTTTCCACGATTTAGTGGGTCAGATTTATGATGAGATAGACGAAAATTACAAATCCCTAATCGACAAAAAACTCTCAGCCAAAATGGGGGAATTTGGAAGTAAGGAAAGCGATTTTTATTCTTCTTTCAGCAAGCTTCTTTAGAATAAATAATTACAAAATTCCTGTTTTTTTGTGGATATATAAGCTGAAAAATATCCTCTGTAAAATAATGGCAAAGAAAATAAAATTAGATCTCTCTCAATTCAAAGCTTCTGGTGTTTATACGCTGGAGTTTGATGCCTCCGAAAACGTCATTCTCACCTCCCAAACAATCAGGCTGGTGGTAGGATTTTCTAATAAAGGACCATTTAATGCTCCTGTTTACATTCCAGACATCACCACTGCTATAGCCATTTTTGGTGATATTGATAAGACTTTAGAAAGTCAAGGTTCTTATTTTCAAAGATCTATTTTTACTTGTCTGCAAACAGGTCCAGTTTTTGCCTTGAATCTATTAAAGCTAAACAATGATGAAGATAGTCCTACGGCAGATAAGGTAAACTATTTTGGCTTTTCTGTTGCAACAGATGAACCTAATGGGGTTTTAACCTCTAGGCTCTATTCATCTTTCTACAATAAAGAAAGATTTTGGTACGCCGATGTAGATTATTTCTTGGCAACAATGTCAATTCCTGATCAAGGTAGAATTTTTAATTTAGTGAATCTGGGTCAAGAGCCCATGAGCGTTATCGTCAGAAAATCTACTGATGCTAACCCACCTTTACAAGGCTATGATGTTTTTGCCATCGATTGGTACGGAGCTGACAATGTTCCTAGCTACGTTCATCCTTATGACTACATTTCAGATTGGTTCATAGATATTATTGCGGTGTCTGGTAACTGGACTGATTATGCATCTTTGTCACAAGACCCCGAATGGGCAGAATATTTTACTAGAAATGGATTTGTTAAAAGTAAAATCAACCAATTCTTAAGCCAACAAAACGTTAATATCATTTCACAAACTACGGGCTGTTTGATCGTTGACTTTGTAGATCTGAATGGTAATAACCAATTCATCCAGACCCTAGTCAATAATAACACTCCTTCAACGGGTCTATTTTGTGCGGTTGACGCAGAAGCTTTGGATTATTTGTGTCAAAATAGGTTTAAAGTCGATTTAGTCGGTAATTTTTTAATTGATGAACTAACTGGTGACAGAGATCTTGAAGATCCAACTCTGAACTTTTTGAGCTACGACCAGCAGCTCGTTCAAGATTACGTTTATACCCAAAATTACATAGGAATTACTGGTGCTGGTGGGGTAACAGGGGGAACAGCCGCTATTGCCTATTCGGGATTGAACGTTGGTACTTTGCACAGAATAGATGGCGTAACAGGATCTTATGGTATTCCTGCCTCAGCTCTAGTTCCTTACAGTTCCACAGCTACTTTCGGGGGTCTACATTACGTTAGAACCAATTCGGGCGTGACGGGGGGTGCAGTTGTGAATGTTTATATTACCAACGGAGGTACCGGTTACACTAGTGCACCAACAGTCACTTTCTCTGGACCTGGAACTGGTGCTGCTGCCACTGCGGTCATAACTGGAGATGCGGTTTCTAGCATTACTTTAACAGCTAGCGGATCTGGATACACGTCCGCTCCTTCGGTCACTTTTTCGGGAGGCGGAGGCACGGGAGCGGCCGCTTCTGCAGATATCTTAACAGAACCTTCTTTGACCTCTGCTCAAAAAACTTTACTGAAAGATTTCTTGACCCCTTCTGCTACCAGTTCGCCTTTCATAGTAGGAACGGTCACTATTCCTGCGGGAGCATCGGGTAATGTCGTAAATCAGTTCTCTTCAGGGAATTTGGTTAAATTAAAAGTATCAGGTGTAGCTGAAACCTCTGGTGATTTAACTATCACCTTTACCCATCCATTGGACACCGGATTTTATTCGGCTCAAGGAATTTCAGTTCAACCTACTTTCTTAACTGCCGGTATTACTGGAAGTTTTGTTAATGCCTTCTATCAGCAATTTGGAGCATCAGATTATTTAAATATAGATGCAATTGCTTCCGTCACAGGGGCAGCTCAAAGTAATACCCTCGTCGGACAAATTTCAACTAGTTTGTATCAAAATATTCAATACGATGAAATCCAAGACGGAGATACGGTTTGGTTGAACTCGGAGGGATCTTCTATTTACTACCTCGACACACAGTTAACTGTAGATAGAGATCAATACAACGTGGCTTACGTCAGGGCATTCGATAATATTGCCAGACAAAACCCTGACGATTTGGTGAATTATCCTCCCTTCGGTTCTGTTTATGCATCAGACAACATTGGAATTGGTGTTACTGCAGGTAAGACCGATATAGTTTCATCTGTTGCTTCCATAAATCAGTTTTTGGATGTAGTTCCTGGAGCTACAGGGTCCAGATCTAATCCCAACACTTTTCTTTTTGCCCCAGATCAGGCGAACGATAAAATTATTTCAGTTGGAGATTTGCTGGTTTCTACTGATTTGGAACTCTGTGAAACTGTGGGGGCCAACCGACAGTCCAGACTAACCAAGGTCACTTCAGTGGCTCAGACGACAACTTCAGGGATAGTAAGAGTCACATGTTCCAGACCAATCTATTTCTATGCTGGAGACCCCGTCCAAGTACAAAAATTCAAATCGATCCCTCAATTTACTAGATCCTTCGATTTCATTTATTTACAGGGTTACACTATGAGAGATGCTCAGAGACCTAACGGTTCTGATCTAAGGGTCAACGAAATTTTAGATGTCTTATACAACACGAACTTGGCTGCGACTCTTGCCACTAAAGACGTCATTTCATTCCGTTACATTGTCGATACCTTCAGCGGAACTATTCAGCCTAATTCTAAATTCCAGCTTTCAAAATTGGCAATGATGAGACAAAAAGCTTTGGCCTTCATCAATGCTCCTTCTATGGCTCAATTCAGAGCCAGTACGGATCCCAGATTTACTAATGCACCAACAGCAACAGATCCATTCCCTCCTTTGGAAGCCAGATATATCGCAGAGGGTGGAAATCTATCTTTAAATCCCTCCTACACCTTTAGCTTACCAACCCAAGATTTAGGAGCATCGTATGCTGCTTTCTACACTCCTTACATCACGGTCAGAGAGAACAACAGAAATCTAAACGTTCCTCCAGCTGCTTACGTTTCGAACAACTTTGTCCGGAAGTTTGCCAACGGAGAACCTTACAACATTATAGCTGGTCAGAAAAGAGGTACGATCTCAGGAGGTACTATCGTAGGAGTAGAATACGACTTCACCAACGACGATAGGGGCTGGCTAGAACCTTTCGGTCTCAATCCAATCATCAAGAAGAGAGGATTCGGGGTCGTTATTTTCGGAAACCAAACCGCTTATCAGGTTGTAAATTCTGCATTTAATCTTGTGCACGTTCGGGATTTACTGATCAGTCTTGAAAACGACGTCGAAGAAATTCTCTCTAATTATCTCTTTGACTTCAACGAGGACTCAATTCGTTTAGAGATCAAGACTATCGTTGATACCTATTTGGATGGAGTGAGAGCAGGGGGTGGTATTTATGCCTACCAAGTTATTATGGATGCTTCCAATAATCCTCCTTCTATTATCGATCAGAACATCGGTATCATCGATGTGATAATCGAGCCAGCAAGGGGTATTCAAAAATTCATTAACAGAATCACAGTCACCCGAACCGGAGGCATAGCTGCAGGAGGTTTCATCAACTTTGTGTAAAAAAGATATATAAATGAATCATGGCAGGTTTACCTCATTTTCAGAATTCTCTGTACTCTATTAACAAATACGAGCCAGTTTATCTCAACCAATTCGAAGTGGTTGTAATTCCTCCAGCAGCTGTGGCAGGGGGTCAGCTTCTTCTTGAACAAGTTATGAGCGTAACCGGAATGGACGTGGATAAAAACCCGTCCTTTGTTTTCCAGAAGTACAAGTTTGCCAAAAGAAACTATGCCGGTGGTAAGCCAGATAGTACCGTCTTCGATTTAGGCTTAAGATTCAATGTCAATTTGAACGATGACAATTCAATGTACACTTTCAAGACTTTAAGACAGTGGACCGATTTGATCTATAATCCTTTGACGGGAGCCATGGGCATTAAATTAGATTACACAGGCACTATCATCATTTCGATTTTTAATAAAAATGGTGATGTTTTCAGAAGGATTACCTGCCGAGATTGTTTTCCGCTCAAGGCAATCGACCCCATGGAACTTGATTACACTAATGGCACAACCTTGTATGAAATCAACATGAATTGGGCAGTTGATTATTGGGAAGATCTTTTCCTCTAAAAAATAAAATTCACTATGTCCGGTTTACCACATTTCAATAATTCACTAGCAGCCAGGAACAATTTCGAGCCAGTTTTCTTAAACCAGTTCGAAGTTATCATTACCCCACCTGCTGCCGTGACTTTAGCAAATGTCAGATTTAACGGGGAGTCTATCATGACACAGCAGGTAAAAAGTATTGGTGGGAGTTTAGCAGTAGACATCCAGCCAGCCGCGCCGGTGACTCAATACTACAAATTCGCCGAAAGAAGATATGCCGGCGGTGAACCGTCAACTTCGGACGTAGAGTTTACCGTTAATTTCGAGGTGAATTTAGATGAGAACAACTCGATGACTATTTACAAAATCCTGCGCCAATGGTCCGATTTGATCTACAATCCTTTGACAGGTGCGATGGGCCTAAAAAGAGATTACGTTGGTCAAATGATTGTTTCTATTTTTAACAAACAAGGGGATGTATTCCGACGTCTAACTTTTAATAACTGTTTTTTGGTCAATCCTCTAACTACTATGGCCCTTAGCTACGAGACTGGTGACGGCCTTTACGAGCTTGAAACAACCTGGAAGTCTGACTATTGGCAAGATCAGTTTTTATAAGAAACTTTTCTCTTTTTCTTTCTATGAATTAATATATTGGATCGTTGTGTTTTATAATCGGCTGATTCACAAAAATAATTGCATTCATGGATTTATCAAACTTGTCTCCCGAAAACATACTTAAACAAAAGGAATTGGCCCACGGGATTGTTTATGATGATCCCATCCCAGAACCACAAAATTCTCCTCAATTAACGGCAGAGGATAAAATTGATAGAGAGATCGAATCCATTAAAGTTAAAAAGGAAGAGATTCTGATGGAATCTTCCCTGGTCAAGCAAATCAAAAAAGCTCCCGATAGCAATCCTGCAATTCCAGAGAACGGACCACCTCTTCAAACGGGCTGGAAAAACCTACCGGTTTCTATTCTACCTTCTGAAGGTTTTTTCTATCCACCTAATACCCAAATTGCAATCAGATCAGCAGAGGTGAAGGAAATACGGCATTTTTCTTCTATTGATGAAAGTGATGTCTTAGATATCAACAGCAAGTTAAATATGATTCTATCGTCTTGCTCTGTTGTTAAATTTGGAAGTCATGGTGTGGTCTCCTACAAAGAATTGAAACAGGAAGACAGGTTCTTCATAGTTATGGCTATTAGAGATTTGACCTTCATTAAAGGGGAAAACAGAATCATTTTAAAACCTCAAACTGATTGCGGAGGACAGAAAGATTGTCCATTTTCCCAAGGTGTTGAACTCAGAACCGGTGTTTTATCCAGATACAAGATTCCTGATAAGCTGATGCAGTATTATTCCCCGGCTGATAGAAAATTCATTTTCCAAATTCCTAAAGTAGGTAAAAAGCTAAGCATCACAATTCCCTCTATTGGTGTCATGGAAATATTTTCCAATTACACAAGTCAAAAAATTCAATCTGGGCAGGAGGTAGACGAAAGTTTTATTAAGATAGCCCCATATATCTACGAAAACTGGAAAGATTTAGACGTCAAGAAAATAGAGCAACTAGAAAAAGAATCTAGCAATTGGTCTAAGGAAGAGTTTTCGGTTTATTTTGAAGTAGTTGATCAACTAAAAATTGGAACTAAACTGGAAGTCAGTTTGCCATGTTCAAAATGCGGTGCAGAGGAGGTCACCGCCAGAATCTCCTTTCCCCGAGGGTTCAGATCTCTTTTCGTTATTTCAGATATCTTTGGAGAACTTCTTTGATATTAAATTCAGGCTTTGGAGAGAACACCGTTTGGATCCAGTCTGGATTGAATCTTTGCCTTATTACGAATATCAAATTTGGTTAGAAAAGTTGAACAAATCCATCGAAAAGGAAAACGCAGATAGAATGAGTGAGTCTGGTCAAGTCCAAGTTTTCAACTTTACCAAATAATTCCTATCCTTTTCTTTTAGAATATATAGTCTAAAAGAGACCTAAATTATGGCAGACGATTCTCAAAAGATCTTGAAAGAATTATCCAGTTTGTCTTCTAACTTGGATGTTTTGAGTCGAGAGCTGAGACAGAACAACAAACTCTTGTCAGACCAAAAACAGGTTCAAACAAAAATTCTAGAGGACAAAGCAGACGAAAAAACGGAAGAAAAAGGAGATTCCAAACAACCCTTCGATCAAAAATTTTTCGAAAATTTTGCAAAATCTTTAGCCGATAATTTTCAGAAAGATCAGGGTAATTTGACCAGCTCTATTACTCAAACCCTAGGCAAAGAACTGTCTGGAATCCTGCAGAAAAAAGAGAACAAGCCTGCCCAGATCAAGCCTTTACCTGCCGGTGATAAAGAAAATAATCCCATCAATTTTTTATTGAATAGTCTTAAGTCACTCCCTAAAATGCAGGATGGAGGTAAAGTCACTTCTTCAGGAACTGCCATTGTGGGAGAAAAAGGACCAGAAGTTGTAAACCTGGTCCAAGGTAGTAAAGTCAGTCCTACTTCTAATTCTGGAAGCTTTGTAAATCAAGGAAACAAAAAATCAGGAGAAGAACTTGGGAAGCTCCTATCAAGTCCAGTCGATGGAAGTATGACCAAAAAAATAGACTACGCCTCAGAAAATAAAATTCAACCTACTGGGAAAAAAGAAATCACAAAGAACGGATCTACCGTAGCTCAGACATCCCTTTCTTCAATAGAAAGCTCAATCCAAAAAAATGGTCCTCCGCCGATCAGAGATGTAGAAAAATTCGAAAATTTCAAAAACGTCTGGGGGATAAAAGTTCCAATGGATGTATTAAATAGTTACAGATACAGATTATACCACGAAGATCCAGATTTTTATTCACAATATGATGATGGTAGTGATCTGGATTCAGATACTTTGAGACATTTCAAATACAGTACAGACTATCCTGAATATCTCCCTAATTCAACGGAACCCGGTCAAATTGATGAGACTTTAAAAAAGGGGATTGAGGATGATCCTGAATTAATGACCCCACAAGATGTGGCTAAACTAGCAACCCCGGTTAAAACTCCTCCTCCCGCCTCTAATGTTGATATGCAGTCCCCTTCTTCTAGTTCCTCTAAAAAGAAAGAAAAAAAAGGTGCAAAGGAAACAGTAGAGGGTGAGTTAGAAAGAAAGAGAAGAGATGGAAAAAAATTATCGGAAACTAAATTCGGCAAGACCGTTACTAATTCTGCAAAGTTGATAGGGGAAGTCGGAAAAGAAGTAGGGAAGAATTTTATCAATAATAAAATAGAATCCTTTACTGGGGTTTCTCCTACTTTTTTGAAAGAGAGGGTCAAAGAATTTCAGGAGAGGCAGAAGGGAACTTCGGAGATCTCAAATGAGCAACAGCAGTTAAAAGTCATGGAAAAACCCAGAGTAGAAAATAAGGAGACCCAGCCTAATCCTGTCCCTCAACAAGTCGAAAAAAGACAGGAAACAACTTCAGCCCAAACTGAAACAAAAACACCAACTACTTCTATACAATCACCCCAGACACAATCTCAACCTAAAATTAACGGCGGCCAAGAACCTATGGACTTGACTAAGGATATGAAAGAGTTAAAAGGTTTATTAGCAGGGATCTATAAATCCCTGCAGTCGCATTTAGATATTTCATCCAATTCCCCCTATAGACCAAATTCCAATATCATTTAATTTTTTTTTTTTGAGAGGTTACATACACATCTTGTGATGTATATTTGCATCTCTTCCCCAATCAATCCTTATGTCAAAATTTCTCAAAATCGTCGGATTCGATGAAGTCTTTTCCGTCCTCCAAAGTCTACCCACTCAGGTTCCCGAGCACCCCCTGTTTTCTCATTCCTGGGTAGCTAAATTTAATCCTTTTGAATTGATTTTCTTCAATGATATTAACAGCGAAATCGACGAAACTTTTTATCACCCTAAAAATATTAAGAACGATCGGGTATATTTAACTATGGCGGAAGTGTGGTCTAAAAATTCTCATTGTCAAAGAATGAAAGTCGGAGCACTTATAGTTAAAAATAGATCTATTATCTCAGATGGTTATAATGGATCCCCCTCAGGATTTCCCAATCCCTGTGAAGGCCCAGATAATGTCACTTTGCCATACGTTTTACATGCCGAAGCAAACGCCATTACTAAACTAGCAAAAAGCACCCAAAGCTGTGAAGACTCAACTCTTTTTGTAACAGTTTCCCCCTGTTACGATTGCTCCAAATTGATAATTCAATCCGGAGTAAAAAGATTGGTTTTTAGAGAACTATATCGCAAAACAGAATCCTTGAGTTTTCTCTATCAAGGAGGACTAGAAATTATTCGTCTTAAAAATCCAACTCTCCCCAATGATTAAAGAAAAAAACATTCAGGTTCTGGCCGAAAATTTTATCTCTCAACGCGACAACAAGACCTTTAAAATTCTCTACGACAGGATCAGACCTGGTGTTTTGAACCACTGTTACACTATTCTAAAAGACCTCGAGCTGGCAGAGGATGCATTTATGAATTCCATGGCCAAAGTCTGGGAAAAAATTGAACAGTATGATTTATCAAGAGGTAACTTTTCTACCTGGTGCTACAATATAGCTAGAAACGAATCTCTACTTCTACTTAAAAGCAGAAAAAAATACATTTCCAAATCTTCGGAAGATTTAGAAATAGATTCCACCCAAAACGAGGAGTCAGGGGGTTTTCATGATGTAGAAACAGATCCTTTATGGCATTTCTTCTTCCAAAGTCCAAATATTGATGAACTTTATGATCAGATTGTTGATGAAATTAGAGAGCTCCCAATTCTTTACAAGGACATCATGATAGATAGAGAGATCAATGGCATGAAATACAAAGATATAGCAGACAAATACGACATTAAAAAAAGATCTATTGCCACAAGAATAAGAAGGGCTCGAACCAAAATCAAGAACAAGATCGAAAAGTTCAACAAAATGAAGAAATAGTCCTATGAAACATCTGTCAAAAATTTTTGTAATTTTTAGAATCTTTGGAGTGCTAAAGGATCTGAAGCTTTATTCAGATTTTCTCACCATAGTAAAGAACGAATCTCTCAACTCTCCCCAGTGGAGCAGACTGAAGCTCAGGAGGGATTGGATCGGAAGAATCTATACCGTTGTAAATCTTCCTCCTGAAGTAACAATGTCCAGAGATTTTCCTAGAGAAGCCCGACCAGCTTTTGTATTCGAAGAAATCCGGCCCATCAACGAATATCTAACGAAGCTGAATCTCCATGAAATCATTACTCCCCTGTTAAAACCAATTCCTGAAACAAATGATGATTCTTTTCTTATCATCTATTCTTTTGTGTTCAGAGAATTGAGTTGGTTTTGGCTCATTAGATTCTTCATCGAAATTTTTCTATTTATCTGGCTTTATAACCACCTAGATCAAGTAACCCAAATTTTAAACCTTAATGCAATTGGATAAACTGAAGGAAGAGTACCAGCAAAAATTAGATTTTTTTAAAGACCCTAATTTCCTATTTGAAGAAAAAGCTCACGTTTATTCTTACGAAGGTTCTAAATTTGATTCCGTTACAACCTTTTTAAGGAGATTTAAAACCCCATTCGAAAGAAATTATTGGATTCAAAGAAAAGCACAGGAAAGAGGAGTAGATCCGTCAGTCATAGATGCGGAATGGACCCAACTGGCCACTCACGCCGCTGCTCTTGGTACCAAAGTACATAAATGGATTGAGGATTTTTGGTCTGGATTGGAACCAGAGTTACCAGAAAACCCAGAAGAATTACAGAGGGTCAATTCTTTCTTAGATCTATACGAGGCCAGATTATCAAAACTAGTTCCCCTGGAATCTGAATTGAAAATTTTTTCCAAAAAATGGAGATTAGCTGGAACGATAGATCAACCTTTTTTAATGTGGGACGAAAAGTCGGGTAAGCCTCTTTTTTTGCTTGGAGACTGGAAAACGAACAAGGATTTCAAAGACGATAATCATCCCAAGGGTAGGTACAAGAAATTGCTCCACCCTTTTGTGGATCTTTTTGAAAATTCTTTGAATGAATATTCTATCCAGATCAGTCTCTATCGTTTGATTTTAGAAGAAGAACTAGGTATAGAAACTCACAGTGGTTTTTTGGTACATCTAGGACCAGAAGGGTCAAAAATTTATCAAGTTAAGGATCTTAGGGAGAGACTTAAAGTTTACCTGCAACACAACAGAGAAAACATGGATATTTTCGATGTTTGATTGAAACAAATCCAAACCCAATCGTAAAATAAAAAAAACATAAAATGGCAAAGAAAAAAACAGATACTCTCAAAGGTACCGTTGTCCAATTACAATCTGAGGATTTAGGAGAAACCATCTTGAATTCCCTTGATCAGGCAAGAATAGAAGCATGTCAAAAAAATCTAGACGAGACAAAAGAAAGAATTTCAAAAAAAGTCTATGCAGTTAAATTTGATGCTCAGGAGGATTTAAATAGATTTATTGATTTTATTAATAATAAAGCTCAGTGGAAAGAGAAAGAAGCCTTGGGTGTCATTGAAATCAACAAGGTTTTAGAAAAAGCCCAGCGGGAAGGAATTCAACAAAACGCTCTTTATCTTCAAGCCTTACCTTTAGAAGCCAGCTATTATTTCTTGAGCAAAATCACGGGTTCTGGTTTGGAGGAAGCTAAAAAATATATTGCTATGCTCAAACCTTTTGACGTAGCACTTAGTTCGGTTAAAGCTGACGCCGTAGAAATTCAGAATTTAGAGAAAGAATTAGCTGCAGCTCAGCAAGGAATAGAAATCTCCTAGATCAGAGAAATCTATCCTTCGTCGAAAGTCCAGTTCCCAACTGGACTTTTTTTGTGAGAAAAAATGTGGATATATAAACAAACTAAAAAAACATTTATGATGCAAAAATTAAAAGAACATTCCTGGCTTATCACAATGTGCCTATTGTTCTTTGTTTTTTTTAAACAATGCGGAGTTTCCTCCACCTTGAAAAAGACAAACAAGAGGCTGGAATATCTGACTGAAGAAGTGTCAAAATTGAAGGACACCGTTGCCACTAAACAAGATCTAGAAATTGAAGGGCTTAGAGCAGAAAAAAGAATGATCCAATCAACAGATCGAAGAATGATGGATGTGAACAGACAGTCTGAAATAGATTCAAAACTCAAAAATTTAGAAAATAGATGAACCAATCTTGGGTCCGAGGGTTTATTATCACAACTTTTGTCTCTTTGTACCTAGTTGTGTCAATCATCTCGACTATACACGTGATAGATTTTTTCAGACTCTCCAACCCTAATTGGCTGGCAGTTTCGTTGGCTATTGCTTTTGAATTGGGAGCAGCTGCTTCTTTGGCTTCTTTGATTGCCTTGGATAAAATGAACAAAGCCCTGATTTGGTTTCTTTTTATTCTTCTAACTGCCATGCAGATGATGGGAAACACCTACTATGCCTTTACCCATTTGAACGACTACCAAGCTTGGGTTGATCTCTTTGGTCTGAATGAAGAGGACGTCCTTTATCAAAAGCGGTTTCTCTCTATCATCAGTGGGGCTATCCTCCCCATCGTGGCTTTAGGATTTATCAAATCTCTGGTCGATTATATTCGTCCGTCTGAAATAAACACCATAGAACAAAAAAGCGATTTATTATTCACCTCCGAAGAAGTTACTCAGGAAAAAGAGGATCCTACACCCCCCATCGAAACAGAGACCGTCGAAGAAGGAGTAGAAGAAAAAGTCGAGAAAGTTGACGATATTGTCTTCGACGGGGGCGGCTCTATTTTTGGAAACCCCACACCTCCTGAGCCAGAATCAGAATCCCAAGAAGAACCAAAACCAGATGAGATTATTGAAGAGGTACCAGAGGCACCAGAACCCGGTGGAGTTACTTTTATAGAAAATTCTCCGACTTCAATTAATTATGCTAAAGCAAAGTCCTCACACCAATCGGTCTACATCGATCCTACAAAAATAATCTAACATGTCTCAAAACTCAATCACCGGCGGAGATCTTGATATTTTTGGTGGTTCTTCTACCAACGAATCTCCCCAACCCCTCTTTGGAGAAGGAACTGCTATTTCGGGTTTAGACCCTGGACCTAGTGCTACCTTCGAAACCCGCTATACCTTAATAGCCCTGAACCCCAGCGGTCTTGAGAGAGTTAACTTGACATTTTCTGACGTCAATGATCCTAACAACATTCGATTTTATAACACCTCTATGAATGTTGCATGGCAGGATGTTACCGAGCAAAAGTTAAATCTAAGCGACTTCTTTTACCCTCTACAAGATTTTTCAGGTTATCAGCAACAGACTTTTGTCATTTCCCCTAATACCTCTGTTAATTTAGATCAAGGAGATTTCGACACTACCCTTGGGGAGATAGGTCTTTTAATGGCCAGAGCCCAGTTCAATGCTGATGCAGAACCGGAACAACGTCTTCTATATTGGCAATACGGAGGAGATGACCGTTATATTATGGCAGATTTTATGATGCTAACTGGCCAAGTTAAAAACGGATTTCCTTGGAAGGGCTGGCAAACAAGTAACAACGTTAGCCAAGAAATAGGCTATACAGGAGCCGCTACTGGTGGATTTATTTTTTCGAATCCGACCGAGTATTCTGTAAAATTAACAATATTAACAGCAAGCTAATGGCAACTAGACCTATCCCTTGTCCTCCTGCAGTTCCTAATGGCTGGGTTTTTTTTAAGGACCAATTTGTGTTAGAACAAGACTACCAATACACCACTTTTTTTAATTTCAAAGATTTGGCTTTTGGAGTTGTAGCATATTCCAGGCTTAGAATTAGTTTAAAAAGAGGCAGATCTGTTAAATTAAGTCAATCCAATATTGGAACTGAAGGTTTTGTTCGATGGATAGCAGTAAAAGTGCAGTATCCAGCTCCTAAGAATCCTATCCTTTATGCATCTCAAACCCCAATTATTCCAGGTGTTCCAACTCCTACCAATGGCACACCCCAAATTCAGAAATATATCACCTGGACCTATCAGGGTAGAACTTTAAATCTGGGAGATATGATGGTGCTTACAGGTAATCCTTTAGGGTCGACTGATTCTGAAGTTACTGGTTGGAACCTGAGTGAGGATGATTTCCTATTTGCTGGAGGCGGAATTACTTTCACGAATCCTCATTCAGATTTTGATGTCAAACTAGAAATTTTAGTTGCAAAATGAATATATACTAAACAAATTTTCAAGTTTGTCTTTAGATATATAAAATGTAAAAAAACAAAATAAATCAAAATGGATTTACTCACACAACTCAAAACCCTCAAAGAAAATTCTCAGAATCCTGAGGTTGTTCTTTTTTGCGAAAATAGCATCAGGGAGATACAGCAAGGTAACAGCAACCTAAATGAAACAATGCTGTTTGATCAGGTTCAATCTTTGCAAAACACACAGCAGTCAACGGAGAAAAATCCTTTGGAAATCATTAGAGAGCAAGAAATGTCAACCTCTAAGAATGCTGCCACTAGAATTCTTGAATCATGGGGTGGTATAGGTTCTAAAACTTTCAAAAGTGCTGGTAGCTATGTCGATGGTGTTGAGGAGAAAAAACAGGTCTCACATCAGAACATCAATGAGGGCATTTCTTCTTTTGCATCTCAAGACGCAGGAGTAGCTTCTCTGATGAAATCTCAAGAAGTTCACAATCTTGGAATTTTAGAATCCATTTTGAGCCTTAAGGATGCAGGAATCTTCGAGCATCCTTCTGTTAAGATCCTGGCAGAAAGATACTATCATTTGTTGAAAGGGAAAAATCTGCCTGAATTTATTATAGCAGAATCTTTTCTTGGAGAACTAGGTAACTTCAACTGGGATCAGGACGTTAAACGGATGTACGAAGGTATTTCGAATAAAATTTCTAATTTGAGACCTGAAATCGAAGTGGCCAAAGCTTTGTACGCAATCAGTCAAAATGGAACACCTGATTTTTACTCTCCAGTAACAGAATCTCTGAACAAATGGCTGGTGTCTGAAAACAAATCGATTTCTCTACTTTCTCAAGAGATTTCTAGATGGCAGTTCAATCCTATTGTTAAAAATCTCCTAAACAATCTTTCTCTGATGGAAAGTACAAGCCGTCAGCTTCATGTTCCTGTTAGTTCTGGTAACAGTGAAGTGAGTAAAGTTTATTCTCCTGTTTTTGTAGAAGGTGGAAAAACCCTATTTGTTCTGGGCAAAAATGTTTTCGAAGCAACTTCAAATGGAATTTCAAAGCTCAGACACGGTCAAATAGCTTCTCTGCCAAACCGGTATCTGTCCTTGTTAGAGTCCTATGCTAATTTGAACACCAAGGCTGATGAAAAAGGTCTTTCGATTTACTTAGGCAAAACCAGAATTCTTTTGGTGGAAGAGAGCGAAAAAACTTCGGTTTACTTCGGTGGTAAGAAATTGAACTTCTCTGACTATAATCAATTTGCTCGAATTCTGTCGATTGAGATGAGCAAAACTTTGGGTCTCAACGAGAACAAGATCATCAGAGACGTTATCAATATCTATGAGAATTTCAGTAGCATCGTGGAATTGGATTTCGCCAAAACTATTTCTTCTAAATTGTATGAAGGTGCCGCAGTACATTTGATGAAATGGGACGGTAAGATCTATTTGAACAAGATCAACGAGTCAATGAGAGAAGATTCTTTCTATGTTGTGAATGGCAATCAGGCTACATCAATGGTGAAAGAATTCTTGAAATATGATATTTCTGAAGGTCTCACTCAATTTTTAGATGGTGAGAATAGAGTTAAATCTGTTATGATGAACGATAGAAAAGTTCTGATGGAGAATATAGCTCTAGTTGAAACTCAGATCCAGAAGATTGAGAACCAGATGTCAAAAAGTCCTTTGTTTGCAAATTCTCAAGAAATGCAAAATGCCAAATACCTCTTAGAAAGAGAGCTTGGAATTCTGAGACAGAAATGGTCGGTTGTGAATGAAGAAATTAAGAAAATTGAATCTGCTCCAGATCCAATTCATAACATGAACGAGGACGATGATTTCAATGTGGGGGAATACGTAAAGGTGAAAGAATCAGGCAACACGGGTAAAATCATTTCTATCAACGGTTCATCTGGTTCCTATACTGTCTTAATGGACAACGGCAGAACTGGAGAATTTAGATTGGATGAAATCATCAATCTAGACGATGCGCTGGCTGCCGCTGGTGACGAGAACGAAGCCGAAGCAGAAACCCAAGAAGAATTGAAAGAAGGAACTCAGCCTTTAGCATCGGCTCCAGGTTCGTCAAAAACGGGTAAATTAGACAAATCTGTTGCTGCCACTATGAGAAAAAGTACCACAAAAGCTCCTGCAGGTTCTCATCAAAACGAAGCTGGAAAAAAGGACATTGAAGATCTGGATGACGCCAATCTAGAAGAAGCACCAGCAGGTCAAAAACTAACAAAATATAAGGCTTACAAAAAAGCTGGATATAACCTGGCTGAATCTAAAGGCACAGGTAAATCCACTTCAGCCCCAGAAACCAGTTGGGAATCAGCAAAGGCAAAGGAAATGAATCTGGCAGTTGCCCCAGGTAAAACAAACTATGACTCCAGTTATTTCTACAAGACAAAAGTCACTCAAGGGGAATCTAAGAATCCCGAAGTGATGAAAACGGACCCCAATTTTGCTGCTGCTCCAGGTACTCAAGGAGCTGGTAAAGATCTGAAGTACAGAGTCAGCTCGGAGATGGGTTACAACGTAGATGAAATGGCGGAGATCGAAAAGACCAATCAAGAGTTGGCAAAAGCCCCTGGTCCTATTGGAACATACGGCAAAAAATTCGGCGCCAGAACCATCCACGGAAAACCAGGTAAACCCGAGGTCATGAACATCGATCCTAATTTTGCTAATGCCCCAGGAATGAACTCAAAAGGTGAAGTTGATTACGATCTAAATGACGAAATGGGTTACAATCTGGACGAAAGCCAGGAGTCAAAAAAAAACTGAAAAAAATCCTGAGCCGAGTTTGGTCTTTCGCTCCTTCCAGCCCGGATCAAAACGACAAGCCTAAGCCTTTTGTGGTAGACTACAAAAAAGGCATGAGCTTTGCCCCCACCGGCAAGAATGAGGGTGAAAACCTCATCTCTGATGAGGATGGTGATTTTTCAGAAAAAGAATAAATGGGAACTTTTCTAATTTTAGTTGATATAAAAAAAACAAGATATGTTTTTTTAAATGTCGAAGATCTATGTAACTAATCAAAATCTGATGGAGGCAATTCTTGAATCTAAAGAGAAGGGAGAATTAACACCAGCAGCCATAGAAATGTTCACTCTGATGATCTCGGGCATTTCTAAAAAAATGTCTTATAAGGATCCTGATGATAAAGATGATTGTATGGCTTTTGCCATGGAGGATCTTTGCAAATATTGGAATAGATTCGACCCAGAAAAATCCAACAATCCTTTTTCCTATTACACCCAAATAGCCAAAAATGGGTTTGCAAAAGGCTGGAAAAAAATACATCCCCCCAAATCACCTAAGACTATTCCTTTTTCTCACATCACGGGAGAAGATAATTCTTATAATGTGTAATGACTGATATCAAAAAAATCAAGCCAAATGGCAATTTTAAATCTGGCGTATTTGCCCCTTTAAATCCAGAAAAATACATCGGAGATATCAATAACATCATTTGCAGATCAAGCTGGGAATACAGGTTCTGTAAATACTGTGATTCGAATCCACTGATTTTAAAATGGTCTTCTGAGCCCCTGCCAATTCCTTACTACAACCCTTTAGATCAGAAAGATCATAAATATCATGTTGACTTTTACATGAGGGTCCAGCAGGAAAACGGGGAACAGCAGGAATGGCTTATCGAGGTAAAGCCCCAGAGACAGCACGAAAAACCAGTTTTCGAAGGAAGCAAAACCAACGAAAAATTGAAATCCTACAACGATAAGATGAAAGTCTGGATCACCAATCAGGCTAAATTTAAAGCGGCAAAAATCTGGGCAGAAGCGAGAGGAATGAAATTTGGAGTAGTAAACGAGAATTTCCTATTTAACAAGTAAAAAATACCGACTGGAAAAAGCAATATCATCCAACGGATATATACTTGCTGTAAATCGAAATAAAATTCACGTCGGTGGTAAAAAGGAGGAATAGTTTCTAAATGGCAGGTTTTAGCGAGAATCCAAACACCAATCCAATCTTTCAGAAGATTAGGGATTCGGTTAAAAATCTGAGTAATTTCGGGATCCGATATGGTGACATGGTTGTCAAAAATTCTCAGGCTATTGGGGCCACTGAAGCTGAATTTTTGAAAAAAGGACCTATTGAGGATGAAACCACCTTCTTTTCTTTAGGTCGCCAAGACACAACCACCAGGCAGTATATTTCTTATTTTGATAAAGACTATGCGGGAAAAAGAGATTATCTGAGAAAATTCTCTTTGAACCCTGAGATAGAATACATTTTAGACACTGTCTGTGATGAATCTATTACTTACGATTCTTATAATTTCTTTGCCTATCCAGCTTTTCTGAACCTATCTAATCTTAAAAAGTCCGTTATCGATCGCATCGATTCGACTTATAAGAAACTGTATGACATGTTCGGTTTCAACGATGACATTTCGGCCTGGCAGTATTTCAGGCAAATGCTGGTGGATGGATTTATTGCCTTTGAGATTGTCTTTGATGATAGCGGCAGAAACATCATCGGATTTAAAGAGCTAGATGCCACGACCCTCATGCCTTCTGTGGAAAAACAGAAAGACGGAACTTTTTTGAATGTTTGGTATCAATACCCTAAAGATGAAAGAAAAAGAAGAATGTTGTACGACTCTCAGGTCATCTACATTTCTTACGCCAAAGGCAATTCTATTTCTAGAGTTAGCTACACAGAAAGACTGATTAGACCTTACAATGTCTTGAGAATTATCGAATACACCAGAGTTATTTGGTCGGTCATGAATGCTTCTTTTAGGATGAAGATGACCATTCCGGTGGGATCTAGATCCCAACAGAAAGCAATGCAAACTCTGGGAGAATTGATGTCTATCTACAAAGAGGACATCCAGTTTAACGACGAGAGTGGAGAACTTTCTGTTAACGGCCAACCCAAGATTCAGTTCTATAAGAACTATCTAATGCCCAAAGGAGCAGGAGGCACCCCTTCTATTGAGCCTCTAAACACGGCAGGCCCCAATCTGAATGATCCTGCCCCATTAGCCTATTTTTTCGATAAATTAGTGCAGGAATCAAAAATTCCTTTTTCCCGGTTTCAGGGGCCTGATGGCGGATCTATTGGAAAATACGCTAATGCTGCCGAAGGTTTAGATAAAGAAGAAATCAGATTCTCTAAATTTATTATGAGGCTTAGATCTGTATTTCAGGATATCCTGGTTAAGCCTCTATGGATTCAAATCTGTAAAGATTTTCCCCAACTAGAAAAGGATTACACTTTTAAATCCCAATTAGGTCTAAGCTATGTTTCAGATAACCCCTTCCGGGTTAACCAGGAGATTGAAACCATTACGAAGAGAAAAGAATTTATAGATTCTCTTTATACCCTCACCGACGAGGAAGGAAATCCTTTCTTTTCTATCTCATATCTAGTGGAAAACTACATGGGTCTTACTGAGGATGATATAGCTTCTAATAAAAAAGCCAGAAGTGATAACAAATTAAAATCTGCTGAAGAAGCTGCGGCTGCCAGCGCATCTCCGCCAGCGGGCGAGTCCGAGCCAGAAGTAGCACCAGAAACCCCAGTATAATAGACATGGCAGGATTTTTAGATAATGCTCAGGAAAAATCTTTTTTGGGGGTTCTGTACAGAAACCTCGGAAAGATTAGTAAATTCGGGATGCAATATGAAGATATGGTTATCCGTAATTCTCAGGCCATTGGTGCTACCGAATCGACCTTTTTTAACAATCAAGGCACTGGTTTTACCGAAAATGATGCCTTTTTCTGGACTTTAGGTTACCAGGATACCAGAATCAGAAAATACATCGCCTATTTTGATAAGGATTATCTTGGTAAAAGAGAATTCCTTCGCAAATTTGCTCTCAACGGAGAAATAGATTTCATTCTAGACACCGTTACTGATGATGCGATAAACTACGATGACAAGAATTTTTTCTGCTACCCCAGTTTGGTGAATATTGAGCTGAAAGACAACGTCAGGGAGAGAGTGGAAGAAAATTTTAGAACCTTATATAATCTTTTTGGCTTTCAACAAAGCATTCTGGCTTGGCAGTACTTCAAGCAGTTTTTGGTTGATGGTTTTTTGGCTTTTGAGATTGTTTATTCTACAGATGGCAAGAAAATAGTTGGATTCAAAGAACTAGACGCCACCTCACTTCAGCCGGCCACTGAAAAACAGCCCAACGGGGAATTCCAACAAATTTGGATCCAATATCCTCAGGACAACCGAATGACCAGAAAGCTGAAATCGGAACAGGTTATTTACTTGTCTTACGCCAAGGGCAATGCTGTCTCCAGAGTTAGCTACACAGAAAGGCTCATTCGTTCCTATAACATTTTAAGGGTGATGGAAAATACGAGAGTTATTTGGAATGTCATGAATGCATCCTATCGACTGAAGTTCATTATCCCTGTTGGTACTCAATCCATGCAAAAAGGCATGCAGACTCTTGGTCAATTGATGTCCCAGTACAAGGAGGAGATCCAGATCAACGACACTTCGGGGGAACTAACGGTCAATGGTGCACCCAGAGTCCAGTTTTATAAAAACTATCTGTTCCCTGAGAAGGACGGCGAATCTCCTGATATTAGCACACTCAACCCCAGCGGACCGGATTTTAACGTGATGGAAAATGTTGTTTATTTTTACAACAAATTGAAGTTGGATTCTAAAATCCCTTACGCCAGGTTTTCAGCCAGATCCGGAACCCCTGCTAATTATCAGATTAGCATAGATCAGTTGGAGAGGGACGAAATTCGATATGAAAAATTTGTAACTCGTCTGAGATCTGTTTTCCAGGAGATCCTAGTTAAACCTCTTTATATCCAAATGTGTCTAGATTTTCCTGTTTTGTCAAAGGATCGTACTTTTAAGGTAAATTTGGGTTTAGATTATGTGAAGGAAAATGTCTTCGAACAAATGATTCAGTTGTCCAACTATTCCAAGAGAGCATCTTTTATTTCCAGCATGGGTGAGATAAAAATGAAAGTGGGGGAAGAGGAATTACCCTATTTTGACAAAGAATGGCTTATCAAAAGATGGCTGGGTCTTAGTATGGATGAATACAGGATGAACGAAAAGTACAAGAAGGAAGAGAAGGAAGAAGCAGATAAATTAAAGAAAGATCAAGAGAAAGAAGGAGAGAAGAAAGGAGAAGGGGGAGAGGGACAAGCAGAAACACCTAGTTTTACCCTATAAATTTCAATGAATGAATTTACTAAAATTATTTTCCACCCAAAGGATCTTGGTGGTTGGAGATTCGATTCTAGATCACTATGTCTATGGTAAAGTTCACCGGGTTTCCCCTGAGGCACCAGTCCCGGTTGTTCTCAAGAACAGAGAAGAGTATTTTCTAGGAGGAGCGGCAAACGTGGCTCAGAACATCACCGCCTTCGGAGCTAAGTGTACCCTGTTGTCCTTGATAGGGCCCGACGTCGAAAGCAAAATTCTTTTGCAAAAATGCCTGGATGAAAACATCGAGCCTCTTTTTATTGAAGAAAGAGGAAGACCGACAACCAAAAAAACAAGAGTTTTAGGCAATAGACATCAGATTGTTAGAATCGATGTGGAAGAATCCAGAGATTTATCTTTGGGCTCCAGTTTAAAAATCATGAAAATTTTCGAAGAACAAATTCAATCCCACGATGGGGTCATTTTCCAAGATTACGGTAAAGGACTATTTACAAATTCCCTTCTGAATCAGCTTGTTCAGATTTGTCAAAAACACGACAAAAAGATTCTGGTGGATCCTAAAGAGCCAGATCTTTTTCGCTACCAAGGTGCCTGTTTTATCAAGCCCAATCTGGCAGAGTTCAAAGCCATGTTAAAACTAAAGACCGAGGATGAATTAGAAATCCATCAAATCTCTGATTATGCCCAACGAGCCCTGGAAGAATTTGATTATAATTTCTTTTTGATCACTCTGTCTGAACGGGGTATTTTATTAGTGGGCAGAGACTTTTCCCGACATCTCCCAGGTATCAATGTGGATGTCTCGGATGTGTCAGGAGCAGGAGACACAGTTTCTGCTGTTTTTGGTTTGGGTTTTTTCTCTAGCCTTAAAAATCCAAAGCCTGGACTGGAGCTACACCACATAGCCGAACTGTCCAATTTGGCTGGATCTCTGGTGTGCAGACACTCTGGAGCGGTTCCTGTTGATCCTGAAGAATTACAAAAATTATTTGAAAAAAGTTCGTTTTTTTCCTGAATGGATTTTTTTTCTACGCAGTTTAGTTCTACATTTACATCATGATAAACGAACTAAAAATCCTCTCCACCCTTGAATCCCTCACGGGCAACGGGTCCCAAAAAGAGAAGCAAAGACTTCTTTCCGAAAATCTCACCGAAGTAATGTCTTACTTGCTGGATGTGTGCTTCAATCCATTTGTGACTACTAAGTTACACAAGCTGGATCTACAGCCAACCCCGACAGGGGAATTTCCTGGTTTCGAGACCTTTAAATCCGTAATGGAAAACTTGAAATCGGCCCCGGCTGCCAACGACAACCTTAGAGGTCAAGCCACATCACTCATCAATTCCCGTCTTTCAGAAGATCCAATCGAAGACAAACAGCTTCGGGAAATTCTAATGAAGATTTTTACCAAAAGAATGAACTCCGGAATTGGTGCCAAACTCATCAACAAAGCTTTAGGTACAGAGCTAATTCCGGACCCATCTTTGATGCTGGCCACTGATGATCAAAAGGAAGTTCTGGACTGGGATAAGATCTATTGTGAAGAGAAATATGACGGGGTAAGAGTAATAGCAGTTGGTGATAAAGATAAGGGATTCCAATTTTACACCAGAGCCTTTAACGAGTTGGATAAAAGCAGACTTTCTTCTATCGAACGGGATTTGATTCAAATCTTACACAATGCTAATATCGTAGGGGAGATATTTTTTGATGGTGAATTGACAGACCTAAATAGAAAGTCGGTTTCAGGAAAGGTAACACAAATTCTGAAGGGCACAGCACCCAAGGATATAGATAAGGAATTCATGTTCAACGTGTTCGACATAGAAAAGGCCTCAGTGCTCAAAATTGGCAATGGAACCACCCCCTTTCTCAAAAGAAGAAAAGAACTGGAATTCTTAACTTCCTTTCTGTCCCCTAATTCCCAGGTTAAACTTGCTCGTCAGTGGGTAGTTGATTCAATGGAGGAAACCCAAAAGATTTATGGTCTAATCATTTCTATGGGTGGAGAAGGGGTCATTCTAAAACCAGGTAATCACGTGTACGAGTGTAAACGAAGTAGAAGCTGGGTTAAATTGAAGCAAGTCCAAGATTGTGATTTGGAAATCATCGGTTGGTATCCAGGAGAAGGTAAGAGAGAGGGATTGATCGGGGGTTTCATTTGTACCGATGCTTCCAGAACTTTACAAGTAAAAATAGGATCTGGATTTACCGATGCCGATTTAAAAACTCTCAGTTCCAATCCAGATCAATTCATTGGTCGGGTTGCTGCCGTTCAATTCAACGAGCCCATCACAGACAAATTTGGCAATCGGAGCTTATTTCTTCCCCGTTTCATCGAAGTTAGATCCGATAAGAATCAAGCTGATGATATGTCCCCCTTTTTCAAATAGGAGGAAACAAATCTTTGACTTTTTTGTAAAAAGACAAAGACAAATATGGTCAACCAACTTCTTACTGAAAAGCTCAGGCCCCGGGAGCTAAAACACATGATTCTTCCTGAAAGGATCCGGGTTCTCTTCGAAAATAAACCCTTGAGCCAAAATTTACTTCTGGCGGGTTCTCCTGGGTGTGGCAAAACAACACTCGCCAAAATTTTAGCTACTGGATCTCCCTATTTGTTCATCAATGTTTCCGACGAAAGCTCTGTTGATGTTATCAGAACAAAGATCAACGACTTTTGTTCTACCCTCAGTGTGATGGATGGCAAATCAACCTTTAAAGTTGTCATTCTGGACGAGTTTGATGGAGCATCGGATCAGTTCTATAAAGCTCTCAGAGGAACCATTGAGAAATTTGCCAAAAACGCCAGATTTGTAGCTACCTGTAATTGGATTACGAAGGTTCCTGATGCTATTCAATCTAGATTTGAAGTCATTAATTTTGACCCAGTTAACCAGCAGGAAGAAGATCAATTGAAGTCAGAATGGAAAGCCAGAATATCTTTGATCCTCTCCAAATTAAACATCCAGATTCAGCCCGATGCCTTGGATGTCTTTGAAAGAGACTATTTTCCGGATTTAAGATCTGCCTTGAATAAAATTCAATCTTGGTCTATCGAAGGAATCTCTGAAGTTGATGCCAAAAAAATCCAGGACACTGCTTTTTCCTATGAAGAGCTCTATCAGTTAATTTGTTCCTCTCAGGATCCGATCAAAAATTATCAGTTTGTGATCGGTCAATATTCTGGTAAAGTTGACACAGTCATGCAGGCTCTGGGCAGTGAATTTATCAATTGGTTGATTCGGCATAGACCTGAATTATCCAAGACTATCCCCATGATTTTAGTCATGGTGGCAGAACACCAGGCCCAAAGATCATCAGTGATAGATCCTATCGTCTCTCTTTTGGCTCTAATCTTCAAAATACAGAAACAAATACAAGCCTAATGGAATTATTACCAGAAGAAATACGAAAAGGCAGCTACATGTACAGGCTGGTAAAGAGAGGAAAAAAAGCTCTGTGGTACGAGCAATTTTGTTTGGACTCTGAAAAAATCGTTGCCTGGGAGGTTTTCAAAATAAAAATAGATCCGCCTAAAGAACTTTTTGGAGTTCAGATGGGGGAAAGGGAGATTTTTCCAGGTAATGAAGATTTTGGCAAATGGGCTTGGGCACCTTTCAATTTCGATATAGCTGCCACTTATTACGAAAGATTAGAACAAGGTTTGCACCCTAAAGATTGCGAGATTTAATAAAATTTTATGAGACAGTCCCAGTACGACAAGGAATTTCCTATATACAATTACACCTTTTTCCAAAAACCAATCAAGAGGCTGATTATCTGTGGACCCGGTGGATCTGGTAAGGACTATTACCGCTATCATCTACAAAAAAAGGGATTCAAATATTCCATCCCCTGGACTTCTAGACCTATCAGGCTTGGGGAAGTGCAAGGAGTAGATTACTTTTTTGTCTCTCCTGAAGAAGCTTCTGCTGCTATTGCCCAGGAATCTTTTTACGAGTATAATTTTTTTGCTAGCTGGTTTTACGGAACACCTAAAGCCGAATTTTATGCTAGTAATTTATTCATTATGACCCCTTCTGGAATTGCCAAGCTCCATCAAAAAGACAGGTCAGAGTCCTTTATTCTGTACTTGGATATAGATCTGGAGGTTCGTCGAGCTAGGATGCAAAATAGAAATGATGCCGATTCCGTGGAGAGAAGACTTAAAACAGACAGTGAGGATTTTTCAGATTTCGTGAATTTTGATTTGTCAATTACAGATCCCTCCTATAAAATAACTGACGAAATTTGGTCAGACCCTTCCTACTATAAATAAAAAATATGTTAAACGTTCTTATTGATGGACACTATTTGTTCCATAAAACTTTTGGTATTTTCAGTGGTTACGGCACGAAAGAACCCAATGAAATTCTAGGCCACAAAAACGACAGGGCTATGTTCATCAGAAAGCTGGCAACCGACCTGTGTTCATCTCTGAAACAAATCCCTATTACCGGGAGAGTGGTGTTTGTTTCTGATTCAAGAAGTTGGAGAAAAGATATTCCAATCGAAGGTGGGGGATACAAATCCAATCGGGTTAAGAGTCCCCAGGTCGATTGGAGCATTTTCTTTAATTTAATTAATGAATTTGGTCAACATCTAGAGCAGAAAGGTTTTATTTTTTCAAAAGTGGAGGGAGCAGAGGGAGATGATCTTCTCTATTTCTGGTCCAAATATTTCAATGAAAAAGGAGAAAATTGTCTCATTGTTTCGGGTGATAAGGACATGGATCAACTTGCACGTTGGACAGAAGATAGCTGGACAGTCGTTTGGAGTTCTAACTCTAAAAATAACACCTTTAGAGTTCCTCTGGGTTGGGGCTCAGAGTATTTGAACAAAAAGACCGAAATTACGGTTTTTGATCTAGGTGAATCTATTTCACCAGAAAAGAAAAAAATTCAAGAACTAGTTGGCAAGTGTAACATTGAGGAAATAGATGCCCAGACTTTTGTTTTTTTAAAAATGATGGAAGGTGATAAGGGTGATGCCGTTCCCAGCGTTTGGGAAGTTAAAAGCCCGGACGGGAAAACCTTCAGAATCACTCCTAAAAAAGCCCAACAAATTTTAGACTCAGTCAGAGAATCGGGATGGAGCATTTCAGATTTTCAATTGTTGTTGATGGATGAAGCTTTTCTGGAATGGATTAGCGGGTTTGTTCTAAGATTCATGAAAGATTTAGATAACGAAACCAACAGACAGAAAGTTGTCGATAATTTTCAAAGAAATTTCTCTTTAATGTGGTTGGATACCTCAGTTATTCCAGAGGCTGTTGCAGATAGAGTCACTTCCCAAATTAAAGGGTATTCTATCCTACCCAACTCAAGTGTTCCTTCAGATTGGAAAATTTTGTTGGAAGGTACAGAGTGGTTGGAAAGTAAAGCTCCTTCTTATTTAGACCCTTTTTCAAATTATCAGTCCAATGGATTTATTTGAGCTAGTTAAATCGGTTTTTAAATCCGACGAAGAGTGGAAAAAGGTGCCAAGAAGTGTGAAGACAAAACATTTTTTCATGGTTAATAGAATTATGTCCATCCAGTTTCCGATTCATGCCCATCTATTTAACCACTCCAAGATCGAAATGGTGCCAGTAGTGGATTGGTGGCACGGATTTTTATGCAATGCTTTTAAAAAACCACCCACCTGGATCTATACAACTGGACCTAAAAAAAATGCGGTTCAGGCAGTAGAGAAAAATCATGACACAGAAGAATTCATTAGAACCAAATACGAATTAAGCTCCAGGGATCTGAAACAGCTCCAGACCTTTTACCCTGAATCTTACTCCCAGTGGATGGACTCAATCTCTGACCAATTGGGAAGAAATAAAAAACAATCGGATATATAAACCAACTATCATGGAAAAGCAGCACCAAAAAATTGTCAAAACCATTATTAAAAACTTGGATTGGGATTCTATTTCTCGAATTCATGACTCTTTTAAGTATGGGGTAGGACAATCTAATCAAGTCTTACCTGGGATGAAGAGAAAAGATTTTTCTCAAGGCATCACCAAAAAAGACATTCAGGACGAGCTCACTGTGGTTCTACAATATGTTATCGACAACGATTTTCAAACCTATATTTACGGACCCTGGATAATTTCTTGGTACAATCAGGAATGGGGAGAAAAGATCGTGCAAGAAACAAAGTCAAACGGAGAAGAAGATATTCAGATAGAAATTGAGGTTGATCAAGATTCCAAACTGGAAGTTGCCTATGCTCCTCAGAGAATTTGTGTCACGATGGACACGGAAATCTTCAGTGATAGTACAGGTTCAGTGTCCGAGAGTACAACTCTTCAGAAAATGCTCGATAAAGCTATTTCTCAAGAAAAATATGAAATCGCCCAGAAAATTCAGGAAATCCTGAAATTGACAGAGATAGATTCCTAAAAAAAAGAAAAAAACTTGAAACATATCCTCAGCCTGCATGAATTTTTCGACACAGGAATCTTCGGAGACACTTACGGCTATGGGGGAGCAAATGGAATTTTTAAGGTTGCCTATAAACCATATAAAGATCTCTCCGTTTCGGTAGGTCCGGATCCCAAAGTTCCCCGCAACATTCCTGGTTCTAAATTTCAGGTGGGAGACATCGTCATTGGAATGCCGATCGAGGGCAAGAAAAAAGTTGCCGGCATGGTGGTGAAAAATGTGCTGGCACCAGACCAAAAAAGCTACAAATATTTCGTCCAGGTCCACACTAAAGGGAAAAAAGAACAGAAAGTAATGGAACTGGTTCCTGATTCTGTCGAGTTTGTAGATATGGGGGACAAGGGACATCGCCAGATTGTTTCTCAGTATAAGTTCAACGATCTACCAGGAGATGTGTACAATTCTAAAACAGTCTACAACAATCCTGGTTTGGGGATAGAGGCTGTTGGTTCTTAAGGGAAACTTTTTGTTCATCTTCCTGTAAAAATTCAGATGATTCTCAGTAAAACAAGACACGGCTTGGGTGTCGTGTATCGACATTCTAATTCAGGATTGGAACCTCAGGAAGAAGCTTTAAATTTTTTAAATGTGATGCTTCGGAAGGTCTCCCAGAACAATAAGCACGGAATTGATGTTACCTGTCTTGAGCTAAAAGAGTCGGATTTTCCCAAATTTTTCTACGACAGAACCTCTGAGTGTGATCCTTTGCAAGAAAGGATTCACGAGCTTTCAGGCTTCTTAAAAGCCTCGAACCATCGTCTTTTTTTCTTCCTGTCTTCCTATTACTACTTCGGGAGTCAGTTGACCCAGCCCGTTGAAGACACCCGAAAGATTGTGCAAAACATCTACCATTTGCTCGAGGATCTCGGAATTCAATATCCTGCTGTCATTCTGAAGATCGGATCTGCCTATGGGAAAAGAAAAGAAACGATGGCCAGATTTGTTGAAGAAATAAATTGTTTAGAACCAGAGGTCAGAAAAGTGCTGGCGGTAACAAATGACGATAAACCATCTCTCTTCTCGGTTACCGATCTGCTGTCCGGGATTTTTTATTCCTCTGGAATTCCCATTTGTTTTCGTACTTTGGCCCACAATTTTAACACCGGAGACTTATCGGTCAGAGAGGCTCTTTTTCTGAGCTGCTCGACCTGGCAAAAGGGGATTAAACCAATTTTTCTGCATGCAGAAAGTCTCAAAGTTGATCCAAAGGGGTTTCCTTTGAGTCCCTTGCCTTCCGAGGATTTAAAATACAGAATTCCTGTTTTTGGTTTGGATGTGGATGTTGTGATAGAATGTCCCACCTCTTTTGAGACTGCCGTTAAATATCTAGGAGCATATCAGAGTCTTAAACCTTTGGTAATTGATAAAGACTGGTGAAATTTTATCAGAGCTAGATCAAAAAATTTTCTTAAATTTGCTGCATGCCAGAATTAGCCGAAGTCAGATTGACCTCAGAGTACGTCAGTCAAGTTTCAGATAGAATTGTTTTTCATTCTGTTTGGAAAAATCCAGTTCACAAAGGAAAAGAAGTAGAAATTAGAACTCCTTTTTCTCTGCGGGCAGAGTCCAGAGGGAAGGAGATGAGACTGACTATTTCTCCAGCCCCCAATTTTTTTTCTGATGCTACCCAAGAAAAAAAGACCCTCTATTTAATGATGACCATGGGCATGTCCGGTCATTTCAAATGGGCGCCGAAGATCGATGAAATGCCTAAACACACCCATTTAAGTTTCAATTCTAACTTGGGAAATCTGTGCTTCGTAGATGTCAGAAGATTTGGCAAGTGGTCTTTTGGATCTTGGAATCCTCAAAGAGGTCCAGACCCAACCCAAGAGTTTTTCCTCTTCTCTGAGCATGTGACCAAAAATATGTTCACTAAGGCTTTTCAAAAACCGATTCACGAGGTTCTCATGGACCAGTCCTACTTTAACGGAATTGGTAATTATCTTAGGGCTGAGATTTTATACAGAACTGAATGTGACCCCTTTTCTTCGGCTACATTAGCTTTACAGGCTCACCCCGAAATCCTAACTCTCTGCCGGGATCTCCCTTTGCAGGCCTATGCCTTGGGAGGGGGAAGATTAAAAGACTGGGAGAATCCCGCTGGCGTGCCCGTGCCCGAAGGATGGAATTCATTCATGCTCTGCTACGGCAACCCGGTCATGTCCAGAATAAAAGATAGAAACGGCAGAACTTTCTGGTACGATCCTAAATGGAACTCTTAAATAAAAAATAAAAAAATGATCCCTTCCTACACTCTTGAAAAGCACCTTTACTTCGACGTCGAAACTGCGGGAATTACCCCAGATTTGCAAACTCTTCAGCAAACAAACCCCAGATTGGCAAAACTCTGGGAAAGAAGGGTCAAATACTACAGATCCTACCCCGAATACGCCCAAGCCACTTCGGATGCTATTTTCTTGGATAAAGCTGGGCTAGAACCAGAATTTGCCCGGGTTGTCTGTGTTTCTTTTGGTCAGATAGATTCAGATGGAAAAAGTAGATTCGTTTCTTTCTCAGGGGAAGAAGAGGCAGAAATCCTCGCCAAATCCAAAAAAGTTATTATCAACGCCCAGGGCAAAAACATGAAGCTGGCAGGCCATAATATCAAAGGCTTCGATGTGCCCTGTCTGTGCAAAAGGATGCTTTTCAACGGAATCAAACCCCCAGCCTTACTTCAGGTTTGGGATAAAAAACCCTGGGACATTCCCTTTTTGGACACCTCTGAAGTGTTTGCCTTTGGGAGCTGGTCCCAACAGAAATACTTGAGCCTAGATCTATTGGCCTGCTCTTTGGATGTTGTTTCCCCGAAAGAGGATATCGATGGCTCACAGGTTCATCGGGTTTTCTGGGAAGAAAAAGATCACGCCAAAATCTCTCAATATTGCGAAAAGGATGTTGAAACTGTCATCAACGTGCTTCAAAAGGTTGCCCGGTTGGAATAAAAAATTTTAATTTAACAGACACTGAGACTGGTTTAGATATATACTCTAAACCAGTTTTTTTGTGGCCTACATTTCAGATTTTGAAAATTTTCTTCTAGTTGAATCCGATTCAACTTCCCAGCCTGTTTTTAACGGGATCTGGGATCCTATGGTAGACGGAAAGGGAAAAAGACACTGGAGGTTGAATGTGTTAGTCTTATCCAAACTCAAAAAGATAGCAGAGGAGGCTCACGATCACTGCCGGGGGAATTTCCAAACTGAATTAAAGGATGTGGTTCTACTGTGTCCTGCTAATTTTACGAATTCCGAGGACGATCTGGATCTGGTTCTGCTCGTGGAAAAAAGAGGGAATTTAAAAAAAGGATCCAGATCAGAAATGGAAGACCAAATGAACGAACATCTCTCTGACTACGTGGCTGAAAAAAACCCCCGTCTTAGAGGCAAAGAGGTGGAGATAGAAGCTTCTACATCCGATTACTTTCCTAAAAGGCTAGGAGTTTATTCACTTTTTGACAACAAGTGGCTCCAATCACCTCCCTCTGATCAGGATTTAGATTTTGTGGGGGTATCAGTCAAAAAAATTATCGGAGCAATCAAAAAACTAGATTCTTCTTCTTTATCAGAGACCCCCCGAAAAAAAATTCAGAAAATATCCAGACAGATCCAGAGACTCAAAAGATCCGGTCCAACTGGCATAGGGTCCTACAATCATCTGTTGTCGGGTGGATATATACACAAAATAATGGATCTCCTTTCCAAAAAATAATTTTCTTATGTACACCATTCTCGACACAAAAAAAATCATCAAGGGCAGTTATGCTGACCCTAAAAAAGAACCTGGTATTTTTCCAATTGTTAATTTACCACTGGACGACGAGGGCGAGGACATGGAGTTAAACGACTTTCAGTGGGTTGCCCCAACAGATAGATGGTTGGAGTGGTTAAAAGAAAACCCCAGAGATTGGCAAGCCGAGAGCGAAGATTCTCGATATGAATTCGACTATATTCTGGTTGAATCATATTCAACAGAGGAAGATCCCTACCTATTTCTATTTCAACCTCAAAATTACGACCAGCCCACATCAGAAAGTTATCTCCAGTCCTTCGATGAGTTTGCCCAGATCTACGAGGAGGAATTGGACGGTGGATCGGAGGAATTAACAGGCAGAGCGGTCAAACTTGCCTTTGCCTTAGAGAAATTAAACAAAGAAGGCAAACTGAAAGAGGAGCTCAACCCCAGCGAGCTAGACAAAGCTAAAGAATATGCCATCATTTTCGACCCGGTCGACTCCGCCAAGAACGAGGTCATTCCAAGCGGGAGAAACGCAGTCCGATTTAAACTTCTCTCTCAAGATGAAGACACAATTTCAGTTGGTAAAATAGATTATTCCCTGTTGACCGACGAAGACCTGCCCGACAATATGACAGCTGAAGAGCAGAGTGAGTGGATGAAAGGGTTACTTGATGAGGCAGGAGACATAGGAAAGGCAGGGATCTGGGGTTTAACTGCCTATGGTGTAGCAACAACTGTAGGTGGAACAGTCGGTACCTATCTTAGTTATAAGGGTATTCAGAAGTGGATGCGAAGAGGAACTACAACACCTCCTCCAGGTGGTACCCCTCCAGCCGGTCCTGGTTTAGTATCCAGAATTGGAACCTGGCTCAGCGGACGTAGAGCCTGGCTTAGCGGAACACGAGCAGCCTCAGGACTAAGATCACTTCACGTTGCGGCAGCTGGAATTCCAAGACTTGGCTCTTTATTTGGAGGAGCCGCATCCGCTGCTGCCGGAGGGTCAGCTGCAGTTGGAGCCGGTATAGCTGCTGGTGTTTTAGCAATAGTTTCAGCTGCCCAACAAGTTTATAATTGGTCGTCTACCAATCAAGCTCCCACATACAGTAAACTGAAATCTTTCGCCAAAGATTCTTTCGTTCCTAGAAACACTCCTGCCGGTGGTTTAATTACTGTGTGTTGGACCGCAGACGGAGGGAAAGGTTTTTGGGGAAATATAACAAATATCTTCAAAGACGATACTAGAACAACCATGAATCTAATGAAGCTGGCAAACACGGATAAAAAAGCTGTTTTTCTCCTTCTCTCTGTCAACTCTGAACAAATCCAAAAAGAGAGGAACCAGTACGATGCTATTCTTTTTTCTTTCGATCTAGATTCTGCTTTTGAACACGGATATTTGGATAACGACGATTTAGAATTCCAAATCATTAGGATCAAACCTCTCAGTGATTTCTCGACCCCGACCTCGTTTGTCGCCTACTGTGAATGGTCGGAACTAAAATCAGCTTTTGATTCGGCTCCAGATAGTCCGTTTGTTGTTCCGGCAGATGCTCCTGACAGCTATGTCTTTAATTATCAGCAAGGAGATCAGAGAGCCAATATACAAGGTTCTCTTCTATCAGCTGAAACCATAGCTTCTCAACGTAGTTTGTTTGAGAGTGATTCGGCAGATCTTTCGGATGTTGTCTTTATTAGTAACACCTCGGTTCTGGAAGGCAACAAGGCTTTAGGCTTCAATGAATTCTGGAGATCTAACTCTATCTCTCTGTTCGAAGAAGACAAAAATTCAGCAGATGAGAGCAAAAAAGATTCTAAATCGGTTCAATTAGGAATCTCGAAAGATTCGGATTATTCACAAACCGAAATCATAGTGTACGAGGTCAGTAGTAACGAATTTGCCAACCCCAATGCCAGCGGAAACCCTCCAGAAGTTAACTACTTTATAGTAGACAAAAGAAGCTTATCAGCCACTGATGGCCAATCTGTGAAAGTTGAATCGTCGGCAGGAAAAAGATTCCAGGATGCTAAATACGGTTTAGCAATTTATAAAGAAGAGACCGAAGACACAAAACAGAAAAAAGGGGAAGGAGATGAAGAAGATGAGGAATCTTTAGCCCCAATTCCACCAACAGATGGCAAAAAAGACACAGGTTCATTACTCACCTCTCCTGATGATGTTTCAATCAAGGATAGAAGAAGAAGAACTGTTATTAAAGACAAACCAACCAATAGGGAGGAAGATGTCAATATTATAGATGATATTCTTACAAACGATGATAAAAAGTCTTTAGGTATTCAGGATTGGAAAACCCTCACAAAAATAGTTCTAGTTAAAGATAAAGAAGGTTATCCAGAAAAAGTCATTCTGAAAAATCAAACCCAAGGCAGAGATAGAACTAGAAGAATTAAGAGAGGTGAATCAGGATTTGAAACCGCTGTTAAGATAGCTGATAAGGTTAAAAGTTCAATCAAATACAAATAATCTCAAAAATTTAAAATTTCAGAAATTAGAATAGATATATAATTCTAAATAAAAAATAACAGCCCATGAGTCTAGGTCCTTTTGGAGAAGATATGGTTTTCATTCTGGAAAAACAGAATCACCATGTTAATGTTTCGAAACAGAAAGTAGATGGGGACAATGTTTACACATTGAAAGGAATTGCTGCTCAATTTGGTAAAGAAAACAACAACAATAGAATCTACGAAGAAGCAGAATATCTACCCCATCTTGACTACTTGAACGAGAAAATCAAACAAAAAAGATTGGTTGGTGAACTAGATCACCCCGAGAAATTTGATGTCTCTCTCAGAAACATTTCACACATCATCGAAAATCTCGAGTATGATAAAAACGGTCGGGTACTGAACATTAAAGTCAAGTTGCTTGATACTCCCGCAGGTCAGATTGCCAAGAAGCTGGTTGATGCCGGTGTTCCTCTTTCTATTTCTTCAAGAGCTGCTGGTAATGTGGGTCCGGATAAAAAGGTTCAGATCAAAAAGATCTTCACTTACGACCTAGTCGCAGATCCTGGTTTTCAAGACGCCCAATTAGAAAGAGTCTATGAAAGCGCGGGCTTTTCTTTTTCGGAATTCGCCGACAAGACTAAAAATTCCATTGTGAGCCATTTAGAGTGTATCAATGAATCTTTGGGTCTAAAAAATAACGATTCAGTAAAGATATATAGAGTCGAAAATAACGAAGAATTCGAAAAAATATTCACAACAGAAAAAAATAACATCGATATTATGGAGTCACAAAAAAGAGAATTCGTTACGGCCGAAGAGCTCAACAAATATTCTATTTTTCTGAAAAAGAAAATGGAGGAAATGGAAATGCAAATTCAGGAGATGAAGAGCAGTTCACCACAGTCAAGCAATGCATCTGAAAATGCTCAGCTGTTGGAGAGAATTGACCGTCTAGAAGAATATTCCGAATATCTAGCCGAAAATTTAGAGGATGCTATCAAATACGGCGAATATTTGGCTGAAAATTTGGACGACTCCATCAATTACAGCAAGTATCTGGCCGAGAGCCTGGATAAATCGATCTCTTACTCGAAGTATTTGGCCGAGAATGTAGACAACTCTATTTCTTATTCAGAATACGTAGCAGAGAATGTGGATAGAACCATCAACTACTCGAAATATTTGGCAGAAAAGATCGACGATGGTATTCAGTACAGCGAGTATGTGGCTGAAAACCTAGGTAACAGTATTGCCTACTCTGAATATCTGGCCGAAAACGTCGACAGAGGAATTGCCTACTCTGAATATCTGGCCGAGAAGGTTGATAGGAACATTTCGTACTCTGAATATCTGGCCGAGTATATCGATAAAGACATCGCCTACTCTGAATATCTAGGAGAAAAAATAGATCAAGGTATTTCTTACTCTGAATATCTGGCTGAAAAACTAGATCAGGGTATCTCTTATTCGGAATATCTGGCTGAAAATGTGAACAGGACTATCTCTTACTCTGAATACATTGCAGAAAAATTAAACGGCACAATTGAATTTGGTGAGGCACTATCAGAAAAAGTTGGTTATCCAACCCATCTGAATTCCAGAGCCAGATCAGAAGCAAATCTTGCCGCTAAAACTGAATTATTTGAATCAGGATTTGCCGGGGATTATAATAACCTCGGAAGTCAAATCGATTCATTAATCGAATCGGTCCAAACCCAAAAGACCGAATTAACCCGGGCCCAACTGGTTGGAAGGCCCTCTGCCCACACTCCAAAGGCAGAAGAGATGCTCAACGAGAATCAATCAGCCACCATTTCCTCCTCAGGTCATAAATTTATCGACGAAATGCCGGAAAATTATGCTCCAATTTGGGAATCTCTCAACGAAGGACAGAAGCAATCTATTATTGCTCAGTCCGCTTTCTATCGATTGGAGACACCTTATCAGATCAACAATTTCTGGTCTACTCGTAACTTGAGGAAAGAAACGGTGACTATGCAGAGACTCGATGAGAATCAACAAACCCATGCTCTTCCCCAGTCGACGACTCGTGCTTATGGAAGTGATTACCTAAACTGGGTAGCTCAATCACTGGAGAAAAGATTCTAAAAAAAAACAAAAAAAACAATAAAAAAATGAAACTAATTAACGAAGCCGAGATTTTTGATACCTGGGCACCTATTATTGAACAAAAAGCTGGTATCACTGATCCCTCAAAACAAACTTGGTTGGCAAAATATTGCCACTACCACTCCCTCAACGAGTCTGCCGGTGCATATCAGTCGTTGAATGTCGTCAACGGTATGGGTGCCGTTACACCTCCTACCTTCCCAGCAGCAACAGCAGCCGGTTCTCTTGGCGGTCTAACTCCTAACCAAGGATTCTACAGCCAGTCTTGGCAAGGATCTGGCGATAAGTTCCCTTCACTTCTTCCTTTGGCTATTCAGGTAGCTGCGAAGACTGTAGGTTTCGACATCGTTCCAGTTATTCCAATGTCCGGTCCTTCTGGCGTTTTGTCCTACCTTGACTATGTGTATGCCGGTGGTAAGATCAGCCCGCAAAACGCCGGAACTACAGCTGCCGAGGCTTTGGCAAATGCTCCTACAATGATCAAATTGCAAATCACTACCCAGACGAACATGTCTTTACTAGAGGTAGGACCAAATACACCAGGTACAGATTATTACATCTCCAACGCCAGTGCTTCAGCTACTGAATACATCACTGCTAGGTTTGTAGGCTACTCTAGAATTGATGGATTTCCAATTTTTGAAATCACAGCAATGACCGCAGGTGAAACTGTTGCCTCCGTTCTTAGCGGAGGTGCTTTCATTGGTACTACAATTGCCGGAGATGAAGTTGGTAGTACCACAGCTACTGCTTCTCTGGTTAAGGCTCTAGAGGATCACATTCAGGGTTTCTCTGGTGCAGGTTTTTATGACGATCAGAATTGGCAAGGTCCCTTCACCGATGGCACACAGACTTACAATCCGATGCTAAGAAGTGTAGGTGAAGAAAACTACTACAATTTGATGGGTCTAACGACTTTCACTAAGTTCGTAGAAGCCGACACCTTCCAGGTAGCCGCTTCCGTTACCACGGAGCAAATCCAGGATCTCAACAAGCAATTCGGAATCGATGTTATCTCAATGATCGAAAACGCATTGGTGAATGAGGTTTCTCAGGCTATCAACAAGCACATCTTGTCAAGGGCATTTGCTTTAGGATGGTCTAACACCTATGCTTTCTTCCAAACAGAAGCACAGAATTTGAACTTGAGCCTAGTATTGGGTGGTGCAACAGGAACTACCCTTGCCTATGTTACTAAAACTGACGGAACCCAATCAATGTCTATCCCAGCCGGGCCTGCTAATGGAGGTTACGAGAATTTGTCAACTCTACAGAGAAGGCTTTTCTCCCGGATCTTGGCAGCTGCCAACATGGTAGCTAACAGAGGTAGAAGAGGTCCTGCTAACTTCATTGTTACCAACGCTAATTTGGCTTCGGCAATGCAGGACATCAGCCAATTCACTTTCGCTCCTTTCACTAACACCTTGACTCAGAACAATGGTACTCTGTATCCAGTAGGTTCTTTGGCAGGTATGACTGTCTACGTCGATCAAAACATGAGATTCTCCGATAACCGTATCCTAGTCGGTAGAAAAGGTGGAGACGACGAGCCAGGTCTAAAATTCATGCCTTACATGATGGCTGAATCTATCCAGACTATCTCCGAGGGAACTATGTCTCCTAAAATCGCGGTCAAGTCTCGTTACGCTCTAGTAGAAGCTGGTTTCCACCCAGAAACCATGTATGCTACTTTCTTCGTACAAGTTCCGGTTGGAGGTATCAACTAATCCATCGGATCAAATACGTCAACAAAAATCCCAGTGTTTTTCACTGGGATTTTTTTTTGCAGTATTGTCTTGGATTATATTCGATGGAAGGATATATACTTAGAAAATAATAAAGGGTATGTCATACATTTTAGATTTTGAATCTTATGATTCTGGAAGAAAAAAATCTGAGGACACTCTGGATGAAAAATCTCTACTAGCTCTAGAATCCTGGATTGAAGACCTGAACGAATCTCGACTACTGGACGAAATAAAAAACAGATTTTCCAAACTGTTGGGCGGTTTTTCTAATATCAATGCAATAGACGAAATTAGAAAAGGTATGCTGAAACTGAAAAAAGAAATTCTGGAGAAAAAATACGAAACCCAAGAAGAGATCTCAGATTTAGAATTAAAACTTGAGCAACTAGAGCAGAAGAAAACTAAAACATCTACCGATAAAACAGCTATTGAGGCAGTCGAAAAAGAAATTATAGCCAAAAAAGAAGAGTATAGAGCTTTCTTAAAAAGTCAAAACGACAGAATGCAGAAAGGCAAAGAACTGCTCCAGAAAACAATAAGCAAAAAAGACCGGCTCAAGAGGTACTTAGAATCTGTCGAGACTGATGATAAATTAGAAATCTCTGAGTATGAGTACGAGCTGGCCAAAAAACACTCGGCCGATGCGGCTGAAATCTCTAAATTAAAGAATCGAATAGATAAGGCAAAAAAAGATGCCAAAGATCTATTAAGCTCTTTAAGAAAAAAGCCCAGTCCGGGCGCAAGAGGTTCAACAAACTCGTCAAGCTCTGGTTGGGGATTTTTTCCTTGAGAATCTAGGTAATATAATTCCTTAAAATCAAACACAAATTAGTTAAAAGTTATGTTGTACACATTCGAACAATGGGATCAAAACCTAAAACATAAAACCGGATCGGTCGAAGAGAGTGTTTCCCTTCAGGGGATTCTGAAGTGGTTTTCAAACACTTTTGGCGGGGACAAAAATAAAATCGATCTGCTCATTTCGGATCTCCAGGAGATAGAATACAAATTTGCCGAAGAATGGAATGAGATTCAGGTGGATATCGACGAACTAGAAGTACAGAAAGCTCAGATCAAAAACGACCCAGCCGAAATTAGAAAACTAGAAAGGTTAATCGAAAGAAACGATAGATTGTTGGATGCCTTAACCAAAAAGAAAAGAACTGCAATCTCAGAAATAGAAAGCAAAATAGAAAAAATAACCGACAAGAAACCAAAATTGGTTTCTTATTGGAATTTGCAGAAAACCAAAGCCGAGGCAGAAATAGCAGAAAATTTGTATCAATTGGCTAAAAAATTATCCAGGGAAGAAGTAGCAGAAGAACTTTACTCCAAGTACAAAGAAGCTTCTCTCAGGGCAAAAAAGAAAGACGAGGAATTTAAAAGAAAATTTGGAAACCTAAAAATGCCATCAGGCCTAAAAACAAGAGTACCTAAAGAAGACAAAGAAACCTCTAAAAGAACTTCAGTGCCGGCAGAAATCTCCCACAAGTACACTGCGGAGTTTGAAGAATCGATGGATTTTCCTCCCCTCGAGTTCGATCGTTATGTTAAGGGACTAGATAAGAAGGTAGTTCAGCAGCTCAAGAAATATTTAATTGAGCAAAGGAATGAAAGGTATGTCTTGATCGATAGTAGAGAAGCCAAAGTCAGCGAGATGAAAAAAACTATGAGTGCCGTAGAGGCCAAAGAAATCCAAGCCAGATTCATAGAATTCAGGAAATCTACCATGGAGCAGATCCGTCAGCTTCGCACAAAAATAACTATTTGCAATAGATATGATTAAAAAATTTGACTCCTTTAGACTGAACGAGGATGTGAACAAGGACCTCTCTACAGCTAAAAAGCTTGTTAACGATCAGATGGATCTGATTCGTCAGGAGATTAGCAATGAAAAATCGCAGGAGGATCCACTCCAAAAGATCGGCAGTATTAAGAAGCAAGCCACGCTATATGCAGCCTTGCCTGCTCTGTTGAATAAACTAGCTGCTGCCATGGATGCAAAACAAAAATCAGGAGATAAAACAAACGTCTATTAATATGAACAATTATTTCAGGAGTAACCCAGTAGCACATCAATTTCTTATCAGTACTCTGAATTTAAACGAGAATGCCTCGGTCGACAATTTGTTGAAGAAAACCACAGAGGCAGCTTTGGACACTTTCAAAAAGATCGTTTTTGATTTAACCACCAAAGAGAACAGAAACCCAGATAAATTTAGGAGTATGCTCAATGAGGTTGGGTCTGCCAAAGGGGTTAGAGGAATGATCGCCAAGATGAAAGATTTCGCAGAAGAAGCTGATATTTCTGATTCAAAATTAGCCCAGGTAAAGCAGATCTATCTGGATGCCTTGGGACAAGTGGGAGAGGCTTTAAAAAGATTGGTTGAGATAGATGGTAAAATGGGAGCCATGATTTTGGATCACTATCGGCTCATGGCAAAGAGACTTATCTCGGCCATGGATGATATTGCCTCTGCCTATTCTAAGAAGATTCTTCTAACTGAAAATTTTAGGACTGCCCTGAATTTGCCCCTTAACGAATCAGAAAACGTTGGGTTCCACGGGAGGATCAACAAGCTGAAGAAAAAGTTGGTTAATCTTATTTCAGATGCACAGGGAAAAGATGCCAAAAACGGATATGGCAGAGACTGGCAAAGGCTTTTCTCTGGGATCCACCAAAAACTCGAGGCCCTGATCAGCGATAAATCAGTTGTCTCCGAGCGGGAAAAGAAAAGTTTGCTAGAGATAGAAAAGCAGTCCGATAATTTAGCGGAAGAATATTACAACTACAAGATTAAGGCGGCTGAATTGACGATGAAGAAAATTATTGATGATGATGAATTAGTAACCAAGTTTTCCGATGTAACTGATCTGTTGACCAAATCTTTAGATCTTATAGCCAAGGCTAACGTGCAAGAAGTTCTGATCGACCAGAAAATCAGAGAGGAATTGGAAGAGGTTGAAAACAAGATCGTGCAGAAGGTTTTTCCCGTCCGCCCGGGAGCGAAAGATTCTGATCTGAAGTTCAAAAAATCAGGTCTCATCTCTGCTGTGCAAAAGGCCTTAATGTCTGCATTTCCCTCTGTCAAAAAACTGCTTTCTGACCACGAGAAAGACAGTGGCACTTTTGGTCCGGCTACATCCCTGGCTATCAAATCCATCCAGACCTCATTGGGTAACAAAAATGCTAATGGTGACCTGGATAAACCCCTGCTGGATCTGATCTTGACTATGGAACAGGTAGCCGACGTGGACAAGAAAAAGATTTCAGCCGCTCTTAAATCGCTCAAAAGCTCCTATGCCATGTCAGAATCAAGAGTCCTGCAGATGTCCGATTTCTCCAGACTTTCCGAGGCGGTTTATATCGATGATGATGACTTGCAAAAAGAAATCGAAAGAGGTCAGGAGGAACTGAAGAAATCTGGGTCTGGAAGTCTTTCTCATCTAGCCTCGGACGAAACGACGGGTGCGGATACAGCTCTGGCCAAGAAGCTGGCCAAATTACTGAGAGGAGGTGGTTTTAATAAAAACGCCGAAGAAGAGGATTTTTTAAAAGACGATGGCACCTTTAAGAATTCTTACCCCACCCGTTTTATCGAGTCTTGGCTCCAGTGCCTTTCTGCCACCAAAGAATCCAAAGACAAGCCTGGTTTCTTCTGGATCCAAGGACCTGATGAAAAAATTGGAGCACTATATTCAACCAAAAGAATTGCAGGAAACGTTAAAAAACCCTATAACTGGGCCAAATGGAAAGAGATTTCAGGTGATGATTCTCAGGAAGAGAGAGAAAGGTTTGCCCGTTGGTATACCTCCTATTTCTCAGGTTTCGGGGGACTCATGGACAAACAGAGATTGAATGTTGCCTCAGAGATTCTAACCTACTACGGAGATCCAAAAAACAGTACTGAGGCACCTGAAAATCTTCAATCTGAATTTAAAGACTACTGCTCAGTTTACGATGGTCTGAAAGATGTTCTGAGAAGCGGCAGAACTTCAAGGGACTCAGAACCCTATCAGTATTTTGCCCAAGGCTTGTTGACGAAAGAGACCATGAAGAAAATCTCTGAAGCTGTTTCTAAATTTTCTCAGTTGGACAAATCGGATCCAGATTTGACTTTTTATGATTTTATGATCTTAACAGTGTGTGTGTTTTTAACGGCTTCCTGTGTTGCCTGGGACGAGTCTAATAGAAAGTGGGCTCCTGCCTTTTCTATTTTGACCGACGGTGCACTATCTGATTCGGTTGTTAACAGAATCCTAGACGACCAGATTCACGATGCAGATCCCAGCGCACCCGTTCCTCAGATGTCAAAAGAATCTGGAGCCATGGTTATCAGCAAGGGCTACGATGGAAAAATCAAGACCATTTTCAAACAGAACTACAACAGAGCCCAAAAAGTATTAGAACCCCTGGTACAAAGACACGCGGACCGGATGAACTATGTTGACAAAGACGATATAGAAAATTTCGATCGAGAAAATGTGTATGTAATTCCGAATTCTTAATTGCAAAAGGACTTAGTTTGAATTTTTATTCTTATATTTGGGTTCTTTATAAACCCATAATTATGAATAGAAATTGGTTTTCTATTTTTTTAGCTGTGACAATTTCTTGCACAGCCGATCCTCAGCCCATTCAAACAGAAATTCGCCCTGTCGACAAAACTGTTTATTTTCAGGATAAAATGCTCCAGACTGCCAGAATTTTAGAAAAGTCTGGCATCGATTTCAAATCTTCAGGAAAACTTCTTCATGCCCTGTATTTGTACAAAGAAAGGTACGGCACCATCGAGTTTGAAAAATTTCACGCCCAACTTCAGCAGGCAAACGGGTGGGGCAAGGCTAAAATTCTCAAAAAGAATCGAAAATTTGTCAGGATTGCAAAAGAAGTGAATCTAGACCTGACCAAGTTAGATTACATTAAATCCTTGTAAAGGGGAAATTATTTCCCCTCTTGTTTCTATAAAACAGAAACATCCGCGGTGATTAAAATTTTCGAAGGAGCTAGAAATTCAGGGAAAACATATCTGTCCTCTGAATTTTCTAAAATGTCCAACCTCCCCCTCTTTAAATTCCAATTCTCAGATTGGTTTGGCCTGCTGAATCTGACCGATCAAGATCCCAAGACCCACTATTTTGCCCTGGGCAAAGAGCTCATGCTGCTCCAGACCAACAAAGAAGGTCTTTTAGCTGATTTAATCCTAGATAGAGGATTTTTAACTGTTTTTACCTGGGCTATTCTCAGTAGCAGAACCACTGAAGAAAATGCCATGACCCAATTTGATCTGCTTCAAACCATGGGTCTTCTAACCAATCTGCAGATCTTCCTGGTTGTTGGTAAAAATCCTAGTCAAGACCCCAGGAATAAGGACCACTGGGATTTCAGAGACGGCCAAGACGACGAGGCCAGAATCCTACTGAAGCTCTTGTCTCACCTGAAAAAAATTGCTCCTCAGGTTCCCGTAATTGAGATCCAGAATGATTTTAGCCCTCGTACTCTTGCCCAATTAAGACAAAATTTTTAATATGTGTGGAATTTTACTTTCCTTATCCGGGACCGACTCTGTTTTGAATAGCATCTCCCATCGGGGAATAGAAAGGAACACCCTAGAAAGAGATGGTGTTTTTTTAACCCACCATCGTCTGCCCATTCAGACAGAGGCAGGAGACGGCTGGAAGCAACCTCTAGAAATTTCTCCTGGCATTTTCTTGATGTACAACGGAGAGATCTTTAACTATGATAAATCTCTTTACACCTCTGATATTGATTATCTGTCCCGCCTTTTTGGGACTTGGACGGGAGGGGATTTTCAGATGTTCTGTGCAATTTTTCTAGCCCGTATTCAGAACTGGGATGGTTTTTGGTCCGTAGTCATCTACGATTCAAAGCAGAAGAATGTTATTTGCTTTACTGACCCTTTGGGTAAAAAATGTTTGTATAAGAACGAGGACGGGGAATTGTCTTCTGAAATTAAGTCCCTGGTGACCGAGTTTTCTCCACTTGATGTTTCCTATTTAAGTTCGGTAAAGAAATTTGGTTACGTGCCAAACGGTGACACTCCTTACCGAAATGTGAAGAGGCTGCTTCCCAACACAATCTATTCTTATTCTCTTCAGAGTCCTGATTTTGTCACAGTCTTTCCTCACTATTACAGATTTTTGAATTTTCCTCTTGCTGAATTATCTAATGCCTCCTACGATGAGCACATGGAGTGGTTATGGAACAAACTTTTCGAATCCGTTCAGAACAGACTTCTGTCTAAAAATTATCCTATTTCTCTCCTGGTGTCAGGGGGTTTAGATTCTTCTATCATAGCTGGTATTTTATCCGAATTAAAAGCTAGTACTACCTGGTTTAGTATCGAAAACGGAGAAAGAGAATACGTGGATCTTCTCTCCAAACATCTGGGACAAGAGGTTGTGTTTTTGGACTACGAGGTTCAAAACGAAAAAAACGCCGAAATTTACGCCAGATGGAACGAGGGCCCGGTCGATCTAGGCTCGGTTATTCCCCAATATTATTTGTTCGAGTCCATTAAGAAATTTGGTCAGCATCGGATAGTTCTGAGCGGGGATGGAGCAGATGAACTGTTTGGAGGTTATTCTCGCATTTTGGATTACGATTCCCAACAATCAGATGTCTTTCAAGAACTGTCTTTTTATCATTTACCCAGATTGGATAAACTCTCTATGGCTCACACTCTAGAACTGAGAAACCCTTTTTTGCACCTCGATCTAGTCAGATTTGCCTTGTATCTGCCTTTGGAATGGAGAACAGGCAAAAAAATTCTTAAAGACACTTTTGGTCCTTTGCTCCCTTCTGCAATAATCGATAGACCCAAGGAGGCCCTTAAAAATCCTTTAATCAAACAGGATAAAATCAAATACAGACTCTGGGTAGCGGATCTCTTTGAAAACAATCATATTTAAAATCTTTTGGAGATATATAAGTCAGATGTTGCATCTACCTTATAAAAAACCAAAAGATTGTTATGATTAAAAAGTTTTCTGAATTTAGAAATAGGGTCACACCAGGTCCCGATGACCAACCTGAACTCAATGAAGGAATAGGAGATTGGCTAGGTCAAACCTTTGGCAGTATTTGGGGAGGAGCCAAGGATCTATTGACCAAAAAAATAACAGCTCATCTGCTCAGTAAACTTGGTATCGAGGAGAATAGCATTTTCGCAGAGCTGGTGAGCAAATTCGTTCAGCAAATCCCAATCAGTGACTATTACGGTATTTTGTTCAATTCTAAACTGAACGCCAAATACTTGGCTCCCAAAATGGCTGAAGCGGCAATGGAATTTATTTCAGGCCAGGGTTACGATGGTATAGCTCAGTCTTTAGGTTTTAATCGTGATGGATTAATATACCAATTATTAAGGGAGACCTTCACTAACGAGGCAGCTAAATTGAATTTTAAAAAGAATTTAGAAAATTTCTTCCTATCGGTGTTTCAAGGATTTCCATCCACTAGTGCGACTGAATTTGAAAAAAGTTTGACTAGTTCTGAAAAATCCGCCTTAACGAGGCCTCTTCTTCAAACAGCCAAAGATAAAGGAATAAAGATGGATAAATCTGCTAGGGGAGAAGGAAATATTCTGACTAATTTCCTTACTAACATGCAGAATGCTAACCAGGCTAACTCTGCCCAAATTGCATCTTCCTCAACCACTTACAATCAAGGTCTAACTGCTCAGCAGTATGAAGATTTAATAAAATTCAGATCTTAAAAATATAACCCCGAATTTATGAACATTAACGACGTTGCCCAAAGAGAAATTTTAGATTTCAAACAGTTCAGAGGAAAGGTAATGGATGACACCTACAAACCTTTCGATCCTCAGAATCAGAAGGACTCTTATTCTAGAACAGGACTGCACCCCATCAAAAGGGAACCTGCTTATGATTTCGTAGGGTACGCGGACGCCATCTTTTCTCCTGACAAGGCTGGTATTGGCCTGCCTGGTTACAACGCAGGACAAAGCAGACAGTACATCAACGCTATCGGTGGTCCTGGTCTGGCACAAACCCCTGCTACTAACGAGTCTGAAAATCAGGAAATTGACGAACCTATAATTTTAGGTCTCAGAGATTTTAGAGGCTAGGTTTGATTCAAGCCCGAAATTTTTTTTCATTCTGACGTAAGACGAGCATGGAAAAAATTAGACTCGTTCACATTCTGACTGAATTAGATCACACAAGAGAAATAGCATCCGTAAATTCTCTATCGGTCTTGCCGAGTGTGGGAATAGAATACATTCAACAGGTAAATCAAAGATACACTGGTGACGATTGGAAGTTAGTTAAAGCTTTATCTCAAAATGAACATACCCGACACGGAGCAGGACATTATGGGGCTTTTCAATCTTTCAAGAAAGCCATTTTGGAAAATTTCACTCCTGATCTGGACGCCTTGATATTATGTGAGTGTGACTGCGTGCTTGAAGTATCCCCCGAGGCTTTCTTGATTAACGTTAAAAGAGGTTTAGAATTTTGTCAAACACACCAACTAAATTATTTTTCTTTGGGTGGGAGGTTTGCTTTAGGACATCTTCAATCTCCTATTTTAGAAACAGATCCCAGGTTCGAAGATTTTTACGTCACTAATAAAATTATTCTGGCCCATTGTATAGTCTTAACCCCAATAGGCCGAGAATTTTATTTGAATGTACTGCAGGGAGATTCTTGGGACAGTCCAGATCTATGGTTTTTTGAAATCAATTGGAAGCACGGCAATGATAGATTTGGTATTTCTTATGAGAGATCAGCCTTCCAGCATGAGGGACTTTCTCTCATTGATAACTGTTGGAAAGACTCACAATAACTCGAAATTTCTTTCGATCTCTTTTACGAAAAGATCTTTTGCAATTTTCAAGATACTAGACTCTGAACAAAAGTCGTCCAAAATTTCCATCACAGTCACTCTGGGTTTAGCTATGCTTCCGTTCGTCTCGAGTAGAATCTCATTAATGATGTATTCATAGGACAAAGAAAAATAGTTATTGTCCAGATCTATTTTCTTCATGATTACTGCCTCTTGGGAAGAAATCTTGGCCTTAGACCAAAAGTGACAAAAGATCTCGTCAGTTGACATGTTTCTGATAATCAAAATTCCGCTATTGACGGGATCTTTCTCTTTGTGAAAATTAAAGATCTTGATTTTATCTCTGATGTTATCCCAGAGAATAGATCCTATTTCCACATACCCATACAGGGATTCGAGAGCCTCGTTCACGATATGCAGGATCTGGTCTTTCTCGGTTGTTGTGTAATCCTCTCGATTGATCTCAGTCCAAATCTGATCTTGTCTGATCGATTTAACTGGAAGTTGTGGCTTCTCTTCCAGGAGCTGGCGAGCGAACTTGAGTTCACTTATCAAATCAAACACATTCTTGATAGCTGGATAGTAATCCTCCCTTTCTATATCTCTGTTAACTTGTTGGAGGAAATTCAGTAAAACGTATTGTTTGTGCTCAGTGTCAAAAGGTTTTGATAAAAACCAGGTAGATTCCAATAACTCCATAATTTATCTTTTTACTTCTGTTTATATATGCTGATTAAGATGAGAGTCTGATTTTCTCAGAGATATATAACTCAGATCCAAAAATTTACCAGAAAGTTATGAGAATCCAAGATTATGGAAGCTATAGTGTCCAGAAGAATAAAAATTTTACCTCTGAGTTTACATTTACCTCGCAGTTGGGTTTTCTCGAGGTGAAAGTTATCAACAGGCCGTCGGAGCTTCTTCAATACGATGATCTAGAATGTATTGTAGAATATGAAGCAGCGATTGAAAGAAAAAAAGAAGGGATCCAGGATCTAAATTTCAAGATTAATCTGATTGAGATGGAATTCAGAGTTGATGGCTATCCAGAGGACCCAGCAGAATATGATTTCGAAATTGTGCCTGGAGAAAATATAGATGCCAAACTAGTTAAAATTCAGAAAGAAGAAATACTTATCCCCTCTAACCCCTCTTTTCTACTCTTGGATATGGGCAAATCTATGAGACCAGCCGATTTTAAAATGACAGTGCACTTTGGAAAGAAAGACTAACAGGCTAATGCCTTTTTCTGAATACAATGAACTCTTCGAGTCCAATTCGGGCAGACGTCTGAATTTAGGCATAGTTGGACCTTTGGCCAATTGGTCTATGAAAATCCAGGCCTATCCAGAGCCTAATCATGGCATGATAGGTTATGCCATTCATGAAGACGAAATAGAATTTTCTTACAAGGATAAGAAGATGAAGGTTCCGAGCAAGTGCTGTCAGGTTAAGAAGAATAAAAATTCTTCCACTATCCATTTCCAGCCAGATCCCAGATGGATTGGTCGTTCGGAAAACATAGAACTTCTGTCTGAATTTGCAGACACTTATCTTGAAGAGAAGCTGGGTGCAACGGCCAGAGAAGATGATTTGGTAGCAGGTGATATAGGCTTGGTCTTAGATTGTTTACACTTGGGGGACAGAGTATCGGAGTGTATATTGAAAAGACCTGGCCACTATGAAATTGAGTTGGCTGATGGTTCTCTGGTGGAGGTGAAGAAAAATACAGATTCTTTTTTTGACGACCTTAAATTTTATAAAGACTCGAACAAAAAAGAGTGGGACCTAAGATTGAAGAATGGATCTGCCCATAAATCGATAGAATTCGTAACCCCCAAATGTCAATTAACAGAAACTGCAAAGACGTTTACCGAGCTTTTTGAAAAACCGATTGTTGCCTATTTGATTTCCGTCATGTCCGAAAAAACTGATTCAGACCTGGCTGATCTGGCCCTAAATGATCTGAAAAAAACCATTAGAAGACCTCCTAAAGGGGACCAAAGATCGGCAGAATACAGAGATCATCAGAGACGGATAGAAGACACTCTCCAGGCCTTAACACACTCTTTTGACTTGCCAGACCTCCAAAGGTTGATCCAAATTACCCGGAACTAGAGGTAGAAACTTTCCGTCAACCTTTTCTATAAGAAACTAATCAATGAAATTCTTTAACGATCTTTCATAAGGAAAGAATGAGCTGGATTAAATCTTTATTTCGAAAAAAAAACACTATGCAGGAGTCTGAATCACTTCAAGAGTTAGAGAAAACCTATCAAGACAAGGATTTTCAATGGCTAAAAGGAGATAATATGGGAACCATAGAAAGGTACAAAGGTATCGTTTTAGACCCATCTCAAAATAAAACTTTCATTAATTTTCAATCTGGAGGACGCATCGACGTTCAGCTCGTAAGAGAATTTATGGACATTTTTCCGACTCAAAGAGTCGCTATCCAGGAAAATACCGCTCCTAAGATTCCTCAGATAGCATCTCCGGCAGTGGCTGAAAATCCAAATTCTTCCGGCAAAAACAAAAATGTAGTAACCCAGGTCAACCTGGAAAATTCACCGATATATACCTTGCTTCAGAAGCAAAAGCCCAATTGGGTAAATGTAAATATAAGCTTAAAATTGAATTTACCAACCAAAACCCTCTATAACGTGCTATCTTCTTCTTTTGAGGATGCCGAAAAGGAAGTGGTAAATTTTGTGATTGAGGGATTGGAAATAGATGACATTAAGCAGGCTCTGGCTGATTCTATTTTGTCTTATTACGACAAGAAAAAAGGACCAACCTTGAATGAAAAAACGTATCAAGAAATCAATGACGGAGAATAAAATTTTAGGAGAAACAGAATTCTTTCAATTTGTAGAAAGAGATTCCATGGCTGGACTGGTTCCCAAGTTCATGAATGTGGTGATCATGCCCTTTTTGTCAGACCCCCAGGGTTTGCCCATGTCGGTAGGAGTAATTGTTGAAAAAAACCCTTTCAGAGAAGGTAATACAACCATGTGTCTGATTACTGGTAGTTCGGACGAAGCAGATCCTGATCTTTTGAGCACTGCCAAAAGAGAACTTAAAGAAGAGAGTGGTTTTGATGTGTCCGATAACGAGAGATGGTACTATCTGGGATCTGTTACTTCTTCCAAATTCGTAGACCATGAGCAGCCTTGTTTTGCAGTGGATGTGACAGAGATTACTAGAGGTAATCCCGAGCCCGACGGCAGCGAAAAGGAAGCTCAAATGGATTTTAAATTTATTTCTGCGAACGAGGTTGTCAAGGCCAAAGATATTTTCATTCCTGGCTTATTTTTAAAACTATTCAAGTACGTTTTAGGATTTGACATTCAGGACAAATCCACTAAACTAGATCTAAGTTCTCCAAAAGGTTATAAATTTTCAATTTGATATGAGTATTTCTAGAAAAGAAAGAAGGAAAGCCGCTCGTTCTTTAGGCTTGTTAAAGAATAAAGGGGACATAAATAGTTTCAGAGAAAGAGTTAGAAGATCTAACAATTTCGGCAATCAAATGCACATTTTACATTTAGAGAGAATGAGAAATCAAGAGTTGACAGCAGCATCTTCTTCCGAAGCTATAAGTGAGGAATCTGAAATTTTAGGACTGGCAAACTTTTCGAATCAGTCCCTTGAAAATATGAAATTTGATTTTCAAAACACAGATTACCTAACAAATTATGAAATATCTGCTTCTGCTTCAGAACCAGAATTGGAAAAAAAATAAAAATTAAGTTGGCCAGAGTTAAGTTTTTCCTGACCACCTATTCAGCCAAAGAAATAAAAAAAAAATTTGACTTTGAGCTGGATTTTCATGTTGTTGACATTCTGAAAATTGTCAGGGACTTGGGTTACAGTGTTAACTCTCTGTCTCAAGAATCCGAATTTATCATCAACCACGAAATTCAGAAGAAAATACTTCAAGGAATATATACAGACAGTATAAGTTATGTCCTGATTGTTCATAAAGAAATTAGTGAAATTTTTATCGACAATCTAATTGAATTTTTGAACGGAATTGATCAAGATATAACATACACGATAGAATTGATTTAAAAAAATTCTTTTGGTGAATGTCTGGTTCTACCACTCTTAATTTTACTCCTACCGCTGCCCAAACCCCGGGTAACACTCAATCTTTTTCAGCCACCCCTGGCTTTGTCAGACCTTATCCCTTTGGATCTGAAGAGTGGAGATATAAAAGTCTAGCTGCCGATGTTACCTCTAGATTTTCCAATCTAGGTTCGGTTGTTCCTGAGAAAGGGCCGACTGCTAGATCTCTATTTGCCCATGCAGCTAAATATGGTGCAACTTATGGCAAGTACAACCAGTTTCTTTTCTACTCTTTTAGTAACAACTCGAACGACTTCAGAGCGGAATATTACCAATCCGAAACTGCCCAGTTCAATCCTAGAATTTCTTCCTTAGAATCTAAAAATCCTTCTGCCGGAGCTTTGGTGAAGGCAACTCAGCAGTTTATTTTTCAAAAAACACCAAACGATAAGAACGACAGCGGGCCTGCTGATAATACTGTTGCCCCTTCCCCCATCGTGGGAGGAGTAGCGGCTCCTTATTTTTGGAGTGATTTTCTGTATTGTAAATACTACGGAACCATTCCCAACAACTACATGATCACTCTTCGCAGATATCCTGCTCCTATGCGGGACAATCTGGATATTCCCAGTCAATTAAAAGAATCTTCAATGTATGAAAAAGGAGTAGGAAGGCCCGTTGCCCAGGCGGTAACCTGGTGGGGTGGACAGACTGGAAACTCTTTAAATTCTATTATTTCATTTTCTACAGGTTTAAATTGGGATTCAAAAACACAAGAAGAGATCTCAGACAACAAAGGATTCGATCAAGGTTTCTTCAAAACTGTGGTTGGAAGAGCTTTGGGCTCAGTTGCCGAGGGGGTAGCTGGAGATTTAGGACTTAATCTAGTGTCGGGGTTGGGCGATCTTTTAAACGTCATAGCCGCTTCTTCAGAGGGAGGAAATCAGCAGATAACTATGGCGAAAATTAACGCAGGCCTAAGAGATAAGTTTACGTCTGCCAATGGTCCTTTATCCGATTTTATTTTTACCCCTGTTGATACGGTCGATAAGACTTATTTCAGGGACAGGGGCTTGTCTTTTTCTGGCGGAGAGTATGGAGGAATTACCCTGAAATTTCACTATGAGCTTACCTCCCTCGGTCAAGTCAATACAAAAGCAGCGATGGTAGATATAATCGGCAACCTGCTGGCTTTGGGTACCAATTATGGAAATTTTTTGACCCCTGATGTCAGATACGACAACACCTTCCCCGCCATTGGGTTTCCGGGAGGTGATGAAGGTTTAAGAAACTTTTATTCGGATCCTTTAAATTGGACTAAAACGGCTCTGAAATATTTAGCGGATCCCAATGGAACTACCATGTCGGATCCCGAAAACCCTCTGGTTCAGCAATTTAAAAATTTTTCTAATCAGTTAGAGGGACAAGTGCAGCAATTGGCTTCCGCTTTGACCCAAACTTCCGGTGGAAATACGTTAGAAAATTTAAAGAAACAAGTAGACGGGCCTTTGGGTAATGTGCTGGCTTTTGCCTTGTCCGAAGACTTAATCGAAAAGATTCAGGTTCCTCTATCTCTTAAAACAGGTGCTCCTGTCGGAGAGTGGCATTTGGTAGTGGGTAATCCTATGAATCCTATCGCCATGATAGGAAACCTCATTTGTTCTAACGTGACCATAGATTTTGGTGAAGTTTTAGGTCCTGATGATTTTCCAACCGAAATTACTGCTACCTTTGAACTTGACCACGGAAGAGATCGAGATAGGGGAGAAATTGAATCTATGTTCAACAGAGGGGACGGGAGATTGTATCAATCAACCCTGCCCACATACGCCAGTACTCAGTCTCTGGCCAGTCAGTCTAATGTTCTGGGTGAAAACATTCCTGTTTCCAATACGGATCCAACCCAGGCAAATCCCTTCCAATTAGTTTCTGGAACCAATAGTGGGGGCCAACAAAATCCTGCTACTTTCAATGTTATCCCCCCAGTTTTACAGCCTCGTTAATAAAAAAATGAACTCATAAAAACAGATGTTAAATATAGATACTCTTGAAAGAAATAAAAGTATTTTCAATCCCAATAAAGATCTGCAAAATAACGGGATAGGAATTTGGGATCTAACCTCAAGTTCTATGGATTTCACCAACATCAATTTGAAGTTGGAAAGATACTACACTTTGAGGGAAGAGTATCAAATGAGACCTGATCTATTGGCCTTGCAGGCCTACGGAAATTTAGCTTACACTGGTTCTTTGATGAAGGTTAATTTCATTTCGAATCCTTTTGCCATGCAGGAGGGCGATTTAATCGTGGTGCCGGTTGTAGATCAGATTGAAGCGACTTTTAATCTGAAACAAGCCACAATTCTCAAAGGCAACACTTCGGATAACCCCAACCAAAATTTCAGAGATGCTCAAGAACAAAAAAAATTCAGAATTTCTAATTCCAGACAGCAGTTTTTAGAAAAAAGAAATGTCCCCAAGAATCCTCCAGCCCAGATTTTACCATCTAACATAGCCCAGGCTGAAGAAAGGCAGACAGTGAGAACCAATGTTGTGATTGGCTTAGCTCCTGACGTCAGCAATTCTTTGCCCAATCCTGCTGGTAATCCGAATTAGGACTAAAATCTTATGGCATCAGAATCTATTGTAATTAATAATTTCGCCCGACCCAGTCTGACCCTGGATGAGCTGGCTGTCCCCAATAGAAGTTCTCCGCCCAACGAGAATGTTTCTATCTTAATGGACACTGACGAGAAATCTTTTGGAGGCTATCAGCCAGTTGTATTCATCAATGGTTCTTATGTAGAAAAATTTATTGAATCTTTTGAATTAGACATGACTGGATTCATGCCTGTTTTAAGGTTCAAGTTTACTATGGAGGATCCCCTTTTTATTTCAGTAAACTACCCTAAAGACGGTGACGTTGTTTCTGTTTACCTGAGAAGCTGGGTTTCTGTGTACAAGCCTTTGAGAATGGATTTCAATGTGTTAAAAGTTCAATCTAGCCCTTCGGCCACTTATGAAGGTGAAGGAATGACTTTCCAAGTTTTAGGAGAGACCAGAATTCCCAGGCTCTACAATGAGGTCTCTAAGGCTTTTAGAGGTAAAACATCCTATGAAACCCTTTTCGACGTGTCCCAAGAACTGGACCTAGGATTCTCGAGCAACGAAGCAGAGGTAACAGACGGAATGACTTGGATTTGTCCTAATATGTCCTACTACGATTTTATTCAAGAAGTTGTGAGCAGGTCATATAAGGACGACAGAAGTTTCTTTTTCTCTTTTATTGATTGTTACTACAACCTGAATTTCATCAATCTCAACAACCAATTGACTGCTGATGATCCTCTTCAAACGGCTATGGTCATTCGAGGAATGGGCTCTAGAGAAACTGACGACACCTCTTTTCCAGGAACTGAATTGGTTGAATACGAGCTCCCTTTATTTCTCAACAACCAAAAAGGAAACAACGATTTGCCCTTTTTTATTACTGGCTACACCCTATTGTCGGATGCCGGCAACATTGCAAACAGAACTGGTTACGTCCAGGAAGTACAATTTTGGGACGAGGGTTTAGAAGCCGAAGACCAGTTGGAGAAATACATTAAATACACCATTGAGAGTATCACAACTGAGAATGTGGGTGAAAACATGATTCTCCAAAAAGGAAGACCGAAAGAAAAAGATTATCAGAGGGAATACCGCAAAAACTGGTACGGGGTTCTGAATAATTTTGAGGACGGTGGGGTGCATCAAAATTTCATCCAGGCTCTAGCCCAAAACACCCTGAATCTAGAGGATGTAAGTAAGTTTGTGCTCCAGGTAAGGACTGTTTCTTACTATCCAGGGTTTTACAGAGGTATGGTGCTGCCGGTCGGCATCTACGTTAACAAGCAAGGTCTCAGGAAAGAAAATGTAGGGGTAAACGAAAATCAAAATCCAGAGCAATCAATCAATCCCGTTTTAGACACTTTTCTCTCTGGTGTTTATGTGCTAATCGGATTCCAGGTCAAATATGATCCTATCAATGGACTTTATATGCACTTGAATTTAACCAAGAGGGAATGGACACTAAACAGTGCTGGCCAGTTCCCGAAATTTTTTCCAATCAATTTCATTTCGGGATAAATACAATAAGAAGAACTTACGATGGGTATTCAGGCAACAGATAGAGACAGGACCCTTTTTCTGAAAGGGTTTAAACTTTCAGATCAAGGAAAAAACGAAGACCCTACCTATTTAGGTTTTAAATTCGTTTTTGACTTTGGCACCTTGCCCGTCGATCCCACCTACGGTTGGGCCCCGAGTCCTTTGCTCAGAAAAAATAGCTACACCTCCGGTAACGGAGCCTCTTTCGCCTCGGGTCTGGAAAATCCATTTGGCCAACCTCAATATGATTTTGGGGGATCTGGAGGACCAATTTATTATTCTGCCTATGAATATTTGCTGCAAAGAGAAGCTAATTTTGGTCCTTCAAACAGATTAAAAAGGGCTAATGCCTTACTGCAGTTTCAAGGTTTGTTGAACACTATTAACACAAATTCACCTTGGTTTTTTCAGTCTATCACAGGGTTAGATTCCCTGAGCCAAGTCCCTATTTCTGGTTTTCAAACGGAAGAAGGATTTGATGATTTTAACACTCAAAGGACAGCAGGAAAAAAAATCGAGGTAACCTGTTTGGAATCCATCAACCTGAGAATTTCAGCTCTGGCCAATTTGTACAACCAGGCAGTTTTTGATGCCGATAATATGAGATGGCTGGTACCTCGCAATTTGCGTAAATTCACGATGTGGATTTTTGTGACCGAAATCCGGAATTTCTTTAAGACCTCTCGATTGACCGGCTCCTCTACGGTTTTAGCCACTCTTGATAATTTGAGTAACGTGCTGACAACCGATAGAAATCCAGGTTCTAACATTAAGACTACAGATTTACCTGGCAACTATTCAGTGAACGGAATTGACTTTCAGCCCATAGAAAACATCTCAGGTAATCCTGGTAATTCTTTCACCAGTTTTGTATCAAATGTTTTTGGTCAATCGGGTTTACAAAATGATGTAGCTGCTTTTAGAAATCAGCAAGACCAAAGTGGTATTAAACCGGTTTTAGTTTACGAGTGTCAACAGTGTGAATTCGACTTTAGTAACAGTACTCCTTTAAAATCTTCGGTGGATATGGGAAGTAGCAGCGCCGAACCGGAAGGACAGAGTTTTACTATCCATATTGGTAAAGTAAGAACCAAGAATCAATATCCTAACATCAGACAAGATAAAAAACCTTTGATTCTGGCAGACGGTGCGACTCAGGATCGTTCCTCTGTCGAAATCAGCGATGATTCCCTCTCTGTAGAAGCTATTGCCTCTCTGGGGAATGAGTTGATTACCAATTTTACTTCGGCGGCTGTCAATGATTTAATCAATGAAGGAATCAATCAGTTCGTTTCCCCAGCCTTAGGTGGGATTAGTCAGGGATTACTAGGAAACATTTATTCATTCAATCCTTCGGAACTCGGTCGTCTGTTCGGCACAAACGGGTTTACCTTTAACGGGGCCCAAGATTTTCTAAATGGAGCGGCAGACGTGGGCATCGATAACATTTTCAAAGGAGACTTACCAAATCCCCAGAAATTAGGTCTAGGTGGACCTCCCCAGAGGGTTTATCCTCCTCTGTCTCCACCTGAGGACGTTTATCCTAGAGTGCCCGGAACTGATCAGGGGGTTCCCGATAGAGTCTATCCAGCCCCGGGTGGGGATGTTTATTCAAACGTACCTGGAGCAGATCTAGGGGTTCCCGGCAGAGTTTACCCAGCCCCGGGTGGAGATGTTTATTCAAACGTACCTGGAGCAGATCTAGGAGTTCCAGATAGAGTCTATCCAGCCCCGGGTGGAGATGTTTATTCAAACGTACCTGGAGCAGATCTAGGGGTTCCCGGCAGAGTTTATCCAGCCCCGGGTGGAGATGTTTATTCAAACGTACCTGGAGCAGATCTAGGAGTTCCAGATAGAGTCTATCCAGCCCCGGGTGGAGATGCTTATTCAAACGTACCCGGAGCAGATCTAGGAGTTCCAGATAGAGTCTATCCAGCCCCGGGTGGTGATGTCTATCAAGATGTACCTGGAGCAGATCTAGGAGTTCCCGATCGGGTTTACCCAGCCCCGGGTGGTGATGTCTATCAAGATGTACCTGGAGCAGATCTAGGAGTTCCAGATAGAGTCTATCCAGTCCCGGATGGTGATGTCTATCAAGATGTACCTGGATCAGATCTAGGAGTCCCCGATCGGGTTTATTCTGCCCCTGCTATCAATGTCTATGAAGACCAAATAAATCCCAGTTCACTACAGCCGGAGAGGATTTATCAGCAAGAACTCCTACAAAACATTGCAGGGGAATTAAGATCTCCTGAAAATTCTTTTTCTCAACCACCAAGTCCGGTTTACGAATCCCCCAGATTTCAAACCCCCGTCGGAAATTTAGGTCAAATTTATCCCGTAACAGTTGGGGATTTTATCGTAGAACCCCCTCTAAATCTAGGGAACAATAAACCGGAGAACAAGTTTAATATTAGTTTAGGAACTTTTAATCCTCCACAGGAAGAAGTTGAACCTTAAAACCTTGAGTAATCACACATGGCAAACCCCCGACTTTATTTAGGCCAGATAGTAGATATTGACGACCCTAGAAAATCTGGTCGAGCCCGAATCAGGGTTTTTGGATTATTTGATGGCTTGGAGCATGAAGATATACCCTGGGCAAGTCAGATAAGCGGGGTTTCTTTTGGCAGGGGAGGAGCTGGAACCATCTCCATCCCAAAATTGGGATCTATAGTGGTAGTTCAGTTCGATGGTCAAAATTATTACAAGATGAATTACTACGGGGAGAAGGACTATGCCCAAGACATGCTGGACGAGATAGCAGATTCCTACGAGGGAGCACAGGTCATCATGTATGACACCGAGGCTGAGCCTGGATCTTTAACCCTATTTTACACCAAAAAGAAAGGAGCTGTTTTCTCTTTGGGTGATGCCAAAATTCAATTTGATACTCAGGATGGGGGCCAGCTTAGAGTAATTATCGAAATGGGTGGAGATCAAATTAGAATGGAGAATAACAAGGTGATCGTCAACTCCAATAATATTGAGCTGGGTGAAGCTGCGGCTCAGGCTCTCATTAAAGGTAACACTTTCCAAGCCTACTTTAATTCACACACCCATATTGGCAATCTGGGCGCTCCAACTTCTCCTCCCGTAGTACCTTCTACTCCAGATCATCTATCCACAGTTTCTAAAACAAGATAAAAATGTCAGCTCTTCCAGATAGGATTTTATCTCCAGAGCAAGTTCAGCAGATCGTCGAAAAATCGCTGGAGACCTTCTCGAAAATAACAGGTCAAGATAACTTGAAAAGTTCTTCTCCTCAATTTTTAGGAATTGGGGTTTTGGTTTTTTTAGAAATTAAAACTTTTGAAAGAACCCTGGCCCTATTATTGTCTCCTCTGATTCTGGGCAATAAAATAGTTTCAGAAGCTTTAACCTTAGCTAGACCTCTTAGATTTATCAGAGAAAATTTGGGTCAAGTTCAAGAGATAATACAAAATCCGATTCAATTTGTCCTAGATGAAGGTATCAACGATAATTTGAAAGATTTTCCCTTTCCGTTATATCTGTGGTGGAAAAAATCAGGTTCCCCTAACATCGAACTTTTAAATGGATTGATAGAAGAAAACTCAGAGCCCTCCGCATTACCAGAGAGTGAATTCAATTACACTTTGATAACAGGGGATTTTGAAAACCCAGCTCCTGGGTTTATAACTTCGTCGGATCCCGACCCTGCTAATCTAACCTCGGTCAAGATCAGTTCTACTAGTATAAATCCAGATGAAAATCCACCTTTGAGTTTTCTACAGCCTGGGGACATCATTTCAATCGATGCTATAGGTTTTCAAACGGCCTATTCTGTCTCTGCCATCGAAGAACAACCCGGCTATTCTCTCTTGCTCCTGCAGAGGGTTGCCTCAAACTCTCAAGATCTTCCGGCCACAGACAGAACTGTTTATTCCCCCAATACTCAAAGCTCCTCGATTCGGATCAATCGCAGAATTTCTTTTCGTAGATTTTTAACACCCGAAGGCACCATTATTGTTCCTTTCAGTGAACTTGGAATTTTGTTTCCTCTGGTCAGAGACATCTCCCTTGAGATTGGAAATTTCGATAAACTGTCTCCGGACAACCCTTCCCGTCTTTTGATCGATTTTTTTGAAACCAGAAGTGGTTTAGATTTCAATAAGGTACTTCTAGATATGTCCAAGGGAATTTACCCGGAGATAGATTTGGAGGCTTTACAGAATGGAGACGAGCTTGAATTTTATAAACAGCAACTCGTCTCTGTGGTTAAATTAGTGGATCTAGGCATTCAGAATCCTTTTTTCTTGGTCAAAATCATTCTAAATTATTTTGTACTTCTTGCGTTACCTTTCAAGGCCTTAGTTGGAGCCATGTCCCTAGTTGGGCAGAAAATTTTGAACCCTGTTGCTCTTATTCAATTTGTCTTCGAAAATTTGGCCGACCCTGGAAAATTTTTCTGCAAAATTCTAGGTCAGTCTTTTATTGATTTTCTTCAGCCCTTGATCGAGCCACAGATTCCTGCTGATATCGGGTGGAAAAATTTAGTTCAAGACCCCAATGATTCCAACAAAGGTTTTCTACCTCTTTTTACTGATCTGGTGTGTGGTGACTATCAGAGAAAATTATCTCAATATCAGCCCAATGAAGCTTTTTTTGCCCAACAGGGAGCTACGCCAACGTCTCCTGAACCCAATCCAAGTATTCAATTGGATTACACCAAGACCGATGATTTTATTCCTTCGGCTGGAGAAATTTCATACGGGGCTTCATCCTTAGCTGAAGTTACGACTTTCAGGGTCAGTACTTCCACTTCAAACGTGGATTCAAGTACTGCATATTTGCTTTCCTTAAAACCAGGGGATCAATTTTATCTGTCCACTTCGGAGGGTTTCCAGTATTATAGGCTGCAAAATAGAACTCTGGTCTCCGGGGAGCAAGCAACTTTCTTTGAACTGAACGTTACCCCAATTTCAGAATCTGTTGTTCTGGAACAAAGATTAGCGGGTTTTAGAAGCACTGTCGCTCCAACGGGGATAAGTTCAGAACTTCAGGCTTCTTTAAACATCGATAACCCGGATCGAGAATTTTTGTTTATTATAGAAAATTATCTTCCGCCTAGAGCTATTTTTATCTGGGATGGGATTAAAGGAGTCCTAAGTTTGGCCATAGGGCTGGCAAATACCTCTCCGGCCTTAATCCGAACCATCCTGTCTGAACTTATCAAATCATCAGGATCTGAACAAATCTCTAGTCCTACGAACGTTTCTGCTTCTCTGGTTGCCTCTTTGATCAACACCAATAGGTTGAATGATAGAGGGAATTATGAATCGAACGAGGACCGAGATGCGGCCCGAGAATTTCTTTATGAGTTAGTCGTCCAGAATGGTCCTGACGTTGGTGGATTCATCCAAAGGTATTTTTCTGATTTGCAACAGTCCAGAACAGAGGAGGGTTTACCAACTGTTGTTTATAAATCCGAGTTAACTCCACCTCAGGCCAATGAACTTTTAAAGTCCACGTATTCTCTGTCTCAATTGGGAGAACACATCGAGGTTTTGACCCGAATTCTGTATGAATTAACTCCCTATGATAGACCTGGAGATCTCATTCCTAAATCAACTCCTTTACCGACTGTTTATGCTGTATCTGACCAGGGACTGAGGTATGTTCTGGCAGAAGGGAGTCTTTGGAGAGCCTTTGAAATCTGGAATTTACTGACAGCAGGAGTGCTTGATCAAACAGAGAACAGAGTTCAGGTGGGCGCTTTCAGACAAGCCGTCCTAAATAATCTGAAATTTATCAATGAAGTTCTGCTGCCCAAGATTTTTGAAGTTGAGAGTTAATTTTCATTGAGGATATATAGAGCGTCATTTTAAACTCTTATCTAATGAATTCTATTTTCGAACTCAAAAAAATCGAAGTTCCATTTTTTGACTGGTCCATTCCCAATAAATTCAAGGTGAACCAGAAATTAAAAACACACAAAGACTGTAAGGTCTATTGTCATGCCCCTTATGCCGAAGAGCTTTATCGACACATGATGGGTTCTGTCTCGGGGGTCAATGCAGGAAAAGACCTCGTCCCTGGCAATCTTTACGAATGCCGTGTTTTCTTAGTAACTGAAACCCACGCCTTGGCTCAGACCAGGGCAGGTCAAACCGTGTATATCGATCTTAAGAAGGAGGACAAAGATGCCCACAGATTGGGTATCTCGGGTATTGATTTTACCGTGGGTACCGACATTCAAGCCACCGTACGTCAAATTGGCCCCTCTTACTACGGCTCTGTGGTAGAAAGCTACATCCAAGGTCTCAAGGCAGAGTTTTTCGATCAAATCAAGAAAGAGAGTATTGCCTACGAGGCCAAAGTTGAATCTGTCAATAAAGGAGGTTACATCGTTGATGTAAACGGTATTAAGTGTTTTCTGCCTGGGTCTTTAGCTGCTGCTAACAAGATCACCGACTTCGATGCCTACATCGGAAAAACTTTTCACGTCATGATCGATGGCTATGTTCAAGAAAAGGACATATTTGTTGTTTCTTACAAAAAATACATTCAAAAGATCATGGATCAAAAGATCCAAGAACTAGATCTGATGAAAAAATATAAGGGGCACGTCACTGGTACTTCGGCCTTTGGAGTCTTTGTTGAGTGGGAAGAAATCTACACGGGATTGATTCATAAAACAGAATTCGAGAATCAGATTGTGATAGGGTTTAAACCAGGAGACGAGATAGAGTTTTACATCAAAGAAATCAAGGATGACAATAAGGTTACCTTGACTTTTGGAGAACCTATTGAAAAAACCAAAAAAGTTTACGAGCTCAAAAAGAATGTTGACGAGGGAGTGGCCGAAGTTATCACCGCCTTGGTCAAATACCGCAGAAAGAACGGAGCCTTGATAGAATTAGTACAAGAAGGTTTATTGGCTATGATTCCTCAGGACAAACTGGGAAAAGAGAGCAAAAACATGAAGACCGGAGATGAAATTCAAGTTAAGGTTTATGCCGTTGATCCTGTGATGAATAAAATTTACGCCATGCCAGCCTAATGAATTCGCACTTCCAGAAGGCCCAGGCTCTAACCTCGGTCGTTTTAGGTTTTGAATTTGAGTTTTACTCCGAGATGACTCGGGGAAGAATAGTTGAATCACTGTCGAAGGAGCTGGGCAAAAAAGTTCAGCTCTCTTCTAAATATCATTCTAAAATACCGGTTACTTCCTCGAGTTTTAAATTGGAACCCGATTATTCAGGAGGTAATAACATGAACGAATTGATCACAGGTCCCTTGCCCTATTCAGAAGCTATTCCCATTTTAATCAAGACCCTCAGATGGATAGACGCCCATGGCTGGACCACAGATAAATGTGCCTTTCAGTTCTCTATCAGTTTTGACCCTCGAAACAGAGCCCTGGAAAAAATTGAAAAACTAGATAGACTGAAATTCATCCTGGGGATTGATGAGGGAGTCATCTATTCTCAATTCGGCAATCGGACTGGCAATGTTTATGCCAAATCAATCAAAAAAATCGTGCCCAGAAATAGGTTTTCTATTTTAGAGAACATTTCTAGCATAGATCCCAAACTCTTTAAAACCCCCGATGAAAAATATTACGGAGCTAATTTTTCCAAACTGCCCAAAGGCTACTTGGAAATCAGATATCTAGGAGGCACGGACTACGAAAAGAAAATCCCGGCCATCCGAGAAGTTGTCGATTACGTGTCACTATTTCTCCATGACATCTTGTCTGGCAAAAGAGGATACACTCGTCAGGATCTGGAAAAACTCCAGGAGATGATGAGACAACACACAAAGGTGGTCAAAAGCTTTTCTAATCCAGATTCTTTCTTCTCCAATTTTCCGGATTTTCACGTCCTGATCGATCTCAAGGGCTACGAGGAAAACGTTAAAACCTACTGGTCCCACATCAGAGAGAAGATTTTTGATCTCATCGTAGAAGGAGGAGTGACCTCTTGTTTCTTTAATTACGACACCTCCATCGGTCGATTTCAGATTAAGGATGCCAAGAGCAGGAATGGATTGATTATCAAAGATCTGGACATCTTCGACTCCTCCTTTAAAAATGCGAAACTTGAAAATTGCAAAATTTACAGCTGTCAAATCAAGGACGCAGAGCTGCATAACTGCGAGTTGATGACCAGCTCTAAGATCAAAGATTCTAAATTTCAGAATTCTATTGCCAACTACGGCAACCTCTTGGAGGATTGCTACATCGACTGTCCCGGTCAAAACATCGACTGCCAGATCAAAGGAGGTATTCTCAGAAATGGTGATCTGGGCAGAAATGCTCTGGTGAGTGAGCAGACCCAGAAGGTGAAGGATTTCAACGACATCAGAAATAATCGCTTTATTACCGATTCCAGGCTCAAAAATCTGAACGATCCGGTGAAGAAAATCAGATTCAAAAATATCAACTACTGACATGACTCTAGAAGAACTAATTCAGGAAATCAAGGACGATTTATCGGTCAGTTGCTCTCTGCCCTACAACCTTAACGACCAGGAGATTCAAAGGATTATCAGAAGAGCCAAAGCTTGGATGTATGATAATTACCAGTATGCGGTGGAGAAAAGGTACTTCGTGCTCGGGGGAGCTTTCTTTCAAACTCCCCAGTTTAGAAACACTAGACAGGTTCAGTTGCCTGATAAAATAGTGACAGTTTTTGACGTCAGAGAAACCAACGGCAACGGTATCTCAGGCAATCCAGATAAAGATTTCGGGGATTCTAAATTGATTGGCTCCGAGTTGCTGCTGTCCCCCTTTACTGGGGACAATCTGGTCTACAGAACTGTCATGTATTCTTATTTTGACTTGGCTCGGGCTTATCTATTACCGACTTACGCCTTTAACTGGAATAAGAACACCAAGAAATTGACAATTTTAGGCAGGGACCCGGTCAGGGGAAATAATAGTTCTTCACCCCAGAGTAACGCCGGCTATAACCTGACTCAGGCGGTAGTGGTAAGCTGCTTCGTGGCCATCGAAGACTACGAACTTTTTTCCGACGAACTATTTATCAGATATTGCCGAGCCCAAGCCAAAAATTCTCTGGTCAAACTTCTGAGCGCCTTTGACTATAACCTGCCGGGGGGAGTTAGAGTTAACACTCAAGCTCTGTCTGCTGAAGCTCAAGCAGAGATGACTGAGGTGATGGCAATGATAAATGGGGAAAATTCGACGAGTTATTTTTTGCAATGGAGTTAACTTATTAATAGGTATTTAACATATATGTCAATCGAGTTTTGGATCTATGACGAAAAGGGCAACAAATCTGTGAAATAGAACACATCCTTTTTTCCTCCTAATTCAATCGGGATATATAAGGGGAATTCTTCCCCATGATAGAAATTTACAACAGAGATCCCGAAGACCCTAACTACAAGTCAGATGTTCTGGAAATTACAGATCCGATTGAGATCTGTATTGGTCAGCTAAAAATGATGCTGCTGACCAACAAGGGAGAGGTGCTAGGAGATCCTTCTTTTGGATTGGGCTTGGAAGAATTGGTCTTCACAATGGGTCTTTCTCAGAAGACCTTGACCGATGAAATAGATCGGCACATCCGTAATTACGTGCCCCTTTTCAACCAGTTGGGGGGATATTTTACCGTTGATTTTTACCTGGGGACTGCAAGAGACATAGTTTTTCTGAATTTTTTCATTCCCAGTTATGGTGGCAAGAGTCCATTGGTAACTCTAAAAGTAACTTAAAACAAAAATGGCAAGCAATATATTTCAGAAGAACAATATTCTTATTCGGGGTCTGTTAAACGACACGTACAATTTTCTCCAGTTGACCTACAGTCAAACCCGAAACGTTTTCACGGTTGCCTCTGCCTGGGGTCAAATCCTTTTCGTGTTAGAAAACATCTCCCAACTGATCCTGTACTTTATCGAGGACTCTATCACCGAGTTGAACATCTATCAGGCAACGAGGGATTATTCCGTCAAAAGTTTGGCCCGGATAGCAGGATACGATCCGGCTAGAGGTATGGCAGCACAGGGAGAAGTAGCTGTTTCCTGGAATCTAAAAGGGACTGATGTGGGAGGAGCGGCAGTTCTTTTATCAGGTCGTCCTAGAATCCAGTGTGAGCAGAACGGACAGATCTACACCCTGATCCTCAATGGGCCTTCAGTCAAGGTTCCCCTGTCTAGAGGTTCTACTTTTGCCTTTAAAATTGTCCAGGGTTCCTTTATCACCAACACTTTCACGGGAACCGGAGCCGCCCTGCAAAGTTACAATATCTATTCTAAATCGGGCACTTTAATCGACCAGTTTTACGTGGACGTTTTTGTCAACGATGTGCCCTGGAAGAAATATTTCTCTCTGTACGATATTCCTTTAAATGGCAGGGGATTTCTTTGTCGGTCTGGCATCACCGAGGGGATAGACATTTACTTCGGGAACGGCAACTTCGGGCAGCCTCCTTTAAGGGGTAGTTTGATTCGGGTCGAATTTTTGCAAACCTCTGGTTTTACCGGCAATATTAAATCGAGACGAGATCTGCAATTGACTTATAGATTTTTGGACTCTGGAACGGATCTCTTCGGGAGAGAAGTTAATCTGAATGATTATCTGACCATAGCAGGAGTTATCGATCCCTCTTTCGGTTCTGATCCAGAACCGGTGGCTTTAACTCGCCTGGTAGCTCCTAAAACCTCGAGAGCTTTCGTGTTTGCCAATGCAGAAAATTACGAGATCTACCTGCAAAGATTCAACCTCTTTTCCCAAATTCAGGCTTTCAGCACCTTCGGAGATCAGTTTTTGGACGATGACAATGTGGTGTACCTTTTTCTGATCCCGAATGTGACTGTGGATTTGCTACTGGGACAAGACTATTTCGATGTGCCTGCCGAAAATTTTGTGCTGAGTCAATCCCAAAAACTAAGGATTCTCAATTTACTGGAGGACTCGGGTCAAATGCTGGCCACAACTGTTGTGAAGATTCTGGATCCTCAAATTCAAAACTTTGTTGGCAACCTGATTTTATCGATCTTTGAGGGTTATGATCCAGAGATCATTCAGGACAAATGTAGAACTGCTATCTCGGAATACTTCTTGAATCTGAAGAGAAGAGACAGAATTCCCAAATCTGACATTATTGCCATTGTGGAAGGGATTGAAGGGGTTGACTCTGTTTCTTTCTACTTCGTAGGGCAGGCCAACGAGGAGTACCATGCCTCGGTTGATAATTTACCAAATGTTTCCACTGCCCAATTAAATCGGTTAATAGGTCTAGATGTTTATGGAGACATTATTATCAATTCAGGAGAACTGATCCTGATGAGGGGTGGGTGGACAGATCGCTACGGCACGACTTATGAGGTTGGCATTGTTCCGGGTAAGCCCTCTGCCCTGAATATAAACATCTCCTCGATCAATCCTAGAAATTTATCAAATCAGCTCAATTCAGAAGAGAGAGCTAGAATTATAGCCCAAAATAGATAAAATGGCTCAAGACTTTTCCCCCTATTTTCCTCGGGACTCTGTTGAATCCTATACCCAGAGCGGATTGAAATTTAAATCCACTACTCCCTCTTTTGAAACAACCACCGATCTGTACCTTTCTCCTCTGAAAGCTCAGGAAAGGTCCTACAATCTAGGATGCAGTGGTTATAGAACAGCTATCACAAATTCGGTAGGACAAGTTCAGTACGCTCCTTGCACCAGCTTCTCCGAGTATCAGACTATCATGAACCAAATGACAACGGTCAACAAGGCCCGAAGATGGTACGAGTTTGATCCACTGGAAACAATCAACGGGATTGAATCCTCGATCAATGATATCACCTACGAAGGATTTAACTACAAAGAACAGCTGTTTGAAAGAACCATGTCGAACGTACTGTTTAAAGATCCCACCAAAAATTTGATTCTAAATTATTTTCAACGGGTTGTTTTTGCCCTGATCGAAAACGTGAAACAGATTCGTAATTATTTTAACTATACGGTTCCGTACAACAATAGGAGAGTTTTCTAACTATGGCAAATCTGAATCTTAAATTTTTCAATAAAAGAGGCCAGCCCCTTAATTTAATTTATGTGGGACCAACCGGCTCTAGCCAGTTAGACACGATCTTTAGATACTCGGCCAATTCCACTACCTCCCTCCCCACCAACGGAACCTTTTCTCTACTCGATCTATCAACAGGTTCTATTTACCTGAATGTGACGGACCTAAGTGGTTACAATATTACTAGCTGGGTCTCTTCTGTGCAGGAATCGCTCACCTCAGGAGCTAAAGTTAATCTGACCCTCTCGTACGCTCCTGCCCAGACCCTGCTCTGCACTCTGTCTGCCGCCAGCCTGGCTGGGTCTATCGTCACTCTAACTGTGGCCCAGACCATCGGATCTCCTTTTATTTCTTCGGGGACTCCGGTTACCTTTACCACAACCTACCAGAATTTGCCAGGTGGTTATTTTTCGGGAAATGTCTATTTTGATGAAATTTCGGCCGGTCTATATGAGAACGAGCAAATCTTCGTGGTCCAAGAATTCTACGATCCCTCAACCAATCAACCCTTTTTAGGGTTTCCCCACACGGGTGCTACTGGTTCCTCCTCTAATCCCCTGTGGAGAACTCGGTGGGAAAACAACACCTACGGTAACGTAGATGTAACCGAAATTATTTTCACCTACCAAATAGTCGATAATGATCCTGAAATCGGAGGCTCCCCTTCGATTCTAAACTATCAGAACATAGTCATTCCTGTGATTAAGGATTCTCAGGACTATCTGGTGAACGGTCTTGTGTACACCGATGAGAACTCCACTCCCTCCCGAGCCCTTCAGGTGAACGTAGCCATCAATTCTGGCAATCTGGCGGCCAATGTCTACGAAAGAAAATTGATTATAGAAGACATCACGTACGGGATTACTGCTCCTCAAAAAATAGCTGAAATTCTTTTCTATGGCCAAATCATAGCCGAGGATTCAAGACTTGATGTTTTGACCCAAAATTTGGGCAGGGCTTTCTTTGGTTCCGACTCGGTCATCCTCCGAGATCACGATCCCTTCGAGATTCTGCCCAACTACGTTGAGATCAACGAGAAGAGAAAAGAGTTAATGGTGGCGGGGGAGGATATTTTTCCCTATATCGGAAGTTATAGGGGTTTGATTGGAGCTTTGAAATTTTTTGGTTATCAGGATTTGAGGATCAAAGAGTACTGGCTCAATTTGAATTACGGTCAGGTGTCCCTGCAGCCCCTGCAGCAGAACCAAATCTTTTTAAACAACAATTACGTTACTCCCTTCCCCAATCAACAAAGCCTGATTGCGGACGTTCTGGAGAACGAAAATAGTGGTAAATACAGACTAGTTCAGACCTGGGGACCAAATGAGGATGGGGAGTATGTGCTGGATGTTGCCAGCGAGGCAACTCTGGTTCCCTCTAGAACTTACAAAAAAACCTCGTTATTCGGTCTGTACTACGATTTGGTCACCACGACGGATCAGGTTGATCCCTATGGCTATCCTATTGTTCAAGAAACCTTCCTCTTTACCCAGGAGGAAGTGCTCCTAAAACTTTTTGCTCTCAAGGAAAGACTGAAACAAAGTTACCTGCCTCTTAATGCCAGAATAGTGGATATCACTGGAGAGGGCGTTTATTACAATGTGTACAACACCAGAGAATGGACCGATTTCATGGACCGCACCGACGTCGAATCGGGCAACAATTTTGATTTCATTGTCAATCCGGACTTTGGTTTCCTAGAGGATCTCAGAGCTTTTGGAGTCAGAGAAAATCCAGCCGGAATTCAGGCTCCTGCCAATTACGAAGACGTGATCGATATTGAGGTTTACGTTGTTGGTGGAACTGGTGATGCCTTTAGGTTTGTGTCTGCTGCTGGAACTCCGGCTTCCCTGTTTTCTGCTTCTGGTTTTAATCCCAATTTGACCCTATTCGAAGGCAAAAGCTACAACTTCAATCTAGTTACCTCTGGTTTTGATTTTTTCATTACCACCGATAGTGGATTAACCGAGGTTGATCCTTTGGGCGTCGTCAATAATGGAGCAGTAGGAGGCCCACTAACGCTGAAGGTCAATCCTCAGGAACAGAACACACTCTACTACTTCTCGAGCGTCAACACAGCTAGATTAAATGGCTCCATCTCGATCCAGCCCGATTCAGTCTCTGACTTGGGCAATATCATCCCCCCTTTAGTTAACAATCAACAGTACACCTCCTCCCAGAACACTTCTCTGCTGACTGCGATTTCGAATTTTTACTTCTTGAAAGAAAACGGCAAAGTAGTTCAATTGGGGGATGGTCTGACGGATCCTGTTTCTTACCTGAATCCCACGACCGGTGAGCCCTACGAGAATCCCCTGGGCATGCCTCTGATTTTAGAACTGGTGGTAGATCGATGGGCGTGGGATGAGATGGGTCAAAACTGGAACGATCTGAGTCTACCCTCATACACAAGCCAACAGGCAGCCCTGACCTGGGGAACTATCGATTTTTCCGCCTATAATGAAGTCGAATGGATCATCCAGAAATCTTCGACCCAATCGGGATCTGGTTATTCTTTTTCATTCAGGGGATTTGTGGCTGATTACTACAAACTTGCTCATTTCGTACCCTACACCGGGGAATACGAGGTTACTTGTCTTCTCTACGATGCCTTCAATTTTGTGAATCGGAGAATAGTTAAAACTGCCTTGACCGTTGCTCCAAAAGAGATCACGATTGATGCCTGGACGAGATACAGAGAGAATGAGATCTACCTCTGGGATCAAACCATCAGAAGTTGGGATGCCTATCAGTCTATCTGGGAATATCCTGCCGAAGGCCAAACCTATGACGAATTGACTCGAGAAATTCCTGCTGCCGTTTTAGATTTTGCCGTCTATGGTAACAACGCCAACCAGGGTCAAAACCTACAGGTTCAGGCGACGATTCCTGCAGTTGGAGCTTCTGGAAGCTTTGTTTTGAACCAGAATATTCTCCCCGTGAGTGCTGCCTATTCTCTGTACATTTCGGGTAGCCAGTATGGGTTCATGAACATCTTTACCTCACAGCCCCATGGATTTCAGGCGGGGTCTCAGGTTTATCTGGCTGGTTTCATGCCCGAATTGAACTACAGTTGGGACGTCATCATTCCTTCTGGTTCAACAGGATACAATTTTCAAATTCCCTATATTCTGGGTGCTACTGCAGGAGTGGGGCTGACTGGAGGCACTGGCTCTGTCTCTGGAGCTACGGCCTACTACGTGGACCCTTCTTATTGGACCAATCAAAGGGTCACAGGTCAATCCGAAATCTCTGTTACTGTCAACGGCAGAGAAATAGGTGCAACAAGCGGAGGGTCCAATCTTCAAGCCACGGTCAGTGCCCTTATCGAAACGATCAACTCGGTCGTGACACAGCCAGATTATTTTGCCCAGTGTCCAGCACCTGATGCTTCCCCAGCCCAAATCACGATCACCTCGGACGTCGATTCCGGTAACATCGGAAACGGAGATATTCTCTCTGTTTCTGTTAATGGCTCCCTAATTCTGGTCAGTTCTGATTCTCAACTGACAGGGGGTGCAACAGCCTCGACTGATTACGTCTCTTGGGATCCTCTGAGTGGTCAATTCCCGGTCGAGGCTCTCAAATACTATGGCACCAAAAATTTGACCTGGGACACATTTAATCAATCAATCTGGGACGAAGCCTATGCCCACGGTTGGTATAATTTCGAATATCAGAACGGTTGGTTGGGTGGATTTGAGATCCACTCTGTTAAAGTCGGGGACCACCTTAAAATCTCAACAGGGGCTGAACCCTATCCTTTCCCAGTTGGTGTGACTTTTGGTGGAACTGGGACCAGTGGCTCTTTGACTTTGGCTTCCGCAGCCGAACAGCTTAATTCCTCCCCTGATCCTAGTATCACCAACTTCTATTACCGGGTGATGCCTTCAAATTATGCTGGATCTTTAACAACCGTCGGCCCAGTTGATGTTGTTTTGACCTCTTTCGCAGCCACGGGTGGAACTGGAAGCGTGCCCCCGACAGCTCCTCCCGTCTGCGTGCCCGAACCACTGATGAATATCCCTATTTTAATTTGAACAAGACATAAAAAGTAAGAAAAAATGGCATTTTACATTCTAGAAGCCGCCACAGATTCGGCAGAAAATATTTGGGCAGTAGGAAGAGATCTATCCCTGTTCAACGGCCAGGATTGGGAGTATTTCAATTCTTCCAACTCGGTGGTTCCTGACAATTCTCCCTACTACCTAGATACGAGAACTATCTCAATCGACGAGTATGACGTTAAATGGGTAGGTTGCGCTATTGCTCCTAGTACGTCACAAGTTTTGGTTTTCAGTGTTGCCAATACGGATGCTGCCACTGGGTCAAATTGGACCCTATCTGACTTTAACCTGCCTCCCGGGGGTCTCTGGGAGGTGGGGGAAATCTATGCCAGTCCTTATGGAGATGAGGTTTTAGCTTACATTACGGGCCTTAACGGAGGAGCTGGAACGGGAGCAACTTGCACTCCTGGCATTACAGGTGGTTATCTCTGGAGGTACAACAAGGTTCTTCAGGAGTGGTCAGAGGTGGCACCCGGGTACATCTGGCCAACAATCTATGAGATTGCAGCGAAAGGGCTGGATGGGGTAAATTGGGAGTATTATCTTGCCACTTCAGATGGTCTACAAATTATTCCACCAGGAACTTTGGACTATGAAGTTCTACAGGATGGCACATTTTTTTTGCCTGGCTTGAAGAAACTCAATCCCTATAATTCATCTGTCCCCACCAGTCAGGTGTATTCTATTTCTTTTGACGAGAATGGGAATTATTGGTTAGGAACAGACAGTGGATTAACTTACTGGGATGGGAAAAAATTTTATAACTGGACGGTTCCCCTTAATAACTCCGTGACTAAAGTTACTTCTAGACCCTATGGTCATGTTTTTTTTAGATGTGGCGATCCCTTCTTTGATCTTTCTTTGTCTGATGGCTTTTTTCATTTTAACGGTGACAGTTTCAGTCAATTTAACACTGGAAATTCCGCTCTTCCCAGCGATAGGGTAGTTGATTTGCTGTTGGTCCATAACAAAGTTGAAAAAAACGGGCTCTCGGTTTATCCCAACGACCTCTGGGTAGTGAATGGTAATAACGTTACCCTCTTCGATTATAATTTACCCCATGTCTACGCCAGCAGCAATTACACAGGAACTACAGGCTGGAATTTTCTATACTACACTCCTGGGTCAACCGGAGCAACAACCGATGCTGCAAACCTCCCCAAAACACAAAGATACGATTGGGTTTATCCTTCTTGGCAAGGCTATGATAACCAAAAAATTGTCTTAAATCATCCTGGAATGGATCCAAGAAGTCTCTTCCTGACGACAAACTTTAAGGATCTAGCAAACGGGCAGGCCGAGAATCAAAATTATTGGAACTGGGGATCTGTCCCAACTTACGACCAGAGTTTGACGGCCGGAAGAATTCCTTCTTCGGATTGGGTTGTCGGTATAACAGGGAGCTCATCCCCCTTTTTAACTCAGCCCTCTATCAGCTTAACTGCAACAACGAGGTATTCCCATTTGAATGTAGTTGGAGGTTTCATGATTGGTGAAAATGCCTACTTGGGTGCTTCAAGTAACACTGAAGATTTTGTTTTGCAAAACACTAATGATACCTCATTCTTTCCTGGAAATGAATTCATGGGTTTTTTATCTTTTTACACAGATGGTGGACAGGTTCAAGGAGCAATTCCTTTTAGGGGTGCCAATACCAAGATCTTAGATGTAAAAAGATCTTTTGATGGAAAAACTGTTTACGCCTTAGGGATCTATAATTATTTTTTAGAAGCTGGTAAATTTACTTGGGGCTCTTCTTATCCAACGGCAGGAGGAATGTCAGTCACTGGAGTGACAGGTCCCACTGGTGGGCCCATTGGATTTAGCAATATGGCCTCACCCGGTGCAACTTCTGATTACAGCTACCCTTGGATCCTGAATGCACCAACCTCAGCTACCTCGGGTTTATACATTCCTGATTTTTCTGTTGTTAATGATACCACTGCTTTTTTCATAGCTGAAATCGATTATGAAATAGGCAATCAAATTAGCTATGGCGGCATTGATTTTTCCTCTGAAACTGCATCCGAAGTTTTTTGTCTCAAAAAATTCAGGTATTTTCCTGGTGCCAGTTCAGATTATGATACTCAAACCGGAGGCCCAACTGGTTATTTTCCATCGGGTGTTAATTACCCCGGTACTGCCTCTTTGGCGGTGGGTGAAAATTCAATTAGAATCATGGGGAATATCCAAGGTGGGTTTGCAACTTTGGCAAGGGACTATGAAAATATTTTAGATGCTCCATCCTGCCCTTCTTTCTTCTTCAGTAGTATTTCAGGAGGTTCTTATACTAACAGCTCTTTTGTTTTGGAATTAAACGAAGATTTTTCTTTGAGAGGAGTTCAAACGATCGGCATGACTGGTCCTAATTCCTATACCGATACTATCAGTACCGTTCCCAATGCCCAGACTTTTCTACTGTCAGGAACTTCAACCAGCGATGTTAGCTACGGGAATCTCAATTTGACCCACCCCAATCCAGGTTTTTGTTTCCCGTGGATACTTCTGTCTCTTCCTTCTTTCACTGGTATTACTGGTTCTTTCATCAGCAATCATACTTCTAATGGTTCTTCTTTTCCCAGCTGGAGGCCTACGATAGGCACATTCTCGAGCGATTCTTCCTATTACGCTGGTTTTATCTATACCGGGAATGCAATCACTACTTCAGGAAGCACTTCTTTGACTTTTGAAGGAGCTTCGGGAGCACTTTCCGTCGGTCTTTTGTCCATCTCTCCCGGTGGAATAGTAAGACAGGAATCTTCTTATGAAATACTACCTTCCTCCTACCAGGCGGTTGATTCCTCTTTTCTGAGTGGTGTTCAGGGTCTCAGTACAGGAGATAGTTATTACCTGAGTGTTTTTTATCCAACTGTGCCTGGAGTAACGGGAGGGGGAAATCACATTTTTAAAAGATCTATCTCAGGAACTTATGTTGATGAATTTTCCACTGTTTCTTTGGATAGTTCAACGGTCCAATCTCCTCTTGTTTTTTCAGTCTATCCAAATTTAGATCTGTTCCTAGCAGGTTCCGTAACAGGTCAAACCGGACCAACTGGACTTCCATATCCCCCTCTGGATGGATTTCCTTTTGTTTCTTTTTCTGAGAGCTATAAGGCACCCAAAGGGATAGATCTAGGTAACATTATTTCTAGAGCTGGGTCCGGAGCTTGGACCTGGGCCGATGTTCATAATTCAGAGAGAGATTTATACGTGCCCATGCTTTCCACTGTTTTCTTTTCAAACTACGGATCCCAAATTTTCGGAAAACAAAATAACAGATGGGTGCTGACCGACGCCAGAAATGGGAATGTTATTCTGGATGTTAAATTCACCCCTTATTTTATTTACACCTTTACCTCCTCGGGCTACTACAGTTTACAAAACACTGTTGAAGATGCTGCCGGCAACATTTACGAAATTTCAAAACCTGCTTTCATCAAGGTTGTAAACCAATCAATTCCTAGAGCCGATGACCCTAACCCTTTGCTGGTAAATTCCGCCGACTATGGATACATTAAACCCTCCAAAGAATTACAAAACCAGATTTGGGAACTCAATCAGGATCTTCTAGAAGAACAGATAGTTATCAGAAGAGAAAGCGCCATTCCTTTTGGCTCGGGACTGGTCATTAAAAGTGATGCTAATTCAACTTTTAGGGAAACCTAAAATTTTCCTTTGTTACTTCCGGTTCCTCCAGTTCCCCGGTACTTCCATTCCTCGTATCTTTTGACGATTTCTTTTAGAATTTTACTTCTGACGATGTCATCATCTGTAAAGACGAATTCTCCTACCCCCTCTACATCTCTTACCATATCTACGAACATGGGCAAAGCAACTTTCTCGTATGAGATGTCGTGCTGAGTTACGTCCCCTGCTAGTAGAACTTTAGAATCGTTGCCCAGTCTAGAAACATAAAGCATGAGTTGCTTCATATCACAATTTTGAGCCTCATCCAGAATCATCATGGATTTATCAAAGGTTGCTCCCCTGAGATAGGCTAGAGGTCTAAATTCAATCTGCTTTTCAATGAAAAGCTGAGCTAATTTTTCTTTGGAAATGATTTTTTCCATGGTGATCAGAAAACTTTCCATGTAGGGACCTATTTTATCGTTGACGTCTCCTGGTAAAGAACCTAGTTTTTCCCCTGATTCCTGGATCGGCTTAGTGAAAATAATTCTTTCAATCTCAGATTTCTGTAAAAGCTTCAAGGCTGTGTAACAGGCAGAAAATGTTTTAGAAGTTCCTGCAGGTCCCCAACAAAAGGTTATGGTGTTGTGGATGATGGTGTCAGAGTAGAGTTTTTGCTTAGGAGAAAGAGAAATATCTCTAAAATCTTTGTTAACGAGTTTTGATTTTCCGATGGGCATTTTTGAGTGTTAAAAAATAGTAGGATATATATCCAAAACAAATACAATAAAAAAAGACCATGTCAACAGTAAGTACAACTTCAATCCTAGGTTCTGATTCCATTTCAGCTTCCAGAATCACCATTAACTCTAATTTTCTGCTGCTGGAAAATTGGATTAATCAATATGTGAATGTTTTTGGGGTTGATTCAACCAACGGAATCCTAGATTTATCAGCAGCTTCTACCGGCAGGATTTCCGCCAAAACAGGAAGATTTGATCAACTGACCATCCCTGCCGGAGGCACTGGTTTGGCTCAGATCAATTCCAGTGGGATTGGACAATTTGTTGGGGTTTCTACAGCTACTTTGACAGCCAGCGGGGTCACTACATTTTCTGGTCCCTTCACTTCGTCAAACACAGCCACTTTTAATTCTACAACCAACCTATTCGGGTCGACCTCACTGAATAACGCCTTTATCATCCTTAGCAGCGGTCATTTTGTGGGACAAAACACCACCTATGCCACTGGAGCTACTGCAGGAACTCCTTTCGCAGCAAGTAGTGTTGGAGGAGGTGGAAGATCTAGTTCTTTAGCAGTTCCTTATCAAATAACAGGGACAGAAGACATTATCTATGCTGATTGCAGTAGTGGTTGGTTTATGACAGTAGGTACTACAGGTAGCACTGTTTCTAATTTAACCGCGGGAACCCGAATCACTATCGTAAATACTGATAATTCTGGGGGTTTTATTGCAACAGGACTTCAAAATTCCGGAGCTTATTATACTGGATTTAACACAGATTCAAGTTACGGCGGGTTTCCCGTTTCAAGTCCTAGTTCTGGTATAGCCTGCGATGCTGGTTACCCTTATCAATCTTCTATCACTTTACAATGGGAACCTAGAATTGCACAAGGGACAGGAACTGAAGAAGGATCTTGGGTGGTATTGTCAGCAACCAATATGACCTGGTAACCAAGGAATTAAAAAAACAACATGGCCAAAACCCCATTTATCAGACCTCTCCAAACTCAGGGTGGAACCTTCTATGCCTTTTCATCAGCTGCCGAGGATCTTTCTTTTACCTTCAATAATTCAATCAACAAATTCAAATTTTCGAAATTTGCCCTGCTGAACATTCCCCAGATAAATTCGGGGGATCCTTTAGGTAATTCTTTGAAATTGAATGCTCCCGATAGTGCCTTCATTGATAAGGCCACGAACGCACAAGAGATAATCACCACGAATCAGAATGTCAATTTTTCACAGAGCTTTCAATCCTATTGTTTGAATTTAGAAACAACGATTTTAAGTGGATCTGATTATGATTCCACCCTGAAGCAAAACGTTTCTGAACGGGTCTTTTGGAAGTGGTTGAAGGAGCTAGGAGGTATTCGATTCCAGCCTGCCGCTTCTTCCCAGGTAGTTTCATCATTAGATCAAAACACAGTAGTTACGATCAACAATTTACCAGTTACTCAAAAAAGATACGTAGAAGGTGACCCATCAGGAGGAACTGGTTCTTTCGGTTTAACTGGTGCCACTTACAATAGGGTGGTTCAATACATTGGGAATTTAGATATAGTTAATTCAGTTAAAAATAACAATAACACCTATTCAGAAGTGTATGTGCTCGTTCCTACTCGAGACGGTAACACTCCTACGGTCCTATTTAAGAACGTCGTGGACAGTAATTACCCCATGGATTATTCATGGACTAATAATCCAGCGGACCCCTTAAATGATGAATATTTAACTGGCAGAGCTTATGATGAACTGAATCCCAGCGGATTGACCAACCTAGCCATTTTCGACGAAGATGTGTTGGGTCAACCCCAAGTGACATATACTGATACTTCTAACGGAGCTACTGGAGATGGCAACTGGTATGCACCTCGGGCAATTGCAGACACATATTTCACTGATGCAACCTTTACTGATCCAACCGCCCAGATTCTTGAAAAATCATATCAAGGAGCTTCTTCAGGGAATGGCTATCAAAAGTATGTCAGAACTTTATTGGATTCGATTGGAATAGATTTTGATCCTAGTTCCTATAAACAGATAGTAGATGATCCAGCTATTTCGACTTTAGAAGAATTTAATGCGACTTCTTTGTCTAGTGATTTTTCATTTAATGCTGTTTTAATATACTATGATGTTTATGATCCTGCCTTTCCGGCAGATTCTGCTACCAATCTTTACGGCGTTCTGTTTCTAGATGATGTTCAGCCCACGGGGGCTGGAACCGATGAAATACCAGGTTTCAAAAAATACAAGCCCAACCCTGTTACCAAGTTGAACGGTAATTCTTATGGTTTAAAGCTGAATATCAAATTTGACGTTGATATAGACCAAACCGGGGTTGAACAAGCAATCAATGATTATTCTCCCTTTTCACTAAGTATGTTCATGGATGCGGTGAATGTCCTTCAAGACGCTTCTGCCACCCTTAACAACACGGCAGCTATTTATGCTTCTCTGGAAGACCGTGTCAATGCCCTAGAAAATCTGGTGTTGTCCTCAGAAACGACTTTTACTTTTGATCGCAGAATTTCACAACTAGAAAATGCACTAGCAGCTAATCAGGCCCTTTTTAACAACACTCAGGCCGTCATGGGCTTAATAAATCAGAACTACGAGTTAATCAGAGCCATAATCAACAACGAGACCTCCGTTGAGATTTCTTACAATTTAGATTTGATTCGACAAGGTAGTGGCATTATTGTGGACCGGTCAGTTCCAAACGAACTCAGAATTATCAACGATAATCAGGATTACAATGTTGGTCCTCAAAATGGCACTGTTACTCTTCAGAATTTATCTCCCAATACGATTCAGCTTCAGACCTTCGGTAACTACCTCAAACACGTTAACAACGGCGTGCCTATCAACCTATCTCAAGATTTGGTGATCAGAATTGATGATTATACTCTGACAAATTGGAAAAGAGGTCAGCTCATGAGATTCTCTTTTGGAGACCAGATAGTTCCTGGCGATTACAACGTTACCTTCTTGACCAATGCGGTAGGAAACTTCCCTCTCAGTAATCCAACTAGGGTTCCATATTCGACCCTTATCATTTCTCTGGTGAATAGTGATTTTGCTAGTCAAGATTATAAACCGGTCATAGATATAGTGTGTGTCGATCCTAACAATTTGATTTTCCAAGCGGACATTGTCGGTAGAAGTTTCACAAATAACCCATAAAATACAGAGAAAATAGTATGGCAGGTACTCAAAATAGTGTCAGTTCTCTGGTAGCTCAGTTTCTTAGGCTCCAGAAAAACTCGATTGAAATCATCAATGGTCTTAACGAGGTTGCAACCTCCACTAACGACACAGTTCAAATAGAAATGTTGGACGAGGCTGGATTTCCCAGCAACGTTTCAATTCCGGCCTATGGTTATTTAAGGAGCCAGATCCAGAGACTAGATTCCAACATTCAGTCCTTGGCTGGGCTTGGCGATAATTTCTCAACGGTCAGAAACCCTGATGGGACTTATTCACAAATCTACAAATCAGAACCTCTCAGAGATCCAACCCCTCTGGTAAACTTACAAGTACCCAGCACTTTTTCTGCCAGGGACAACTGGTTTTTTGAAAGTTTTCTTTCTCCTTTACTCTACATCAGTCTGGACGTAACTGGGCAAATACCCGATGACGCAGATCGAATTTTGGTGAAGAGAATCATCGCCAACACCGACACGGATGATAAAAAAGCCTATTTTGACACCAATCTGAAAGGAAGAAATGAAATTTCAGAACAAAATTTTATTTCAGAACTCACCGGAGCAGGCATCAATTATTTTGTGGACGAGGACATAATTCCACTGCCTCTTCGCACTATTAGAAATCAGGGCTCGTTTGGGGTTCTTTCTTTTTACGATGACACTGTTAGTACAACAGATGCTAACGGTCAGACTGTACAAGAAACGAGAAGGAATTACAAACTTAACTCTGTTCAGTACACCGATACCAGTACGGGAGTTCAAAACGGTAGAACTTTAAATGTCGGGAATGTTTTATTAACCTCAGATGGCACTAGATACGAGATTACTTCTATTAACATCAGTCAAACTTCGGTCCAACTTAAAAGAATTTCTGGCTATCAGCCTGTTCAAATAGGTAATAACTCCTTGAGCCTATTGTCTACCCAGTTCAATGCACGATTTGTAGACGTCAACGTTGGTTACGATGAGAGGCAAGGTGTTTTCTTTAAAAAGATCGACGACAATTACAATATAGTTGCTTCTAACTGGTCCCCTGGCATTGTTTTTTTCAGCAATGAACTCAGAATCAATACCACCAGCGGGGTTCAGACTCTCGAACAATTTTATTTGACCTCGGTGGCAGATCTGGGGCAGCAGCTACTGGCGATGGCAAAAGAGAAAAAAATCTCGGCCGTGAGCGGCCTCGTGCCGGAACCCCCTAGTATTGTAAACAGTAATTTCAAAGTTGTTCAGATTAACACTCAGCTAACCCAAGGCACCGATATTCAAACTCTGAATCAAAAGGTGGCTTTAAAAGCAACCCTCCAAAGTGAAATAGCTCAGCTCGATACGGCGATCAACACCAATCGAGCACAGATTAATAGTTTGAGTACTACCTCTGTAACTCCATTCTCTAAGACTTCAGGCAACAGTTTAACATCCTCAATCGATACCAGTCTGAGAACAACAACCCAAAATTCTCAAGCTCTAACAGCCAACCTAAACTCTTTAACCCAACAAAGAGTTCAAAAACAGCAACTGTTGGCTTCTGTTGTTAGCGACATTAACACCCTATCTACAAGTACCCCTCAACTAACTGTAGATCCAAAGTATAGGGTAAGGGGATTTTGGGCTATTCCTCCTCCCAGAATCAATCCTTCGACAGGGTCTCAACAAGTTATCCAATTTATTATAGAATACCGTTATTTATCAGATTCTGGTATTTCTCCGGCTGTTCAACAAATTAATTTCCTAGATAACAACGGTCAACAGAAAACAGGCTCCTTTAGTAATTGGAACAGAGTTATTACAGACATAAGAACAAAAATTTATGATCCTAACACTGGCACTTATACCTGGGCTCCTGAATTAACTGATGATGCAGATGCCAACAACATTAACCAATTGGATATTCCTATCACCAGCGGAGAACAAGTGGAAATTAGAATTAAATCAGTTTCAGAGGCAGGATGGCCAGACAACCCCTTAACTTCCGACTGGTCAGATAGTGTTATCATCGGATTTCCTGCCGATGCCAGCACCCAAAACACGGCTGCTGCGGTAACAACTAATTTAAAAGACGAGGCTGTTTTGGCAATCCAACAGGATTTGTCTTCTAAAGGTCTAGACAATCTGTTGTCAAGACAGTTCACTGCTGGATCAAAAGTTTTTGTTTTGGATACTCCTGCAATTGCAAGTGGATTTTACGACTCGAACGGAAATCCAGTCGACTTGTTTCAGAAATTAACAGATCTCCAGAATGAGATCGTTTCACTAAGAGCAACGATTGAAAGAAGTGTTGGCGTTCTTGAGGTTCAAATTGTAGATTCTGCAGGAAACAGCCAAATTATTACAAGTGGGCAAACTATCAAACTTAATGCAGGTTACACTAACCAAATTTTTACTAGTCCTCTTACTTCTGATGCAGGAAAAATCGCTTCTTCTATTTATCAGCTTAAATTGATTAACACAGCAGCTGGAATTCTAGAACTTTCTTCGGTTGTGCCAGGTGGACTTAACACAGTTGCTGGCTCTTCTACAACTTACTCTCTGCCAGAAGGTTACAATCAGAGTCTGAGGTACGGTGAAATTGGTATTTCTATTACATCACTAACTCCAGCCGATATTATTCCTCCTGGATCTACCGGCAACGCCAACGATGAGTCTTTCCAGCAGCTTAGACAAGCTGCCCCTTATATGTCGGGTAACGCCAACAGCCAGTTTATTTACCCCAGATGGAAAAGTGTCGGTCTAGATCAGGATCTGTATGTTAGCACGCAGCCCTATTCAGCGGGTTACAATTACCAAGGAAATGGCCAGGGTCTACCACAGAATGGCTCATCCTTGATTCCCTATGACCCTTCCGTGTCCACTGTCCCTACAGCTTCAGGCACAGGTCCGGCGGTTTGGAATGGTAATTATACTGGCTCTACGGGTAGTTATGCGGGAGTTGGCGGTGGCTATCTGAGCGAATTTTGTATTCATAAAGATCACCCAGCTTTGGTGACAGGTCAAACTTTTACTAATTTAGTTAAACCCAATTTTGCCGGTGGTGTGGTAGTGTACCCGGCCTTCAGACAATCCGATTATTTCTATTATGATGCGAATCTACCCAACTACTGGAAGCAGATTTCATACAGTCCGGTTACAGATGATTTTGTACAGGGACCTACTGCTACTAGAGAAGATTCTATGTTTCCTTTAAAGTGGGGTTTTGAAAGTTCTGATGAATGGCTGATTGGCAGATATAGTTGTGGCTCTTATTTCTTTTTAGGTCCCGTAACTTCATCCGTAGTTCAGGTTCAAGGTTCAACTTCTTTGGCATTCCAGCCAGTCCAGCAGGGTTCAAATAATGCCATTATTATCCCTATTATCTTTCAATTTAGGACAACTGATAAGTTAGGTTATATTGGTGGATTTAGGGCAGATGGTAATCCAACCAATATTGTTTATACAAAAAAAATGGGCATTGATATTCAGGTAAAAAATCAAAGTCCTTTTTCTTTCGATCTAGAAGCGACAGGAAAATACAAGAATGACACCCTTTCTTCTCCTAATTTCTCTTCGCAAGGTGGTTTGAACGTTGGATAAATAGAGAGTAGATTAAACAGAATGATAGAGTTACTAAACCAGAATCTAAATGCCAAATTGTTATAATTACTTAGTAAGTCAGGTAGGTTTACAAGCAGCAACTTATGATTACCAAGATTGTGTTGATGGGTCAACCGAACAACTTAATGTGGGAGCGGGTGCAACCGCTTCAATTTGTGCTATAGAAAATTCTGTTTTATTTATTATTGGTGAAGAAGGTGGGGTCTCACAAGAAAGCTCTTGTGGTTCGATTACCCCAACTCCCACCCCCTCTATTACTCCCACCCCTACGCCTACACCATCGGTAACGAGTACCGTGACTCCAACCCCTACTCCAACTCCGTGTCTTACTTCGGCTCCTTGTTATGTCTATGAATATGAAAATTTCGACAATTTTTCAGTTGATCTAGAAAGTTGTTCCTGCCGACAGGAAGTTCTAAGCTTTGGACCTGACCAAGGACTTACAGGGGGAACAGGATCTTTTGGTTTTTTTATAGGGGTAGCCCAGCCTGAAGTAAAAGGAGGAACGGCCGATTTCATCGGATCCACGGGACCCATTCAGAACAGTGTTGTCCCCGAAGATGCATGTTACTGCATGCAAGTTGTTAACATCTCTTACACCCAAACAGGATTTATTTCTTATACGGGTTGTAACAATCTGACAATATCAACGACGCTCAGCCCTAGAACAAGGATTCAGGTTTGTTATAAGGGGATCAATGCTGCTTTTAATGTAATTCCTGTCCCTGGATATAATTCAGGTTGTTGGAATACCGTAGTAGGATGTTCCCCAGGGGGTTTTTGTGGTTTTGAATGTAGATGTTATGAGTACAACAACACAACGGGAAATACTATTGCTGTCAATTATATTGATTGTGAAGGTGCAGTTCAAGCCATTGATCTTTCCACAGGTGATTCGGGAAGGTTGTGTGCCCGGGCAATTGTAGATAACGTTTCTATTTTTACTAATGCCACTACTTGCGGATACAACAATTCTGCTCCTCTTTGTACAGGAGGAGTCTGTCCTACTCCTACTCCTACCCCAACCCCCACCCAGACTCCTACCAACACTCAGACCCCCACCAATACTCAGACCCCCACCAATACTCAGACCCCTACCAACACCCCGACTCCTACCAACACCCAGACTCCTACCAACACTCAGACCCCCACCAATACTCAGACCCCTACCAACACCCCGACTCCTACCAGCACCCAGACTCCTACCAACACTCAGACTCCTACCAACACTCAGACTCCTACCAACACTCCAACCTCGAGCGTTACCCCTACCAACACCCAGACTCCTACCAACACCCAGACCCCTACCAACACCCAGACCCCTACCAACACCCAGACTCCTACCAACACCCAGACCCCCACCAATACTCAGACCCCTACCAACACCCAGACTCCTACCAACACCCAGACTCCTACCAACACCCAGACTCCTACCAACACCCAGACTCCTAACTCAACCCCTTCTCAAACACCTAGCGTTACGCCCAGCGTAACTCCTACTGTTACCCCTACCAACACCCAGACCCCTACCAACACCCAGACCCCCACCAATACTCAGACCCCTACCAACACCCAGACTCCTACCAACACCCAGACCCCTACCAACACCCAGACTCCTACCAAAACTCCAACAAACACCCCCACAAAAACCCCTAATAACACACCATCACAAACACCAAGCGTCACCCCAACCAATTCACCCACCCCTTCAAATACTCCAACTGTTTCTCCTTCCCCTGCCGGATCCACTGGATGTCCTCCTCAAGACATTTCTTGGAGTTTTTGGAATTTAAATAATATATTTGATAGGGTAGGTAGATTTTATGAAAATAACAATACGGGGAACAGTCAGATTGCCACTGTTACCGTTTCGTCCACTCAACCCAACACTTCCTATTATAATGTTACAAATACCCCATATTTTGCTTTACTTTGTCCTAAAAATCCCCAGCTGACTGAAGCTTTGGGCCTGAATGTAAATCAGGTAACGGGAACGGAAGTATACACTTTCACTTTCGATAGACCAGTTACGGATCCTTCTCTAGCAATTTACTCTCTTGGAAGTGGAGGAACAACGGGAGTTGCTCAATTCACCAGTAACTTAGAAATTGTCTGTGTTCTGCAGGACCCAACCCTCTCTTTCCCATTAACTAAAACTGGTCCTAACGAAGTAACGGGAAATGAAAGTTTTGGAACTATTTATTTTCCAGGTACTCACACATCTATAAGTGTATCGATAACTAATGCAATGGCTGTTAATTTCGTTTGGGGTATTTGCACTCAGGAACCCCCACCTTGTGAAGTTGATCTGATTATTGCATACGACATTTCAGTTTCAGCTGGCACTAACACCCCATACAATGGATCAATCATTGCAGAAAGACTAGTTTCTCTCCAGATAGTCAATAATTTTATCAATGAAATAAATTCGGGTAAAGTAAGAGTTGCAGCTTATTCTTGGTCAGATGTGTCTCCTGACCCCCAAATTCAGCCTTCTCTGAACAGTTTGCAGTTTTCATCTAATTATAACCAGATCTATAATTATTTCTGCCAACAGTCGGTTTCTTATCCTTCCTGTCTGGACTATTCAGGGGTTTCTTTTCCTGGTGGTACCAATCCAGGATTGGGGATTAATACAGCTATTAGCCTGGCAACTTCCTATGGTAGACCCAATGCCAAGAAAGTTCTTGTTTTAATAGTTGATGGAAATCCGAGTACAAATCCTAGTTCACCTAATGCTTATCTTTTACAGCAAGCTACACTTTTCAAACAGTTGTCTCTTTATGGCATGCCTGGAACTTCAGAGATAGTTGTCATTGGAGTTGGTGGGAATTCTGATGATCCAAATTTTACTGCTTGTTCGGTTAGCATTTCAGGAATTCCTACAGATTTGTGCTATTCATCTGCCTTATATTCCCAAGTTGCTTCCAATGACCCAATCACAGGGAATCCAATGATGATCAACCTGGTGGGTCCAGGCCCAGGTCCTTCTTCCATCCAAAGTCTTTATAACAATACCCCAGGCCTACAAACTATTTACAACGCCGCTCTTCAAGCTACTAATTTTATCTGCCCCAATAGCCCCTGTACTCAGGCTAATCTTTTCGTCAATGGGGATTTTCAAAATTCTGTAGCTTCCCAAACGGGTGGTTCTGTAGTAGGTTGGTCCCTTAGCAACGTGGATGTTAGAAGCATTAGATCAGCTTATTTTCCTAATTTCTTTGGCCCGAATTCAGACAACGTCTTTATTAATTTATCCTCCTGTGCAGCCTTTGGGACCGTTCAACAAGCTTTAACACTCACTCCTGGTACTGTCTATATTTTAAGTTATAACATTGGCGCTAATAAACAAAATCTTGCTGACAATTCTTCGAGAACTGTTCAGGTTAGACTAAATGGGACTTTGTTATCCACTAATAACATACTCCCTAGTGCAGTAATCGGGACTACTTCCAATAACCCTTTCTTTGATTTTGGATGGGAAACTAAATCTGTTATTTTTACTGCTACCCAAATTTCAAATACTATCCAATTTAGGGGAAGCTCTCCAAATACTTGTTTCGGACCGGTTTTAGATAATGTTTGCTTGGTTGAGTCCAGTGCTTATCCAGTTCCATCCCCCACTCAGACTCCCTCACAAACACCAACTCCCAGCATAACCCCGACAAACACCCCAACTCCTTCTACCACACCAATCATTTGTAATTGCTATAATTACTATAATGATAATGATCCGTGTCCACTTCCTGTAGTTGCCTGGTCCACTAAGCCTCTATCTGATCTGGGCCCTGGCGATTTTATTTATAACACCCCGAATTTAGCAGATCCTTTTAGCAACTCTGCCAATTCTTTTTATGCTTTTGGACAGGACCCGTGTGATTTAGAGCCCCGCTGGCTTTTGCTAGGAACTGCATCGTCGGGACAAATTTCACTGTCTGGTGTTTGTGATGTTACCCCAACTCCAACCCCCTCCTCAACTCCAACCCCAACTCCTTCCGTATCTGACAATTTAGGAGTGTATACGGTGTTCATGAATATCGAAGGGGCTTCGAGTGAGTCTTTTTCAGGAGAACCTGAAATACCAGGACCTACTCAAACCGCTAGTTCAACCCCAACCCCGAGTATCACCGCTTCTCCAACCCCAACTTCGAGCGAGACCCCAACTCTAACTCCAACCCCAACGGAGACTGGAACCCCGACTCCAACCCCAAGTGAAACTGCTACTCAAACTCCAACCCCGAGCGAAACTGGTACCCCGACTCCAACTCCAACTAATAGTTTAACCCCTTCTGAATCTGCAACTCCTTCTCCAACCCCTACCCCAACGGTTACCCCTACTGTATCCCCTACTCTTTCTCCTGTTGGTACTTGGTATCCCTTATACGGTAGGGGTAACGGGTACATCACTAGCCAACAAGCCTGTGATGCACATCTAATAGGTGAGCCTTGCGAGGTTTCATATGCCGATTGCGATCCCTCGGTAAATTTTGTTTCATTTTCTGTGCTTCCGGGGGAAAGTGGAACTTTCTGTGCCCAGTGGATAGTTTCAGATCCTTGTGATATAGTTTCACAGCAAGGAGGATGCACCAATCCTGGAGGAACTGGGTATATTTGCGCACCTCCTCCTACCCCTACTTTAACTTCTACTAGTCCTGCCCCTTGTTGTATAACTGCTAATAAATTCATTTCTCCACCCTTTCCTAATAACGTTTTTCCTAGTACAAGTTGGTTGTATAGATCAATTAATTGGAATGGTGTTACTATTACAGCTTCAACTACAACACCTAATGCACTGAGAATCGCGGCACCCGAACCTACTTACGGTTGCGACATTCAGCAAATTATTTTCGATTCCTATAATAACAAATATTCAGGATTGATCGATACTTTCTACTCTTCGCCGGTTAATGCTAATTATACCCTGAATTTCAGCCAACCAATTTCTACAATTACTTTAAGGATTTTGTACCTTAGTGTAGATGAAAACAGTAATTCAGAGTTTATCTATTTTACAACAAACACTGGAACTCCTAGTCTAGAACCAGTTATTTGGTGCGGTGATAGATCAAGTTTTGAAATAGGAACCAATGTAAACGGTAGCTATATAAAAAATCTCTTAACAACCGTTCCTGGCAATTATGACGATGAGGTTTCTCTGGTTGTGGAAATTAAGAACCCCTTGGGCTTCTCAAGCCTAACCTTAACTAATGTTTGGCCACCTAATCCAGGCAGCAGCAGTCCAGCGGGAGTTGGTTTTGATATTTGTGAGTGCTCAAACCCTACTGCCACTGTAACCCCGAGTGTCACCCCTACTAACACCCCGACACCTAGTATCACTCCTACTAACTCCCCAACCCCTAGCATTACTCCTTCTATTAGTGTAACACCGAGCGTCACCCCTACTAACACCCCGACTCCGAGTATCACTCCTACTAACACCCCGACCCCGAGTATCACTCCTACTAACACCCCGACCCCGAGTATCACTCCTACTAATACTCCGACCCCTAGTACCACCCCTACCAACACACCAACCCCGAGTATCACCCCTACCAACACACCAACCCCGAGTATCACCCCTACTAGCACCCCGACCCCGAGTGTTACCCCGAGTGTTACCCCTACTCCTATTATTTACGATTGTATCAGATGGTGTATCGCAAACACAAATTCGTATCCCGTTACTATCACTGTTACCAGATGCGATGGCACTTCACAACCTTTTTCCCTTTCTGCTTTTTCTGAAATCTGCAATATCTGCCTCAGAAATGTGACCACCATTGCGGGTGTTATAGCAACCGATACAGGTAGACTTTGCACTTTCTTACCCAAACTTTTTGATTACAATTCTTCCTTTGGAGTTCTAAGAACAAATCCAAAATTAACAGGAAATGTGAAATTAACACTGGACTCTAATGGTTCAGTTTGGATGAATTCAATGGATGCAAATCCAGTTCTTAGCGATCAAAGATTCAAAAAATACCGAGTTTCGGGACAAAACGCCTATTCTAAAGATCTGTACAGATTCTTCATGAACGGAACCGTGCCAGAAAATGTTATTTTTGAAGTTGCAAAACTTACTGATGGGGAGGACCGGCCAGTGGAAGGCTTTAGCTCTCAGTACGATTTCTTCTATGGCTCTGGTGCCTCTACACTTGTTGATAGAAATTACAACGAGAATTTCCGGTACTTCCAGCCATTGTGGTTGCGGGATGAGATTCCAGATTTCTTTGTCATCTTTAAAATCCCGGGGCCTTTGAGTTATCCGTATTCGACAAACCAAACCGAAATTCTGAGCGGGACCCAGTACAAAATTATTCAAGACGTCAATTCACCTGATCCTTTTGTCATCTCTTATGGGGTTGATAATTTTGCCCGGCCTATTTTGTATAGGGCTGGAGAATTTATGGTTGGAAATTCTGTTTACTCAACCTACGAAATTGTATCAGGATCTGGTAAAGTTGTGCTAATGAACGAGACTCTTTTCCAGCCTGAAGTTGATGACGTTAATTCATACTTCAACAGTAAAATCCTTCCAAACGCGGCTGCTATAGCAACTTTTGATCTTCGAGAGGACACCGTTATAGGTAAATATATTAGATCTATCATTAACGATCCTGGATTTTCTTCAGCTCCTTTGGATTTCTCCTATCAGCTTAATGCCTTTACTTACTACCAAGGAGTAGATATCAAAACAGGTAGTTATAGTAAAAAAGGGGAGTTGATGTACGATTTCTTGATTTCCAACAACTCCACCCCCCAGATAGATTTCGAGAATTATGTGACAGGAGGTTTTGAGAGAAATGGGATCATAATTCCCAATTTATTGAATTTAGAATTTCTCTTTAATGATCCTGATTCTGATTTATATTCCATCAACAGATATTTTGGTCTGTATGTTTCCAGAAATGATTTAGGAAGTTTTAAATTGAATGGAGATTTCTTCTATCAATATCGTAACCTGTCCGGCAACAACAATCTACCTAAACCTTCCACCAATAATGTCGGATATGCTAGTAGTACTGACCCTAATTATTTGAGTAGCACGACCGGAGTCAGACTTTTCTATCAAGAGGCAAATTCTTGGATTCCTGGCTCCTATGATGTAAATGTTTTAGAGCCACAGAAGCTTTTCTATATCACCGATAAAAACGACAAATTTTATTCCCTCCTCAGAAATGAAAATTACGATTCCACCACCCAAACTTGGTCCAACAACACCCCGGTAAGTGGTCAATTCGGACCTCTTTTGCCTTCTGGTAATTTCGGAACTGAGTCGAATATGGAAATGAAATCCGGTAATTTAGTTGTGTTCAATAGGCAACTAAATCTACTTGATTTTACCGGCCCCAATGAAAGAATAGGTGGTTTTTCGGGTTTTTTACCTGAATCTTCCGGTCACGCCAACATTAATATCCAGTTTTTATCAACTTTTAATAGCAGTACTCCAGTTACCTTCAAGATCATTTGGCCGAATGGAACTAGAGGACCTTTAAATGAAAAATACGACCTGATTCAATCTTCCTTATTGGGAGGCAGCGTTCTCAATTGGCAGGCTGGAAGTTCTTATAACAACGGCAACACCCACTATTTCAATTTCTCTCAGGGCCAAACGTCCCAAGTCGCATCTTCGTTTGTTCAATGTGTTCTCTCCATCAGCAGCACTATCTGGGATTCTGCTAATTCTGACAATAACGCTATCATTAGAGCCAGAAACAGCGGAGCGAATTACAACACAGATTTTAAGATTGCAGTCTTTTCTGACTATGATTCTTTTGAGTCTTCTTATGCCGGAATTTGGTCCAGCACGGCCGGCTATTCCGCAGGTCAAATTGTCTCCTATTTTAATGTCTACTACACAGCTTCTTCTGCCATTACAGCCCCAAGTTCCGGCAACACGAATCCTCCTCCTACGGAGGATAACACTTGGCAAAATTACTTCACCTTTACAACTTCAGGTCTGATTAAAATTGAGAACTATGACGTTTCAGCTTTAGATAGAAATCTGAATTTCGTTGGTGGTACTGATTTCTCTAAATCTAGAGTTGCCTTTTCAATCAACGAGAAAGATAAAATTACCCCTGGCAAATGGATCGAAGTGGAAGGAGGTAGGGGAGTGGTAGGTTCCGTTTCTAGAATTTCCTCGGTTACCAGATACGTCGACCGTCCAATCTACAATAATAATCCCTCCTTGACTTCGGGCACCGTGACTGAATTCAGGGGCTACAATGAATTTTTGGTCGCAAGTTTGGAAGATACTAAAGCTATTATCAGCCTGGGTAGTGATGGCAATTTCAATGTTTGGGATGTAGCTACTCTCTACTCAGGTGCTTTCAGTTTCTTCGATCTGAAAGATTTTGACTACGATTTTCTATCCTCTAAATACGGAGAAACACCAACCCCTGAATTCCATCGATATTTCCAACTTGTTCCTGATCAACCTGGTCAAATCGTAGAGGGTGTAAAATACATCGTAAGGAGTGGTGAAATACTGGTTGATAAAGGTTCACCCACGGAGAGGATTTTAGGCCCAGGCTCTGCCTTTATTGGCACTACGGTCAACTATTTCCAGGATATATTATTCTCTGAAACTGGAACTCTTTCTGTCGTGTATCCAGCAGTTTTCAGCCAGGTTGGTTGGGTAGACCCTCAGACCCCCTACCCTACAACAATTGTCCCCGAGCAAAATCTGAACTCGTTTGAGGGTTTTTACGGAATTCAATCCATCTCTAACGAAATGCCGATCCCAAATCCTCTTGAAAAGGCAGAGTTATTTGAATATGGTAAGCTTGAAACAGAATACCAGTATCTCTGGGAAAACTTCACCCAGACCCGGGCCAATTTTTCTAGAATAGTGCCTTTCGTGAACAAATGGGGATTCTTAGGTGGCACCGACGCCAGGGGCAATGTTTACAGACTGAATTCTTCTCCTGCATTCAGCCCCACCAATTTTTCCCCTAGTTTTCAGAAAGAAAGCCCAGATCCTCGATATCTGACCCACGAGTGGTTGATTCTTCAGGGGGTTCCTCCTCAGTTCCCAATTGATGATATTTCAAAACAGAAAAGTTATCTGCCGGGCGAGGTTGATTTTCAGAAATTGCGTAGTGGCAATCCTAATTACGCCCTGTACTTTAATTCATTCTTTACTGTCTCAACCGCAGATTATCCAGCTCCCTACTACAGCCTGAAATATCAGGGGTACGAATACTTTAGCAACCTCAATTTCAATTATGCCACCGGTTTTTATGAAACGGTCTTTAGGGGAGTAAAGATAGTACTGAAGAAAAGAAGCAGTGTTACGAACCCCAAATCAGAGCTTGAAAAATACATTATCAACTACAGAGGGTATGAAAATTACAATTTCTCTGCCATCCTCAAAGTTGTGCCGGAGGATGATTCTGAAATCCAAAGTCCAGTTAGGTATGAGTTTATTGAAAACGTGCAACAAAAATGTGTCCTCTTGGTAGTGTACGTCGTCATTAAAGATTACAGAGCTTTACCTTTGGGGTCGACTGGAGGAACTGGAGGAACACCCTACCTGGATTATCTGCTGATGTATTGCATGAGTGACAAGAAAGAGGCCACGGACGTTGGAACAACAGGAGCTACGGGTCCTACTGGATCACCTCTCTACGATATTGCTGATATCAAGTTGTCTGCGGCCTTGAATCTCTCCACTACTTCAGACAGTTCAGTTACTCTATTTTCTAATTCTGGAAAAATCTTCACCATTGAAAATCCAGATTTTGACACCGATTTAAGAGAAGAGATCAATTTGTTTTACCCAATAGGATCTACCGGGTCCGTCTCCGATACCGGACCTGGTAGTTTCTACGTCCCCAGTCAGTCTTACACTTACCCCTGGCCAGTTGGAAGATCCCAAAATTTAGTTGATTTTCAAGCTATCGAGCCAGGAGCCTATGAATTCCAAATTCCCTTTGCGTTCTCCTCGCCAGTTACAATCCCAGTAGGACCAAGATCAGCCTACGCTAATTATCCAGTTTTTCAAGTAGACGGGGGAGAAGATTATTTCGACTTTATTCTAAAAAGAATTTCCCTATCCCAAATTTATTTGCGTGTTAATAACGAAAGCCCCTATATTAGTTATACTACTTACGATTGGGATCCGATTGCTGAAAGTACCCTGGTTTCTCAGAATTCTTTTCAAGTTTCTTTTACTGAGCCAACTGCTCTCTATAAACCAACTGGCTTATATCCAGTCAAGAGCTACGAAGGGCCTCAAACTCTAGGCACTAGTGTTGTTACCAGTTATCAGATTGAAAACGGTGGTTCCGAGCTGGCCAGTGATATTTTAAGGTATGGAGGCGCATACGAACCTTTGTTTAAGAAGGTGCTCAGATTCAAGGGTGATAAAACGGATTCAATCTCCGGCAACCCAGGGGCAGACATTACTTTCAGAAACTGTACCTTTGCCCCCGAGCAAGAAGGATTTGGTCTCATAGAAAATCTGGCTTTTTCTAAAGTCTCTCTGGATCAAAATATTCTTCAGGCTTCTCAGAATTTGCCACAAGGACCGGTGTTTCCTTTAGTGGGTCAATCACCAATTTCCTACAAGAATTTCTCAGTCTTCCTTTCCAGCTGGGATCCTGGCTACTACAATCTTTGGACCTCGGCTACAACCCAGAATCCAGTTGCCGGAACTAGATCGATGAAGGAGAACAAAAGTTTTCTGGGTTCAAAGATGATGCAGACCCCCTACACTGTTACCATCTACACTTTCATCACTCTAGAACTGGTGAGAACATCAGGCAACACCAATGTCGATGCGATTAACACTCAGGCGGTTGCCGCGGTTCCTGCCATTCAAAATTTAAACCCCTCCACTTCTAACACTGGGGTAGGACAATTAGGAAATTATCTCAGTAATGTTGATTTACCCGTTTTCGATCAAGACATCTTCCCCCAAGTGGAAATCTTCTGGCAAAGGAACGAAATTTCCAACACCGTCATCGGTTCTATCAGATTGGATAGGATCTTAAGAAGGTATCTGTTAAATTCCGGGGTTAGCCAGGTTTTCGTCGACAACATGGTGAGCGAGTTTGGATTGGGGAATCCCAACAGCATCTACGACGATATCAACACCTACATTGACCAGAATATAGTTCCTATCTACGAAGGGATTACTTTTGATCTGTTTGTCAAGAAGACAGGAGAGGCGTTAACAACAACTGAATTATTGGTAAGAGGAGATCTTATTAATCCAGATCGGATCAGATATGGTTACTATCAACAAAATAACTACAGATTAACTAAAATCACCGATTTGATTTACTCTTTCGAATATCCTCTAACGGTCGGTCAAAATTATTCCTTGACTTTCTCCTTCAGAATCCAGAAAATTTAATTTTTAAGAGTCTGAATATATACAGAAAGACATTCTTCCCATGCCTACTTTGAACATTCTTAATCTAAATCTGGGGGATTCCCAAGAAGATATCAGGAACAAGGTTAATGCAAACTTTGAGTCCTTGATCCAAAATGGAGGTGGACCCCAAGGTCTGCAAGGAGAGATTGGACCTCAAGGTCCAGTAGGTCCTCAGGGACCTCAGGGTGATCCTGGTCAGCAAGGACTGAGGGGAACTCGTTGGTATGTTCAACCCTCGTTTCCGGCGGGTGGAACTTCCGATCCCGTAATTGAAGGTGATTATTGGGTAGACACTTTCAATCAGAATTCTATTTTTGAGTACACTGCAGCAGGATGGACAGATACAGGGTTCGATCTTCAATCCACGGAGGTCTTTACTACTTTAGTCGGAATTTCAGGCCCGAGTGGTTCTAAGAATGCGGTCGTTTTCAACTCCCCTTTTCCTAATTTAAACACCCTAGTTTTAAGCGATGCGGTGTCGGTGCCCCAAACCACCAATCCCACCTATGCGAAACTTCTGATCTCAACCAACTCGTCCTCTGATTACCCTCTCCTGGAATTTTCGAAAACCAACGCCACTGGAGCTGGTACACCACAGGACTACAACAGACACCCACAATTTAGGTGGTTAAACCCCAGCTCTTCCAACTATAATTTGCTGTTTACTGTTCCTCAAGACAGCATGGAATTCAGAGCAGGAGGCTCGATGCTAGTTCAAAGCTCCGCCTCTTCCCTTCAGTTTTCTTCAGCCAATACTTTGTCTTTAACCTCGGCTGCAACTATGACTGTTACCTCGGCCTCGGTCATGAATTTTTCATCAGGTTCCCAGCCGATGAATTTCAGTTCTCAGAACTACAATCTTTCATCATCCTCTTTGAGTTTATCTGTGCCTCTGAGTTTGACCTCCAGTGCAAGTGGCTATGCCATGACTTTTAACAACTCCGGTTCAGGATCAGGTCTCTTGTTATCAGGAACATCGACCAGCACTAGTCAGTTTTTGGCCAATTTTGCCTCAGGGGGATCCAGTAAATTCTCAGTTAGGGCGGATGGAAAGATTTTCGTGTCTCAATTAGGATCTGCTTTTAGATCTCTTTCCTCTACCTATGATAATTCTGCGACTATCTCCGCCACAACTTACTATTATTGGTATTTGGGAACAAATATTATCCAGACTGGAAACCTTCTTCTTTTCGATACTTCTTCCTCTCCTTCAGATAAGGGACTAGCCCTTCCTGTCGGGGGTACCGTCTCTAATAGCTGGACTCAGTATCTAGGAAATTATGAATCTATCCAATTAAGAGTTATTAGTACAAACTCGAACAATTTGGTCAAAAGTGTTGCTTTGTGGACAGGCTCAGGAACCATTAATGCGGGTTCTAACACGGCGGCTACTTTTGCCAGTGGTCAAAGTTTTGTCGATTTCACCATCATTAGGCTCTCTTCCGATACTGATTATCAAGTTTATTATTCAACCTGTGGTGGACTCTGCGGTAAATTAGCATAACATGTCTTTCAATTCAAAATACATTTTTCCAGGGGACGACAAGAACGAAATCCTGTCCAAGATTAATTCTAATTTTGCCCAAATCTATTTTAATGCGATAGGAAGTCCAGGACCGTTGGGAGAATTTGGACCCACGGGTATGATTGGACCTGTGGGATTAGACGGTTTACCTGGAGCGACAGGTTCGCCTGCAGCAAGGTGGTTTTTTTCTCCTGAGCCCCCATTATCCACAGAATCTTCAACTGATGACATCTGGGTTAATATTGGGATCACTGGATTTCAAAGTGTCTATTTCTATGATGGCACCAATTGGGTTGATACTGGAGAAAGTATTCTGCAGGACTCTGAATTTGAAGCAATCACCGGAGTATCGGGACCAGGTGGAAGCACAACTCATAATAGCATTGTCTTCCCAGGACCTTCGGCCTCTGATTACAGCCTAGTTATTTCTGATGCTGTTGGAACTACCTCCAATGTCAATCCGAACCTCTCGAAACTAATGGTAAGTACGGCTCCTGTGGTTAATATAAAAGTTGGTTCTTTTTTGGCAGGAGGGGTTGTTTTTTATGTTAATCCTGCTGGTAATGGGGGTTTGGTCTGTGCGCCAAACAACCTGAATACTACTTATGCTTGGGGATGCGCTGGAACTAATATTTCTGGTACATCTTCAGCCTTAGGTACAGGAGCAGCAAATACAAATTTGATTTTATTTGGGTGTGCTACTAGACCTATTGCCGCCAGCGTCTGTGCAGATCTTTCTCTTAATGGATTTTCCGACTGGTATCTTCCTAGTTACGATGAAATGTTTTTAATGTATCAAGAACTACAGCCTTTAGACCCTGCTTCTTTTGCTGGTACTTTTTGGACAAGTACACAGTTAAACCCCGGACTGGCTAGTGTTTTAAATTTTGGTGTCTCAGGATTTTCAAATAAATCAAATTCCAGACTGGTGAGGCCAGTAAGAACTTTTACATTAAATGACATTGGAACTGTTCAATATCCGATTTTAGGGTTCGATAAAACCTTTGTAGGATCTGTCTCCATTCCATCTTTTAATTGGACTGTTCCAACTGCAGAATCTTATGATATCACTTTTAGCAATCCGGGAGAAACTAGAATTTTATTAGGAACTACTGGTAGTTTTTCTGCTACCGGGGGATCTGGGGAATCTGTGATACTAGCCGGCAATACTTTTGTGCAACTGACTTCTCAAAATCAAATCACTTTTGAATCTTCTACGGGAGCCACTGGCAGCTTGACCCTGGCTACACCCTCTACGATTTTGATGAATTCTGCTAACAAGATACTGACTAGTAACAGTTTGTCGTATCAGAATCTGGCCGATTCATCCGGTCTGACCGCAGATGCCAGCACCTTGATCGACGTCTCGGGAAATCAGGGATTGAATATTCAAATTTTAGGTTCTTCGACCGGAACCCCTATTTATACTTTTAGAAATCCTGCGGGGTATAGAATTTTAGAAAGTAGAAGCAACAATCTAACGATGATTGGTGAAACTGGCCCCTCTGGTTCCGCTTCTGGCTGCCTAGTGAAGAAAATAGATGTTGTTGATTCATATAGTCTGAATGGAAGAAGCGGAAGCCAATTTTCTGCTAATGGATTTTTGAATAATTATGCTTCATTAGAAATAAATGGTAATAATTCTGATGTTATTTGTATTAAGGCTTATTACGCATACTTGTTAACTCCAGATGCAAACACTCCCACCGCAAACGGAGAATACTATTCCATTTATTTACAGTTAAGTGGGTTTCAAAATATTACAACAGTTGATCCTGTAAATCCTGGTATGGGTATTTCTTTTTCTAATACATCAAGGAGAATTTTCGACATTTTTCTAGAGGATGAGTCGGGAATTTGGCCGTCTGGCTACATATCTTTTGGTGGCATTAGAACTGTTTATGCAGGTGGAAGTTCCTCTGTATCTATTAGTAATTCATCTTTCAGATGCTACCATATTAGATTAATTTTTATAAACAACGAGTCTATCTTTTATCAGTTTAACTATTCGGGCACTGCCAATAGATGCGGTTATATCCCTTATGTTTATACCAATCCAGTTTCTGGAGGGGGCGGAATTGGTAGCTAATTTTTTGTTGTGGAAAAAATTTTTTACGAAGAAGGAAAGGAATTCAGGTATCAAATAGGGGAGGTAATCACCACTTGGCCTTGGCCCATGCTAACTTACGCATCCGCTAGAGAATTTTTATTAGATCCTGATTGTCAGCAAATTTTTTCTAAATATCAAAACGTCTATATTTACGGGCATTTCCTGTGGAAAAATTTTCAGACGTGGGATCTTGATTTGGGTTTGGCCTGTGATTTTAATATCGCGGATTGGTCACGAATTTCTGCAGATCTCCACAAGCTTTACAATCTAGCTCTAAATAGACACTGTCTTCTCGTGGATATCACTGTTTCACATCTCAATGTTGCCTGTCTTTTACCAACCAAATCCGATCTAGTTGAACACAATCAAAACACACCAGCTTCTGAATGGAATTTTCCCAGAATTAGCCCGCCCCTGCAGGGAAAATATTCCCATAAATATGTAAAAATAAGCAGAATGGAAAAAAAGATAGGGGACACAATTCAAGTTTTTGATTATAGAGATTCCCCCCGAACTGCACAAAAAACTTCCCTCTTATTTGGTGAACATCTGGTTATGATTGATTTTTCTGAAGTTGATTTACACGATAAAATCATCAAAAGGATAGCAAATTCTGAAAAAAATCTTCTGATCAATTTCATGACAGTTTCTGATTTTTTAAGTCTAACCGAACTAGAATTTATTCAGATCCAGAATTACTGACCCCGTAGTTCGTTTTTTTCTGGACCGAATATATACAGAGGATTTAAATTTTTTTTATGCAAACCCCTTTGACCCAAGATGAAATGATCTCGGCAGAAGATCTAAAAATACAATTCTCTAGAGTGTTAGAAGACATCTCTATTGTGGATGGTAAAATCAAGAATCTTCAAACAGAGGCGGGTCATCTCCTGACCAAACTTGAAAATTTAAGAAATTCAGAAAAAGCTTTTATGACCAGATTGTCCGATAAATATGGATCGGGTGCTTTGGAACCCTTCAAATTAATCTATCACCGTGAATAAAATAGAATCCGGATCTAACACAGTCGTTGTATCTTTATTTTTCTTCATTTTGCTTCTTCTAGCAGGTCTTTTTTTGCTGAGACAATACGAATTGACCCAAGAAGCAGAACAAGAAGCTGCCCGAAACTACAATAATTATTTAGCGAAGCAAGATTCGGTTCGTATTCTCAGCTCTTCTTTCGGGAGTGTGCTGGCAGAAAAATCTGCTCTCAAACTGAAATACGATGAATTATCTCAGGATAATAAAGATCTGATAGACAGACTAGAGCTGGCGAATAATAAAAAGCCAAGCGTTATTATTCAAACGGAAGTAGTTTACAGAGATACCGGAATTTCGGTACCCACTTCAACAATTATCAGAGACAGCACAAAACAGCTAGTCTTCAAACACCAACCGAAATTACCTGGTAATAACTTTCTCTCCCTCACAGGACAAATCCCTTATCGCATAGTGACAGATTCAGTCCTTAACCCGGATGGTTCATATCAACTGAATTTCAGACTTGTTTCTCAGCCCGTTGTTTTGAATTTTGAGCAAAAAATTGATCTAGTCACTGGTCTTTATACTGATCCAAAAACAGGAAGAGTTTATGTCAGGGCAACCACAGATTTTCCGGGAATCAGTTTCTCCGATCTACAAGCTCTGGAGATGATTGACGATTCTGCTACTCGTCAAGCTCTCAAAAAAGCCAGAAAAAAGTTTGGGGTGGGGATAAATTTTGGTTGGTCGATAGCAGCAGGAAGAAGCGGTTATATCATGGGCCCAGGTATCACTGTCGGACTGACCTACACCCCAACCTTCCTCCAATTCGGGAGATAAATATAATAATCTACATGGCCTTTACCACAACTTCTAAGTACGTTCAGCTCACCCCTTATTTGGTGCTGGAATACATGTATGCTGACCAACCTAATCCGGAAACCTACAATGTTAACAGTGGTAACCCGACAGTTTCTTTCAACAAGTTAATTAACGGTATTTTGGAGTACAAGGGATCACCCATGAACGATGTTCAGATTTACAACTGGGATGAAAACTATAGCGTGACCCAGAATACATCTTTAGACAGTGTTGTTCAAGTATCGGAAAATTCTTTTATTTCTCTGAATCCCAATTTGATTGTTCCTTACAACGACTTCAACCCTAAATTAACACCTACTGCCGACCTGCCTATAGTTTTTCCTTCGGACATCTCGGTTGTTTATGACTCTGTGAGGTACCACATTCTCCAGGGTTACAATCTAGAAAACATCGATGGTCTGGTGCTAAGTATTGCATATCTAGGTCAAGATGGTAGCTATGTCACTTTCTCTCAGGTTCAACTGAGCTCGGGTAATGCACAAAACTACACTTTCAACCCAGTTCCTTTAACTATCGGTTCGAATATTTACAACAAGTACTTTGAGATCAAGATCCCCTCTTTTGTGGATATGAACAATCAGTTTTCCGTCGCCTCTGCCCAGAATAAACCCAACACTTTGGCAGGAAAAACCAGTAAAAACGGCCAGGGATATGTCAATGGAGCCCCAATGAGAATCAACGTGTGGCAAATTTTAGACACAACCCAGGTCAACGGATACAATAAACTTGGTTCAAACCTTTATGCAACTTTGTCTCTTGAAACTGAAGACCCGTTTAAAAATGTGGGTGCCTATATTGCTCCAGCCGACACGGGGGATTTCTTCGAGTATTTTGCCACCGACGATGGAGGCTTCATTGAAAATTTTATTCTCTTTCAAAATTCTATTGGCAATCAATACTACATCGATCACAAGATTGAGACCATTGAACAAATTGGAGCTGCTCTTCTGATAACCGACAATTTTTCAACCCTTCAGACAACTGCCTACGACCTACCTCTCCTTTACAGACCCATTGTCAGAAACTCAGCCCTTGCTTCCAGTTTTACCCTTAGATACACCATGACCCTGGTCAACAGTCTAAATCAAACGAGACTAGTCAGAATAGCAACCTACACTTCTAACGATCCTGCCAAATACGGAACCTATATTGCTCCCCTTCAACTTTCGATCTATCCTCAAACTCAAAAGATCTACAATAAACTAGCCACCCAATCTAATATTGCTGTTCCTGCAAATACTATTGCACCCCAAGAGATCATTAAATATCAGAATGTGTTTTTTGAAAGGAATCTGGTTAACACCACTCTGACAAATCTGGTGGTTAAGGGAAACATCATCACACAGGCAGATGCTGGTGCCACTGACGGTCTAGCCTATGGTTTAGGACAGGCCTACGTTACCATCCTGCCTTTTGACAACTACTACAAATTCACTTTTTTCAAGAAAAATCCCGATGGCACAACTGATCTAATTGATCTCACCTCCTCGGGCACTTTTAAACTTGTTTTTATAGACAACCAGAACAATAAACTTTTTGCTCCTTCCATCTCAGACAAAAATCTGGCCAATTCCGCCAGAGGTGAGTTGGCATTTAAGTTGGATCAAAGTCTGGCAACTCAGGTTTTAACTTTCAGCAATCGAAGATTTTACATCTCAAATCAGCCCATTCAAGCTGAAACCAACACTGTGCTAGGTCAAAACGCAGTTCCAAAATTGACAGGTATTAAAAACAAGTTGGCCAAAAAATCTCTTGCCCTAGGCAATTCTATTTCCGATATTCAACTGGCAGCAACTGAGGTTGTGAATGCCAACACAAATCTAGGTACCGCCAGGATTTCTGCTAATTCTGCTTCCGTCCTGTACTATGGCAATTGGCTGAAGGATGGTGAACCACTTCCAACCCCAGGTATCACCGGTCAAAATGTTGTTCAAGATTCTATTCTGTTGCAAAAGAACCCTCAGATTTCAATTGGGGGATCTAATCCAAATGAGAGTGCGTCAGTGGTACAGAACAGCAAGAGTTCTTGGCAAAACTTTGCCCCTGCGGCAGGGACCGATTCAAGCACAGCAACTTCTTCTAACACAGGAGGGCAAAACACCACTGGTTCCGCTAATTCGCTTTCTGTCTTGGGCCTGGCAGCTTTTAAATCGGCTATTGCTTCTGATGTTCAGGGTAAGATCTCTCTTGGCTGGACCACGGCAGAAATTATTGATTATTTCCTCAACCCCGGAGCAGCTGGATTCCAAATTTACTCTGGCATTACAAAACAGATCTTTACTGATGCGGTCACCGGTATTTTCAACAATTTTGATCTGGCCCTGCTGAATGAATATGGCAATACAGGAGGGGGTAGAACAAACGGAGGTCCAGCCTCCGGAGGAGGTAGTACCACCAATCAAAGCGGGCAGGATAGCGGCAGCGCATCTCCTGCCTTTCCTCCTTCGAGCGGCGGATCCCCTAGGCCCAGACCCGATAGGGGATTAGGAACTTTATAATTCATTAACATGGCGATACTAAATGTCAGATCGAATAGTTTTTATTTCAATTTCCCGAAAGGATTTTTTCCCGGCTCGGTAGAGACCAAGTGGGTTGATTATCTGAAAAAACAGCCCACCCCCTACGATACCCTGACCTCTTATATGAACAGCAGTATTCAATCTGTCTCTTTTCCGACCATGAACATTGATTTAGTGTCACAAACCAGAAATCTCGGCAAACAGATTAATTACCAGAGTGCAACCCCTGTGCAGGATTTATTCTCCAGAGATTTCTCTGTTTCTTTTAGGATCAGTGAAGGATTTGTGAATTACTTTATCATGTTGGAAACTGTCTTAGATAAACTGGCCTTTCAAAACGATGCCCTGTTCACTCCTATCTTACCTCTTCGAATCTTAGATAATGAGGGGGGAGTAGTTATTTCAGTTCTTTTTAAAGAAGTAACTCTTACCTCAGTCAACAACATTGATTTAAATTACACCGCTAATGCCCCTACAGTTTCAACTTTTACCGTGGGCTTTAAATGTAATTTTATGGAACTGAATTCAGAAGTCCAGAAAACAAATTAGATATATAAGTAAAACAAACACATCCATGAAAAAATTCTCAGAACTAGCCAGAGTAAATGAAATGAAATACGGTCAGCCGATGTACGGGGAAAGTGACCTGAAGCAGCATATGAAAAATCTTCTAGTTGCCGCCTCGGGTAACGATCAAAGGGTCTTAAATGATATAGTGGATTGTCTTACTGATGAGCAGATGAAAAAATGCTACGATAATTTGGTGAAAGTTTATAATTACACGGGTAAAGTTGGGGAAGCAGTCCCAGCAAACCTTTAAATCTGTTTAGGTGTCCAATCCAATTTACGTTGGGATAGATTTTTCTCTTAATTCCCCTGCCTATTGTTTGTATAAAAATGGCAACTACAGTTGGCTGTCTATTACTAGATCAGATAGAACCCAGCAATCTCTTATTAAATCCGCAATCAAACCCTATTCTGTCTTAGAGCAAATGCCTGATGTGCATTTGCTTTTTTTGAATAAATTGTCATTTCCTGATTCTTATCCGGAAAAAGAAAGAGCAAAGATGCAGAACTACATCCAAATTGTAGACACCCTGTGGCATCATCTTATTTCTCAGTTAGAGCCTGAAGATGAACTAGTGATTGCGATGGAGGGTTTGAGCTTTGCCTCTAACGGAAATTCGTTAATTGATATTTCTATGGCTACGGCCCTACTCAGAGAAAGAATAATCACGAGGACTGGCTTCGACAACTTTTATGTTTATTCTCCTACTGCCATTAAAAAATATGCCTATAAGGGAAACTGTAAAAAAGACGAGCTCTATCATGCCCTGTTAGAAAAAAGAGATCTTGAGACTGGTCTGAACAATTTCTTAGATACATTGAGAGCAGGAGCTTCCACTTGGATCTCATCCAGTAAGGTAGTTCAAAAGCCTCTCGATGATCTAATCGATGCCACCTGGATCTGTCTATACCTCATGTCATCAGAAAAAAAATTTTCAAAGGATATATAAAAAGGGGTGAAACTTTTTATTATTCTCTCCATTAAAAGATCAAACTTAAAAAAATTAAAGAAATTATGGAAAATTTAGACATTTTTAATTTAGATTTGGACAATTTTATTACGAAATCTAAGGAAAAAGAGGGCAAGGACCTTGAATTCTACAAGCCTTACCCAGAATCAGGTAAAGATGGAGTCTACAAATCTCTCATCAGATTTTTACCCAATCAGGCAGATCCTGCCAAATCCAAGATCCACAAATATTATGTGTATTTGACCGATCCAAAAACTGGCGAGGGATTTTCAGTTGACTGTCCATCAACGGTGGGTAAAAAATCCATCTTAAAAGATATTTTCTGGAAGCTCAAGAATTCACATTCTGCAGCCGATCAGGAATTGGCCAAAGGGTTCAGTCGAAAGGAAGATTACTATTCCTTGATTCAAGTTGTTCAGGACAAGAACAATCCAGATCTTGAAGGTAAAATCATGATCTTCAAATTTGGCAAAAAATTAAATGAAACTCTGGAGGCCCAATTAAAACCCGAATACGGAGAACCCTGTAATCCATTTGATCTGTTTGGAGGTAAACTCTTCTCTGTTCACTCTAGAAAAGTTGGGGAGTGGAACAACTACGATCTTTGTTCTTTTGTAGGTGATAAATGTCCTATTGAAATCAATGGCAGAAAAATGAAGAAAACACCGGAAGATATGAGGGTGATCCTTGAATACCTGGAAACAGGTCCTAAGAATCTTACCGCCTTCGATTATAGAGAGTGGGACGAGGACACAACTCAAAGGGTAATGAATGTCATTAAAAACACAGTACCCGATGGAAGGTTAGTCAACGAAATCTTGGCTGGTGTTAACAAATCAGATTCTAAAAGTTCTGGAGGTGGATATTCGGTCCCTACAGCTTCCCCTGTTTACCAGCCTACGACGAACGACATTTTTGAAGAAGCTTCTTCAACCTCGGTGGGCAAAAGTCCAGAACCCGAAGAAAAGACTAAAGCAGGAATCAAGAGACCATCTTCACCTGTCTCTGCTTCCACTTTGGATGATCTTTACGCAGATCTTTAATTTTTAATGTGTTGGGGTAAGAGGAGAACCTGGGGAGGTTCTCCTCTTTTTTTAATTTACAGGATCTATGGAACTAGAAAGAATTAAATCTCTGATTGGACATTCACTCCATAATGCCTTTCCGGGTGAAGGTGGAAAACAGAAAATTTTTCAAGCCGGTAATAGATTAAATTTTTCTTGTCCCTATTGTGGTGATAGTGACGATGCCAGAAAGAAAAGAGGCAATTTTTACACCAACACTTTTGCCTACAAATGTTACAACGGAGGATGTGGGGTTTTCAAAGATGGGTACGCTTTTTTTCGCGATTTTGGAGTGGCCTCAGATTTGACTCAAGAAGAAAAAAAAGATATTCTAGATATCATTAGAGAAAATAAAGAAAAAAGAAAAACTTTATATGGTTCTTTTGATTTTTCTCTGCTTTTCAATCTTGATTTCAAGAAATATGTCATTTCCCGAAAGGAATTGATGAAAAGACTTTCTCTAGTGGAAGTAGAAGGTTCTCAAGTCGAATCATATTTACGCCGTAGGAATCAGCCTACAGATCACAGATTTGCCTGGGACCCTAAACAGGAGAGATTATTTCTATTTAATTTGACCAATCATAATGAGGTGGTGGGTCTCCAATTGAGAAACATGTCCCTGCAAAAGGGGGGATCTAAATATTACACTTACAAGTTGTCCGGCATTTGGGAAAAGCTTTTAGGGGTTAGAGATGTCGAGTTCTTGAAACAATGCACAAAGATAGATCCAGTTTCCCATGTGTTCAACCTCTTTCAGGTTTCTTTTGACCACACCATCACCATCTTCGAGGGGCCAATGGATGCCTGGCTTTGGAAGAATTCAGTTGCCCTTTGCTCCGTAGAAAACAAATTTCCTTTCGAGTTTGATGATGTCCGATATTGGTATGACTGGGATGATGCAGGCAGAAGGAAAACATCGGAGCTTCTGACGCAAGGACATTCTGTTTTTAACTGGAAAAAATTTCTGGAAGAAAATTCTATACCTGAAAATAGAAAATGGGATTTGAATGATCTAGTTAATTATTTGAGAGAAAAATCAATTAAAATAAAAAGATTCGATGGATACTTTACCTCCGAGGTACTAGATCTAGTTTCGTTCGTTACAACTTAATGTTCATCAACTACACACCAGAGGAGAAACCAAAATCACCTCCCAAACTAAAATTTCCTTGTACCTTGCACGAGGTTCAAGATCTGGACAATTTAGAAAACATTGAAGAAAACTTTCAAATGCCAAAACCTGTCAAAAAAGTAAATCGCTGCCAGATGGTAGAGCTAGGAAAAAATAAAAAGAGCAAAGGAGGCTTATTTTAACACTATGTCGTCAGAAAAAGATTTTGTCAAACTATTCGAAGAGGAAAGAGCCGATTGGAGAGAAAAAATTCAGGGGATTTCGTTCAGTCTTAAAAACATTCATACCGTGGCGGAAGCCCAGATCGATCTTTTTACTACTCGACAAATCCTGATTGAATATGGCTTTAAGTTAGCAACCATCGTTACCAAACTGTCCTCCAAAGAAAGACAGGAGAGGGCTAGAAAAATGAAGGATTACCAGGAGAACAAAGATGTTCGGTATGGTTCTAATGATTTAAAAACAATGATAGAGGGTGAGGTGGCCGAGATTAATCAGAAAATTGAACTAGTTGAGGGCCATAGAAAATATATTGATCAAACAGTTCAAACTGTAGACCATATGCTATATGGGATCCGTCAAAGAATAGCCTTGGAAGATTACCTCAGGGGTAATACAATCAAATAAGGAAAAGACATGTTAAAATTTTTAGTGTCAGATGATAAACAATGGTTGTTACTGAATTCTTTGACCCCTGAAGTCGAAAAAAAGCAGGTTGAGATTTCTCTGACCCGAAAGGTAAACAATTGGTTCTTTCATCCCTTGGTAAAGAAAAAACTGTGGGATGGTTCCATCAGTTTCGTCGATAAAAGAGGACCGGTGTGGAAAGTTCCAACGGGTCTTTGGATGGAGATTCATAAATTAGGAAAAGAATACGGTTACGAGGTGGAGATTGAGGGACTGGAGGACCTTATTTTTTCAGACCTGACACTGGAGGAATTTACCTCTTGGGTCAATGAATTTTTTGCCAATAAGGAGATGAAACCCAGGGACTACCAGATTGAGGCAGCCTGGAAGATTGTTAAATTTAGGTATTCTGTGTCGGAGATAGCAACCTCTTCGGGTAAGACACTGATTGCCTTCATGATTTTTGCCTTTCTCAAGCAGAGGGGCATGATAAAAAAGTTTTTAATTGTAGTTCCTAGTACTAACCTTGTGTTTCAGGGCAATGACGATTTCATTGACTACGGGATCGATGAATTGGGGGTTAAGATCCAACAGATAGGAGGAGGCAGTAAAATGAGAGAAGGCTGCGATCTGATCATTGGCACCTTTCAATCTCTGGTCAAGCAGGAAAAGGAATTTTTCGAGGACGTGGATGCTGTTTTTGTGGACGAGTGTCACCATTCCAATTCAGTTTCCATCAAAAAAATTCTATCCAAATGCATGCACACGGGGTGGAGATTTGGTCTAACCGGAACCTTGACCAATCGGTCTTCTGCCGATCACCTGACCATCCAGCAGTATCTGGGCCCCGTGTTGGTCGAGATCTCTCCTGATTTTCTTTTTCGGAACGACCACGCCACCCCTGTTTCTATTAAGGTTGTGATCCTCGATTGGCTAGATCAGGAGATCAAGGATAAACTTGCCCAGTTGAAATTCTCTGCCCAGAATTTAGAGGGCAACGACATCTACAACATCGAAAGAAAATTGGTGATAGAGAGTGAAAAAAGAATTTCATATATCGTTGATTTTATTTCGAAAACATCCAAGAACTCCCTGGTGCTTTTTCAGTCCGTAAAGGATGAATACGGAAAGCAAATCTGGAATAGACTGAGAGAAATAGATAGTACGAAAGAGGTTTTCTACGTGGATGGAGACACTGATGAAAAATTAAGGGAGGAATACAAAGAGAGAATGAAGGACGGAGAAAATAAGATTCTGGTAGCAACCTTTGGTACATTTTCAACTGGAATTTCGATCAACAATCTTCATAACATTTTCTTGGTTGAATCATACAAAAGCGAGGTTTTGATCAAGCAAAGTCTGGGCAGGGGTATGAGAAAAATGGAGGGCAAGGAGAAAGTGAACGTAATCGATTTTGTGGATGACTTTTCTACTCCTAAATACCTTAACTACCTGATGAAACACGGGGACGTTCGAATGCAAATTTATAAGAAAGAGAAATTCAAATACAAAGTCTTCAAGGTTAAATTGTGAACAAGTTGGGATATATAAATCAAAAAATCAGATTTATGACTCCCAGATTAAAAAACTTTTCCATGTTTTCTGAGGCAATAAACAGAGAAAGAAGCAGGTTTAGATCCAATTTTGATAAAGAGGACGATTGGAGTAAGTTCGAAGAAATAGAGAGAAGGATAGAGGATCGATATTCAAGAAAAGAATCGGAAACGGGAATTGGTGAATTTTCAGATTCGGGAGCCAGAGCAAGATTTCAAGCTATGGCAGAAGATCCGAGTGGAGCTCCGCTAAGATTGGTCCGAATGGGCCTGTCCCTTGTTCAGAAGGTGGCTAAATCTATTGTTGATGTTTTTAAAATGCCTTTTAGAGGTGGGGATTCTCTGGAGAGTCTTAAGAGACAAAAGAAAGATATGCTAGAAAAATGGGGTGAAACCATTACAAAAAGTGGCAGAAACACAAGAGAAGACTATGAGGATTTCTATAGTAGAGCCTACGATAGTGGCAGAAGAACATTTGGAGATGATTTTGATCTAGATTCTCCCAGCTCTGAAGAAGGCAGGGTGTATTCAAGTTACATTAAAGGGGCCAGAAGATTTTACGATATTTGAGCATGATTTATACCTACACACAATATATGGAATTAAATGAAGGAGGGGCTGCTATTGGCAGTTCTAGAAAGATCCGAGAGGATGAAGTGGCCAAAACTTTGACCCACTTAGGGGAAGCCCTTTTTCCCTTGCTGGGCGATGGAAAATTAAACAGGGACTTTTTGCTCATTGGCAGCATTGGAAAAAAAGAAAGTCCAGATGACACTTCCGGGGACGTGGATTTGGGAGTTTCTAAACCCTTCCTGGCCCAAAAATGGGGTGTTCCTGAATCCAAGGTGTTGGATGTAATGACCGAGAAACTGAAGGACCAACTCCCCGACATTTTGGGTTACAAACCGGAGATCAAAATGTTTAAAGGGATCAACATAGTCAGCGTTGAATGGCCCATTGAGGGGAACATCAAGAACGGCACGGTTCAACTTGATCTGATTCCAATTGCGGATATGGATTGGGCTAAATTTATTTTTTACTCCCCGGACCAGAGAAAAAAAGAATCCAAGTATAAATCTGCCCACAGGAATTGGCTTTTCCAGGCCATTCTTTCGGCCTTGAAGGATGTAGATTCCGTTGATAAAGAAGGGCAAATCATGGATTATACTGGGTATGTTCTCAAACTAGGAGATGGCGTTTATAAGAATCGTAAGACCTATCGGGGAGCAACAAAAAGACTCTCCCGACCTAAAATTTTAGAAGATAGCACCTTTCTAGTCACCAGGGATCCTCAAAAGATGCTAGATCTACTTTTTGGTTCTGGTGTTAGACCGAGTGATGTTAAGACCTTCGAGGATGTCTGGTCTTTAATAAAAAAACCGACTTTTATCCATGCCGATAAACTACAATCTATAGTGGAAGATTTTGTCAGATACTTAGAGAGAACCAATCACGACATTCCTTGGGAAATAAAAAAACTGGTTAGTAATGAACGTTTTCCCTAATCTTTTCTACACCACTTTGGATTTCTTGCTGGAAGGAGATGGAATAGAATCCATCTTTAAACACCCCGAAGTCATTTTGTTTAGGACAGTGCTGGGTTTAAATGGTTCTGTCATGGCCAATTCAACCGGAGATTACGAAGTTCAGATTGGAGATGAAATTATCTACACGATGGAAAAATCAGTCTACGATTTGATCAATTTTGGTTTTTCTCCTCCTCCTTTATCCGTTTATGTTCCCTTGCTCTTAATGACCTGGAACTCACCATTACATGATAAATCTAAATTAATTATTGGCAAAATTCTCAATAGTCTTCTTTTTTTGGAGTCCAGAGGATATGTTGATTTTGAACTTCAAGAATACGGTCCTTTATCTTTTTTTCCAAATTTTCCAACAAGTTTTCCTCCCCATAAATAATTCATACCATGTCTGGCATTAATCATCTATACGATCTTTACCACAAAAAAGGAGAAAATTTTATCAATTCTCTTTTCAGGGAATTTGTTACCATCAATGAAAAGATGGATGGTTCTGCCTTTAGTTTCGAGAGGGATCAAGAGACTGGGAATTTCAAATTTTATCGGCGGGATCAAAGGAATCCAATTACCCTAGTTGACCGTACTTTGATGAAATACTATGAGAAACCTATTTCTTATATCACGAGTCTTCCCCCTCACATTATAGAGAGAATCCCCAGAGGCTGGAGATTTGGCCTAGAGTATTTCGCCAACACCCAGCCAGTTGAAATAGTCTATGATCGGGTGCCCAAAAATAATCTGATTCTTTCTTACATTCATCAAATGGCGCCGGGAGGCAAAGTCGCCAGAACCCTTCAAAAGAAAGAAAAGCTGGACGAATGGGCTGATCTTTTGGGAGTGGAAAGAAGTCCTATTATTTTTCAGGGCCTGCTTCAGCCCGATCAAAAAGTTGCCTTGATGGAATTTTTGTCTACCCCCTTCAAAGAGCTAACCCGAAAATTTTCCACTCAAAGTTTCGTGAGGTTTATCATCTCGGTCCTTAACCCAGCTTTAGAGAAAACTGCTCTGAACGATAACCTGGATAAAGATGTGGAGGGAATCGTGTTTAGGTTTGGTCATCCGGATAGAGAAAGCGAAACAGTTTTAGCCAAGATGGTTGATCCCATCTTCACGGAGTTGGCCAAGGAAAAGACCCAACAACAGATGGAAAGAAAACCCAGTGATTTTCTGGGTCTGACCCTTTTGGACGTTATGAACTACATTCTCCAAAAGGGGGTAAAATCTTTCGAAACAGAAGGGGATTCTGAGGAGGAAAGATACATCTCCTATATGTCGGACGTGTTTGCCAAGTTTCTGAGTCAGTACTCGGAGAAGTATAAAGGCACTGATTTTGATGAACCTGATTATCTGAAGAAAGAAGAATTCAGATTGAACAAACAACTCATTTCGGACAGGAGAGTTCTAAAATGGGTCGAAGAAGACCCGGCCTTTGAGTCCTTGTTCAAGTTGATGCTCAATTCATTCAGAAAAATCAAGACTCGAGCTTCGGGACTGGTAAAAGCCGGTACTTTAGAACAATTCAATCTACTAGTTCAGAAAATCAAAAATTATGTGGCCAAGAAAAAAATCAACGAGCAAGAAAAACAAGATTTTACGAGCTTCCTCGAATTCAAGAAAATAAATTCTCCTTCCGTAGATTATCTCAGAGAAGAACTTGATGACAATGAAGAGGAAGAAAATCCTCTCTTTTCCTTCGACGAATTCATTTCCAAGTTAGAGACCATCGATCAAAAACACGAAGAATACCTAGAGCAACGGGAAGAAAACACGGTTGAAGAAGCAGAAGAAAAATCTACGGGGAAAAAGGAGGAGAAAAACATCAATGTGATGCTCGGACGATTCCAACCTTTCCATCTGGGACATTTGAAGATGGCCCAAGAGATGAAGAAAAAAAACGATTTTCCTGTTTTTGTTGTGGTCGTTTATCCAGGTCACAACAGAAATAAAAATTCCCCATTTAATGAAGAGATTATCAAGCAGTACATGGATTCCTTGATGGAAGCTTATCCAGAAGACTTTGCCGGTTACAAGATTGTCAAATTGGGTCTATTGGGTTCAGTTGTTAATAGATTGGTCGAAGAGGGCTACATCCCTCATCTGGTGGGATCTGGAGAAGACAGGGCGGATGATTACGGTAAACAGTTTGAGTACATTAAAAAAACAGAGCTGCACGATAAATTACCTTCTGATTTCGCTCTTCACGTCAGTAAAAGATCCATGTCTGCCACAGAGGTGAGGACAAAATTGAAGGAAGGCAATTTTACAGCTGCCAAAAAAATGTTACCTAAAGCTGTTTTAAACAATTACGAGATTTTGAAGTCCGCTTTGAAAGAATAAAACAAAATTCTAGAGATATATAACATAAAACAATCCACAGTGAAAGTTATTCTTCCTTATTCTCAATTCATTACCCAGCTAAATGAAGCCGATGGGTTTGGAACCTTGCCCTTTCTCTTTAAGAAAGACGGGGATCTATGTTACTATTTTTTCCAGATAGACAAAGAAAAAGGAGACCAGCAAGGTTATGTTTTTTTGATTGGCAAATACTCCAGATTTGAAAATATGGAGGGTCCAAAAAATTCTTATGCCGTCATTAATCTCAACCAGATCGAGCCCGAGGTGATCGAAGACATTGCAATTGAGAACACCAAGAATTTACCCGAAGCTAACTCCAATAAATTTAAACTTAAGGGAGGAGAATTGGCGAGGCTCTACAAGCAGATTGGCAAATGTCTTTTGAATTACTTGGAGAAAAACCCAAAAACAATCAGAATAGTGGATGAGATGAATCAAAATCTAGTTCTGAATAACTACGAGGAGTACGCTAGATCTATGTTAATTTCGATCCTAGGTGATGAATGGCATTTGCAACCCGGATCTAGAAAAGGAGTTTACGTCTTGAATCGCTAGTTTTGATGAAACTTTTTCTTATACTATTCTATAATAAATAAAAATTATCTATTATGGAAGCTTTTCAAGAAATTAAAAATCTCATCTCTCAAATTGAACCTGAATTCCAGAAATTCACTGAAAAAGGAAATAAAGCCGCTGGTACTCGGGTAAGAGTTGCAATGCAAGAACTGAAAAAACTTGCCCAGCAGATCAGAATTGATATACAAGATCAAAAATCCAAGGCAGCTTAGAATTTTCTTCTTTATTTTAGAAAGCAGTCTTCGGACTGCTTTTTTGTGGTACATCATTTGGATATATACAAAAAAAAAATTCTATGAACTCTATTATTAAATTCTCTGATTATATTTTAGAAGAAGAAATGAGTCGAAAGGAGAGGAGACTGCAAAGAAGGGAAGAAAGATTAGAAAAAAAACTCGATAAAATCGGAAAAAAAAGAGGAGGGGATTCTCCAGTCCTGGGTGATCAAGAAGAAAGCCAAAAACGTTTGAGTACGCCCTTTTATCAAATTAAGGGCAAAGAATTACCTATGGAGCAAAAAATCGACATTAACGGTCAAAGTGTTGAACCATACGGGATAGCAAACAATGTTATGAATACCTGGATCGAAGAAGTCAAAACTGAAACCCTAGACAACATCGATTCCAAATATAAAGTGGCTATTAAGGCTCTAATCGAAAGGTCACTCAATAAGATTTTTCCTATAGTGTCTAAGTACTTTATTCCGTCTGTCAAATTTGATGGTAAGCCTATTATTGAAGAAACTAAAATCGAGCCTAAAGAATTTTGGCTCCAGGTTTGGCCCCAAATCTGGAAAGAAATGAATGCAGTAGAAAGGGGGATTGTTAAAAGTATGACCTCCTTAAGAGAAGAAACTACCTATGACCAATTGATAGAAATGGTGGGTAAGGCTTTATCGGATGAGGAATTCTCAGGATACAATGAAGTTGTGTCCGAACAATTATCGAACTTATTGGAACTTTTTGGCTTGGCTTTTTCTACGACTTTCAAAGACAAGGCAGTGGAAGTTTCCCAAGAAATGATGGGAAAATTGGTCACGGATCTAAATGCAAAAGGAGCAAAAATCAATTTCAAGTCCTCTCAAAAATCTAAAGGGGGTCAGCAAGAATTGGAAAATGTTGACCTTGGCAAATCATCAAAAGAAGTTTGGGCCGAAACAATCGTTAAACAAATAGAAGAATTCAGAAAACTTTTAACTTCAGAAGAAGATAATAAAGGAGAAAAAGATCAAAAATATAAAGAAGAAGAAGAAGTAAAAGATATAAAATTTCCTTCGTCAATCAAAACAAAGGAAGATTTGAAAAAATGGGCTTCCAGTTTAAGCTCCGATCAAAAACAAGTTCTATTGGGTGCCTTGGGATTTAGTGAAGTTAAAAAAGAAGACTCAGAAGGAAAGGACTCGGGAGGATCTGGATCCGTCCAGTCAGCAGGCAGCGGAGGAAAAGAAGTCTTAAAAAGAGGAATGAAGTCTGAGGAGGTCGGTAAACTCCAGGATGCATTGGGCATGACAAATTTAGGAACCCAAAGAACTAATTTTGGTCCTAAAACTGAACAGGCTGTTAAGGAATTTCAAAGGAAAAAAGGTTTGGTGGATGATGGAATAGTGGGACCTAAAACTAGAGAGAAACTTGGAATATAACAGAAACAAAGCCCATTCGATCTGCTAAAAATTGAAAAAAAATCTTATGTCTTACTACATTGCAAAAGTACAATTTGAGTCAGGTGATAACAAAAAAAATGGAGATCCTGTTATGATTAAATCCGAATTCTTAGTAGAGGCAGAGTCTGTGCTCGAGGTGGAGCACAAAGTTGCTTCACACCTCTCTGGAATATCCGGTTTTTTTGAAACCACTCAGATCACCAAATCAAAAATAGAAGCCGTGATAGGCTAAAAAAGAATCAATAGATCATGACACGTCAAAACCCATTTCAGTCTCGAAAATATCTCAACGAATCCGATCAAAAATTAAATCGAGATCCGGAGATGACCCACGAGGCTGAAACGGGTTCTTATATTCCTCCCCAGTCTCCAATTGCTATTCAGCCGGGGGATAAAGGGTTTGAGATAGTGGGAAAAGCCTACAATAAGTGGTTGTGGACATTTCCAGAGTGGAAAAAGAAATCCTCTAAAATCATTAATCCTGCCGCCAACTGGAATTTGAACAGCAAACCGATGACAGCTGCTCAGATCAAGAAAAAAATGAAGGGACTGTATCTTAAAGAAGGTGCGACGAATTTAGAGTTTTTGAAAGGAGGCAAATCGGATAAACTGACAATTTTAGATATAGCTCTTAAACACTCCGGTAAAAATTCTTCATCTTTATCAGAAATTCTAGATCATTTAACTCAACAGCTAGTGGACGGAGTTTTTGTCGAGATGGAACACACCCAAAGACCACAGCAGGCCAGGGAAATTGCCATGGATCATCTCTACGAGGATCCAAACTACTACATCAAACTAAAAAAAATAGAGGGTTAGCAAACGACTATGAAACACATCACTGTTTATGAATCTTGGTCCAGGGGGAGAACAGTAGAATTAGAATCCACCCGGAATCGGGCAAAGATCACTCTGACTCTTCAAGGTTCAAGAATAGAAAGCATCGACAATCCTAGAGGCATGAGATTTCCCTGGTCAGTCGGACAAAACATCAATCGCAGTTTAGAAACCTGGGCTTGTAACAACGGCTTCACCATCAACGGAGAAGATCCTTGTCCAGAAGAAAAAATCTTCGGAGTCAAAACTTCCCAGGTGCCTAAAGGCCACGAGTGGAGGATGCTTTTTCCGAATAAATTTAGAAAATAAGATCACCGCGGGACCTCCCGAATAACAAAAAAACAAAAAAACAAATGCCAGCAGTTTCAAGAGCACAGCAATCTTTCATGGGTCAGGCTTGGGCCTTAAGAACAGGACAACTGAAGTTGAAGGATATAGATCCTAGATACAGAAAAGCCATTAAGGAAATAGCAGACGGAGAAATGACCAACAAGGAGTTGGAAAAATTTGCCTCCACTAAATCTAAAAAACTCCCTCATTATGTAAAAGAAGAAGAAGTAAACGAGGATGAAATCTCAGAAAAAGGAATTCCAGTGGCGGGTGCTACTTCTCCTTTGATTGGATCCAAGAAGGTTCCCAGCTTTTCTCCTGGTATCAGCCCCGGGGGAGGCATTAAACCTATCATTCCGCATCTGAACCCAGAAGCAACCAAAACTAAAAAAACAATGTCTAATTTGGTTGACTACAGAGATTACATCAAGAGCAAGAAGAAGAAAAAATAGCATGAGATTCCTGCTCGAATATGAAGACTACGATCCTCGGGAAGAATATCTAACCGATACCCGTAGGAGTCTTTCTCTTGGAGGCATCAGGAAATCTGACATTTATCAAAAAATTCTGGATCTGGGCTTTGTTGAGCAGCATTCTCTTCAACAGGGTCTCAACAACACCCTTAAATTTTTTCGTCCTGATCAGGAATCTTTAGAGCCAGGTGAGGAGAAAATCTTCTATACAATCCATCCCACAGGCATTGTTAGAAGATACAATCCGAAAGTTGACGACACAATTCCCGAGGGATTTGGAAATGAAATCAAAAAATTTCCGGGGCCTTTTACTAAACCGGCCGACTATCTCAGAGCCCTTAATTACCTGTATTATTATTTAAAAAGGAAAGAAATGAGAGGAAACTTTAGATAGTTTTTGAGATATATACTAAAAATTTAAACTCTTTTTTATGTCCTGTGGATGCGGCAACAATCAAAATTTGAATCAAATTCTGACCGAAAGACAAGAGATTCAGTCTAGCGACGACCCCTATGTGGGCAAGAAGGTCAGACACACGAGTGGTAAAATTTTATCAATCCAATCTCCCATTAAAGATGTCAATGGGATGGTCATCGGCTATATTGCCATCGAAGATCCAAATCGAACTGTCAGGATTTTCGCCAAAGACGTCTCAGAAATATTAGCATAAACCCATGAAAAACACCTATTTTCCAACAGGCAATTCGACTCAAGGTTACGCAGTTGTGTGTCTAGAAGATCTCTCTGACGAGATGCCTTTTTTCGAATCAGAATGTTCTGGTTCAGACAGCATTCTAGAGAGACTGGCCGATTGGATGCACGAAAATGAATACTGTGCAGAAACATGGCAAGCCGAAAAGTTTGTTCAAGATTCTGGCTATCCCGACTACGATCTAAGTGAAAGTGAGGGTGCCTTTGCCACCTTGAACGCTACTCCTGGCATGGGAGCGGTCACCCCTCCTGAAGGACCTGGTACGAACCAAAATTTTTACGATCCTGCCAAACAGGGCTCAGGCGATAAATTTCCCAGTCTGAAAGTTGGAACTCCAGCCGCCCAATCCACGAAAAAGAAAAAAACTGGAAGAACGTCCAACCCGATTCAATCCTTCAGTGACTTTATCCAGATCATGAAAAAATTTCAAGGCAAATAACGACAAATTGTCTTAAAAAACCTGGGAAAGGGTGACAAAATTTCGATTATCCTCGTAAATTTCTTTTTGGTACAAAGATTGATTAGCAGTGATTAAAAAAAATCACTATGAAAACTATGTACTATTACCACCCCTTGGAAATGATGGAGAGAATCCTCGGCAACGATCTTAAGATCGTCGAAAATCTGGACTATAAAGTTTCAGAACAAGAGGATGCCTTCGAAGCCCAATTCAAAATGCCAGGTTATAAACAGAGCGAAATCCTGGCAGAGGTCAGCGACAATATTCTGACCCTGCAGGCAAAATCTGACACCAATCCCTGGTCATCTGAAATTTCTAAAAAGTTCAAACTTCCAAACTCTGTTCAAGGTCAAAAGACGGAGGCAAAACTTCAGGACGGAATTCTCCACCTTAGAATCCCCAAAAGAAAAGAGTCTCTGACTAAAAAAATTGAAATTTTATAGCCTTCAGAAGTTCCTTTTTAGGCAAGCCCGGCTGAACTAAGCCGGGTTTTTTGTATGTTTGCTCTATGAGAGAAAGACTTATTCAAGAAGATTATGTAGAAGAACCCTGGAGAATGCTGGTCTGCTGCATTCTTCTTAACCAGACCTCAAACCAGCAAGTCCGAAAAGTGCTCCCTGACGTTTTTTCTTTCGTGCCCGATCCTGACACTGCCGTAAATTGTGATGTTGATCAGCTGATTCAGTTGATCAAAAGCACCGGCTTTTCTCGGGTCAAAGCCCAAAGAATTATTCAGATGAGCCACAAATGGCTAGAGGGGTTTCATCAAGTTTCAGAACTGCCAGGTGTGGGCAGATATGCCCACGACTCCTGGAAAATTTTCATCCAAAAAATGAGAGATCTAGAGGTGACCGATAAAAAATTGGCCAAGTTTTTAGAGGAGGTTCGGTTGGATATATAAGAGGTGGGCAATGTCATTAAATCCCAGATAGTTACCAGGGACACCAAAAATTTACTCAACTACACAACTTGGGTAGCTGGGAATAGCTCAGCTACTGGTTTCTCCAGAAATGGCGGGGCAGCAGAGAATCTACTGGTAAACGGTCTGGACCCTTGGGGCAACGAAACGGTTTTGTGGTTGTCACTACCCGACGGAGGTGGAAATGATGACGGAGGTTGGAACACGACAAATTTTTCTATAGATCACACTAAGCTCTATCGTTTTTCTGTGTGGGTAAAAAGGACAGTGTATGTGGAGGGTCGGTTCTATTTTGGAACAAATGGATTTGGTTCTACTAATGGAGTTTTAAGTCGTTCCACCGGAACAAACAACACTAACCCCTATTTTTGGACGTCGTCTGATCCGCCAACTACAGCCGAGATGCCTAACAGCACCTGGATTTTAGTGGTTGGACACGTTTGGCCATCTGGATCGGGGACTGGAGCTAACAAACCAGAATCTGGCAGATATACTATTGGCTTGGGTAGATATGCTGGTATTTCTCTAGATTTCGTCTGGCGAACAGAATCTACCCAGGCTAGACACAGAACTTATCTATACTATGCAGAGAGCAACTTACCTAGACAATATTGGTGTTACCCTAGAGTCGATATTGTAGATGGAACCGAGCCTACCATAGCCCAATTATTGGGCGGATATGGCGCTTTGTCTTCTGTCTCTCTCCAAAAAAGCAATTTTTTATTAGGCCCTTCGGATACTGTTTCCTATTATGAAACATCACAGGGTGGGTATTGGAACGGTATCCTTCCGGCTTCCGGTGGTTACACGATTTATCTGGGTAATCCTGCCACAGCGGGGGCTTCTGCCTCACCCCCTGTTATTTACACTGCATCAAGCGGTAATGATTTAGTGACTGTGTCTGGCGTTGTGTTCAGAAATACTTTTAGTTCAGCCAGCGACGTATTGAGCTGGGCTGCTCCTCAGAACGACATTCTGATCGTTAACCGAGAATACGAGCCGATAGTTACTTCCGGTTTGGTACTAAATCTAGATGCGGGATTTACCCCTTCTTATCCCACGACTGGAACAACCTGGTACGATCTGAGTGGGAATGGATTTAATGGCACTTTAGTTAACTCTCCAACTTATTCTTCGAATGAAGGAGGAATAATCACATTCGATGGGATCAATGACTACGTGGAAATAGCGGACGCGACAAGTTTGAATTTTGGAACCGGAGGTTTTACAATTCTTATGTGGGTGGGTGGAATACCTTCTTATCCTGGTTCCGCTAAAACTATAATTAGAAAGGGAAGCAGATTCGACGGTAACGTGGCGGGATGGTCTATTGTATGGGCGGGAAGTCCTCAGGATTTGTATTTTATTATCAGCAGTTCTACGGCAAGACTGGAAGGAAGAACAAGTCCAAATGGTGGTTTGAACGGCTGGAGTGGATATAAATTAATTGGTGTCCAAAGAAGTGGAACCAATTGGAATCAAATCAACAACACCACAGTTACAACTTTAGGAACATTTAGCGGAGATGTAAACAACACATTGCCGATCACAATTTCATACAATTCACAGTATGCGTCATATCTAAATCAACAGGTTGGTATGACCTTGATTTACAATAGAGCTCTTAGCTCAGCTGAAATTACACAAGTTTACAATGCCACAAAAGCCAGATATGGCTTATAACTCTCTATTTACTTTCCGTTTTGGCCTTGCCAGATAGAGTCTCATGAATTCTCTGTTTTACGTACTTTAGCACTTTCTTAGAATCTTTGTGGTCTTTTGAAAGCATTTTTTGAAATTCTTCTTCCTCTGCTAACTCGTCTAGATACGAATACAAGTCAGTTGTGTTGTAGAGATCGTCAACTACCTGGGGCATCTGAGTGTAGGCTGGACGATAATTTCTGGAGTTAACGTTGTCTTTATACCAATCACCTGGCACTACCACACTCCCTGGAGCGAAGGCGCTCCAGCTTTCGGATAAAAATTTTTTGAAACTTTTAATACGGGGGGTCATATGTGTATATATCCAACTGGAGAAGACAAAAATTGACTTCGTAATTATGATCATTGATATAGAAAATAAAGGGACTGGTTTAACGGTCTCTACTTTTTCAAAGGAGGGGAATGTTGAATTTGTCAACATTGAAATTCCTGAGGAAGAAAGATTCGTGTGGGAAATTTGTTCAGCTAGCGATAGGGCCAGAGACACTGTTTGGAAAAATTGGGACGGCAAGCCCATCAAGAAAGTCAAAAATCAAAAGTACGACAAATACCGAATAGTTCAACTGTTAGAAGAGAGTGATCGGGATCTAACTGCACCTCTTTGGGAATCTCAAACCCCGAAAAAATATTTCGTGGACATTGAGGTCGAGATGACTGATGAGCTAGGTGATTCTTTGGACACCTCAAGTGCCAAAAATAGGGTCTTGTCGATCGGTATTGCCACTGACAGATGTAAACTGATTGTGTTGGGTTTGGATGAGTTAACCCCCGAGGCACAGGCACAGATTCATGAAGAAGTGAACACCTACCTCGGCAAGATGGGTGATGAATGGTCTTTCAGATACATGAAATTCGAGTCCGAGTATGATATGATGTACACTTTTTTCAAAGACATTGGAGCCAAAATGTCTCTGATCACCGGCTGGAACTGGTTTGGTTACGACTGGCCCTATTTGCTTAATCGAGCCAAAAGGCTGGGCATCGATCCCAAGATCATGTCACCCTCTAAATATCTCATCGGTCAGAACCAAATTCCGGTTCACTTGCAGATGGTCGACTATCTGGAAATCTACAAAAAATGGGATAGGGTTATCAAAATCAAAGAAAGTAATCGACTGGATTATGTGGCAGAAAAGGCAACGGGTCTCAAGAAAATTCACTATGATGGCTCTCTCCGAACCTTGTACCAATCAGATTTCAAAAAGTTTATTCTTTACAACGCCATTGACTGTGCCCTGGTCCATTACATCGATAAAAAATTGGGCACTCTCCTGACTTATTTTAAGATTGCCTGTCTCAACGGGGTCGAGATCGGCAGGGCTTTATCCCCTGTTTGGTCTACGGAAGTCATTATGCTCCGAAAATTCTTGGCTCGGAAGCAAGTTTTTGTAAATCTCCGCAAAGAAGAAAACCACATCAAATTCACGGGTGGCTATGTCAAAGAACCCATCCAGGGTCTGCACGAATGGGTTGCCTGTTACGACTTTGCTTCCCTATATCCGAACACAATAGTTCAGTGGGGTCTGTCCCCAGAAGTTTTCAAGGGTAAGAACATATCTCACTCCCAGGACTCCTGGACCAAAACCTCTTCAGGTTCGTTCTTTGGAGGTGACGACGAGGAGCCCATTCTGAAATCGATCATTAAAGATCTCTATGCCCAGAGAAGATCGACCAAAGATAAAATGTTGCAATTGCAGATTGAAATTGACAAAATAGAGAAACAATTAAAAAACTTAACGTAGAAAATTTCAGACCGCAGGGGACTATTTAGATATATAGTCTACTCATTCAAACAGACCTAAAAAACTTTTAAATAATGACAAACCTCAATTTTCAGACTTGTGCCCATTTAGAGATCAACAACAATTATCAGGAATTAAGAGACCAGGGGGAAGACGCTCTAGCTCTAATTTTTAACCTCCAAAAATCAATCCAGGAAGAAGTCTACGGGTACAATTTTGAGGAGATTCAATCTTCGATCAAGAAGTTAAAAGAGTTTATCGACTGGAATGAAGAAGCCATTAGAGACGAGGATCGGGAATTACAAAACGCCTTGACTGGAATTCACACCTACCCAGCCTGCTGGAAACCCTGGAAGTCCAAACACGCGGAAGCAATGTCCAGATCTCTGGCTGATTTGACCGAAGATGAACTGAAAGAATTAAGGTACGAATGGATAGATAAACTCCATTTTATGATGAATGAGGCTATTGCCCTGGGTTTAACTCCGGAATCCATCACCAATTATTACGTGGCCAAGAACAGACACAACATCGAGAGGCAGGCCAATAATTATTAAAAAAAACAACCATCCACTTCACTCTAGGGAGACCTATCTGTGGAGAAAACCAAAAAAATAACCACCATGCACAATTCAGAAGAAATTCTTCCCAGCGAAAGTCACTTCGTCATTAAGAGAAGTGGGGACAAAGTTCCTTTCGAAACCCAGAAAATAGAACAGGCGGTCGTCAAGGCAATGCGGAGCGTTAATACAGTGGATCCTGAAATGGCGGCCAGAATTGCAAGATTGACCAAAAAAAGCCTCTTTAGAGGTGACAAGAACAGGGTTCCTCACGTAGATGAGGTTCATGATATGGTGGAGAACAAACTGATGGACAACAATCTGAATGAGGTTGCCAAGGAGTACATCATCTACAGGGCAAAGCACCAACCAAACCTTTTCTCAAAACGCATCAATCTTAAACCTTACGAGTACCCAGAGTTAGTGGAATACGTAGATGCGATCAGGCATTCCTATTGGGTTCACACAGAATTCAATTTCACTTCGGATATTCAGGATTTTAAGGTTTACCTGTCAGAACCAGAGAGGTCGGCCGTGCAGAGGGCGATGCTGGCCATTTCCCAGATCGAGATTGCAGTTAAAACTTTTTGGGGTGATCTATACAAGAGAATGCCAAAACCGGAGATTGGGAGTGTCGGTGCAACCTTTGCCGAATCTGAGGTGAGACACGCCGATGCCTATTCCAATCTCATTCAGGTTCTCGGCTTAAACTCCGAATTTGAGAATTTGCTCGAAGTACCCGCCATCAGAAAAAGAATTAAATATTTGGAGAAATCTATCTCAAATTCAAAATCTGTCGACAACAGAGACTATTTTGAATCCATTGTCCTTTTTTCGATGTTTGTTGAAAATGTCTCTCTCTTCTCCCAGTTTCTGGTTATTCTTTCTTTCAATAAACACAAGAACATGTTGAAAGGAATTAGCAATGCCGTAGAGGCAACCTCGAAAGAAGAAAACATCCACGCAGAATTTGGTTTTGATCTGGTGAATTTGATTAAAAAAGAGAATCCTTCTTGGTGGACTCAGGACCTGGTTGAGGACCTCATTGATGCCACCTTTGAAGCCTATGAAGCAGAGCTTGAAATTGTAGAATGGATTTTCGAAGCAGGAGATCTCGATTTTTTAAGCGCGGTCGAAACTGTTGAGTTTATCAAACATCGGTTTAATCTTTCTCTGAACGCCATAGGCATTCAAAATATCTTTGAGGTCAAAGAGAATCTGCTAGAAAAAACAGAGTGGCTGAATGATGAAATTTTGACCACTAAGCACACCGACTTCTTCAATAAAAGATCCATTAATTACAGCAAAAAATCTAAATCAATTACCGTTAACGACTTATTCTAAAAAAAATAATTATTTATGACAGGGGACAGAAAACCTTTCGACTGGATCAATTGGGAATCCATGACTTTTCTCAAAAGGGGCTATTTAGCCGAGCATGAAGATCCCGGGGTCCGGGTAAAAGTCATTGCCGATCATGCAGAAAAATTGCTGGGCATGCCCGGATTTTCCGACAAATTCTTTGATTATATGGGCAGAGGATGGTACTCCCTTTCCTCTCCAGTTTGGGCTAATTTTGGGAAAAAAAGAGGTCTCCCCGTTTCTTGCTTTGGTTCTCATCTAATGGACAATATCGAGTCTATCCTGTATACCCAAGGAGAAGTAGGTGAAATGAGCAAGATGGGAGGAGGAACTTCAGGTTATTTTGGCAACATCAGAGGTCGAGGAGCCACGGTCAGTGATAACGGCCACGCCCCAGGGGCAGTCCACTTCATGAACCTTTTTCAGAGTGTGGTGGACAACATCTCCCAGGGCTCGACCAGAAGAGGCAGATTTTCACCTTATCTGCCCATCGACCATCCGGACATTCTGGAGTTTTTAGACATCGGAACCGAGGGATTTCCCATTCAGGATTTGACCCACGCCGTGACGGTCTCTGACGACTTCATGACCAAGATGACCTTGGGAGATCAGGAAAAAAGAGCGGTGTGGGCTAAAGTCATTCAGAGAAGAGGGGAGATAGGTTATCCCTACATCATGTTTAGCGATACCATGAACTCCAAGTCACCGGATGTTTATCGGGATAAAGATCTTAAAATTTCCAATTCTAATCTTTGTTCTGAGATTGCCTTGCACAATTCTGATGACGAATCTTTTGTTTGTGTTCTGTCCTCGATGAATTTACTTCATTACGACGAATGGAAAGGCACAGATGCAGTTCAAACCATGGTCTATTTCTTGGATGCCGTGGTAACGGAATTTCTGACCAAAATAGATAATCTGAGGCAGGACGGCACAGTGGAAGGACAAAGAGCATTCTTTTATTTGTCTAGAGCCTACAATTTTGCCAAAAGACAGAGAGCTCTGGGTCTAGGTGTATTGGGCTGGCATTCCTTGCTTCAATCCAAATCTCTGCCCTTTGACTGCAAAGAGAGTGCCCAGTTGAACGTGGAGGTTTTCAAATACATCAAAGATGAATCCTATGCTGCTTCTAGGCAGCTAGCCACCATCTTCGGAGAACCCGAAATGCTCGTTGGATACGGCCGGAGAAATGTGACTCTGAATGCCATTGCTCCCACCACATCTTCTGCCTTTATTCTAGGCCAGGTTTCTCAGTCTATCGAACCAATTTGGTCCAATTGTTTTGTTAAGGATGTCGCCAAGATCAAGGTCTCAATCAAGAATCCGGTTTTGAGAAAATTGCTAGTTGAACTGGATAAAGACACCAAATACATCTGGGACAGCATCAAAAAGCACGATGGATCTGTCCAGCATTTCGATTGGTTGACTGACCATCAGAAAGAAGTGTTCAGAACTTTCTCCGAGATCAACCAGGCGGCCATTATCAACCAGGCGGCTGTGAGACAGGATTACATCGATCAAGCTCAATCTCTCAATCTGATGATTTCTCCTGAAATGCCAACCAAAGACGTGAACAGACTTCTGATCGATGCCTGGAAGCTCGGGATTAAAACTTTGTACTACCAGCATTCTATGAACTCTGCCCAGGCTTTTTCCAGAAAAAAATTAAATTTAAACGATCTTCAGTGTGTTGCCTGTGAATCTTAACGAGTTATGTTTGGATATATAGCACATGGATTTAGTTAAGAATTTCTCAGATTTTTTAATAGAAAGAGAATTGCCGGATTCTCAAGGAAAAATTCTAGTTGTGATGGGACCTCCGGGATCAGGTAAAGGAACTTTTTCCGAAAAACTGGCAGATAGGCAAGGCTTCCACCACATTTCAACCGGAGAATTGCTCAGGAAATCAAAAAACCCGGAGATCAAGAAAAAAGTTGAACGGGGTGATTTCATCGACGATCAGACAGTTGTAAAGATGATCCGGAGGGAACTGAAGAAAATTGATCCTGATGATGGGATCATTATTGACGGATTCCCCCGGACCGTTAAACAAGCCTCTCTGTTAGATTCTTTGCTCGGAAAAATGGGCTTGGGCCTGAGCCACACCATCTATCTGGATATAGACGAAGAAACGGCCAAAGGCAGAATTACTGCCAGGGCGGAAAGAGAAGACCGGAAGGACGACAAAGATCCAGAGGTGGTGGCTAAAAGATTCAGAGACTATGAAGAAAAAACTGCACCCCTGATTGATCTCTACACAAAAAACAGAAAACTGAAAAAATATAATGCCGCCAAAGGTAGCGAGAGCGTTTACAAGAAGATCGTGAAGGCCTTAGAACTAAACCGGACCCCTGATTCAGAATAATTTTTCAGTTCTAATTTTTTTCTATGTCTGCCTACAAGTTTTCCTTGGTTGATGATTTCATCGATAAGTTTAAGAATTCTCTGACCCATAAATCTAAAACATCCACCTCGGATCGGAATCATCTTGAAGAGATTGCCAAATTTTTAGAAACACGGTGGTTGTCTCTGGGGATTGAAATTTCTCCCTATCGGGTTTCTTTGAGTAGAAATCCCGTGGTCTACCTCAAGTCCAAGAATTTCACCTCGGTCGACCATATGCTCTCCCAGTTGGAGGATATCCTGAAAGGACAGCGGATTGTATTCAAAAGACACAAGTATCCCGGTTGTTACCCTATCTTTTCTCTTTACAATCCCTCCATCCCTTCTTTACTGGCAAGTAAATCCCACAGTTTATTGACTTTGACCTCTCATGGCAACTCCAGAAAACCCTGTTTTAAATTAGAACTTCTTCAAGATCATCAAGTGGTCAAGATTCTGGATGTCCAAATCAGCAACTTGAGGGCTGTTATCTGGACTGGTAATAAAATGGCAAAGATGAACTTTGAATCTTCTTCCGACCAGAAGTGTGTTTCACTTGAACCGCAGGATCTAGTTCAAAATCTAGAGTTGATGGCTCACACCAAAGAAGGAAATTGGAAGATGGAGGCGGATTTTACCTTTTATGCAGGTAGAGGCCTCATGCTTCAAAAGATTAGAGATATCAAGCGAGTGTAAACCTCTTTGAGAAAAAATTCTCACTTTTTATTCGTCATTCCTGAAATTTTTTCTCTTCCTAGAATATAATGAGAAATAATTTTCTATGCCTGAAATTCTGCCAGAAACTGATATTTTTCCAGCTTCACAAGTATCTTCTTCTATCAAACCTAAAGACCCCCGCCAAACATATTCTCTCTGTCTGGTTATGATCGTCAAAGACGAGGAGGACACCATTAGAAAATGTCTTACACACGTTGCCCCTTTTATTTCTTATTGGGTCATCTGTGACACAGGTTCCTCTGATAACACGGTTCAAGAGATCGAAACTACCATGCAGGATCTAGGAATTCCAGGGGAGCTCCACCACAGGCCTTGGGTTAATTTCGAGGTGAATAGAACAGAAAGCCTGGAACTCTCCAAAGGAATTTGTGACTACAGATGGATCATTGATGCCGACGACACCTTTACAAACCTTAAACCTGGCACCAATCCTTTCATGGATTTGCCTGCCGATATAGATTGCTTTCAACTGCAGTATAAATTGAACTCATTGCAGTATTTTAGGGCCCAGATAGTCAGATCTGACCAGGATTGGGTTTATCGGGGAGTTCTCCACGAGTATTTAGAGCTTCCCGGCAAGGCACCTCTAGTTCAAGCTCAAATACCTGGTGATAGGTGTCTGGTCAATGCTAACATTTCTCCTTTGAAAAGAGCATCTTCATTGGAAGAAAAATATTCCAAAGATGCGGATATTCTACTTCAGGCTCTGCAGGAAGATCCCAACAACACCCGGTACATGTTTTATCTCGCCCAAAGTTATCGGGATTCTTCCCAGCACGAAAAATCTCTGACCTGGTATCAAAAAAGAGTTGACGCCGGAGGCTGGCCTGAAGAGGTTTACTACTCGATGTACATGATAGGCAGGATCAAAGAAAAACTGGGGCATCCGATTGAAGAAGTTATTACCGCCTATTCTAAAGCCTGGGAATTCCGGCCCGAAAGGTTGGAGGCAGTTTTTCACTGCATGAGAAAATTAAGGGAGCAAAACAGATGGATTCTATCTTTCACCTACGGAAGCATGGCCCTAAAAAATCCAGGCACCCAAGATATCCTCTTTGTGGAACCTGAAGTTTGGCAGTGGAGACTGCTGGATGAATATTCATTGGCCGCCTTCCAAACCGGAAATCCAGAGATCTCCTACGAGAAAATGAAGGCTGTGGTTGAAATGCCAGCTTTTTCTAGCCTAAATCTCCAAGAACAGCAAAGGATCAAAAGAAATTTGGATAATTTCAGGGGAGCGGCAGCCCAAAAATTAAAAATACAGCAAGAACAGGCAAGAAACAAATAAAAAATTATGAAAAAAATTGTAGTGACTTTATTCCTATTGGCGTTCACTTGTGTGTTTTCGGCGAATGCACAATCGGTAGATTCTTGCGAAATTGTTAATCCTATAGAGAATGAGGATTCTCTTTTAGCATATACTATTTCTTCAAGTTCATTAGTCCCGTCCGATTCTATTTTTTCTAAGAATATAAATATGCAACCTAAAAAAGAAAAATTTTTAAACAAAAAAAGAATTGTTATTTTGTCATCCCTTGTAGTTCTACAGGTGGCTTTTGGTTTTGATCCTAAGTTTACCGCGATTAATTTGGTCTGGCTCCTTTTTTGATGCAGGATAAGATTTTACATAGCATGGAAATGCTTTCCATGTACCCAGTAAAAAAATCAGATCTAGGATTTCACGGTAATTTGTTCGGAGGTCAGCTCCTGAAGTGGATAGATGCTGCTGCTGCTGGATACGCCATGCAGTTGTGCGACACTCCCCGAATGGTGACTGTCTCCATTGATAAGTGCTTCTTTGAAAAACCAGCTCGAGAAGGTCAGTTGCTTAAAATTTACGGGCTGCCATCACAAATAGGAAACTCCTCTATCACTCTCTATGTTGAAGCTAGAGCCCACAATGTTTATACGGGTGAGCAGAGATTAATTCTAAGAACCCACATCAGATTTGTTAGAATAGACGAGGACGGTAATTCGATCCCTATTTCAGAAAGAGCTAGAATCAGGATTCAGACTCTAATGACGTCAAATTCCGATTCAGTTTCTTGACCGAGATCCTGAGATCGGAAGTTCCCTGAATCAGTCTGTGCCACACGCCTTGGGGAATAAGTAATTCGTGCTCCCCTATTTCCCGAGGTAGATCGTTGTCCAACTGAATCAACCAGTCGTTTTCTTCGAGAGCCCTCACCAATCGATCTTCTAGATCAATGTGCCAATGAAGTTCGGATCTGTCTGTTTTAGCAGAAAAGAATCTTTCGTAGGTGCTTTCCTCGATCTGTTTTTCTGAAAAAGGTCTAGACTCTACCATGGACTTGAAGATTTAATGCCCAGTAGTTTTCTGTATCTTGACACGTTACAGGACCAGTATCTGGCTTTCCATTTGGGACCTGGGTTATCACAATTGTGTCTTGCTCTAAAAGATTTTGATCTCTGAGGATCGTCATTTCTTATTCTCATACCTGGCTGGCCGAATCTAACTAGAACGACGTTACCAGACTCGTTTTTAGTGTAAACCCCAAATTTTCTAGGAGCACCCGGGGTTCTGAAAGGTTTGTTCAGAGAAACCTTCCTGCCCTTATATTCTGCCTCGTGCAGATCCTCTTCAGGGAGAGGTAAATCCAGCCACACCTCTTTCCCTTCAAAGATTCCCCTTCGGCCCAGTTCGGTGCTAATCAAAAAAGTGTCGTCGTCGTCTAATTCAATCGAATTTGATTCCCAAAGGCGTCTAGTCTCATCTATTACCCCGTACCAGGCTTCGGAGCCAATTCTAAAGACGCTAGTGGCTAGAGTCAGATCATTTTGGAGGTGATATTGCAGATTTTCACTGATCTGATCCCTAAATTCTCCGAAGTTCAGTATTTTCATTTTTTTTTTTATTTTTTTACTTCGTAAGTTTCAATTCTTTTGGCCAGCTCTTTTGCTCTGTTCCCCACTTGCTTGGCCCAGGTTGAATTGAGCATCTCTTGGGAAGCCAATTTGTAATTCATGTTTTGGATGTGAGATAAGAATTTTTTGAATTCGGACAGGCCCGACTTTCCGAGGTTGAATGCCATTTCTATCAAAACACATTGTACCGGTAAGGGCTGTTGACCCAAATCAGGAACCAGAGATTTGGCATCTTCGATAGCTTTATCCACGTCTTTTTTAAACAGAATCTGAATTTGACTGTCATTCAATTTCTCTTTTCCCGACCTGATTAATTTTGGATTGGCCCCAATTTCCTTTAACCTGGTATCTGCATCCGATCTTTCTAGATTCATTCCAATTCCAATTGATAGATTTTTTCTAGAGTCCCGGTAAATTTGATATTTAATACCCTCGTGCAATTTAATGCTTTCTTCCGCGGTTCTTCTAACTTTTTCGTCCTTCAAACGAGATTCTTCTTGTTTTTGTAAGAAGTCATTTGTGACTTTCAATTGATCCGTGTGTTTTTTTATTTCATCGATTATTTTCTGATCAAAAAAACCTAACTCGGAATTAATAAGGGATCCAACACTTCTATATGAATAAACGGCTGGAAATTTAGCAAAAATGGCATCAATTTCCCCCAGAGTTTTCAAATCAGGAATTTCTAATAAAGTTTTCAGCAACAGTTCTTCGTCCGTTCCTAGACCTTTGATGGATTTTTCCAGTAAATTTGCCAATTCAACTGGGCTTCTTCGACCCATTTTTTCCAGAACTAAATCTAAATTAAAGGAACTATTCAAGTTGCTAAAATCTCTGAAGTTTTGAATCCTTCTTATTTTTTCTTTCATTATCTATATATACTTTACCTATGTTATATCTCTAGACAATCCCGTCCTTCCAGGGATCGACGTAGCCCAATTTGGTCTTCAGGGCCTTAATGACCCGAAGCTGCTCAGGACTGAGTCTCTGTTCGATCTCCTGTCTCTGCTCCTCCCAGCCTGACTTATCCCAGAGGTCTGCCAGCTGCAGGAGCACCTGGCCGTCTTTCTTCAGGTCTCCCTTCAGTTTCTGCAGCCAGAAGCCGGCATCGAACATGGGCAGGGTCACAATCAGGCTCCGGGCTTCGCTATCTCCAGTGGCCAGAATCTTGGTCCAGCCCAGGGGATTCCATGCCCCACTTTGGAGTGTGAAAGAGTCGCACCGGAGAATCCCACCCACCGTCTGTGGTGCCCCGACCAGGGAGGTCAGCCGGTTATTGTCGCAGTAGAAATTCCCACCCACCGTCTGAGGTGCCCCGGCCAGGGTCGTCAGCTGGTTGTAGGAACAGGAGAAATACCCATCCACCGTCTGGGGTGCCCCTGCCAGGGAGGTCAGCTGGTTGCCGGAACAGGAGAAATTCCCACCCACCTTCTGGGGTGCCCCTGACAGGGAGGTCAGCTGGTTTCTGGAACAGGAGAAATACCCACCCACCGTCTGAGGTGCCCCGACCAGGGTCGTCAGCTGGTTGTAGGAACAGAAGAAATGCCCATCCATCGTCTGAGGTGCCCCGGCCAGGGTCGTCAGCTGGTTGTAGGAACAGTCTAAATCCCCATCCACCGTCTGGGGTGCCCCGACCAGGGTCGTCAGCCGGTTGCCGCCACAGTAAAAATGCCCATCCACCGTCTGAGGTGCCCCGACCAGAGAGGTCAGCTGGTTTCTGAAACAGGAGAAATCCCCACTCACCTTCTGGGGTGCCCCTGCCAGGGAGGTCAGCTGGTTGACGGAACAGTAGAAATTCCCACTGACATGTCCGAACGAGATGCCCTGTAAGCTCTTTAATCTTTTACCCCCACAAGCAAAACTTCCCTTTACATCCACTAGCCCTGTCTCTGGGTTGACCGACCAGGTCCCTTGCGTGTATTTGGTCAGGAAAGTCTTTTGCTTTTGGGTCAGATCTGAAGTCTTCCGGGCTTCGAACAGGGAAAAGGATTGGAGGTGTTTCACGCCCTTATATATCTCTAGACAATCCCGTCCTTCCAGGGATCGACGTAGCCCAATTTGGTCTTTAGGGCCTTGATGACCCGAAGCTGCTCAGGACTGAGTCTCTGTTCGATCTTCTGTCTCTGCTCCTCCCAGCCTGGTTCATCCCAGAGGTCTGCCAGCTGCAGGAGCACCTGGCCGTCTTTCTTCAGATCTCCCTTCAGTTTCTGCAGCCAGAAGCCGGCATCGAACAGGATCACAATCAGGCTCCGGGCTTTGCTATTTTTTTTGGCCAGAATCTCGGTCCAGCCCTGGGGATTCCATTTCCCACTTCGGACTTCGAAAGAGTCGCAGTAGAAACCCTCCCTCACCGTCTGGGGTGCCCCGGCCAGGGTCGTCAGCTGGTTTCTGAAACAGTAGAAATCCCCATTTACCGTCTGGGGTGCCCCGACCAGGGAAGTCAGCTGGTTGCCTTGACAGTAGAAATCCCCACCCACCGTCTGGGGTGCCCCGGCCAGGGTCTTCAGCTGGTTGCCGCCACAGAAGAAACTCCCACCCACCGTCTGGGGTGCCCCGGCCAGGGTCGTCAGCTGGTTTCTGAAACACCAGAAATCCCCACTGACATGTCCGAACGAGATTCCCCGCAGAGACTTCAGTCTTTTGTAACTACAGTCAAAATCTCCTTTCACATCGACCAGACCGGTCTGCTGGTTGACCGACCAGGTCCCTTGCGTGTATTTGGTCAGGAAAGTCTTTTGCTTTTGGGTCAGGCCTGAAGTCTTCCGGGCTTCGAACAGGGAAAAGGATTGGAGGTGTTTCACGCCTTATATATCTCTAGACAATCCCGTCAAAGTCTTTCCAGGGATTGACGTAGCCCAATTTGGTCTTTAGGGCCTTGATGACCCGAAGCTGCTCAGGACTGAGTCTCTGTTCGATCTCCTGTCTCTGCTCCTCCCAGCCTGACTTATCCCAGAGGTCTGCCAGCTGCAGAAGCACCTGACCGTCTTTCTTCAAGTCTCCCTTCAGTTTCTGCAGCCAGAAGCCGGCATCGAACATGGGCAGGGTCACAATCAGCCTCCGGGCTTTTCTATCTCCAGTGGCCAGAATGGCCAACCAGCCCTGGGGATTCCATTCCCCACTCCGGAGTTTGAAAGAGTCGCAGAAGAAATACCCACCCACCGTCTGAGGTGCCCCGACCAGGGTCGTCAGCCGGTTGTGGGAACACCAGAAATCCCGACCCACCGTCTGAGGTGCCCCGACCAGGGAGGTCAGCTGGTTGTTGTCGCAGTAGAAATTCCCACCCACCGTCTGAGGTGCCCCGGCCAGAGAGATCAGTCGATTGCCGGAACAGCCGAAACTCCTATTTACCTTCTGAGGTGCCCCGGCCAGGGTCGTCAGCTGGTTGCCGGAACAGTCGAAAACCCCACCCACCGTCTGAGGTGCCCCTGCCAGGGAGGTCAGATGGTTGCCTTGACAGAAGAAACTCCCACACACCGTCTGGGGTGCCCCGACCAGGGAGGTCAGCTGGTTGTTGTCGCAGGAGAAATACCCACCCACCGTCTGGGGTGCCCCGGCCAGGGAGGTCAGATCGTTGCCGGCACAGGAGAAATTCCCACTGACATGTCCGAACGAGATGCCCGATAGAGACCTCAGTCCGCTGTAACTACAGTCAAAATCTCCTTCCACATCGACCAGACCGGTCTGTCGGTTGACCGACCAGGTCCCTTGCGTGTATTTGGTCAGGAAAGTCTTTTGCTTTTGGGTCAGATCTGAAGTCTTCCGAGCTTCGAACAGGGAAAAGGATTGGAGGTGTTTCACGCCTTATATATCTGTTATACCTCCCTGAATAGCACCACCTCGAAACCTTAAAAAATTCTGTCATAGAAGACTTTCAATTGCATTTATGTTTTACATTTACACTTCTACACCATGACTATCCAACCCAGCAAAAAAATCCAGGTCCTTAGCGACTTCGAGCACATATTAAAAAGGCCTACTATCTACGTTGGCTCCGTTAAGTTATCGGAGGAAATGATTCCTTCGGTAGAAAGCGATAAAATTTGTCTGGTCCCTAAACAAATTTCAGTTGGGATGTACAAACTCTTTGACGAAGTCTTTTCCAACTGTGTGGATGAAGCCAAACGCATGAAAAAATCCATGCCCTGGATAAAAGTTTTTGTGGATCCAATTCGAAACTCAGTGACTATTACTGACAGCGGAGGAGGTTTTGTTGATGGATCTCAAATTAACGAAAAGAGCAAAATGAGCAACATCCAGACTGCTGTTTCTATGCTCAGAGCTGGTTCTAATTTTGACAATGAGGGCACCTCTGAAACTCTGATTGGTACCAACGGAATGGGGGTTAGTTTAGTCAATGCTCTGTCATCTTTCTTTTCAATTCACACCACTAACACTAAAGAATCCTACCGTCAGGAATGGAAGAATTTTAAATCCAGCAAACCTGAGGTTCTGCCCAGGCAGACGGAAGAATTAGGTACTTCAGTGTCTTTTGTGCCTTTAGAAACAATTTTTGATGGGTGCCGATGGGATCGCCAAATTCTTCATTCCATCCTGATTCTGAAGAAAAGAGTCTTAGAATCTGAAGCTCACACCCGAAAAATCGACATTGAGTTTCACTGGGGACCCGAAAGAATTTATATTACAACCGATGTTCTCCACCAGTTATCTTATAAGAATTCACTGGGGGAAATTTTAATCTGGGAAAAAACGGAGAATTCGGGGTCGTTAGCTTTTGTAAACAGTGCCATGTGTACAGGGATCCACCAGAAGATTATTCTGGATCTCATCAACGGAGAACTCGAGGATTCTTTGGGTCATCACTTCTACGATTTTTGCTTAATTCTGAACCTACCCCCCGCCTTAGTAAAGTTCGGGGACCAGAACAAAACCAAATATGTGACAAAGCGGGAAGAGATTGAAAGGCTTATTACTGATTCGTTTGAACCTCAAATCAAAAAATTTTTTTCCACACCTCTTTTCAAAAAAATCAGAGATAAGGTTGAAGAAAGAAAAAAAGACACGGCCCTCAAAAAAATCAGGAAAGAGAAAAAATCAATTAATATCAAATTCTCTCATAAGTATTTTCCGCCTAACTCTAGAGTAGCAGAAAATATTTTTATTGTTGAAGGTCTATCGGCCATGGGCAGTATTCTTCAGAAAAGAAGCCCTGCCCGGGACGGTGTTTATGCACTGAAAGGCAAGATCAAAAACGCCAGAAATCTGTCCGACCTCTCAGATAACAAAGAGATATTGGAATTGATGCACATCCTGAATCTGGACCCAGGATTAGACTCAGGCCAATGCCCCTACCAAAAAATCATTATCGCCACCGATCAGGATCCTGATGGATCCCACATTACTTCCCTTCTCATCTCCCTCTTTCACAACTGGTTTCCCTGGGTTATTGCCAAACGTATGCTTTATATTCTAGAAACACCCTTGGTTACCTCTGGTGACAAGCAGAAAGAGTATTTCTATTCTCTGGCGGAGTATAAAGAGGCTAGCTCCAAGAAGAAAATGTCCAACATCAGATATCTTAAAGGTTTAGGTTCTCTATCTTTGGACGATTGGGATTATGTCATGAAAAATAAAAGAATAGTTGCCATTGTGGGAGATAAGAAATCTAAACAAATGCTCGAAATGGCTTTCGGTAATTCTTCAGAGCTTCGTAAGAACTGGTTGCAAAATAAAATCTAAAACCTTCTATCTTGAGACACGGCTACTGCTGCATCAATCTAACTCTGGGTGAAACTCAGGGCCAACCCCGGATTACCACCAACAGGTCAATGGTGAAAAAAACATTTCTGGCCAAAGGACTGGACTATGTGTCTGAACTGGCTTTGGCCAATTGCAGAGATCTAATTCAAATCATTAAATGGAACAATCAGCAGGGGGTAAGAATGTATCGAATGTCCTCTGATATTTTTCCCTGGTGTAGTGAATACGAGTTTTCAGATCTACCTGGGTTTGCCGAGATCAAATCTTTTTTGCAAATGGCGGGAGAAGAGGCCAAAATGGGGGATCAAAGACTAACTTTCCACCCTTCCCACTTCGCAGTTCTGGCATCCAAACAAGACTCAGTGGTTCGGGCTGCCCAAAAAGATCTTAGGCAACACGCAGAAATTATGGATTTGATGGGTTTAGATCAGTCATATTTCTACCCCATTAACATCCACGTCAACACTTCCCAGCCTACGAAAGAAGAAGCAGCAGAGAGATTCTGCCGACAGGTAGAGCTCACTCCTCCTAATGTCAGAAAAAGATTGGTAGTGGAGGTGGATGACAAGAAGTCTGGCTTTCACGCCGAGGATCTTTTTAGGCTGGTTCATCAGAGAGTAGGGATTCCCATTACCTTCGACTTTCTTCATAATCAATGTCACCCCTCTGCTCTCTCCGAAGAAGAAGCCCTTAAGCTCTGCTTCTCTACCTGGCCGGCTGGAACAGTGCCCGTAGTTCACTTCTCTTCTTCCAAAAAGAAGTACGAAGATGCCCAGGCAAGAGAGGTTGCCCACTCAGATTGGATCTATGAAAGTGTGGCTCATTACGGATTAGAGATAGATATAGAATTCGAGGTCAAAATGAAAGAACTTGCTCTCTTAGCCTACCTCAGAGATTTTCCTTTCATTCTCCCATGAAATTTTTTAGTCAACCTGTCATATAAAATGCACTTATGAAAAAAATAGAACCAATAGACCTCCAAAAATTCCAGGAATTTGAGCAAGAAATTCTCCAACTTGAAGTTCCCCGTGTCAAGTACACTCCAGATTTAGAAATTCAGGCCGAAGTCAGAAGACAGGTCCTAGCTGAGAATTTCGGGGAAGAGAAGCTGGCCGAAGTTTTGGCTGCAACTGGATTCGAAGCCCGAGATCTAGGAGTAGATCACCTCTTTTTTCAAGTTAACAAAACCCTTCAAAATACCCTGGCCCAGTGAGCAGTTTTACTAGAAACTTCGATTTGTCCGGTTGGGGATCTTCCTTTGAAGATCATCCACAACACGCCGTGCTGAAGAAAAATATCGATCGGGCAGTCCACGATATTTTTCTTCAGGCTCTGAGAGAGCAACACAATGAATTCTTATCAATTTTCGAGTCCGAGAATAAAATCGAAGACTTTGTCAGCAGAACTCTGAAATATTGGGAGGAGGAAGAAAAATATGAAATTTGCGCCGAGATTCAAAAATTAAAAACGCAGGTCATTCAGAAATGGAAGGGGATGCCTCTCATAGATAAAACACAGGCCAAAAAATTAAGGGATTTTTTACAGGGTCTTTAAACTGTATGAAGAATTATTATCAAATTCTTGGGGTGACCAAAGAATCTACTCCGGAGGAAATCAAAAAGAATTACCGAAAGCTAGCTCTTCAATACCATCCAGATAAAAACAATCAGGATCCTGCTGCCGCCGAAAAATTCAAAGAAGTTTCTGAAGCCTATGAGGTTCTAAGCAATCCCCAAAAAAAGTCTCAATATGATCGGCCTGCGTCCCCATTTGGAAATCATCCTTTCCAGGGAGGAAGAGGACCATTCCAATGGGGATTTGGAGATCTTTTTAACAATTTTAATAATAATACTACCTATAATGGAGGTATAAGAAGGGGCAAAAATATCACCGCAAAACTCCAGGTGACTCTAGAGGAGAGCATCAAGGGTTCTAAGAAGATCGTTAACATCTTTAGAAGATTGCCCTGCAATCCCTGTCAAGGAACTGGAGCTAAAGACGGTAAAATTAGAATCTGCCCTGCTTGCATGAGTTTGGGTTTCATTAAAAAGGTCGTCAATACTGGATTTGGTCAAATGTCGATCGATGAAACCTGCTATACCTGTTCGGGGATCGGTGAGATAGCGGAAGAGCTTTGTATCTATTGTACAGGATCTGGCACCATCAGAAAAACAGATCAGGTTGAAATAAAAATTCCCGCTGGATCCGTCTCTGGGATTTCTTTTAAACTGGATGGCAAAGGTGATTTTGATAAAGTACCTTGCGATCCTGGGGATCTGATCGTCGTTGTAGAAGATATGGACCATCCATTTTACAAAAGAGATGGCATTAATTTAATCTGCGACTGCGAGATCAACTTTGTTCAGGCTTGCCTTGGGACTGAAGTCAAAATCCCGAGTCTGGAAAATCCTGATCGTGAATATAAAATTTCTATTCCCCCGGGCACGGATCCTGGTAAAATATTGAGACTGGCGGGGAAAGGTGTTCCTGAATTTAACACTGATTTTAGAGGAGATCTTCTGGTGAGAATTAAACTGCTAATTCCCAAGGAGCTGGATGAAACTCAGCGGGAATTTCTGGCTACATATCAAAAAATATTTTAAGATGTTTATTTATTCTTTTATAGGCTGGGGAATCACCAATCTTTTAGTCAATGGGTCTATTTTTGATGATATCAGAAATTACCTTCTCGTGATGCACCCTAAGTTGGGTAAACTCCTCACCTGTATGCAATGCTCTGGGTTTTGGGTAGGTGTACTTCTGGGTCTTTTTAATTTTGCCGGAATCATTGAGAACCCTTGGTCCGATTTTTTTCAATTTCAAGGGGAAACGGCAGGCAAAATCAGGCATTTTATAGAATTTTTGCTCCTTATTTTCACCTCGGGCGTTTGGATCAGCGGAGTGAGTGTCATCTTCAACACCCTCCTGATAACTTTTGCCAAAATGGGAATGAAAAAAGAACTATAAGGGATATATAAAGAAAAAAATCCCTCATGAAATCATCTAAAGTTCTGAATTTTCAAGATTTTCTCGGTCTGTCAACGGACAGAATAACAGAGAATGAAAAAATTCAGGATATTTTAAAAGATGCCATTGGGGAAGTTGCCCCACTGATTCCCAAAACAGGGGGAGAAAGCGGTGGTCTAAAAGAACCAATTATCAAGTCAGGTAAAGATTTACAGAATATGTTTTGGTCTACCAGTATGGGCAAGAGATTTTTAGAAAAAACGGATGAAGATTATCGAAAGCAGATGTCCGAGAAAGGTCTCCTAGACAGCAAATATTTATCTGATGAAGGAACTGGATCAAGAAATGCACCTTCCGGCAATATCTCAAAGGAAAAAGAATTGCAAGATATGCTCGATAGAATGGGAATGGGAAAAAGTGGAGATATAGATTTCGGTAAGTTACCAGACGGAGGATCTTACGAATTTAGTGAGGCCAAAGAAATGGATTGGAGTGATCTCAGCCAACTATTGAAAAAAGAAGGAATCAAGTACCCGTCCGATAAATACACTCTTGTTGCTCTGAGAAACAACCTGGTGGTGAAGAAAAAAATGCCCAATCGTTTCACCGATGCACTTTTCTTACTAGGTCCCGACTCCAATAAAACAGTCCAATTTTATCCAGCCACCACCACACCTGGGCCAGCCTTTATGGTAAAAAGTTATCGGAATTTAATGGCTAGTAGGGGCAATGCTTCCGGCATTAACCCCAAGGGGCTAGCCATCATTCAACCGGGTGTTTATACCTATAAATTGGGTAAGCACAAAGGGAAAGAGGATGCATTAATCCAGGCAGAACCAGTCACGGTTCATAGATACACGCCAGTCGATTCTGAAAGTCAGGCAACATTTAAAACTTTTTCACCGGGCAATGAAGAAAAAGGTGAATTTGGAATCAACATTCATCAAGGAGCTGATATAGATACCGTCGATAACATTAGCAGTGGCTGTCTTGCCACCCAGTACAAAAAAGACATGAAAGAGATCATCAAGAAATTGAAAGATGCCGGCCAAGATCAGATCGAATTGGTTCTTTTAGATCTAGATTCAATTAATTAACGGCTCAAGGGGAAACTTCTTATCTGCAGGGCTGCTACAATCTGAAAAATTAAAATCTTGAAAGTACTTAGTATCACAGAGCAGATCGAAACCCAGTATCGTGAATATGCCCTGTACGTCCTGCAATCCAGAGGTATACCTAATTTTTATGATTCATTGACCCCGGTCCAGAGGATCGTACTAGAAAACAGCCCAGCTATTTTTCAAAAAACCATCGGCTTGGTAGGGGAGGTTATTCGAACTGGCAGATATCACCACGGAGATTCTTCAATCGCCGGAGCGATCTCTAAATTAGCCAGACCCTTTGGGTGCTCAGGGTCCCTGTTGGAAGGGGATGGTTTTTTTGGTTCTCCTGTCAATCCCAATCCCTCTGCTCCTAGGTACACCTCAGTCAGGGTCAATCGGGGCATCAAAGAAATCATCTTTAAACACTACGATCTGAATGAAAAGAACGAGGAAGGGGGTTTTGATTGGTTGCACATTGAAACCCCTATTGGACTTTTAACCCACATTGTGGGGATTGCCGTCGGATACAGAAGCAACATTCTACCGAGAAAACTAGAAGACATTCAAGAATTTTTAGAAGGCAAGAACAAGATTCTTAAACCACATTTCAAAGATTTTGGAGGCAAAATTTTCAAATACGAAGATCAGGATAACGTGTGGCTGCTCGAAAGCGGATTTGAGGTTCAACCCGAAAAAAAATCGATCCGAATCTTTGATCTTCCTCCAGTTATGAGATATGATTCTTTCATGGATAAATTATTGACTAAACTGGAAAAAATGGGCAAGGAATACAGGTTGGGTAACAATTCGCAAAGTAAATGTGATCTGACTCTCACCTTCTCGAAACTTTCGGCACCAGAATTTTCTGTCATGACGGACGCAGTTAAAAAGATGACCCAGATTATTGTTAAAGAAGATGTTGTTTTTATCAAAGACGGAGCAGTACGCCAATATTCTTCAATTAAAGAATACCTGGGGGAATTTGCGGTGCATCTGGAGGACCTAAAACTTAAAAGATTCATGAAAGATGAAAAGGATCTAACCCATGAGTTGGCCTATTTAGAGGCCAAACTCAAATTCCTAATCTACATGAGTCAAACTAGAAGAAAGAACGATGAGATTTCCCAGTTTCTAACCCAGTTTTCTAAAGAAATTGCAGGAAGACTTTCCTCTATCCAATTGATTAAACTCTCCTCGAATCACATCCAAGAGACAGAGCAAGAAATCAAAGAGATCAAGTCTCGCCTTCAATCCACCAAAAAGGCAATCCAACAGCAACAAAAAGCAGTTGCCCAGATTAAAGCGACCCAGAAAAAAGGAGCGGCGGTGTTACTGGCAGGTCCAACCCAGACTGCTTTTAAATTATCAGATGCAGAGATAGAAATTTTTACCCCTAGCGACGAGGAACAAGAATAAAACACCTATGTCTTACCTAAATCACAACATTCCAACCCTCACCTGTTTTATCAGAAATGAATTCTTATTCAATCACGAAAAAGGACACGGGGATCTAACCCTAGCCGATGTTCATTCGGTGGCATCTATTCAGAAAAGAGTTCCTCTCTTCGAGGCATTTCTAGAAAATGGGGTTAACTGGACCCGCCGGCCCATTCATGCCTTTTGTTGGCACCGTCAGGCCGAAGTTCTTCCCCTCAGTGAACACATGTACTGGGACTGTTTCAGTTCTTACATTGACGTCCAGGTAAGAGAAAGGCTGTCGGGTCTCAGGGCCGATCTGATTTCGATCACGGGGCTCAAAAGGCAGGGTGTCTATCTATTTACCTTGGACTGGTCCCACGAAAACAGAAGTGTTCTAGACACCAATTTCTCAGAAACCCCCGAACACAAGTGCGGACACGTTTTTAAAATGGACAATGGTAATTTCTTTATCTACCCCAACAACAGAATCATCTGGATGGATAATGCCTGGACTTTTAACCGGATTGATAAAAATCCCGGCTACAAGATCGACATGAGGGTCTATTCTATCGAAGGGAATGGTAAATATGAAACAGACTACCATTACTTCACAAATTTCTCAGAAAAAAAATCAGATTCTCTTTGCGATGCATCGAAAGAATCCTCCATCTAAACCCTATAATAAAAAAATCTAAATCCATGAAAATTAGAGTAACCAGCACGAGTAATTTCATCCTTTTTCTCAAGAAGCTAAAAGTCGTCGACCGAAGCGTCTTGCTAGAATTAACAGAAACGGATCTTTTTTGTAAAGTTCACACCCCCGATAAATCTGTCATGAAATTCTCCAGAATTCCCACTAATCTTATTTTTGATTCCTTAACTGAATTTTCAGCCCTTAAGTGTGACAGAATTAAAATAGGTCTGCTGGATATTACCAGACTGATGGATAGCTTCCGCTATTTTAGGTCGGAGGAGGAAGTTTTTTTACACCTGGAAATTGCCACTATTGATGATGAGTGTGTCGCAACGGAATTAAAATTGATCTCCCCCTCTCTGAAAATAAGGATCAAATGTGCTGATCTATCTTTGCTTTCTTATGTGGAGGATTCCATTTCTGATCTGGTTCAAAGTCAAGAAGATGCCTTGGCCAGTTTCAAATTTTTTGTTTCTGATTTCTCTTCTGTTTCTTCCCTCTGTGGAATGGAGTCCAACTCCGAAGAGCTGCTAAACTTCTCACTTCACTCGGACTACGTCAGAGTTATCGGAGAATCTTTTGACTATAAATTGACTATTGGAAGCTCTGACATAGATTGTGCCAAGCCCTTAGATGCTTCGATTTACAAATCACATTTGAACTATGTAGATCCTGAATCATGCATTTGCTTCTTCCATGAGAACAGAATAGTCTTTGCCTCTGATCAAACCCCTACTTCCACCGCTATCGGCATTATCGAAAAGTAGAGAAATATCCCCTCATATTGCTCAGAATTTTCACTTTTTTCTTCGTATTGAGATCTAGAACTTTTTCTAGCTCCCGTCTGAAATTGGCAACTTCTGGATATTCCCAAAACATAGCTAGATCCACCATGCGATCTGGATTATCGACAATATAATTCTTCAAGAAATTTACATCTAAAAAAGGAAGGGTTGAAATCAGAGCTTCAATACGGGTAAAATTTTTGGATTTAGCTTCTTCTAAGGCTTGTATCCAACCTAGATAATTCCATTTACCTTCATTAAAATCGACCAAATCGGAGTAAAAACCTTTCTTCAATTTAACTGGAGCTCCTACCAAACTGGTTAAGGGATTACCAAAGGCCAAGTACTGCCCACCAACTTCAACAGGACCCCCAACTAGATCTTTAAGATTGTTGTTGTTGCAAGAGAAATTCTTCCCTATTTTAGTAGGTCCTCCCTGCAAGGAGGTCAAAGAGTTATCGCTACAGTTGAAACTTCCTTGAACTTCTTGTGGAAATCCCTCTAGATCTTGAAAAAAATTTCTAGTGCAATAAAAAACCCCGGTCACCTTGCCAAATCCGATCCCCTTGAAAATATCAATTTCCCGGGTCTGATTAAAAGGTTCAGAAAGATAAAAATTGCCTGTGATGTCCACCCTGTCAGTTTTCCTGTTCATTTCCCAGGTGCCAACAACGTGTTTATTTAAGATTTCTGTTTGCTTTCTGGACAATCTTGTGCCAGCTGCCCGATCTCCTTTTTTTGCCTCGAAAATTTTAAAACTTTGAATGGGGTTCTCCTTTTGCATCAATTATATATCTAGGAATGGAAACAAACCAGCCTTCTAGCATAAAATAAACACAATCAAAAAATGTCGTACGAAAATTTGTCCCAATCAGAACTGCTTCAGAAAAAAGAAGAACTGACCGCTCTGAAAAACGAATATAAGAATGAAGAACAGGCGATCAAATTGACCATGAATTCTATCTATGGTTCGATTGGGAACAGTTATTTTGTGTGTTTCAACCACGAGGTAGCAGAAGCCGTTACCCTTCAGGGTCAGGATATGATTAAATATTCGGAGAAGATAGTCAACCGGTACTTCCACGATTTTTGGCACGAGGACGTAGAACTGCACGAAAAATTAGGTCTAACTGAGGTTAAAAGAGTGGCCAAACCCCTTGTCATTTACTCTGATACTGATTCCAACTATGTTACCTTTGAGGAAGTCGTTGCTTCCTGTGATTGGCAGGGTGATCCCAAAGAACTTATTCTTGCCATTAACGATTTAAGGCTGAAAAACTACATCAAAAAATGTTTTGATCTTTACTCTAAGAAATGGAACACTGAAAACTACCAGGACTTTGAACTTGAAACAATCTCAAAGAATGCTATTTTCTTGGGTAAGAAAAAATATGTCACCAATCAAGTCTATGCCGACGGGATACACTCGGATCCTCTGACTTTTATTAAAACAACAGGGGTAGAAATGATCAAGGGAGGAACCCCCACTTTTGTCAGAGAAAAACTTCTTTATTTGACGAAGTATATTCTGTCTGTGGGTAAAAACTTCAACCTTAGAGAATTTGTTCAGGAGTTAAAGAGCATTAAAAAAGATTTCAAGGCCCAAGAAGCCGAGCAGATCTCTCTCGCAATATCGGTTAACAACTACGAAAAATTCATCCTGAATGACACGACAAAACTCGAGGTGAGCAAGTCCTGTCCGATTCACGTTAGAGCCTCCGCTTTCCATAATTTTCTGCTAAACAACTCCAAGTACAAAGAGAAATATCCTCTTCTGAGATCTGGAGATAAAGTCAGATTTTATTTCGTGCCGGTTAGATCCGAGGCAGAGAACAACGTCTTTGCCTATTCCCAGGGTAATTTTCCCTATGAATACGCACCCCCAGTCAACTACGACGAACAGTTCACCAAAACAATTCTAGATCCTATTAACAGATTTATCGAAGTAATGGGCTTTCACCCAATCAGTCCAAATCTTTTCATGATCAACACTCTTTTTTAACTTATGGGTTACCACCACACAATTTTACCCGATCCTGATACTCTGAGCAAAATCAGGGAAAATTTGGGGGATGATTCAAAATTCCTCCAACTGTACTGGTACTCTCCTGATGCTGTTCTAGGTTCTGAGTCCTCTTTGTCCTACCTCCGTCAAATTTTAGAAAAGCATGAACAAGTACCAGTTTGAAGATATTGCGGATGAAGAATTCGAGGCATATTGCCAGTATATGGACGAGACCTACCATCTGTTAGAAGAAAACCGTTTTTTGTTTATAAGTGATAAAAGTCTCTCCCCTTCTTTCAAATGTGAGAGGTTGGAAGAGCTGGTTGATTTCTTCACTTTGGAGGAACAGTACGAGAAATGTGCAGTGCTTCACAAAATCAGAATAGCGGTGGAAATCGAATTCTTGATGCAGTAAACCATCTAATTTTTTCAGAGTTCTAGATATATAGAACATCTAAAAAAAATTCTCTGGATGAATTCACTACCCGCCGTGTTAAATTTTTGCAACTTCTTGAACGAATCTAAAGAAGAAAAAGGAGTTGAACTCCTGATCCTCTCAGGCACGGTAAAACCCAGTCCGACGTCCAAATCCTTCCTGGAGGAATGCCAAAAAAGGGGTATCCCTTGTTACGTTGTCAACATCAACAATGTGCAGCTTGAAAAAATCTATAATGGACATCTACTCCGGGAGACCTCAGGGGACAAAAGAGAAATTTTCATAAATCCTGATGTGACCGCTATTATTCCTAGACGAGGGGTTATTTCCAATTCTCTGACCAAACAGATCATGAGAGAATTAGAAGCATCCCGTTATTTCTGTGTCAATTCTCTGGAATCTATCGAGGTGTGTGAGAGTAAATTCTTAACCTCAAAGGTGTTGGAAGAGAATGAACTTCCAGTTCCCAGATATGCCCTGGTGAACGGGGAAGAAAATCTGGATACTGCCTTGGAACAAATAGGTGGTCAGTTTCCTGTAGTAATGAAGTTGCTCTCGGGCACTCAGGGCATTGGGGTTTCAATTGTTGATTCTTACGCCTCTCTGAAATCTGTGTATCAAACGATTGCCAAATTGGATCCCGAAAAGGAAATTCTTATTCAGGAAAAAATTGACTCGAACTTTGATTTGAGAATTCAGGTCATCCTCAAAAGATTTGACCCTTTAATCACCAAACCAAGCAATTGCATTATTCTTGGATCCATGAAAAGAGAAGCAGTAAAAAAGGATTTCAGAACCAATTACTCTCTAGGAGGTAAAGTTTCTGCCTATAATATAGATGATAAAATTGCCGATTTAGCCTGTCGGGCTGCTAATTCTGTCGGTAGCCATTGGTGCGGGGTAGACATCATGATCGATAAAAAAACGAAAGAGCCGTATATTCTGGAGGTTAATTCCTCGCCTGGAACAGAAGGCATCTCTCAGGCCATAGGAAGACCCATTGTGGGGGACGTCATCGATTATGTCATCAATAAAAAGAATTGGATCTACTCTAGGATGGAGGTTGGTTATTTAGAGACGATTGAGATCCCAGAGATAGGAAAGCTTGTTGCCAAATTCGACACTGGAAATGGCTCCAGTGCCTCATCGATTCAGGCAGATGAAACGAAAGAAGTAGGAAATCAGCTGAAGTGGAAAATCGGGGGCAAAGAATTTACCAGCGACATTGTTGGTTACACCGATACGGAAGTGGGTAGAGATAAAAGCAAGAGACCTATTATTCTGCTAGACGTCATGCTCAACGGGGTAAAGATCTCGGATGTAAAAGTTGCTCCCACGGATAGGGTCCAAAAAAGCACTCCATTCCTGGCCAGCAGAGGCCTGATGAAAAAAATGGGGGTAATGGTTAATCCACACAAAGCCTTTGTCGTCACCGAGGAGATTAAAGGTTATAGACCTTTGAAAGCCAAAGGCAAACCCCATCTTGGCATTGAATTTTCTTAAAGATATATAAACCAAATAATAAACAACATGGCAAAAGCAGATAAAAGTGAAAAAATTCAGGTTCTCCTGTCATCTGAAGATCTGGAAGAACTTGGCAAAAAGATCTCAAAGCAAGCTCTAACCAAGGGCGATCCTCCGGTTTCTATTTCTCACTACGTTAGAAAATTGATTCGGAGAGACCTGGGCAGAAGCACAACCTCCGACGATTGATTCTAGGATTATTTCCTAGTTTTTTTAATAAAATCTTTGAAACTTAGGATTGGGGTTCTTTCATCCGATGAAGATTCTTCGTCCTCTTCATCTTCTTCGTCCTCTTCTTCGTCCTCTTCTTCGGAATCTTCATCTCCGAGAAAAGGTTCAGTTAGCATTTCCTCTTCTTCGTAATCTGTTTCATCTTCATCATCATCTTCATCATCTTCATCATCTTCATCATCATCCTCGTCATCGACTTCGCTATATTCTATACTCTGGACCTCTTCTTCTTCGTCGCTCTCCTCTTCGTCCTCTTCCCCTTTGTCTTCTTCTCTTTCATCCGGATCCTCTTCCTCATCTGATGAAATTTGGAAATCGATTGTACCCAGATCTTCTGGTTCTTCAGAAGGATCTTCTATTTCTTCGGGAGAAATTTCCACTTCAGCTTCTTCTATTTCAAATTCCGAAGTTGAATCCTGAAGGTAAAAATCTTTGTCTTTTTCTGCTAAAGAAGTTTGCATAGTTTTTGGTTTTTAATTCAGATATATATCTCACTATGTATAAGAAAAAAATTCTAGAATTCGACGATTTTGTTTCAAATCTGTCTCTCAGTGAAGTCCAACAGGAAGAAATCAAAGATTTCGTTAAAAAATACGAAAAATACATGAATTTTCATGACACGGGAGATTTTGAATCTTCTTTAGATGAATTAGTTAAAGATGTGATGACCCACTTTAACTTTCCCTCTTCTAAAAAAGAAGACGTTCAGAATTTCATTCAGAGTCTTCAAACTCTGTCTGATGGTATGTCAGTTATTATGTCCCCGGGTCCTGAAATTATCTACCGGACCAATCCCGATATGACCCAAACAATTGTTTACTAAAATAAATTATATGAACTTATCAACTATTACTTCCGAAGATTTTACTGAATTAACCCTGCTCGATTTTTGGGCTGAATGGTGCGGCCCTTGTAGAATGCTCCATCCTATTCTGGACCAAATCAAGACCAAAAATCCAGACCTAGTCATCCACAAAATCAACGTAGACGAGAACAGAGAAACTGCCATTGAATTTGGGGTTAGATCTCTCCCGACCGTACTGCTCATCAAAGACGGTCAAGAAGTAGAAAGAGCTACGGGCTTAAAAAACCTCGACCTCTATCAAAAATTAATTGACACTCATTCTTAAAAAAAAAGACTTTATGAAAAATATTATCTCTTACGACAATTTTACTCCAGAATCTTCTGATCCTTTACAGGAGGGATGGAAAGATGCCGGCTATGGCTACAAAAGGTACCAACCCCCAGGCATGTTACAAACCATGAAAAGAAAAACAAAAAGCCTGTTTGGTATTGAATCAAGCAAGGATCGGGAAAGATTAGGACAAATTTACAAAGAAATTGAAAATCCTCCCTATCAAGGTTATATCTCCAACGTCAGAGACATCAGTGGAGAATATCCGGCTTTAATTTGCCATCTGGGACCTAGAAATCTGTCTGTTATGTGCGATCCACAAGACCCTTCCATCAGATGGGGAGGAAGTGAATTGGATTTGGCGGATATCGATGATGAATGCCAAAGACTTTATCGTTTCATCAAAAAGCACATGGACCTGACTGAAAATACACATTCTCCAACGGACAACACCATCAAAGATCCTAAAAACATGTACTCTTCCTACCCAGGTGTAGGTGGGGTGAGTAACCGAACAGTCAACCGTTCTCTGATTTAAAGGGATATTAAGAGTGAATAGGAGGTTCTTCGAAATCATCAGCGTTTCGAGAAACCTCCTTTTTTTCTTTCTGGATTTCGGTCATGATGTACCCGGCAATCGCAAATTCGATCCCCGCCCAGATGGCAACATCAGAGGCAGACAATTCAGAGTGTTTTTCTAACATCCAGAAGATCATGCCCCATTGCCCAATAACAAAAGCCAAACTAGATTCTATTCTTTTCTTTGAAAAAAAAGATTTCTTGGGACTGTACATGTAAACTAGCTCTCGGCAGAGCCAAAACATTTTGACCCTAATTGTGCCGAAAAATTTCTGTAGATCTTTCATTCCCATTCAACATAATAACCCCCGCCAAATGATGTTCCGTGTTCCATCTGTCTGCCTCTGTTTTCTGTCCAATCCAACCAATCTAGTCTATCTGCTGAATTGGCAAGTTCCAATAGACAATTAGCTAATTCCTGACCTTTTTCATCCCCCATAATTTTTTTCAATTTGTTTTTTATCTCGGGTAACTGCAAGATTTTTTTGGTGTTCTTTGCTTCTCCCTGGCCAATCAAATTCAGCATCTTCCTTTTCTCTGTTTCTGACATGAATTTATCCATAGTAAAATTTATTTTATGTAATCAGAGATTTCCATCATTTTATCAAAATCTCCCTCCTCGTCGGCCTTTCTGTATTCCCTTTTTAGTTCTTCTTGGGACATACTAGCGTAATCTTTGGTGATCTGTGATTCTGAACCACTTGGGGATTTGGCAGCTTGTCTGGCTTTCCATGCTGCTAATTTCCTTTCATACTCAGCCTTATCGGCTCTATCCTGCTCCAGCCAGGCATCTCTGGCTTCCACCCTCTCAATGACTACATCAATCAATTCATCGATTTTTTTTCTGGCTTCTGGAGTTTTTCTAAAAATTCCTGTCATCAGAGGTAAAAATTCAGCCGTGGGTAAATTCTCTGGATCCACCATATATTTCCAAAGTTCCTCTCTCAAATTAGAATATTTGATGACCTTGGGATTCTCAAAGATAAATTTTCTTAGATCTTCGGCCATTTGAGGACCATATCTCCATTCGTCCGGTTCGTCTATCAATCCGAATTGATCTTCAATAGCCTTGGCTAGTTCAGGGTCATCTGGTACTGCAGACATTGACATAACCCTCCAAATTCCTTTGACTGCCTCATGAATCAGCATGCTGAAATCCGCTCCTAAAGCTTTAATTACTGGTTTAGAATCCGGTCGAGGTCTGTTTTTTTGTCTTGTTTTTCTAAAGCTGTCATCCAACATCCTCCTTATTTCTGGTCCCTGTACTAGTTTAATTTCAAGCTTTATGTCGTAGTAATCAATGAGGGGCTTGTATAGATCTGTAATTATTTCTCTTGCTAGATCTTCTAGCTCCTTTTCATACCCTCTAGAAAGTTGCTGGGATCTCGAAAAATTTCCCATCAACTGGCTAACGGCTTGGCTGATTCCTTGCGGGGATCCCTCGGGAGTTTTCCCGATGCCGAGTTTTTCTTTAGCTCTTCTCGTGACATCCTCTAGGTAGTCGGGGGGAATACTCACCATGTCTTTAACCCTAATAGCCTCATTAAAGGATGCAAAATTCTTTGTGAAATTGGCTTTTAGTGACATATTCTTAGTAAAATGGTTTTCTTTTTTTGAGTTCTGATATGTACCTTTTGATCACATCCATCTCTGAAGCTTTTTTCTTTATTGCTTGGGGTCCAGGAGCATGAGAAGGAACTTTAATTCGTGGTGCAATTGACGGATGAGGAGTTATTCTTCGGACCGGTTCTGCATCTGGATCAAAATCCTCATCCTCATCTTCATCCTCACTGGGTGTAGGTTTAGGAGTAGGCTTAGGCTGTGGTTTAGGCGTAGGTTTAGGCAGTGGTTTAGGCAGTGGTTTAGGCAAAGGAGCTGGTTTTCCCTTTTCCTCTTCTTTCTCCCTTTCTGTTTCCGCCTCGTCTAATCTATCGCTAAATTCTGAAAAACTATTGATTCTTCTAGGACTTGTAGATTCGAACAAAGAAAAACTTTTGTGGATTTTTCTGAGTCTAGATTCAGATAACTCTGAAATTTTCTTTCCGTTAATGACTAACTCATCTGCCAAGGAATCGTAATCAATTTTGAGGTTGGATCCTTCCTCAATCTCTTCCTCGATTATAAAATTGGCTAGAGGGTCCTTGATATATTTCTCCACTGCTCTTCTAAGGGGTCTAGCCCCATATTCAGGGTCAAATCCGTGTTTAAGTAACAACTTGTAAACCGAAGTTCCCCAAGTCAGATTAATGTCTTGGGTATTTTTAATCCTATCTGCCACCTTCTCGAGCTCTTTTTCTGCAATCTTTTTTATTGATTCTTGGTCTATTGACTGAAAAATAACAATATCATCTATTCTATTAATAAATTCGGGCGAAAACTCTTTTTTGATCGCTGCATCGACTCTTGCTTTGATTTCCTCAGGTGATTCTGCTCCAGTCTGTTTTGTTTCATCTTCTGGTTCATCTTTAACCAAAAAACCAATCGCTTTTCTGGGTTCCTTTGATTTAACCTTTTTAGATCCTGTTTTTGATCCCACATTAGAAGTCATGATAATAACACAGTTTGTAAAGTCAACCGTTCTCCCTTGCCCGTCCGTCATCCTTCCATCTTCTAGCACCCCTAGCAGGGATTGTATAACTTGAGGGTTTGCTTTTTCGATCTCATCTAGCAAAATTACCGAATAAGGGTTTCTTCTGACTTGCTCTGTTAGTTTGCCTCCTTCCGAATAACCTACATAACCGGGAGGTGATCCAAACAATTTAGATCCTGTATGAGCCTCCGAATATTCATTCATATCAATCCTAATCAATTTAGATTCCCTAGATCCAAAAAGCTCCTCAGCCAATTTTTTCACCAAATAGGTTTTACCTGTCCCAGTAGGGCCCACGAATAAAAATACCCCTTCAGGTCTATTAGGGTCTTTAAGACCCGACCTGTTTCTTTTAATTGTTCTAACAACGGTCTCTACCGCCTCGTCTTGACCGATAACTTTTGATTTCAGTCTGCTTGACATTCCTTTTAGGATTGCCTTACTGCCCTTTTTCATCGTTTCAACAGGAATCCCTGTTTTATCTGCCACTAGTTTTTCCACCATTTCTTTAGTGACGGTAATTTTAGGTCCCATTTGACCTTTCGCAGCCATTTTTTCAAGCCGACTCTCTATCTTTTCTTTTTCATCTGATAGATCTGCAGCAGCATCATAGTCACCTTCTGCCGTCTTTTGCCTGATCCGGTCTAGGAGTTCTAAATTTTTCTTTTCTAGATTCGCAACCTCCGCATCCGGGGCATTTTTAATGCGAATTCGTGCACCGGATTCGTCCATCAAGTCGATAGCTTTATCTGGCAAAAATCGGTCTTTAATATACTGCTTAGATAGTTTATAAAAGGATTCTAAGGCTTCTGGTGAATAATTAACATGATGCCAATCCCCATATTTTTCTTGGATTTCTCTAAGTATTTCCATGCATTCCTCGTAGGTAGGCTCTTCAACTTTGATCGGTTGAAATCTTCTTTCCATGGCTCCGTCTTTCTCAATAGTTTGACCATATTCACTATAAGTGGAACCACCGATCATATGAAGTTTGGCTTTAGCCAAAAAGGGTTTGAGTTCATCGTAACTTGCTTTAGGTAGAGAATGGAGTTCGTCCACAAAAATAATCAAGTTATCTTCCTCAATTTCACGGGCCAAAAGGGGTAAATAACCTCCATTAACTATTTTTTTAAATGCCCAGGTCAAATCTATTAACTTTTTCCCCTTTAAAAAACCGGGACATTTATCGCTTGCCATTAAAAGAGCAAGCTTATCCACAATAGCGGTTTTTCCAACGCCCGGCTCTCCAACCAAAACTGGATTATCCTTGGTTTTCCTGGCCAGAATGCGAAGCAACTGTTCCAATTCCTTATCCCTTCCAATTACTTCATTTATCTCTCCCTCCTTCGCTGCTTTGGTCATATCCTCACCGTATGCTTGCCAAAGCTTTTCATCATCTGGGACTTTTAGTTCTTCCTCAGATTCGAATAATCTTAATTTTTTGTAATTCTTGGATATTCTTTTCATAAATTTTTTTTACATTTGCACTATATATTCATTCTCGTAAACGGTTCCGTTCCATCTCAGAGAAAAATTCGGGGTTTTTTAGAATGATGAAATATATAAAAAATGGGGCTGAAAGGAATCGACTGGAGGCATAAGTTCTTTGACATGATGCAGGCGGTGCTAGCTTTGGAAGCACCTAAATATCCTAAGTACTTCTTAAATGGCGAAAATCCATTTTTTGCTTTGGCTGGACTAGGTTCAGCGGAGCCGGTTGAAGTTGCCTTGGCAGCCTAAACCTCGGGGGGTGACACCCAGGAACAGAAAGTCACGAGGGTGGGAAAAAGGGTTAACAGTACCACACAATCCGTCGATCCTCAGTAACCCTGCGGGCTCCGGTCCAATACCCTTCAGATCGCTGTAGGGATCGATGATGTGGATTATCTCCTATCACAGTCAAAAACTAGGAGGTAAAGATTTGTCTGTTTAGAAAAATGGACTAAGCCTGTGAACGAGTTTCATGGAATTACCTAGCAGGACGGCGGTTCGAATCCGCCCAGCTCCACCAAAAGTTTGTCGTAAGACAAACTTTTTTTTTGAAACTTTTGTGTAATTTCTTATAGAAATTCGAAAGGCGTAGTTCTGCTTCAAAAAAAATTAAAAATTATGGCAATACTTTATTTTCTTTTAGGTGCGCTTACCGTGGTGGTCTTGGTCACCGTGGCGGGTGTGTTTAAGATGAATTCGGATTTAGACCGAAAAATCAGAACCAAAATCTCCGACCACATCGAATCGGTCATGAAAGAGATTGAAATTACAAGGAACAATTTACACTCCGATGATTCTTACATCCACAATCGGATCGATGAAGTTCTCGACGAAATCAATAAACGAGAAGAAGTCGGAATCAGATCGGGAAGAGAACAATTTGAATCTCTACAAAAGCAGTTGGATTCCAGATGCGATAAGCTCTGGGCTCAGGTGAATGCAAATTACGAGTTGAGCCAAATGAGGTTCAACGATATTTCAAACAAAAAAAATTCCCAGACAGAGGGATAAAATCGCAGAACTACGCCTTGAATTATTTATTATGAATTATCCATTTAAAAAAATTTTCATTATAAATTGTTTTCCTTCTAGTGACTACCATTTACAAATTCTGAAAGAATGTATTGTCAGACTCAAGGGGCTTGACTACAAACTGATGGTTGTTTCACATTTACCTCTGCCCCTTGATGTGCAGAAGGAAATAGACTATTTTATTTATGATTCAGAAAATCCACTCTTAGGATCCCATTCATTCAGTTGGTTTGCTAATTCTTTTATTAAGGCAACTCTGTGGAACATAGGTCACATGCTTGCTATCTGTAAAAATATGGACACTAGTATTTCTGCCGCCCACCGAATGGGCTATGAGTATTTCTATTTTTTGGAATGTGACAATTTAATTTCTGAAAAAGATCTTTCTACTTTTGATAATTTTCTGCAAGAAATGATTCATGCCGAAAAAAAAATGATCTTTCATAGATACCAATTTAACGAGGGTTACAATTATCACACTCTCTTGTTTGGAGGAAATGCTGAATATTTTGTGCAGAAAATCAAATTACCCACAAATTATGATGCCTATCATGCCTTTAATATCACTGGTATTCTCGAAAGAGATTTTTATGAGCATTTGGGTGTAAATGAATCTGATTTTTTGATTAAGGAATGTTACGAAGATGGTGCTATGGAAGGATTTAGAACTAGCGAGATGAATAGAATTTCCGCTATTGGGATAGTGTGTGAAGTCCTCCCATCTCAAACTGGCTACTATCTTTTTTTAATGAACAACACCTCAAGAGAAATAATATATTACGTCGGAGAGAATCAAATTGTTCTTACACTTGGGGGTTATTGGTACTGCCCAGCCTCTGAAAAAATGGAAGTTCGAATCGTGGATGGCAAATATTCCTTAGAAAAAAGATTCGAATTGACCGAAGAGAACGAAAAGTTTTACAGTGCCAAAGGATTTTTAGAACTGTATGAGTTTGCAGATTTAAACGGCGGATATGGTTCTATCTATTAATTTAATATCTCTTCTTACAGGCCATTCAATCTGGAGATCTCCTGTTTTAGCTGCGAAACCACCAAAGTGTGATGCTCTTCTAATTTTTCCAGCTCTTTATTTAGATCTTCTACATGAGCTTTTAACCGACCGAGAATTTCACTCTTTTTCTCAGGGTCTTGGTTCAGCTCCAGATCTAGAATTAAATTCTTGATCCGATTGGTCCACTTGTTAACTTCCATTGTTTTTTTTTACAAATTTAAGAAATAATTCGAAATCATTTCTTTCTTTTTCATAAAAGGTCCATATTTAATTTGACTGACAAATCTCTTGGAACCACCTATTATATATCATGTACCCTCCTGCGATGAGTGCAACATCCCTAAAGGATGGGGTCATGAGGTTGTCTTCGAAAATAACGAACTGTATTGTGGAAAACTTCTATGTTTTAAGGGAGGAGCCAAATTTTCAATGCACTATCATTTGATCAAAGATGAAACTTGGTACGTAAAGGAAGGCACTTTTATTTATCGGTATATAGACACCCGCAACGCAGAAGTGGTTGAAAAAAATTTAATAGAAGGTGATTCGGTCAGACAAATGCCCGGCCAACCACATCAACTGGAAGCAATAACGGATGGGATAATCTTCGAGGTTTCCACCCAACACTTTGACGAGGATTCTTATCGTGTTTGGAAAGGTGATTCACAAAAATAGAAATTGAGTAGAGAAAAATGAGCTCCGTTACCGTCATAATTCCAAATTACAACTTCTCTGAATTTCTTGATACGACTCTTTTTTCCGTTTTTTCGCAGATCACCAATTTCGACGTGCAAGTATTAGTGGGGGATGATTCTTCTCAAGATCAGAGCGCTGGTATTTTAACACGGTTCAAAAAATTTTACGGGCAGGACAAATTCGACTTTTTTATCAACACAGAAAATAAGGGAGAAGTAGAAACAGTTAAAAGATTACTTTCTAAAGCTAAAGGAAATTATATAGCCTATCTTGATGGTGATGACTATTGGATAGATCCTTATAAATTACAGAAACAATTTGATTTTCTTGAGAGTAATCCAGAATTTTCCGCGTCTTCTACCGGTTATTTAACTTTAGAAGGAGAGTATGGATTTTGTCCACATCCAGAAGGAGATTTATTTTTTGGAGTTCCCGAAGAATTTATGGATAAAAATTTCACCTCCCCTGAATTTATTTCTACCGGCAGGAACTGTGTATATGCATCCTCCCGTTTTTTTAGAAATTATGAGGATCTTTTTCAGCCTTACTTTTTCGAATTTCCGTATTCAGATTGGCCCATGAATTATGAATTAAGCTTAAGGGGTAAGATTAACTACGATCATTACCCTAGCTACATTTATAGGAAACATTCGAATTCTTTAACTCATCCTAAAGAAATAGAAAAAGTGGATGAAACAAGTGAAAAAGAATGGCTTGATCAAAAGTCCCTGATTTTTACCAGGAGAAAAGAAGAATTTCAGAAAAATCAGAATAAACAATAGAATCAATGGAGACGAAAAATCACATTATTAATTCTCTCAAAAAAAGGCATCAGCTTTACACTGGATTACACGATGAGCAAATTAAGAAAGATCACCTCTGGGTGCTGAACCATCCCTTAAAAGGCTCGGTTAAAAAAGAATGGACTGATTTTGGGGTAAATTTAATTATGGCTGAAATGGGCTTGGATCAGAGATCCGCCGAGATTGAGATGTCTTTCTTGGAGCAAGAGTACGAATCTTTAGCCTCTAGATAGGTTCACGACACCCAGATTGGATATATAAAGGAAAAAATATCCAATGCTATCAAGAATTTTACTTTTTGTCCTTTTTTTTCCTTTTTGTACATATTCACAAAGAGCATCTGTAGCGGTTAATGCGGGGGAATACTCTCTCGTTTACTCTGAAATATATCAGCAACCTCTAGAATTATCATACTCGGTCAGATGTACTGCGGCAAAGGAGAGCAGACAAGGATTGGATTTTTACCGGGTTGATTCCATCATTACCTCTGATCATGCGGATTACGAAAAGAATATCTGGGACAAAGGGCACCTAGCCCCGGCGGCTACTTTCAGTTGTTCTAAGGAGTCACTAGTAAGAACTTTCTCCTACCTCAACTGTGCTCTCCAACACCAAGATTTAAATCGGGGGGTTTGGAGAATTTTAGAGGCCAAAGAGAGACAATTGGTAGCAGAATTTCATCAGGTCGACGTTCTCATTAAACTAGATTTTTCAGGGTCTCCTGAAAAATTAAGTACGGGAGCAACAGTTCCAACTGGTTTTTGGAAAATCCTAACCATCGACAAGAAAGAAAAAATAACTTATTATTTTCCAAATCGTAAGCCGGCCTTTACAGATCCTAAAAAATTTCAAATAGCAAATTAAAAAATTTGAAACCTTGTTGGTGATTCAATATATAAAGAAAGTTAAAACAAAAAACAAAAAAAACAATGACAAAATCCCTGCTTACGCTCGCTCTCATTTCCATCCTAAGCTCCTGCGGTCCTGTAGTAGAAACTACAACTGATGAACCGGCAGTAGTTGAAGAAACCACTCCAGTTGACACTACAACAGAAGCTACCGCCCCTGTTGATACAGTTTCAGCTCAATAAGATTTCTTCTCTTCAACCCAGCTTCGGCTGGGTTTTTTGTGATTAATTTACAAATTTGAACTTATGCATAGATCAGAAGTGATCAATCAGATTATCAGTACCAAAAAATTTAGCACCTACTTGGAGATAGGAGTAAGATGGCCTGAGGATTGTTACGATTTAATTCAATGCGAAGAGAAATCTGGGGTCGATCCAGGTCTAGAAAATCCTGAAAATCCGGTCAAGTATCCGTTTACCTCTGATGAATTTTTTTCCAGGCTAGAAAATAATCTGTTGGATTTACCTCCTGATTATGAGTGGGATCTTATTTTTATCGACGGATTACACCTTTCTTACCAGGTAGAAAAAGACATCTTAAATTCTTTGAATCACTTGACAGAAGAGGGAGTTATAGTTCTTCATGATTGTGATCCTTTTATGTATGAAGTAAATTACATTCGGGTCATCGAAGATTATCTTGGAGTAGCATGGAATGGAACAGTTTGGAAAACTATCTATAAGTTAAAGGCAACCAGGCCAGATCTGAATATTTGTACTGTTAATACCGACGAAGGTGTTGGACTGATCAAAAGGGAAAGCCAAGAGCTCGTTCCTTTCGATAACCCATATTTTGAGTATAAAATTTTCCAGCAAAATAGAACCAGAGATTTGAATTTAATTTCCCCTGAAAAAATATCTTCCTGGATTTTAGATTGAAACTTAAAATCCATCGAAAACTAATTCAGATTAGGCCGTATAATTTGAAAATTCATCCCATTGAAAACATTTCAAAAGCCCTCACAAGCCATCAAGTGGGCTAAGGAAAAATTGATCGATCACGGATATGTCGTACAGACCGAGAGATGGCAGGGTATACCTTCCCCTGACGACATGTGGGAAACCTTAAATACTTCTTTCTCTATGTTTGTCCCCCACACACTCGAAGAACTACGTGATGAGGTCAGACCTAATCTTCCCTGGGCGGACGATCATTTTGAAGAAAGAATCGGGGGCCAGCCGCTGAATCCACCTCCTTCTAACGAATGGTGGCCTTTCAACCAAAAGAAGAATTCCCAATTCAAAACAGAGGAGAAATTTTCTCACACTTATCCAGAAAGACTCTGGCCTAAATTTGCATCAGAAGAACCCAATTCGACCATGTTTGGCATTAGGTACAACTACGGTGACTTTGGTGATGTGATTGATTTGTTGGCAAGAGAACCTTTCACTAGACAGGCTTTTCTGCCCCTGTGGTTCCCGGAAGACACTGGATCTGTCCACGGGGAACGAGTTCCTTGTACAATCGGCTATCATTTTATGAGAAGAGCGGATTATCTACACATCGTGTATTACATCAGGTCCTGTGACTATCTCCGCCACTTTAGAGACGATATCTATATGGCTTGTCGGAAAGTTTTTTGGGTTCTAGAAAAATTGAGGGAAAGAAATCCCGAATCCTGGGGCGAGGTTAAACCTGGATTTTTTACCATGCACATCACTTCTTTGCATTGTTTCAATAAGGAGAAAGAAGTTCTAAGACAAAATAATAAATAAAAAAATTATGATCTCTCTAAATCACATTTTACCGGATAGAAACGGGATAGACTTTACCAGTCATTTTGACGAGGAAAGGGAAATTGTAATTAAGTTTATAGATTCTCACACAAGATTGTGTTATTGGGGTGACATAATTAATGTTTTTCCCAAATGTTCATACTGGGTAGCATATAGCGGTAGAATCACAAAATTTATCACTTTTGTAGTAGAGGATTTGCAAACTGGAGAAATCCTACTCGAAGTTTGTGATTACTCAGATACTTTTAGGCATGATATAAGAAATTTGGACCCAAAGAACAGGTTGAAAAATATAGGAAGTAATCTTTCAAAAAAAGACTTAGTAACAGGGCTTGTACTTTGGGAGATTTTTTTAAGTGGGGAATACAACCACGAACATTGTAAAGTGGAACCTGGAGATGTTGTTGTTGATATTGGGGCAAACATCGGTTTCTTTTCCTTTTTTTCGATTACAAAAGGAGCTGCACAAGTTCACTCGTTTGAACCAGACCCCAAGCTATCAAGTTTTATTCAAACAAACTTCGGTGATTTGCCAATTCATGTCCACAATTTAGCTGTGTGGTCGGAAAAAAAGGATTTGAAACTAAATATTCATGAGTCAAGTGTTTTGAATTCAGTTTCTGTTTCGTTCGATCACACCGATGAAAGTGTTTTTTGTCAAGGAGTTGTCCTGGAAGAATGGGCAAAAGAAAATGAGGTAAAAATAGATTTTTTAAAAATAGACTGCGAGGGAGGTGAATGGGAAATTTTTCCAAACATGAGCTCTGAATTTTTAAAGTCTATACCAAAGATAGTTTTGGAATATCATATTCATCCTCCGGATCAATTATTGCTTATCTTTTCAGAAAATGGATTTCAAACACACCACACTGGAAATATGATCTGGGCTTGGCAGAATAAAAAGATCTTGTCTTAGCATGAATTCTGATAATTTAATAGGAGAAAAAATATCAGATAAAAAGTTCTGTGTCATCATAGATGCATATCCCCAAACCACGGAGGAACAAGAAATTCTTCTGGCCAATCTAAAAATTTTTCAACAAAATGAGATAGACGTTCTTTTAACTAGCCACCATCCATGTACTCCCGAGATTATTGAAAACACTACTTATTTTATTTTTGAAAGGAAAAACAATTATCATTTCCTTGATTCAGACATTCTAAATTACAATCTAGAGGGAATACAAAATCCAGTTTACCTGAAATACATTCAAATAGGAAATGAAATGTTTAGAGACCATTTGGTTGTTACCGGTTGGTCGGTTTCCATTGTCTCCCAATTTGTTAATTCGATTAAATTTTTGTGGTCAAAGGGATATGAATTTGCCTTTTATTTTGTTGGAGATTTCAAATGTCCGGATAATATTCAACAAAAATTCTCTGAAATTTTTTCGAATTTAGGGGAGCACAAAAATTACTTTATAAAAAATAATCCAAATTTTAGTAGCTGGTATTGCCCACACCTTTTTGGGTTTACTTTGGACGAAAGTTTGATTCAAAAAATTCCAAATCTCGATTTTTCGGATAATTCCAATTTTCAAAAGATTTTTCCCAATTGTGGTCTTGAAGATGTGATGCTAAAACTTTTTGGCGGGGATAATAATCTAGTTGATGAACATTCCGAGATGGATAAATTTTTCGGATTCGGAAATTGGAATACAGTAAGTTCGATCATAAAACCTGGGCCAAGCGCTTTACATTTCACCACAACTTCTTCACTATTCTGGAAGGAAGATCTATCGGATTGTTATTTACTTTTAAATGTTGAACCAGGTTGCCCTTGTAATGAAGTCAGCTTCTCCATTAAGATTATTACTGAAAATTCAGAAGAAATTTTCCATCGCGAAATAATTCTAGGAAAGGGAGGGTGGTACAAAGAAAAATTGAATGATTTGTTTGTAGATGGGGACTCTGTAGTTTTCACAAAAAAATTACATAATATAGAAGATGAAACATGTCAATTCACAGATTCTATAAAAATTAAAAGAGAAAACTTGTCTAAATATGCTTTGGTAAAAAATTACTATAAAATCGAATGAAAAGAAAAGAAATAAGTGTTATAATGCCGGTCTACAATTATGCTTATTTTTTAGATCGTGCTTTTTTTTCCGTTTACGTGCAAAAAATCGACTGCAATATTCATTTTATAGCCTGCGATGACTGTTCTACAGATCAAAGTCTGGCTATTTTACACAGATTAAAAAATTTTGAAAACGAAAATTTTAAAATTTCGATATTTTCCAATAAAGAAAACAAAGGATTTATAGAAACCGTTATTTTTCTTCTCAAAAATTGTTCAACTTCTTATGTTGCTTATATAGACCCAGATGATTATTGGATAGATCCATATAAACTAAAAAAACAATTTGATTTTTTAGAAAATAATCCTGATTTTTCTCTCGTTAGCACTGGATATTTGATTAGTGAAGGAAGAAAATTGGTTCCCTCGGCGGATGGGAGCTTTTGGATTGCTGCTATGACAGAGTATAACTCCGTTTTACATCCAATTAGTGACGGAGAAATTGACAAAAAACTTTTACATCATAGTAACTTGTGCTACTCATCATCAAGATTTTTTAGAAATTTCACTGACATTGATTTAAGTTATGTTAAAAATAAGCATTTCATAGATTGGGCTACCAATTTTGAATTATCTCTTCGCGGTAGAATAGGATATCTTGATTATCCATCATTTGTTTATGAAAAAAAAGAAGATTCAATGTCATCTAAAGCTCAAACTGAAATAACAGAAAAAGATTTAGATGAAATTAAATCGATTTTCAATCAAAAATTTCATAATTTTTAAATTTTTTAAGAATGAAAAATATTCAATTATTCAAACCTAAGTTCAGAACATCAGAAATCTGGGAACATATGCAAGAGTGTATGGAAATAGGATGGACAGGTTTAGGTTTTAAAACTCAGCAGATTGAAGAAGAATGGAAAAAATACACCGGATTTAAGCATGCGCATTTTCTAAATTCGAACACCTCTGGTTTGCATCTTGCCTTAAAAATTTTAAAAGACGCCAATAAATGGAAAGAAGGAGACGAGATTATCACGTCCCCCTTAACTTTTGTGTCTTCAAATCACGCAATAATGTACGAAAGACTGAGACCAATCTTTGCAGACGTAGATGAATTTCTATGTCTGGATCCAAAATCAGTAGAATCAAAAATCACCAAAAAAACCAAAGCTGTTTTATTTGTGGGAATTGGGGGTAATGCCGGGAGGTTCGATGAAATAGTAAATTTTTGCCAACGCAAAGGCCTTAAAATTATTTTAGATGCCGCACATATGGCTGGAACCTGGATAAAAAACAAAACAGAGGTTGGTGTTGGTTACTCGAAAGATCATGTTGGTTTAGATGCTGATGTTTCTATTTTTAGTTTTCAGGCGGTCAAAAATCTTCCGACCGCAGATTCGGGAATGATCTGTTTCAAGAATGAAGATTATGACGTATTAGCCAGAAAATTATCTTGGCTTGGAATTTCTAAAGACACTTACCAAAGATCACACGACAAAGGAAGTTATAAATGGGAATATGATCTCGTTGATGTTGGTTTCAAATATCATGGTAATTCTATGATGGCTTCGATGGCTTTAGTTGGTTTGAAATATCTTGAAGAGGATAACACCAGAAGAAGAGAAATCTGCCAAATGTATGAAAAGTCATTTCAATCTGCAGGCATCCAGTCAGTTAAAGTTTCTCCGTACACAGAACTTTCTTCTAGGCATTTGTATCAAATTGTTGTGGAAGAAAGAAACAAAACTATGGAATTTTTAAATATTCGTGGGATATATCCAGGAGTTCATTATCGTGATAATACCCATTATGATATGTACAAATCACAATTTGGGTTGAATCCGAATTCATTGAACCTGAGCGAGAAAATTATTAGTTTACCTTTACATTTATTTTTAACCGATGATGATATTGAATTTGTGATTCAAAACGTTATCGAATCACAAAAATAACATTTATGACCATTCGCGAATTTCAGAAGGGAGATGAAGCTGGATTACTGGAAATCTTGAAGGAGACCTGGTACATCACAGAAATACAAGAAAACGTTTTATCTGAATGGATGACAAATAATTACAATTTTGTTGCGGTTGAAGAACAAGAAATCATAGGAACAATTACACTCCATCTCCAAAGAAAATTAATCCGAAATGGCGGGTTAGCAGGATTCATTGAAGATGTGGCGGTGAAAGAAAAATTTAGAGGTAATAAAATTGGTTTTTTATTGGTTCAAAAAGCTTTGGAAAAAGCCAGGGATCTTGGATGTTATAAGGTTATTCTATCCTGTTTCGATGAGAGAATTAATTTCTATGAAAGATGTGGATTTTTCAGGGAGTGCAATACTATGAGAGTGGATCTTTAAAATAAAAAAAATGAACAATTCATACAACTTAAATTTAGATGGTATCATGGATGGACATCTAAAAACTTTATATAGAGGAATTATAACTGAAAAATCCCCATTTGATTACGTAATGTATCAAATGATAATTAATGAAATAAGACCCGATTTGATAATAGAAATAGGGACTAATTATGGAGGATCGTGTCTGTATTTGGGTGATATTTTAAATAATATAGGTAAAGGTATGGTTCATACTGTGGATATTCAGGATGAAACTTTTTTATCAAATTCCGAAGAAAAGAGGGGTTTGATTAATCGACATCCAAGAATTCAGAGATTCTTGGGAGGTTATCAAGAATACAACTTGGATTATGCATCCTCATTTAAAAAAATTATGTTGATTGAAGATGGGTCACACAACTATAACGATGTTTTGTCTGTGATGAATAAATTCAAAGATTTAATCAGCGAAGATTCCTATATGATCGTTGAAGACGGAACTGTGAATTGGATGGGCATCGAAAAAAACTATGACGGAGGTCCTCTTAGAGCGATAGAAGAATTTTTACCACAAAATCCACAATTCGAAATAGATAGAAAATGGTGTGATTTTTATGGTTACAATGTCACTTTTAATCCAAATGGATATTTAAAAAAAATTAATTTTTAAAAGAATTATGAAAAAATTAGTTTTAATTAGTTCTCATTGTGATTCAGAAGAAAAAAGAAAAGTTCTAAAAATTAATTTGGAACTTTTAAGGCAAATAGACACATCTATTTTGCTTTATTCGTCTATTCATCTGGAAAGAGACATTCTAAACTTAGTTGATTTTTATTTTTTCAACCCAAATAACCCATTAAAAGAGGATTCTTCTAACCTTTTTTGGAAAGAAGAATTTTTTGGAGCGAAAAAAATTAAATTTTACAGATTTTGGAGAAATAACCGTTTTGCTGGGTTTTCTCAGGTTCTGAAATTAGTTCAACTTGCAAGGATTCTAAATTATGACATGAATTATTTTATGCTATATGATTTGGTCATCGATAATCAAATTTTAAATTTCATCAAATACAAAAACCAAGAATCTTTTTTTGCTTTTAGAACAACCGAAAATGGAAAAAAATTAATTAATGATTGTGCTTCCCAATTTTTTTCCGTCTCACAATCAAAATTAGAAAATCTAGAATCTGAATTTATTTGGGAAAGATGTTTGGAGTTTGATTGTGCGGAACACTTTTGGGCAGATCTTGCCCAAAAAATTAATGTTTCAATTAACAGGGATTTTATTATCGAAGATCATATTTACACTTTTCGTAATTGGCACGAAGATTTTTACAATTATTCTCCCTGGCAGGAATTCAAAATTTATTTCTCCAAAAATGTTGGCACCGCAGATCCCCAACACTGTTTGGTTTACGATGTGAAACAACCCTTGGAAATCTTTATAAGAAAGGATAACGATATCCAAAAGATGACAATATCAGAGTTCCAACAATTTGAGATTGATCCTAGTTTACAAAAATTCGAGTTTTGGAGAAATGGTAAAATTTTTGACGTTTTGGATCAAGCCGAAAAGTTTCCAGGAGGAGGATGGGAATTTGTATGAAAAGAGCTTTTATTACACATGCCACTGAAAATTATCTAGACATAGCCAAAAATTTAGCTACAAGTATAGAACTCTTCTCTAAATTTCCTATTATTGTTTGCGGTGTAAATTGCTCTCCTGATGCGTCCCTTTTCTTTAAAGGACTGGAAAAAGTTATCTTTAGAAATTTAGATCTAGAACTGGATGAAGACTACCTAGATAATTTTACTCATCAAGCTAATGGTAATTTTTACGTTACCAGAGAAAATCCAAAAATTTATAAAATTTTATGTGCTAAGACTATGGCTATGCAGCTGGCTTTAGAAGAAGGTTTCGAAGAGCTCTGCTACTTAGATTCGGATTGTATAGCTTCTCCTATAATCGACGAAATGTTCGATTGGATGCCCATCGTAAAAGACTACCCAGTTTGCACGGAGGGCATTCATCAATATATGATCATAGTCGAGCCAAATGGGTTTGAAAGAGGAAATCCATTTGAAGGGTGCTGGCCAAAGGCCGATTTAACCAAAACCCTAGAATGGCCTTTAATGCAATTTTTAGAAATGCCTGCGGAATCTAGGGGAACCTACAGAACAACCAACGTTATACTCTGTAATTCATCTTGTTTGAATTTTGTTAAAACATGGAGGGAATTCTGTTTTCTGCTTCCCAAATTGAAAATTAGTTTATCTAGGGTTGCCGCTTTTCACGAAGAGACAATCTACAACGTTTTATCGTGGAAAAAAACCAACGAAGGATTTCCACTATGCTATATAAATTTAAGAGATGGGATCAACACGGTTTGTCATTTTTATGAAGAGGGACATCCAGGATTTTCCACCTGGATGTCGGAGGAAAATAAGGACTATTCTCTTAATTTTTATAGAATTCCTCCTTCTAAAAGGGACATCAAGGTTCTCCACGGCGAGAAAAGACCGGAAGAATTTCTGAAAATTTTAGATTATTTGAAACATCTCCAGCAATCTAATTATTTTAACACTTTATAACATGGATCTTTCTTTGGTTGTTCACACGTGTGATTCGTACCATCAGTTTTGGTTTGGTATGTTGTATTCCTTAGACCTGTACTGGGATTTTGAAAAAATCCCTGTTTATTGGGCATCCGAAGAACGGAATGTCAAGGATTTTGAACTTTCGTGCAGGGGTCACCTCTTCAAGCCTAACTCCGCGATGCAAAGCATTTTGACCGGAAAGACGGATAAAAATGGATTTTCCACCAGAATGAAAAAAACCTTATCCGAAATTACCTCAAAATGGATCATTTATCTCCAGGAAGATATGTGGCTAAAATCTTCTTTTCCCTATCCCGTTTTAGAACAACTTTTGCTGTTCGCAGAAGTCCAAAAGGCGGAATCCATCAAGATTCACACCAAATTACACTATTACGATGCCTACCGCCTAGATCCTACCCCTTACGTCATTAACAAGGTTAGGATCATGAAGCACAGTCAAGGAGAAAATTATCTCCACTCTCATAATGCAACTATCTGGAATAGAGAGTACTTAATCCAAAACATTGTTGATGGAGAAGATCCCTGGACAAACGAGGTTGAAGGGTCTAAAAGAATGAGCAGCAAAGTTCACAATCATTATCACTATAACGTCCACTGGTATTCCCAGCCTGGAGTTTGTGATAAGGGCCAACCTTCAGCAGAGTATTACCTTATGGGTCCTATTTTAGATGACCTAATGAGCATGAAATTATCGTCCGAAAAATTTTAAAAATAAACAGCATGCAAATCCCCCCTAAAAGAATCAGAAAGCCAGAGGATTCTCTGATGAAACATTATCAGGAACAATACGTCAGAAATCAAAACAAGTGGATTCGAAGATCCAAACTCTTGCCAGAACACTTAGATCAAGAATTTCTATTGGAAGGTGAAAAATACTGTCTTCGGGGTAGTACCAGTCCCGTTCAAGTTGTGGTTGAAAAAAAATCCACCTCCGAATACTTTATCATGTCCATTGATCCCGTTACAAAATCAATTTTAGGAGAGCCAGAAGTTGAAGATTAAGATTCTTACCACCTCGCCCAGAACACATCTGGAAGTTTGTTCCCTTATTAATCTTCATAAGGTTGAAATCTTAGAAAACAAATTTGATGAAGAAGGATTTTATAGTTTTTTTTTACTAGAAAGTCTACCTATCTACGTTGATGATTTTATTCTAATTCCCGACATAAAAGTTCACTGGAACAAGGAAATCCAGTAAAAAATGAGTCCTGATGCAGATATATAATCTCAGTTATGGAAACTCAAAAACCGATTTCAGAGATCATCAGGGAGGTTTTACAGGATGAATTAAACTCTATGAGGGAAAGATCTCCAGGCCACGATCTAAGGATCATCCAGATCAGCATGGAGGAACTCAAAGCAGCTCAGTCTGAAATGAAAAAAGATCTCTCGGAGCTAAAGAAAAAACTTCTGGATCCAGATGATGGTGTGATCGTCAAAGTAAACGAAAACACCAAATTCAGACTAGAACAACAGAGACAGAAGGAGAAAGATGAGGTTGAATACCGGAACCTCTTACTAGAACACTCTGACCTCATGAAGTGGAAAGGGGGGATCACCAAAGCTATGTGGATCTTTTTCACCACTTTGGTTGGGATTTTAGCAAAAATCTTTTTCCTATCTGATACAAATTAAAAAAACACCATGTCAAATCCACAAACAGTTGCTCCAGACCCTAAACACACCACCGACGATAATTTCGTCAAGTGGTACGATCAAAGGGCTTACAGTTCGAAAGTTGGCTCTCTGGGTATGAAGCAGGCCACGGTTGGTAAGCTCATGAAGTTTGAAGAGTTCAAAAAGACTTTCTCGAGCCTCCAATCTAAATAATTTTTCTTTACAATTTCTTTCAATACCCTTGAAAAATTGAAATTTTTTGAATTTTTGGGCTATAAACAGGAGTTCATTAAAACAAATTTAACATGAAATTAAAATTGGAGTATGTTTGGTTAGATGGATATCAACCCGAACCAAATTTGAGATCAAAAGTAAAGATTTTCGATTATACCCCGTCAAATCTGAACACTCTTTCGCCCCAACACGCAAAACCTAGACCAGAAGAACTTCCAGAATGGTCTTTTGATGGAAGTTCCACCCGGCAGGCTGAAGGTAATTTCTCAGATTTGATTCTAAAACCAGTGAGGGTTTATGCAGATCCTCTCAGAATGGGCTTTTGCTATCTCGTAATGTGTGAGGTTCTAAATCCAGACCGCACCCCACATTCTTCCAATACTAGAGCCTTGATCGGAAAGGATTCTCATGCTCTTTGGTTTGGGTTTGAGCAAGAGTATGTGCTCAGGTGGTTCAATAAAAATAGTAATCGGCCGGTAGGATTTGAAAATTTCAACCCACCCGAGTCTCAGGGCAAGTATTATTGTTCAGTCGGTCATCCTTATTCCGCTGGCAGAAATATTTCAGAGGAACATTTGGATGCCTGTCTTTCTTGTGGCATTCAGATCACAGGCACCAATGCCGAAGTGATGCTCGGTCAGTGGGAATATCAGGTTTTTGGCCAGGGAGAACAGACGGCCGCAGATGATCTTTGGATATCTAGATTTTTGCTCATGAGAATTGCAGAAAATTACCAGATCAAAGTTGACTTTCACCCCAAGCCCATGGGAGCAGAGGAAGATTGGAACGGATCAGGAATGCACACCAATTTTTCAAATAATAGAATGAGAGAAACAGGAGGGGAAGAATTTTTTAACAGCATTTGTCAAGTGCTGGAAAAAACCCACGATGTTGCTATTTCCCTCTATGGATCGGACAATCATCTGAGACTTACCGGCAAGCACGAAACCCAAAGCATTTCGAAATTCAGTTGGGGTGTAAGTGATAGAGGAGCATCAATCAGAATACCCATTTCTACCTCTGATAAGTGGTTGGGTTATCTTGAAGACAGGAGACCAGGATCAAATGCGGATCCTTATAAAATCACCAAATATCTCTCCAACTCTCTCGAGGAATTAGAATAAACTAAATTCATGTACGATTCCCACCCGCCGTTCAAAGAAGCACTTCAGTTCAAAGATAAAGACAGATTTTGGGAACTCTTCCGTGAAAAGATTACCGAAGCTGTAGAACAAAGGTATAATTTCGCAGTTCTTTTTACGATGGGTCAAGATTTCAACACGGATGGTCCCAGCTATTCCGTAATCATTGAGAAAAAAGACTATGAAAAATTCCTTGTCAACTGCCAACTCTGGAACGAAAGGACTGAAAATTACGAGGCGTGTGGGCAAATAAAAAAAACTTTACAACTTCTAAAAAAATGGAAAACTCAGGATTTAGACTAATCAGTTCACACTACTTGAACGATATGAGAATAGAAAAGGGTGACATCTTAAGAGAGAAATCTTCCCAAAAAACTGTCAAGGTATTGAATGTACTTAAAAATAATGAAGGGAAAGTGGAGTTACTGGTGGAATATAATGCTCCAGGCTCTTTTGGAGTGCCCTTTCAAAAATCGCCGGATAGCTTTCAATTTCTGACCTAAAAAATTCTGGCAAGAAAGATTGCTGTAAATTGTCTTTTGCACTTTAAACTCAGAAAATTCATTCTGGTCAAAACATATATACTTCTGAATCAGAAATGAAAAATCATCAGAATATAGACCGATTGAATAGGGCTTTAGAAGTCTATAGTGACATCGTAAAATTTGGCGAGAAAAGTCTTGCCTTTTCCCAGCGGGAAGAATGTATTAAAGTTTTAGAAGATTTCGAGGAATATGAAAAATGTATGGATCTTCATCAGATCCACCCAGTAGAGCGCACCCAGTCTAAACTGAAAAAAAATGATTCAGAATTTGAAAACCGAACCGAGGATAGAGCGTAAGGTGTACGAAAAAGCCTTATCTAGAATGGAAAAAATGGGCAGCAGCGCCATTAACCATCCTCATCTTCTCGAAAAGAGAGAAGACATTAAAGCTAGTTTGTTGAGATACTATGAGTCGACAGAGGAGTATGAAAAATGTCAGTACATCACAAACTTTTTCGCCAAGCTGGAGAAAGATATTCTACTCAGTCAAATTTTAACCTTGACCAAAGAATCAAAAACCGAGAAATAATTAGCCGGGATAGAAACAGTTTTAAGATTTACACTACAGTAAAAAAATTTATTCATGAGTCAAATTTCACTCAAGGACCTAGCCGAAAAATTCTCAGAGGAAATCTGGTCTTTACACGGTCAAGGTTTTTCTCATACTGAGATAGCCAAAAAATTGGTTTCCGAAAAATTTCTAAATCTGGGCACTTCGGCCATTGATTCTTTTAGAAGAGCAATCTCTGCCAAGCTGTCAGAAGAATTACCGGAAGATGTTCTAAGACAATCGATCGAGGAAAAATTCAGGCAGGAGGAAATTCCTCCTTCTATGGAATTAGAAATCGACAAAGAGGAGGAAAAAATAGCCCGGTCTGCCTACAAAAAATACAAGCACAACACCAACTACTACTATGATGAGGCAAAAGATCTCTATATAGTGTACATCAAGAACAAAGCCTATCGATTTACCGGCACCATCATTAGGGACATGAAATCCCGTTATTCTTCTCTGACCGGCAGTGCAGAAACCATCAACGAAATCTGTCGGAATTTCGAAATACCTAGAAACATATTTACCGCCCTTAAATCTATTCTGGGCTGGACCCACGACTCCGAACCCTATACCGACGAAGAAATGTTCGTCCGAGACGAGGAAGAGATGGTTTCAGATGCTCTACAAAAAAGAAAATTTTCATTCTTCCAGAAATACACCCGGCAAGAGGAAAAAATGATCAAAGAGGCAGCCTCAAATTGGTGGGCTTTTAAGGGTCTGGTTATCAATCCTTTGGCCGAAAAATTATCCCAGGTTTTTGCCCAGTACGAGGTTCCTAAATTGACCCTGCCTCCCGGAGAACCTCATTCCCTCGTTATTTCTCCCTTTGATCTGCACTACGGGAAATATGCCTGGTCAGGAGAGGTGAGGGATGAATACAACCGTCAAATGGCCCGGGATTTATTACTCGGAAAAACTGCCTCCATCTTGTCCGATGTTGTTAAGTATCAGATTGAGAAAATTATTATTCCTGTAGGATCCGATTTTTTTCATGTTGATACCCTCGGTGGAACCACGACCAAAGGCACACCTCAGGACTGCGATGGTACTTTTATCCAGATCATGGTGGAGGGCCAGCAACTGATGGTAGAATTCATCGATATCCTGAGAGGGGTGGCTCCCGTTGAGATTTTATTAACTGCGGGCAATCACGACTTCAAACTTTCTCATGTTCTTTTGGAGTATTTGGGAGCCTATTATAGGAGCTGTGAAGATGTAGAGGTGATTAAATGTCATAAATTCCGTCAGTACTACGAATACGGTGAAAATCTCATGGGATTCACGCACGGTGACGGAACCAAACTTTCAGAGCTTCCTTACCTTATGGCCAGAGAAGCTCCTGATTTTTGGTCCAGAACCAAACACAGATTCTTCTTTACTGGACACCTGCATCATGAGATGGTGAAGGACTTCAATGGGGTGAAGGTTTATCAAATGCCGAGTCTGTCTGGTTCTGATAGATGGCATCACCAACACGGGTTTGAAGGATCCAATAGAGCTCTTCAAGCCTATCTGATTCATCCCTCCGAAGGCATGAAAATAACTTTTGTTGCCTCAGTTTAAAAAAAAATAAACAAGTGGAAGAAACTGGAATTTATCATCTGGATCTGATCAGTACCTGTCAGGTCAACCCCGAATCTTTGGCGAGGTTCTTACAAAAATTGAAAAAATTAGACATTCCCCCTGAGATGAAAGAAGCTGTTTCCGAGTCCTCTGTTATTGGTAAGTCTGGTAAATTGGAGATCTACATTGATGAAGGTGAAATCGAGATGTCCAATGCAGAGGAGTTTTTTGAGTGTGTCACAAAGGTGGAAAAAGAACTGTGCGAATTTGCAGACCATTCTAAAATCATTTGGACTTACAATTTTCCATTCTATTCCAAAGGATGGAAAAAAAATAAATACGAATGGGAAATTCAATTTGAGGAGAAAGACGATTTCTACGAGGACATGGATCTGAACATTTGGACCGAGGATTAGGCATGGACAATCCTCTTTCTTCAGGACCCTCCAAAGGGTATTTCAGAATCATGTCCAATAAAAACAGGTTATCGGATCTACAAAAAATTCAAAACTCCCGTCTAAGTTCCCAAGAATTCAAGAAAAATCCCTGTCAATTCCCAACTTCAGTTTATGTGATCAACCTTGACAGAAGAGAGGATAGATGGGAGAATTTCATGAAATTGAATCAGAACTCTTTGGCCAATTTTCAGATCACCAGATTTTCTGCCCTAGAAAAAAAATCCCCAGTAGATGGAATTTTTGCCTCCTTCTCAACTTGTCTGACTGAGCATCTAAAGGATGAAGAAACCATTATTATTATGGAAGATGATTCGTATCTCGTTGCAGGAGCTATGGATAAAATTCGTTTAGCTTTTGAAGACCTGCCTGAGGATTGGGATTGTCTTATCGGGAACCACTATTTTATAGGCAGGATCGAGATCTTAACAGACCATCTAGCAAAACCATTGGGCACAGCCTCGACCCTGAATTTTGGGATATTCAGAAGAACCATTGTTGACAAGATAGAAGCGAATATCGAGAAGAGGGACACAGTTGTTGGTATAAAAGATTTTGACCATTTCGTTACATCACCTGAAACAAATATTCACAATTACACCATTTGGCCCATGGTAACCCGGGAATTTCTGTCAATGTCGGATCATCACCAGAAAGTTAGAAACATGGAAGCAAGAATTAGAGAAAATGCATTTCTTTACCAGTTCATTGATAGCGATACGTACTACCCCAGTCTAGAAAACTGGTAGTCTACATGAAAAGTGTGCACTATCTTGTGGATATATAGACCGACCCCCTCGTTATACATTAAAACAAGGGCTTTCAACAGAAATCTCAAAGTTAGAACAAAAGAATGAAAAAAATGAAATATCTCAAATCTTTTAGGGACTTGTATGAAAATACACCAAAATCGAACTCAGAGAGGGGGAAGGAATCTTTTGACAAATGGATGGATTCCGAAATTAGAAGCTCTTTTGGATCCACCATCACTTCCGATTCGGGATTAGTTTCAGCTTCTAAAGCTTCTGATACTGAATCTCCTGTATCGGGAGAATTAATTCTGCCCAGTGCCCCTGCTAATCAAAAGCAGGCAATGCAAGAGCTCGTAGAAGCTCTCAATAAACACGGTCTCACAAACCCTTACGTCCAAAGAGCGGTCTTGGGAGTTGTGAATAAAGAAAGCGGGTTCAACCCCAGCGTTGCTGAAATTTCTTATAGAAACACACCGGCTAGTAGGATTAGAGATGTTTTCGGACGGAGGGTCAAGGATCTAACAGATGCTCAGATTGAAGAATTAAGAAAGGATGATGCTAAATTCTGGGATAGAGTATACGGCGTAGATTGTCCAACTAGTACGGGTAAGGATCTAGGCAACGATCAGCCAGGTGACGGCTGGAAATATCGAGGTAGAGGATACAACGGGCTCACAGGGAAAGCAAACTACCGAGTATACACAGACTTACTCAAAAAAGCTGGAACTAATGTTGATCTAGTAGCTAATCCTGAAACTTTAGAAAAGAATTCAAAAATTGCCGCCGAAGTAGCAGCCCTCTTCTTTAAGATCACTTTGAACAACCCAACTATCAAGGAGAAGTATTCCAACTCCAACGAGAACGATTTTCAAGATTTAAAAACTGCAGTTAGAGCAGTTAACAATGCCAATGCGGGTCCAGGAAATAATGTAGATGCCGGAATTATCGGAGAGGGTACCAGAAAAGCTCTAGATTTTGCCCAAAACATTGAGGTCAAAGACTTATCTACTACCGCCTAATTTTTTTATTCGAAGTATCAACTATTGGAGGAATTTTTCTATATTTGGGGTCTAAACCAAATTCTCCATGCAACTAATTACTCACAACTTCAGACGTAGAATGCAAAAATTGTCTATCTATTTGCTCAGGCGTCTAGACTCCACCAGCGACCGCAAAGAATCACCTTTGCCCCACGAGGCGCAGTGTGTCATGCTGTGTAAAAAGCTGGCTAAAATGTCAGACTCTATTCTCTTAATGACACCTTTGACCGACAAAAGATTTTTAAAAAACGAGAGGTTAAAGATTTATGTTATTATGGACTCCAACCAGGTCCAAATTATAGACAATATCCACAGCTACTCCGTTACCCTTCGGGAAAGAGCTTGGCAGAGATTAATTCATTCTTATAATTTGGAAATTGAAGAAAGAAGGCATTCTCTAGAGGCTGACATCACCGCTAATATCCGTTATTCACTTAAAAATCTCCTTGATGAAATCACCCAAAAACACTAAAAATCACAATTTTACCCTTTTTCTAAGCCTGGGTTTTTTGCTTTTCTTTATTTTTTGTTTCTTCAGCATTTATTTTATTTATAAAGTTGCCACCTCTGATTTTTTTAGATCCAGCTCCACACAGGATATAGAAGGAACAGTAATTCATGAAATAAAAAAGGAAGAACCCCCTATAAAAACAACAGATACTATTTACATTACCAAATTGGTGACTGAAAAATGTGGAAAAATACATTGTCAGCACATGGACACAACAATAGAGAAAAGCTCAATCCAGGATTCACTAAAACCATAAACTCATGAAACTAAAACACAAAAAATTTTATTTGCTCCTCCTTTCTTCAGTAATTTCTTTCGTAACCTCCACGATTTTATTGATAGGACTTGGAATTATCCTTTATGATTTGTTAACCAAATAGTATGAAAAAAAGTAAATTTGGTCCTTTTAAGGACAATCGCCCATTTAGTGCAAAAGCTAAAGACTTTGGACAATCTCTCCTATTTTGGAAGGGTAGAAAGAAAGGTATAGTACATACTCGTGATTTGGAGTGGGATGATATTCGTTATATTTTCTTTCCTAAAGATTTTTCTGAAAAGTATGGGTATTTAGGTTCTGTACCTGATTACAATAACTGTAATAAAGCTATGGTCCCATTAGTTTTGGCTATGGACTATGAAGCAAAACCTTGGTGGTGTCCTCGTTGGTTTCTTAGATTTCTCGATGTGTTTGGTAACGATAAATCTATTGTAAGGGTTCGTAATAGGGCACTACATAATTTACATAGAAAACTAACCAAAGGAATTACATTTGTAGATTATAAAACAAAGTGGGAATGGTATGATTTAAGAATCTCAGTTGCTGCACCTCAATACATTCAGGACCTTGCTGATTCCATTGAAGATTATTACTATCGAAAAGGTTACAAAAAAGATTTAACCGAACAAATCAAAAAAATTGAACCGGATTTCAATAAGTGGATGAGTAATGAGGATTTGGCAAAATATCTAGAAATTCATAAGATGAATAAAATAAAAAGAATTAATGACCAAATTAATGGAAGCACTGAACATTCCTGAGTTAGTTCCCGTGGGATTGGTTTCAAATTTCTTTGACGGCCAGTTGTTAGAGAAATGCGGGGAATCTCTTCAAATCCAATCGGTTTCTGGCCGGGATGTGGTTCTTGTGTCTGATTTGGAAAAAGTTTTGCCTTCTGAATATTTTCTGTCTTTTGTGGAGAAGATTCAGAGGGAAACTTTTTTTAATGGATAGGTTCGATTTTTTGTGAATTAATTTTAGAATTTATTCTTATATTTGGGGAATGAGAAACGTACTAGAAGATTATAAGGAAAGGGGCCTGCTCCACTCCCAGTCCCATCCTCGCTTTCCGCTGACAATTTGGAACTACAGCGAAAAGGTTCAATACGATGGATTATGGGACGATGTGACCCTTATGTGTAGAGGTCTTATTACCGATGATGTTACCGGCGGGATCCTTGTTAAACCCTTTCCAAAGTTTTTCAACTACGAAGAAATTGTGAACAAAGGACAAATTCCAACCCAAGGAGACTGTGTGTATGTGCAGGAAAAGGCGGATGGCTCTTTAGGCATACTGTTTTACTACGAGGGTGAATGGATTATGGCTACCCGGGGTTCTTTTACCTCAGACCAGGCAATAAAGGGATTAGAGATGGTTCAATCCAAATACAAGTTGGATAGTTGGATAAAAGAATACGCGTACTTGGTTGAGATCATCTACCCGGAAAATCGTATCGTTGTAAATTACGGGGAAGAAAAAGTCATATTTTTATCTGCGGTCCCCAATAATTTTTACAAACAAACCAACGAAGAAGAATTACATTGGTCTATGGCCTGTGATGTCTTTAAGTTCAACGGTGTCTCTGATAAAGACATCACCCAAACAAAGCAGCATTTTAACTTTTCCGATCAGTTATACCGTAGTTTGAAGGCACAGAACGATGTTAACAAGGAGGGTTTCGTTCTTAGATTTCAACCTGGTAACTTTCGGATGAAAATTAAATTTGAGGAGTATCTCAGGTTGCACAGAATAATGACAAATGTTACTTCCACTTCGATCTGGGAGGTCTTGTCTACCGGAGGTGACATGTCAGCCATCCTTGTCGACACCCCCGATGAGTTTTATGGAAAGGTGACAGGATATGCCAACGAGCTGATAAGTCAATACCAGGAGGTAGAGAAGGAGTATTTGGCTATCTTCGACACCCTCAAGAGCATAAAAGATTTCAAGTGGAGAGCTAGTTTTGCCGAAGAAGCAAAAAAATACAAAAATCCTTCCCTTTTATTTAAAATGTACGATCGTAAGGAATACTCCTCATTAATTTGGAAAATAATAAAACCCCAATTTTATAAAATTTAATGAAAGTTATACTCTTAGATATTCAAAATAGTTGAGGTTGGTAATTTTTCTAAAAAATTTTGTTTTTAGTTACAAAATGTATATATTTGCACCATTATGATTTATTTACAAAAAGACAGCAACCGAGAGTTACCACATCACTTTGATGTTTCTTGTGCTATGTATGGTGCTATGGATACTGGACAGGACTTTAGACTTATTACTTATGATGATTTAATTTCCGGCAAGTTTAATAAATTAGTAACATCTAACAATTTATTTGTTGGTTCTGTTGAGTTCATGAGAGTTGTGTTTCAAATCGCTGGTGTTGAAGATCCTAGACTACCTATGAATTCCGATAGAAAACACAGCATACAAACCTTAGGGGAAATTAAGAGATTAGCACAACTAGGTCAAAAGTTTTTCATAAAACCATTTGACATAAAATTATTCACTGGTTTTGTGATTGATCAAATGCAGAACACATCAATTTCTAATGTTCCTGAAGAAACACGAGTTATGGTTTATGATGTTTTTGATCAACCAATTGAGAGTGAATGGAGATGCTATATCAACGATCACCGCATTGAATATCTAGCAAACTACTCTGGTAATCTTTATGTTTCGATTGATAGTTCGTATTTAGAAAAAATAATCCAAAACAATAGAAATACTTTTCCATCGGCCTACACAATTGATATAGGTGTTTTGAGTGGGGGTCAGAACGTAGTTATTGAATACAATGATATGTGGGCTATCGGAAATTACGGACTATCCAATGATGTATATGTTAGAATGTTAAGAAAAAGATTTAAAGAATTACTTACAAAATAAACCTTTGATATGAAAGTTATATTTTTAGATATTGATGGAGTTATGAACTCCCATATTTTTTACGAGAACCGACACAAAAAAAGGTGGTTGAAACCCAGGACTTACTACTACCTAATCAGAAAGTTTTTAGGTATTAAATCAAAACCTGTGAGTTTAGCAAATTACAAAACACCCGATAGCCATTACACTTATGAATACCAACTTAAAAGGTTGATTGAAGAGACTTGCCCCCAAAAATGGCAGTGGCTTTCTGATTTTTGTAATAGGACTGGAACTAAAATTTGTATTTCATCTGTTTGGAAACGCCATTTTGGAACGGAGAAAAACGTAATTCCCCAGTGGTGGGAACGCGCATTGGTTCATTTTGGATTTAATGAGGGAACTTTTGTTGGTATCACAGGAGGTGGGTTTGGTATGAGAGGAGAAGAAATAAAGGAATGGCTAGATAAAAGACCTGAAGTTGAGGATTATGCAATTTTAGATGATGACTCAGATATGCTTCCAGAACAAATGGATAAATTTTATCATTGCGATGGTTACTTTGGATTATCACCTAATCATTTGTATCGTATTGGTAGAGCATTTGATGGTAAAACAAACTATGGAAAATTGAATAGAACTTTACAAAATATAAACTATGAAAAACATTTTAATTAAAACATTCTCCTGCATCCTACTTGGATTAGCATTTTCAGAACTAATGAAGTTTAGTTTCTCGTTAATGAATATGCCATCTACCATTGCTTTTTTCTTCGGAGTAATAACCTTATTTATTGGTATTTATTTTTTATTTTTAACCTTACAATTCATTTTTAAACCAAAAACCACAACAAAACAAAACTAAAAAAACAAAAAACTATGGAAAACCCTTTTAAAATTGTATCAGTAGCATTGCTAGCATTAGGATTAATCATTTTCAGTCTATCAAGTTGTGAACGCATTGATGCGGGTCACGTTGGTGTTAAAGTAAATCTCTATGGAGATGGTAAAGGTGTAGATGATATTACTGAGGTAACTGGTTGGGTATTTTACAATCCATTTACCACAAAAATCATTGAGTTCCCAACATTTGTTCAGCACAAAGAATATAAAAACAATGGCGAAGATAATCCCGATGAATCATTTGTGGTAAACTCAAAAGATGGTTCAGAATTTCACGTTTCACCATTATTAAACTATTCAGTTAAACGAGAACGAGTACCCTATATTTTTAGTAAATACCGAGTTACATTGGATGAGATTGAATCAGGTTTCTTAAAAACTGCGGTATATGATGCGTTTCGTGTGGTTGCTAACTCATATACTGCCGATGAACTTATTTCAAATCGTGAACAATTTGAAGTGAAAGTTAGAAAGGTATTAGAATCACACTTACTACCTGAAGGATTCATGTTGGCTCAATTTACATCAAATCTTGTATATCCTGAAACATTTAAGAAAGCCATTGAAGCTAAAAATAACGCAGTTCAATCCGCACTTACAGCCGAAAATAGGGTAAAGCAAGCTGAAGCTGAAGCCAAAATCAAAATCGCACAAGCTGAAGGTAATGCTCAAGCAATGCTAACATCAGCCAAAGCTGAAGCAGAAGCTAACAGGATGAAACAACAAACCTTAACACCATTACTATTACAACTTGAGTATATCAATAAATGGAATGGAGTTTTACCCACTACTCAATTGGGTAGTGGAACTAATATGATGTATAATTTAGGAAAATAATTATGAAAAAAGGATTTACTAATGAAACGAGAAACATTTAACCTACACCCAAAGGATTTTGAAAAGTCTAATATATCGGTACTAAGTCCTGAAATACCAAAATGTGTGGGTGGGTATAGATTTGGCAATCAATCCACCCATTATGTACAATTAAACTTAACTTATAGACCTAATTGGATTCATCGTACTTTTATGAAAGTATGTTTAGGAATGTATTGGTATGACCTTTAAAACAAAAAAATGATAGATATTGCTAAATTGAAAATCGGAGACAAGGTTCATTACATACCATTCGAAGGATGTGATGACTGCGAAAACGGAATGGTAAAAGAAATCCCCGATCATACAAATACTGAAGTACGGGTTGTATATAGTTGTGGGGGAGATTGGGATAACTTTATGAATTACACATCTGCTTTAACTCCCATAAGCAAAATGAGAATGGGATGGAAACATTAATTTTACAGTTATGAGAATGGCAAGAGCACCGCAGGAACATATTAATTGTTTAATGCATTGGATGAAATTCAACGATGAACTATGTACAATTGATCCTACCAACAAAAACGAATGGAAATCTTTCAAATCTGATTGGGAAGGTGATGAAAAATTTATGGGGATTATAGAGCACTGCGAAGATACTGACAAGTTTAGCTGGGAATACTATATGGATTATTATCAAAAAAATATATCTCATATTCATATGCGAATAGTATTTGGATATGAGGTTTTGGTTGAAAATGTGTGTGATATGGAATTAGATTATTTAGATTTTAATAAAGAACTTAAAAAGTTAATGGAAGATAGCAAAAATACAATATGATTAAATCAAACACATTAGAGACGCTGGGCACTCAACATAGAATTGTACAGTCATCCCATTTTAATAGAGATATGTGGGATAATTCAATTAAACCCTCATTATTCAATCTTCTTTCACACAGAGCAGAAGCGGCAAGATTAATTCTTAATCCTGAACTTACAACTGAAAGGCATAAAGAATTAGTTGATTATTTTGATTATTGTAATTATCAAATATTATTATTATTGGGATTAAAAACACATAAAAACTATGAACAAGATTGAAAGAGCAATTAGTGATATCAAATCACATATCAAATCACTTGATAGGGATATTTTAGTTTTAGAAACTGAAAGAAAAGCATTCAAAAAGCAGTTGGATGCTCTTGAAACAATTCAATATGATAAATCTATTCCACACGATGAAAATATTCCAAATATCCCAACTTGGGACAAAAGTCATCCCGGTGGGTTCAGTATAAGTTTAACAAGTTCAGAACCTGATGAAGTTCCTTATGCAAGTATTTGCTCTTGTAATCCAAAAAATGGTGGAAGTGGTTTATGTGGTTGTATTATGGGTAATAAGATGGTCCCTAACCCAAAAAAATATGGAACTGGAGTAATCGGTACTACTACCACTAACACCGCTGTTGGTATGACTAATGGAGATATAAACTTTACTAACAAATGAAAACAATATTCATTGGAGATATCCACGGCCGTCCAATTTGGAAGGACATTGTAGCAAAAGAAAACGCAGATAGAATAATCTTTGTTGGAGATTACTTTGATTCTTTTGATATACCCGGTGTTGACCAAATACATAACTTTAAGGAGATATGTGAGTTTAAACGAAACTCCGACAAGGAAGTGATTCTATTGACAGGTAATCATGACCTACACTATATGCATATCAACGAAACTTATTCAGGTTTTCAACCCGCTCTTCAGTTTGATATCAGCCATGTTTTATCAGAGAATATGGACCTGTTGCAAATGGCATACTCATTTGATGATTTTCTTTGCACTCACGCAGGAGTAAGCCATTATTGGGTTGTAGAAACTTTTGGTCGTTGTAATGTAGATACTTTGGTTGATGAAATCAATGAGCTATTTAAACACAGGCCTCATGCTTTTGCTTTTAATGGATTTAATGCTTATGGGGATAATGTAACTCAAACTCCTGTGTGGATAAGACCTACTTCATTGTTAATGTCTAACAAACGAAGAAATGAAAACGCAATCAAAAAACGTTTTATTCAAATATTTGGACATACTCAAATTAAAGAAATAGATTTGAATGGTATGAATAAACACATGGGTGGTAGATATTATATGATAGATGCTTTACCATCAAAGCAATATTTGATTTATGATGGTGAACTTAAAGTTGGTAATATGTCATAACGTTTTGCAGATAAGCGAAGGCACAAATAGCGTGGGCATTGTGCTGTTGGATTTGGGCTTTTGCTTATGTGCTGTTATAACCAGTGCTTTTACGAATTTTTAAACTTAAATAATACAAATATGGAATTTATGTCAAACATTACAACCGAAATAAACAAAGGAAAACTAACCAAAGCAAATGGAAAATGGTTTGTTGATTACATTACTGAACCTGCTGGAGAAAACAACTGGCATCACTGCTTACCAATTTATGAACTTGAAAAAGAAAGCGAGCAAATTGCAGATTTACTACTTGTCCAAAAATTCAACAAGCCTGTATGTGAACTTGAACAATTCGAAGTTGATTGGAAGTATGTCGTAACTGATGGGGCAACTAATTTTGGCTATGAATATGCAGTGCTTGTTTAGCATTGGTTATAACTCCGTCATTTGGAGACACGAAAATTCGTTCGTATATTTATACCATAAATAAAAATAAAAAATATGACACAAACAATTGGACAGTTGCTTAAATGGAACTTTGAAATAGATGGCGACTTGGTAATTGAAACTAAAGACGGGCAGGTTGCTTATAGCGAAGATGCCACCGGTTATTGGGAAAGTAGTGAACGAGATGATAGAGGTAACCAAATTTATTGGGAAAATTCAAAGAACCGTTGGGAACGATATGAATATGATTCTAATGATAATCGGATTAAAGAAACTACGTCAAATGGGTTTTGGGCAAGGTATGAATACAATTCTGAACGGGATATAACTTTGTATGAAGATTCGACAGGGTATTGGAAACAAACTACATATTCAAATAATGGTTGTCGAACAGAGGATTCCAATGGGATGTGGGAAAGAATAGAGTATAACTCCAAAGGATATGAAACTTACTATGAAAACTCAAAGGGTGAAGTCATAAACAAACTTTAAAATGAAAAAACAAATTTACTTAGATGATGTTAGAACCCCCAAAGAAGATATTTGGGTGGTTGTGAGGAATTATGACGAGTTCGTGGAAGCGGTAACAAATATAGGATTAGAAAACATAGATGTAATTTCCTTGGATCACGATTTGGGTGATACAGCGATGAATGAATATTTCAATAACGTGAGTCCAAACTACAAATTGGATTACAATAACATCCTTGAAAAGACGGGAATGGATTGTGCTAAGTGGTTGGTCAATCACTATCTTGACAATTACCTTACTCAGAAAAGTAGGTCAGAAAAAAAATCATCTGGTATCGTTTTTCCACAAGTGTATACCCATTCGGCAAATCCAATCGGATCTGCCAACATTATGGGATACATTAATAATTTTTGGATGAATGAGGGTCAACCTCAATCTTGTGTTCGTGTGAACATTCCACACTTTGTTTGAGATTTTTCCGTATATTTGTAAAAAAAATAATGATTAGAGAAAATCCAAAATATCAAACGTTCATTGAATCCTGGTGTTCTAAGGATTCATATAGAACACAAATGTTGAAACCAACTTGTTTTGACGATGGATGGGTCTGCGCTACGGACACCTACAAATTAATTTGGACGTACGATCCTGATTATAAAAATTTTGAAAACAGATACATTTATTCGGATACAGAGGGGATCAAGGCACTTCCAGTTGTTGAGAAATTCTCCGAATTTTACGAGGGTGTGCCTCGACCTATCGGTAGAATCAAAATCAAGGATTTTGAAGAAGTTTTTGAGAAAATCAAATTAATTCCAGAATTTTCGGAAAAATACATAGAATGCTCTGAGTGTGATGGATTTGGAACTATAGAGTGTGACTGTTGTGGTTCAGAATCTGATTGTGAAAAATGTGATGGCGAAGGTGAAATACCCTCAGGCACGGAGGAAACTGGACATTACCACTTACCAGAAAATCATTACTTTAATGTGGATGGAGTTTACTTGTCTATGAAGACTACAAGGGAATTGATTGATAATCTTTTGTTCGTTGGAATATCTGAATTGGAAATCTTTTCCACCAACGATTATAGGTGTTTTTTTGGAATACCCGGAGAAAAAACATTTTTGCTCGTTATGGGTTGTTATGTATCGGATGCACACGAAAGTCAGATATTTGAAGTTCAAATACATTCCTAAAGTTTAACACAATGGACTACTCTCAAGCTAAAGAAAAATCACTCCTAGTCGAGTGGAAGATTGGCACTTGCTCTCAGGGAGAGCAATGTTGGTGCCGTACTATCAGTCCAGTTGAACCTATTTTATTTAAAGATGGAGACTTTCAAGAGGAATATCATATTCTAGTAGGTGGAGAGCTAAGCAAAGAAATAGTAGAGCATATTGTAGCACTACATAATCAAAATATTAAAAACCAAGCAAAAAATGGACAGTAACTTAGAGAAAATTTTAAAAGAATTTGAACTACTCAAGGGACAATTTGTGATTATATCATATAGCGAGATAGAAAGATTAGTTGCAATAGGAGACGATGGCGAAGATTACTACTATATTACTTTTAATGGTAGAGATTTTCGTTGGAGCACTTGTGTGGGTAGAGTAATGCCACTAAAAGGATATTTAAGAGACATGGACTACAATGAGTTAGTTCGTCTGGCCGAATTGAACCATTATGACAAAATGGATTTCGAGGCATTTACTAGAGCATTTGTAGATTGGAAAAACTCTCTGTCGAGCACTAAAAGTTTTTTTCATACTGAATTTTGTTTCAGATTGGAAAGATCAAACCCAAAAACATAAATCAATGAACACACAAGATTTCGATCATGTTTCTAGAGAACTCGTCAGATCTCTACAGACCGCCAAACAAGCGTTAATGTTAGAAAATTCCCATCACAAATGTCAACACACCTTATCTCGAGAAATATTAGAACACTACCTATCACCAGATATCGATTGTATTATTCTCAAACAAATAACCCAACGATTGGCCGAGCAGATTGTAGGTAAGGTCAATAAACATTTACAGGTAGAAGAACACCGAGATTCAAAAGTCTTCTCCCTAGAACTTCTAGTTTTTCCTTTGGAAGAATTCAAACATATCGTTGAATATTGTGTGAAAACAATGCCTATAGAGGCTATTCTGAAAATCAGAAAGATTGAAACAGATGAAAAAATCTGATAGGATTAAAATTTTTGAGAAGTATGGTGGAAAATGTGCATATTGTGGCTGTGATTTGACAAAAAGTTGGCACGCGGACCATATCCAGCCAATTGTCAGGGACAGTAAATGGGACAGAAAAAAAGGTAAGTTTGTAAATAGTGGAACATGTAGGTATCCAGAAAATGAGATTTTAGAAAACTATAATCCAGCTTGCTCTAGTTGTAATATTCAAAAAAATTCTTTCACGTTAGAACAATTTAGATCCAATATTCAAGGTTTTTTAAATTCGCTCAACCAGTACAGTACACAATACAAATTCATAAAAAGATATGGGCTGATTGAAGAAACAGGAAGGGAGGTGAAATTTTTTTTCGAAAATTTTAAAATTGATGAAAAGTAAGAAAATTTCTAGTATATTTACGCTATAAAAATAAAAGTTATGGAAAAGAAAACAAACAAGAGTTTAGGTATTGCAGGGATAATTTTTCTGATATTTTTAATTCTAAAACTATCAGATGCCGGGGTAGTTGCCAATTGGTCTTGGTGGTGGGTAACGTCTCCACTTTGGATTCCTTTTTGTGTGGCTTTTACAATTGAATTTTTTTCAAGACTATTTAATAAATGAAAAATCTAAAATCGGAAGATAAATTCTATTATTTTACGGTAGCATTTGCATTCATTGTTATATTATTTTGGATATCGTTTGGGATTTTAAAAATACTATTATGAAAAAATTGCCTTCAAAATCTTTTTTAGGTTACAAAACTATTAAATATAGAATTGTAGACGACAGCTATCATGGTTATGAATGTCAAGTATGGAGATGGTGGTGGCCTTTTTGGGCTCAAATGAACTTTAGGAATGGGATAAACACTTTTAATACTTTAAAAGACGCAATTGATTTTGTTGAAAACGTCCATAGTGGAAATTTTCAAAATAAAATAATTTACGCAAAATCTTAAAAATAAAAATTATGGCAACATTAGAAGTTACAAACGAACAACTTAGACTAATTCAACAGGCGTTAGATATGTACTCCCGTATCGGTATCGGCCAATTATGGGTAATTAAAGACCATCCAACATATTACAATGTTCTACGGGATAAACTCCGACCTAAAAAAGAAATAGAAGTTGGTGATAGTACCGAACGTGGTGAGGTGATAGAAATTGGAGATGGTTACATTAAAACCAAAGGTCATTGGGGTAATGGAGAAGAAATTCGTACTTGGACTGATGTTGGGGATGTAAAATTATCTATTGATTATGAAAAATACCACAGTATTAGAGATGAAGCAGATAAAATATTACATAATGCTGCTAACATGCTTTTACAAGAAAACTTTGCTAATGGCGGAAGTTTTGGTATTTACAATCCCGATGTAGTAGATGAAAGTGCAAGAGTAACTTATGATATTGTTCAAGTTATTCGCCATGAATTTTGGAAACAAGATGAAACCCGTTCTAATATGACTGTAGATAGTTCAGTTCATTTGGGAACAAAGGATTTTGATAAAATAAAATGTAAATTAGATTAACAAACAGTCAGGTGGAGTAAAAGTAACTCATGTGTGAGCATAAAAGCAAAAGAACAAGCAACAGGGGCAGTACCTGTCCTGACTACTAAAAATATAAAAACAATTTAAACCCAATCAAAATGAACGAAGAACAAACATTAAGAGTAGAACCTGTCGGAGAAATGCCACAGTGCTTTGAAAAGTCAACAGAGCAATGCGAAAGCAAAGAACAAGGAGAGCAACGCAGAAGGATTGAAAACCTTAAACGCTGGGAGATTGGCATTCACGCGCTAGACAGAGGATGTATCGTCAAGGTTGGATGTAAGAGTATTGCATTTACAAGCATCGAGGCTGGATACAAAGAGATTGGTCGCTACTTGGAAAACCCACAGTTGGTAGCCACTCAACACGGCTTCGGGGAGCATTTTTAGAATATGCAGACGTTTTTACTTATAATTATAATAATAATTTTGGGCGGAATATATGAGGAGATAAAAGGCAGGTGAATTATAGTCAGGTGGCGGAATGGTAGAAGCAAGTAAGCTAAAGCTGTGGGGGATGTTGCAGGAGAGACTCAAGAGACCGAAAGGTGTTATTCTCAAAGGACTCAACCCACGTACAGGTTCGAATCCTGTCCTGACTACACAAGAATGCAAAAAATAGCTCACAAAAAATGAAAAAAAGAATTTACTTAGATGATATTCGAACCCCAAACGATGAAAACTGGATAGTTGTTCGAAATTACGAGCAGTTTGTAAAAGTTGTCACTGATATAGGATTAGAAAACATTGAGATCATTTCACTGGACCACGATCTGGGTGATACTGTCATGGAGGAATATTTCAACAATGTTAAACCTAATTACGAGCTCAACTACTCAAACATCCTTGAAAAGACTGAGATGGACTGTGCAAAATGGTTGGTCGATTACTACCTGAATAAATACGACACCCTCGAGGGCAGGGTAGGGAAAAAATCATCGGGCATTATTTTCCCCTTAGTTTACACCCATTCGGCCAATCCAATTGGCTCTGCTAACATCATGGGATACATCAACAATTTTTTGATGAATGAGGGACAGTCTCAATCCTGTGTTCGAGTTAACATCCCGCATAGCGTTTAGAAAGAAAGGATCTGAAAGATTATTCGGAACTTTTCTCCTTTCAAATCGTTTAGAAGAATAAAAAAAAATTGTCTTATGAAAAAATGGTTTATCACTCCTCTAAAATCTTTATTTTCCCTCTATTTAATTATTGGATTTATCAGATGGGATCTGATGATTTCAAATTGGAGTAACGACGACAGATTTGGACTGGTGCTTATTTCTCTTTTTGTGTGGATTTTGGCTTCTGCTCCTTCAGGAAGTGATTCTTCCGTTTCAACCGAGTCTTAATTGATTACATAATATGGAACAAACCAGAAAATTAGCTTCCATCAGATTGGTCAAGGAGATCAAGTCCATCAAAGGAGCAGACGCCATCGAATTGGCTGTTGTTGATGGGTGGCAGGTGGTAACCAAGAAAGGAGAGTTTAAACCTGGAGATACCTGTGTTTATTTTGAGATTGATTCTTTTCTTCCGGTCCGGGATGAATTTGAGTTTCTCCGAAAATCATCTTTCAAGAAAATGGGAGATGTCGAGGGATTTAGACTCAAGACCATCCGTTTGAAAGGAGAATTATCCCAGGGATTGCTCATGCCCCTGAATGTGCTTCCCGTTAGGGGAAATGTATATCTTGGCATGGATGTAACCGAAATTCTTGGGGTGATTAAATACGAACCACCCATTCCCGCCGAACTGGCTGGCAAAGTAAAAGGCTACTTTCCTTCTTTTCTCCGCCGAACCGATGAGGAAAGGGTCCAAAATTTGTCTAGAGAATACGAAGAATGGAAGATCACCAGTAAACACCAGTTCTATGCAACCGAAAAGTTGGACGGCAGTTCCGCATCATTTTATGTCAAAGACGGTGAATTTGGGGTTTGCTCTAGAAATCTCGAGTTGGCAGAACCAGGTGAATTTGTGTCAGGAACGGAACTGTGCGATGATGGGATCGAACGGCCTAAGCGGGAAAACACTTTCTGGAAAGTGGCCCGTGAAATGGACATCAAGAAGAAGCTACTGGATACTGGTCTTAACCTTTGCATTCAGGGTGAATTGATCGGGGAAGGAATTCAGAAGAATCCTTACAAGCTCAAAGGTCATACCGTTCGTTTCTACAATGCTTTTGACATTGATAAACAGGAAAGATTCAACCTCAGATCTTTTATCTCCCTTATGGAAGACTTAGGATTTGAGACCGTACCGATTCTCGGGACTGAGTTTCTTCTACCAGACACCATCGAAGAACTCTTACAGCAGACTGAAGGGAAATCTGTTCTCAACCCCAATGCCGAGAGGGAAGGATTGGTCATTCGCAGCATGGACACAACTATTTCTTTCAAGGTCATCAGCAACAGATTTTTACTTAAAAACGAATAGCTAGTGCAAGTCCATATCAATTTAGAAGAGCAGAAATTCTGGAATGATCCTGCAATTTGGGAAAATAAAAACGATCTTAAATACTGGTCAACTAATTTTTCTTCCCCTGAGCAGCTTTGGACTGATCTAATTTATCCTCTTTATGTTCCCCATCTGGGAAATAGAAATTTAGAAATAGCGCCGGAGGTGGTAGAATCACAGAATTTTTCTTGAATCACTGTCCTTCCCTGAGTTTGGTTGAATACAACTCTGTTCCTCTTAAATTTTGTTTAGATAGATTTGGAGATAGAATCCACGGTTACCACATGAACGATGGAAAATCTTTGACCTGCTTCCCAAGTTCATCCTTCGATGCAATTGTTTCCTTCGATTCTTTTGTTCATATTCACTGGGATATTATTCGAGATTATCTGCCGGAAATGCATCGAGTTTTAAATATAGGGGGAAAGGCAACTTTGCATCACGCCTGGTTTGGAGGAGGTGAAGATCTGTCCTTTAAAAACAAGGGTGGCAGAGCAAATCTAGATCATGAAGAACTTAACAAAGAACTTCATCGACTTGGTTTTAAGATCGTTCAGCAGGTTCAGTGCAGTCCATCTCCACTTACAACAGATCTGGTTACCACATTTCAGAAAATAAATTAAGAAAGTTATCATAAAAAATGACCTACCAAAACTTCGACTTCAAAAGGATAACAGAGGAAATTTCAGACCACTTAAAAAATGTTTCCTACCCTAATGGTGAAGTGTCGGATTTAGGCAACGAGGTAGGCTTGGCTTTAGGTAAATCCCTGCCCCTAATTTCAAACCAGGAGATTGAAGAATTTATTAGGGGAGTGCATCACGGGATTGATTTGGCAACCTCCAATTCACAAATATCAAGAATGGATTCTGCCTACCAAAAGTACTACAACGCCTGGATGTACACTCTGAACGATCCACTCACGAAATCCGACTTTATTGCTCGTTCAATATCAGACAAGGATTTTGCGAAAATATGGGGTGCAATTCCTCCTGATTCTTCATCAGATTCAATCAAAGAAAGAAACGATGATTAAAAATAAATATTTTGACTTCTCTGGTCGAATTGGCGGTACCACTTATTTTTTAAGGTCTATTCTTGCAAATATTTTGCAGTACCTAGCTGGGTTCACATGTGGTGTGGGATGGGAGTTAAATATAATAGTGTTACTATTAGGATGTGGTATGTTATTTTTAGTTTATTGGTATACCTTTGCGACCATTTATAAAAGAGCAAATGCTATTGATTCTAAAAATGCTAATCTATGGACCGGGGTGAGTGTTGTAATCGGGTGTGTCCTGGTATTTGAAAATATCGGTGTTGGAGATGTATTTTTTAAATTATTAAACTTCTTAATGTTAGTAATGCATCTTATATTTATTTTCAAAAACGCTGAGTCTCAAAAAGACCAAAACTAAAAATAAGACTCTTTAAGTAAATTCTGAAATGGAATAATTTTTGCCGATCCAAATTTAAACCTTTTTTGGTTTTATTTTTTGTCGGATCTTTTTCGTATATTTGCTACAAATTACAACACCATGATCGACAACCTTCATCTAATAAAACCTCTGCTCAATTTTGAGAAAACTGGAGATTTTTACATGCTCTATGTGTTAAAGAGAAAAAAGGACCAGCCCGGAGAAGAAAGGGACAACCACCAATCGGTCAGAACAATCAAAACCTACTGTATCGAAAGTGTTGACCACTTAGACCGTAGATACGATGAAATTAAACAATTGTGCGAGCTGTTTAAAGCCCGTGCTTATATTCATGTTCAAAAGCAAAATCACCAAGATGTTTCTTTGAGCATGATGGTTGCCTTGGCAGAAAGAATTCGAAATGGTCAAGCGAACCAAAAAAATCTTTTCGATTCTGTTGTTGGCCAAATCCAAACCCACGAGAAAAGATGGATTGTGGATGTTGATGGGTCACAAACTCCAAGTCCTATGATGATGTCCTATTTGGAGTATCGATGCCAACCCATCACCGTAGTCGACTTTGATGAAGCTGGGTTTCCTGTCGGCCACAAGGTGGGTCCGAAAATAGAGGCTATTATCCCCACCAAAAACGGCCACCATTTAATCACCAAAAAGTTTGACGTTATGGAATTTAGAAAAAAATATCCAGATGTCGACATTCAAAAGAAAAATCCCACACTTCTCTTTTTGCCTTTAAGTTTATCAAATTAATAAAATCATGAAAAAATTATCGGTTATTTTCGATCTGGATGGAACCCTGGCTCTGATCGAAAAAAGAAGATCCAAGGCTACTCTGCCAACTGGCAAATTGAACTGGAAAGAATTTTTTGCTCCTGAGAACATCCAATTGGATGAGCCCAATTTACCAGTTATCCGAACTTTTCAGTTTTTAAAGCAGGCAGGATTAAAGGTAGGGATTTTCTCGGGGAGAGATGAGATTTCCAGAAAAGAAACCGAGCAGTGGTTGGGTGATCAAGGGATCGTGCCTGATTTCCTCCAAATGAGATCACATCACGATTACACCCCGGACGAGGTCTTGAAGAAGGCATGGATGGATAAATTTATCTCGGAGGGAAATGAAATAATGTGCGTTTATGATGATAGAGATAAAGTAGTAAAAATGTGGAGGGACCAAGGTATTGCCTGTTTTCAAGTTAACTACGGAGCATTCTAAAACAAATTCGACAAAAGGATGAAATCTTTATTTTTATTAAGAGGCTGCCCAGGGGCTGGAAAATCCACCCTAGCCAAAGCAATCGGGGGTTCTCACGTCGAGGCTGATATGTTCTTCATGAAAGACAACGAATATAAATTTGATCCTCTTCTGCTCAAAGAAGCTCACGAGTGGTGCAAAAAAACTGCAGAAACTGCTATGAGTAGAGGAGAAGATAAGGTAGTCGTGTCCAACACTTTCACCAGAAAATGGGAAATGTCGGCCTATTATGAACTTGCAGAAAAATACGGATTCACCGTTTTTTCATTGATTGTTGAAAACAGACACGGGGGAAAGAATGTCCACGGAGTACCTGACGAAAGAATCCTCCAAATGAAGGAAAGATTCGAAATTGTTCTGTGAGCTTGAAAATAAGCTCTTTAACTCAAAAAAATTCTATGTCTAAATACAAACCAATCACAATTACACCAAAAGAAAAGGCACTTCAAATAGTCGGGTCGGTTGGATTTTCAACTAATAAAGTTTATGAAGTAACAACCGGTGAATACAAAAGTTTCTATTCAAATCCAAAATGGAAAGAATCAGCTCTTGCTGTTGTTGGTGAAATATTCCAGTTTATGAAAGATGATGACGAAGAATCGGAAACCTGTTATTGGGCAAACCATCCCAAAACAACATTCTGGGTGGAGGTAGAAAAAGAAATTAAAAATATGTAAAACTATGAATAAATTAATTAAAGATGGTAAAGTAGCAGTTCTTATTTCCCGTGGATACGGAGCTGGGTTCTACACTTGGGGAGCGCCCATTGAGGCAATATTTGATCCAAAGTTAGTAGAGTTGGTTGGATCAGAAGATTTTGATGGTGCAAACGAGTATGCTAGAAATACCTATATGGACACGTACATCGGTGGGGTTGAAGATTTAGTCGTAGTGTGGGTAGATGAAGGAGAAGATTTTATTATCAATGAATATGATGGAAGTGAAAGTATCCAACTTAAAAGTAAAACAGAATGGATTACAGCATAAAACTAGAAGTGTTCAAAGAAATTGTTTCTAAACTTAAAGAACAACAAGAAAGCTTAGATAAAGCGTATAAATCAGGTGTTGACCTTATAAATTTTGTTGACCCATTAGAAAGTGCTATCTCTATGTTAATTGGTTCAATCTATGGCAAAGAAGGTAAAGAAACATTTGATTGGTGGTGTTGGGAAAAAGAATGGGGAGAACGAATGGATTTGAAAATGACAGATAAAGATGGGGACGAATTATGTCGAACGGTAGAAGAACTACACCAATACTTGGAAGAAAATCGAACTGATGATTATGAGTTACCCCGAGCAATGAGTGAGGAAGAACGAATGCAAATATTTAAACAGCTATATGGTTAAGTATTACTATAACGATTTTATATACCCTATTAAAATGTGTATCAACTTCTTTAAGAACATTTGGATGTTCAGAAAACCCCTATATGAGTTTAAATGGTGGGATAATCATAGTTTATTACATTTTATGAAAATAGGAATTAGTGATATGGCAAATGGTATAGAAACCAAAGGTTCGGAGGTTAATGAGACACGGCTTGTAAAAATTACCAAAATGCGAAGGGCTATCCAAATTTTGTCTAATCACTTAGATGATTCTTATATTGAATTGGCCGAAAAAGAGTGTGGTAAATTAGTTCATAGAGAATTTAAGTTTGTTCCACTAACCGATAATTCTGAATTATTTACATTGAAAGATAACCTAACTAAAGAAGAGAGTGAACATAATTCTAAAGTATCTGAGTGTTCACTTAAAATAGAAAACGATGAATGGGATGAACTATTTGAAATATTAAAGGATACAAACACTGGGTTGAAATCTTGGTGGGATTAATATTAAAAAAATAAAAAAAATGAAAAAATTAGTTTATCTAGAGGATCTTTCCCTGACGGGAATCCCGATCACGAAGTTGATTTTCAAAGCCCTCCGAGAAATTCCGGACGACAAGAAAAATGAAATCCTGTCTATTTACAGGGAATTATACGAACAGACTTTATCAGATCTCCAAAAAGCCTACGAGATGGGTATTTCCGAAGGTCAAAAACAAGCCCTAAATCCCGAATAAACATGCTAGAATCAACCCTCATCTCCCTGGGATTTGACAAAGATTACATGATCGATGACGAGACCGGGGAAACGTGCTGTCCCCACTATGTGCTCAATTTTCCAGATTTTACCTTGCAGGGCCTGCCTTTCACAGACGATTCCAATTCCTGGTTTGTTATTTCTACTTTTTCTTCTCATTTAAGAATTGAATTTGACGATGAATTGATCCAATTAGTTCATTTATTCAGAAAAAATTGCAGGACAGAGGACTAAGTAAGAAATAATCAGAATATTTCTCCTATAAGATAAATACCTTATTCAAATTCATAAAAAATAAATCCCACGTGACAAATAAAAAAACAATTTACATTGGCTCGGATCATGCAGGCTATGAGCTCAAAAGTTTTATCATCGACAAGCTTCAAGAAAACGAATTCACGGTCAGAGATTTCGGTACCCATTCTGAAGAGTCAGTAGACTATCCAAACATCGCTCATTCACTGTCAGGAACCCTTTATAACAACATTGGAATTCTAATTTGTGGTTCGGGCAACGGAATGACCATGGCTGCTAATAAGTGGAATAGGTCCAGAGCAGCTTTGTGTTGGAACGAGGAAGTTTCTAGACTGGCCAGAAGCCACAACGACGCCAACATTTTATGTCTACCTGCCAGGTTTATCTCCTCCAGCGAGGCCTGGAAAATAGTAAAGACCTTCTTAGAAACTCCCTTCGAAGGGGGAAGACACGAACAAAGAGTTAATTTAATTCCTATTTTCAATGACTAATCAGTTCAATCTCAACAAGATCTACATTATCGGCAGATTGGTGGATCTGAAAGACGCTGCCGGATTTCCTTCTAATTTAAAGAAGATAAGGGTTGCAGAAATCACCAAGTGTTCTATTCTGTTAGAAGATCTAGATTCACCCCCGGAAACGAAAAAATTTCACAGATCACTTTTAGAAGAGATGAACAAAAATTGGAAAATAGTCGAGGTTGTGGAAGATGCTCCGGCCCAAACTTATCCTGGTCAAGGACCCACCTACATTGCTCTAAATTCCTAAAGTGGAGAAAGAAGAAAACGTTAGATATCTTGATTTAGAAGATGGAGTCATGGGAGAGATTCTAATTCTTACCGACACCTACCACAATTCTACCAGCACTCATTTTGAAAAAGAGTACAGGTGTTCTCTTTTAAGAGATGATATAAAAATTTACTTGACTTCTTTAAGTTCTTTGGAGGAATCTGAAAATTATTTAATACATTTGAAGAAAAATAAATTTATCCCTCCTGACAGTTTATAACAAATTAAAACATTTTTTCATGTCTCCTTTTCTGATAATTTTTATTGCTGCCGTGGTGATTACCCTACTCTGGGTAAAAGGCATAACCTACATGCACGAGAACAACCCTGATTATAAAGGTCTAGATCTATTCAGTGAAGGTCTAGAAGTAGATCTATTAAATGACCACGAGCCCGTTACACCCTCCGAAAACCTGTATCAAGAGTATGTTCGCGTGGCCGGAGGGATGGAAGAGGTAGACTATTCACTCCACGTCGATGATCCAGTCAACAATTGCACTCGTCTGATGACCGAGCAAGAATTCTGGGAGTGCGTTGCTAAAAATCCGGATTTCCTTTTGAAGGAGAAGATATGTCTATCACGGAGGAAAAAGATTTGATAGATCTTGTCAAAGTACTGCGAATAATTTGGAAATCTTAACTACGTCCGGCATATCCAAAAAAAATGATAAAATGGCTCTACAAACCCTCCGGTCAGTGTCCTATCCAGGCAGAGGGAGAATTTTTAAACCACTATTTTTATTTTAGAGCAAGGTGGTCCACTGTTCTCATTGAATTTGCACCCTCTGAGAGACATTGGAATGACTCTGAAAACATCCACACCTATTTTTTGTGGAAAACTGAATCCCCCATGGCCGGATGGGTACCCAAGTGGCAATGTTTGGTGCTTATTTACTGGGGATGTTTAAGATTTTTTTGGGATCAAAAGATAAAACAAAATCTATGAAACTATACACAGAAGAACAAATGAGTATTGCAATTGCTCAAGCAAAAGCTAACCCTGAGCTAGCATATTTATTAATGGTTACACTTAAACCCATCGAACTACCAAATGAGGATGAGATATATCACAATGCAAGTAATTGGGTATTTGATAAAAACTCAATGAAATGGTCAAACAATGATGATACAGCAGGAGATAACCTTGGTAGTTTTATTGAGGGAGCGAAATGGATGCGTGATCAAATACAAGGAGGTAACAAATGAGGGTTGATTCGGAAAGTGCATTGATAAAATTCATCAATCAATTAAAGTCGGCTGGAATTGATATTCCGGAAAATTTAACATTTGAATTTGATAGCCAAGAGTTACAAATTTTTTTCAACGAATTAGCTAATCATTATTTACAACCACCATTTGACGGTGTGAATATATTTAGTCCCGATAATAACATAACGGAATTTATTTATTTCGGGCATAAAATGAAATTAAAACAACAATGAACAACACCAAACAAAGTAGTATTTTATGGTTACAACAGGCATTAGAGACCATATTAACACACCAGCAAATCATGCAAACAATTGGGATATTTGTACAGTCCCATGAGATGCACAAAGAGGAACACGCTGAAACTTGGAACAGCGCTATTGATGCAGTTCAAAAAGAAAAATGGGAATCCTACGAGCAATATTACAACGAAACTTTTAATTGTATAGCAAATGAAATTTGAATTAATGCAGTATAGATGGTATCGTAAATGGAAAGGTGGGACTTATTATCTTATTTACAATTGGGTTACTTTACCATTTTGGTGTGATAAAATGATTACATCCTGTGGTGGAAGAGCAATTAAAATAGAAAAATTTAACACAAAATTAATATAGAAAGTTTGGGTGGAATTAAAAAATAACTTATCTTTACTTTGTAATTAAAAAATGAGAGTTATGTATTATCAAATTAAAGAAACCCTAACTAAAGAAGAAAATTTGGAATTGTCTAAAGCTTATGAAGATAAAGCTAAGGAATATCTAAATCAATTCAACGAACTATTGAAGAACGCTAATAAAGAATTTCCGGGCCGTACCTTTGGTTTAAGTAAAGCTAAGTTGGAAAAGTTGAAAACTCCAAATGAGGTTTATGACCGTCTGCAATCAGCGGCTCGTTCCTACTACAACACCAAATCCACTTACGAAATGCGTGAGAGAATGGTGAAAGAAAAGGAAGAGAAAGAGAAACAAGCAGAGCTCCTAAAACAACGAGAAGCTGAAAAATCTAATTTGGTCAATGAAGCTATCGCCTTTTGTTTGGTCAATGGACGAACCTTTGGTGATGGTCTTTCGGTAGAAACTGCAATCTCAATCGCCAACGATATTGCATTCCAAAAAGAAGTTGAGAAACGTAAAGTTGAAATCGGCGATGGTTACATTGGCTTTTCAGGTCAGAACTGTGAAGATGAATGTGATGGTTGGAATCCACAATACCACCGGTGCCAATGTGGCAATCGTAGAGTAAGTTGGACTGATGGTTATTATTCAGACTTTCGAAATATGGAAATCTACGCTGAAGCTTACTAAATTTTAACACCAAATAGAAATGACACAAGAACAAAAAGAGTGGATTGATTCTGCTAACTATGAACAACTTCTTAGCACATATAGATTTGCTTCAGCTGGAGACCCTATGTTTATGGGAGAATGTGGAAAATACTATCTCGAAGTGATGCGTGAAAAGAAGCATAAACACCCCAATCCCAGCGAAGTTAGCAAACTAATAGGATGGGGATAAATCAAACCTTTAACACCAAATAAACATGAAAGAATATCTTATTACTCAAGAACAAATAGAAAAACTTGAACACTTCAAGAAAATGTTTGAATTCAATGCCCAATTAGTTCTAGACTTATGTAGTGGTGAAAGGGACGATATTGTATATGGGTTTGAACTTGGACGAATGTATTCACATCTAAGACAATGTTTTATTGATATGATGAAACTTGAGTCTGAAATCAGAAATCAACCATTTAACACCAAAGAGAAATGACACCTAAAGAAAAATCAGAAGAACTTTACTACAAATATTATCAGCTGGTCGCAGATGGACCATATCCCGAAGATAATGCTAAAAAATGTTCATTAATTGCAATTGATGAGATGATGGAGGTATATGCTTCAGCACTTCACTCTATGGGTATTGCAAAAGATATTGCCGAATTAACACTAAGCCCATATCTTATGCAAGTAAAGCACGAAATTGAAAATCTTAAAATTGACAGTAAATGAAACAAAGTAGTATAGAGTGGTATGAACGCCAAGTCTGGGACCTGCTAATTCGATTTGAAAACAAGGAAATAACACTTGGCCAATATGGTGTTACCCGTGTTGACTTATTTAATCAAGCAAAAGAGATGCATAATAATGAGATGAATGTTAAAATCCAAAAAGCAATTGACAAATTTGAAGAAGCAAAAACCAATTCATCATCTTTTAGAGACATAATCTACTTGGATGGTGTCTTAGCAGTTTTAGACACAATAAAAAACGAAACCTTTAACACCAAATAAAAATGAAAATACCAACAGCAGAAGAAACATACACTAAAGTAACAGGTTGTATTATCAATCATAAAGATGTTAAAACAGCAATGATTGAATTTGCCAAACTTCATGTTGAAGCCGCTTTAAAAGCTTCTCTTGAAAGTATACCCTGTTTAGGTTCTAGTACTGATATTGCAACTTATGATGAAGTTGAAGAGGCCGTTTTAAACGCTTATCCATTAACAAATATAAAATGAACACGCCAGTAAGTTTTGAGATAGCAAAGTTGCTAAAAGAAAAGGGATATAAATTAGATTTTGGCGATAATCAAAAATTTTATTTCCCAGACACAAGAGAATTGACTGAAAATCATAGAGGTAATAATTATCCAGCACCAACCATTGTAGAAGTAGTGATGTGGTTGTATGAGAAGCATGGGATTTGGATTAATGGAGGATTGTATTCACATTTAGGTAATGTTTCAAAATTTCAATTTACAATCCAAAGTCAAAAATCCAGATCAACAAATTCAATAGTACAACTCAATATCAATCCATTTAATTCACCAGCAGAAGCATACGAAGCAGCTATTGAATACACTTTAAAAAACTTGTTATGAACACATTAAAAAAAGAATTTGTCCCCTACGAAGAAGCATTAGCACTTAAAGAACTTGGGTTTGATGAACCTTGTTTTGGTAGTTATGATATGGAAACATTAAAATTATGGATTGGGTATTTGAATGATGGAGAACAATTCAATAGAGAATATTATTACCCCGCACCAACATTCTCACAAGCATTTAGGTGGATTAGAGAGAAGTATAAAATAAATTCTCATGTCGGATTTAAAGATGACGAAGACAAAGAGTTTGCATTCTATTATTACCAAATAAATTGGACAAAAGGTTTTGGTTTCCAAAGTCACGAAGAAGCAGAACTTGCTTGTCTTAGGAAGTTAATTGAAATTGTAAAAGAGAAACAAATATTAACGATAGAAGTAATCATACCCTCCGAACCATTTTATCAAAAATTTGAGCATGAGTTCAAAGTACTTCCTTCAATTTCCCTTAAAGAACGTATTTTGGGTGTTTTAGAGAACCAATCTATCGAAAGGAATGAATTTGATTATAAAATAATTGAGGAAAGAGATTGGGATGGATTAACAGAAAATTTGATAAGTTGTTTCAAACAATTTGGATGATTGAAATAATTTTCGTATATTTACATCATAAATAAAAAAATAAAAGTTATGCCACACAACCTAATTCACACAAAAGACTACCTGTTGGTGGTTGATGATTCAGAGATTAAAGAGGGTGATTGGTGTTTTCTTGGTGAGACTTCTCTGTTTAATGCTAAAATCGGTAGAGTCAACAAAAATGTAATCTCAGATAATGGGAAAAATGGACTTAATTTCAAAAAAATCATTGCTCATCTACCACTTAATGACTTTCCAATCCTTGAAGGTGTGGATTTGCTACCACCGCTTGAAGATGAAGTTGAAGAGTTAGCGGAAAGAGAATACAGCGAGCAGAGTCAATCATGTGATGATGATCCAAACGAATTTTTTAATTATACTGGTTACTTAAAGGCTGGCTTTATAAATGGCTACAACAAGGCCAAAGAGAAGTACAAGTACACCAATGAGGATATGCTTACAATTAGAAACAATTTAGTTACTCTACTTCCAACAGGAGATGTTACGGCGTGGGATATGATTCAAGCTATTTCAAAATATACTAAGTGGTTTGATAATTATGTTGAATCTTTATCACAACCCGAATTACCTACTGCGTTTGAATGTGAGATACAATATTTTTATATGTCAAGTGAATATTATTATGGCACAGAAGCCGGTTGGGTTAAGTTTGATGAGTCTCAATATGAATCTATCAGAAAAGAAATACCTACCTGTCCTTTGAAAAAAGTACATAAGGAAACAACAACCCCCGAAGGTCATACCCAATGGGTAGGGAAATACATTTACTAAACCAAACTAAACCATGAATCACCATCAATTAAACCACGCAAGAGAGCTTATGGATAAGCTCAACAGGGCTGTCGCTGATTACGAATCCTTTGCTGCAGGAGTAAACCAACAATACACTACTCCTCAAATTACGCTTTATAACCATGGAACGAAAATTTATGAATTTAAAATCTCAAGAGAGCAAGCGTCTGCAATTATCGTGGATGAAAAAAACCGATTGAAAGAAAAAATGGAAAAAGCAAAAAAGGACTTTGAAGATTACATGCCAACCTAAACCAAACTAACCTATGAAACTATACACAAAAGAATTGGATTGGGATTTTGCAATGCTCTGGGAAGCCAAAGCAAACGAAAAAAAGGAAATACACAATGAACCAAAATGGAAATGGGACTGTGGATTTAAATTGGACTTTGATGGCTCCTTGCTGTCAATTAGCAGCAGGTTTTATCCACCACATAAAAACATTGGTAATTTTTGGGAAGGAACAGTCCAAGTGTATTTCCTTGATGATGAAATTTTGAGGAAAGAGTTTAAAACCGATACTCTTGACGAATTAAAAGTTGAAGTCGAAAAATTTGTCAAACATTATGCAGGTGCGATTAAGGGTAGAATCGTGTAACCCAACCTAAACCAAACCAAACTATGAAACTATACACAAAAGAGATGTTTTTAACTGCCGCTGAAAAATGCGAGGTGTCAATGATAGACGCAAAACACATCATGCAATACATTGACGAGTATGTAACCCCTATTGAATTGCCCACTATGAGCAATAACGAAACACACCCAGACGATTTTATTCATGGCAAATTAACCAAGCGCGAGTACTTTGCTTCTATTATGCCGGTGGATGATTATACCTATGACACGGTTAGGCCGTTAATGGATTCAGATATTCCGCGTTCTCCTGATTTAGAAAGAATGAAATGGTGGATGCTTGTAGAGGCAAAAATTAAAGTAATGAAAGCGGATGCACTAATTAAAGCACTAACCAATGAACACGCCAGTAAGTTTTGAGATAGCAAAGTTGCTAAAAGAGAAAGGGTTTGATATACCATGTTGGAGTTATTATTCATCTTTAAATCTTTATACTTTTGAACTTGGAGATTGGAATAATCATACTATTGGAGATACATCTATGCATAAAAGAAATGCTGGATATTACTCAGCACCAACCATTGCAGAAGTTGTGATGTGGTTGTATGAGAAACATGGGATTTGGACTGTAGTGAATGTGAACATTATGGGGTCTTGGTATTTTGAACATTTTGATTTGAAAAAGAAAAGGAATGCTGAATTTAAACCTACAGATACACACTATAATTCACCAACAGAAGCACACGAAGCGGCTATTGAATACACGCTAAATAATTTAATATGAACACTGAAGTAAATTTTGAAATTGCAAAACTCCTAAAAGAAAAAGGATTTTCTTGGGAATGTCGTCACTTTTATCGCAAAAGTAAGTACGATAAAGAATTTTATTTAACAACAGGTACAGAATATGAATCCGATAAAGATTGTATTTGGGATTGGAACTTGAATGGTGGTAAATCAGGTATGCTTTTAAAAAAAATTCCATACCCGAATGATGATAATGCAATCTACTACTCAGCACCAACCATTGCAGAAGTTGTGATGTGGTTGTATGAGAAACATGGGATTTGGATTTATGCACATAGGATAGACCAAAAAGAATTTTATTGGTCTATTGATACTGATAAAAAAGAGTTTACATCAGGAGAAAATTTCAAAACACCAACAGAAGCATACGAAGCAGCTATTGAGTACACGCTAAATAATTTAATATGAACACACCAGTAAAATTTGAAATTGCTGAAATTCTGTTTAAAAAACATGGAGTATTATTGTCAACTATATCAGACGTAGTAATGTGGTTGTATGAGAAGCATGGGATTTGGACTGTAGTGAATGTGAACATTATGGGGTCTTGGTATTTTGAGCATTTTAATTTGAAAGAGAAGAGGAATGCTGAATTTAAACCTACAGACACACACTATGATTCACCAACAGAAGCATATGAAGCAGCTATTGAATATACTTTAAAAAACTTGTTATGACACACAAACTAATTCACACACAAGACTACCTATTTTGAAAACCAAAATTAAACTCAATGTTAAATTACGAATTAGTAGAACATAGTTATAAAATTACCACCACACATGGTGGAAAATTGATAGGTTATTTTGTGCCTGATATTGATGGATTTTACTATTTTAGACCCGAAGATGAAAAAGGGTATTGGAACGAACATGCTCTTTTAGAGTTGGGAAATAAACTCAAAGAGTTAAATCAAGATTTATACGATGAATTAAAAAAATTTGAAAAATAAGTTATGGAACAACAAAATTACACATTAGAACAGGCCGCCGAAAAATTTGGAAAACCGCATAAAATATTTGATATTCAAATAGGAGATAGACTTTATCCAGTTTACTCAATTGATGGATATGAACACAATTTAGGTAAATGGAATGGGTGTCCTGATACATGGTGGTTAGACTACTCAGTTTATCATTCGGATAATGATGATGAAGTACCAACCATGAGAGAGCTTATCCCATACATCGATACGGGTGTTCATAGAGTTTGCTGGGAAATAAATTATAGACAATTTAATTCAACCAAATATAAGTGGGATGAGTGGAGCATCAGAAATGGTGGGATATGTACAATTAAAGCAAATGGTAAGGAAGTTTATAAATTTCATTGGAGAGATTTAGGAGGGGCATTGGCTGAAGCACATTCTTTGATAAGTAAAATATCAGAACATCCTTTTAATTTCATAAACCCAGAAAAAGAGATTGGAAGAAAAATATGGTATTATGGATTACCGGCCACAATCTTATTGGGATATGAACCCGGAGAAATTAGGATTAATCCCGATTTGAGTTATATGACATCGGATGAATGGTGGAATGAGTTGGAAAAAAGAAAATCAAATGTGAAACCACCAAACTCAACACAAAACGAAGATGATTTGCTGGATGCTGAACATTTTGCAGAACATAAAGATTATGGTTCGATAAATCATGGTAGTGTTTTTTATGATGGAATGATTAATTGGTTTAGACATGAAAAAAAAGATGATGAATAAAGAAGAAATACAACACTGGATTAATCGTTGGTCAAAACTAAAAGGCCCAAGAGCAGAAGCGGTAGTAAACATTTGGAAAAAACATCTAAAACACTAGAAAGTTATGAACGACAAACACAAAATGCTATATTCAGCAAACAAATTAAGAGATGTGTTATCATCAATTGAAGATATTCTCGAAGGGTATGAAGGGATAGAAGGTAATAAAAATTATGTGAAGTATTGCTATAACAAAGCAAAAGAAGCTCACTCTGTTGATGATGAATTAGTTAAAATGACTGAAGACACTTATGCTATTGATTTATCACAACGTAGAGGTATTAATATTGCAACATTAACACATAAACTTGAATTTATGTTTAAGTTGTTAGATGATATCGACACGGCAAGTGATATGTTTAAACCTAAATGGTGTAAAATATCTAGCGTTGTATCTCACCTTCAACAACTCAGATGGATTTATTGTACCGTTGAAACTGAAAAAAATGAAAGTGGCGATATGATAATAAATGGGGAATGTTTTAAAAAAGAAGATAGAATTTTACTCCAGTTATCTTAACATACAACAACAAAACTATAGAAAGTCATGAATAAAATAGAAATAACACCTGTACCTGAAATTGTTGCAAATACACAACGAGTATGTGAAATCAGATTTGATTGTTTGGTTACAATGCATGATGTGGCATACAGAAAATATGAAGGATTTTTAGGCGAAGAAAAATGGTCTAAAACACCACAATGGTTTAAAGCCAACCATAGAATAACATTAGAAGGTGTTAAGCATGCCGACCCATATGAACTTGGGATGAGAATTAAACAAATGTTCCATCAGATGGAAGATACAATTAACAAATATGAAAATGGAATAAATTATTAAATATATGAATAACACAAAATTTAAAGTAGGAGATAAAGCGTGGAAACCGAAAGGATATAAATTTCCTTGCACAATTGTATCCGTATTCACAACAATAAAAGGTGAAATTAGATTAGTAGCCGAAATGGATGAATATGGATTATTACACATTTTTAACGAACAACAATTAGAACATTATGAACAACCTCGATAAACAGTATCAATCACTACTCCAAGATATATTAGATAATGGAGTGGAAAAGAAAGATAGAACAGGTACTGGTACTATTTCAGTATTTGGTAGACAAATCCGTCATAAAATGAGTGAAGGGTTTTCACTTCTTACAACCAAGAAAATGGCGTGGAAGTCAATATGTACAGAATTACTTTGGTTTTTAAGAGGCGATACATCAATAGAGTATCTTCTTAAAAATGACTGTAACATTTGGACGGGGGATGCTTATCAAGCATACCTAAAAGAATGTGAGAAGTTAAAGAAAGATGAGGAAAAATAATGACTTTTGTTGGTTTTTAGATATTTATTATAAAAGAAACCAAAATGTGTCTAAAAACTAAAATTGAAACAACCTTGTGTGTTATAAAAAATAATGAGTATAAAATATTGTCTCAAAAATTAAGAGTAATTGAATCATCACTTAAACAGGATATTATTGATAGTACTCAATATCTAACTATTTACAATCCTAAATTGGTTGATAGGATAAGGTATATCTTGAAAGATAGAAACTCCGTTAATACTTGCTTCCATTGTGGTAACCCAATTATTGATTTGAATAGAAAATTTTGTTCTGCAAAGTGTAATAACAATTCGGAACTAACTAAAAATAAATTTAGAGAAAGATATAATAGTTTATCGGAAACAGATAAAATCATAAGAAATAATAAAAGACGTAAAACTGTTAATGAAAAATACGGTGGTTATACTTTACAAAGTCCTGAACTAAAAAAGAAAATTAAATCAACTATGATTAAAAAATATGGTGTTGAACATTCTTTTCATAGTGATGCAATAAAACAAAAAGCGTTAAATACTTGGATTAAAAAGTATGGTGTTGACAACCCGTTTAAATCTCACAGTATAAAAGAGAAAATAAAGCAAGTATTAAAAGATAAATACGGGGTTAATAATTCCGCTAATATTAACTCGGAAAATAGAATTGGTAATGGTATTAAAACAAAAATCGAAAGAGGATGGATAATACCTGATGAGTTTTTGTCGGATTACCAAATTTATAGAAAAAAAGTTAAACGATTAACTGAAACAACATATAAAATGTATAAAAACATTATAAACCCAAATAATTTAGAAAGAGTAACAAATGGAAAAATTGGGTTCCAATTAGACCACAAATACTCAATAATTGAAGGATTTTTGAATAATGTAGAACCTGAAATTATTAGTCATCACTGTAATCTACAAATGATAGAATGGAGTAGTAATAGAACTAAAAGTAAAAGATGTGATATTGATTTAGAACAATTAAAAAATGAAATAAAAAGTTATGAATAAAGAACACTTACACCCAGATGGAAGACCATACACCCAAGAAGAATTCATCAACAAAATCAAAACAGATGATGAGTTTGCTAAGAAGTGGGGTGATTTGGGACCAATTTATGGTAAACAGTGGAGAAAATGGAAAACCGAAGTTGCTATTCCAACAACATTAAAAATTGATGATGGTGATGATATTGAACCCTTATATGTAAAAGGAACACAGTATATTGACCAAATCCAAAACCTAATCAACGACCTTAAAACAAATCCTGATAGTAGGAGATTAATGGTTTCGGCTTGGAATGTAGGTGAATTAGACCAAATGGTTCTCCCACCTTGTCATTATGGATTTCAAGTTTATACAAGAGAGTTAAGTTATGAAGAACGGTGTAATATATTTCAATCAACAGAAAGATTTAAAATGGAAACCCGAGAACATATTAAAGAGTTAAATATTAAAATAATGAATGAAGCCGAAGTTCCAACCAGAGCAATCTCTCTAATGTGGAATCAACGCTCAGTAGATACATTCTTGGGTTTACCATTCAACATTGCTTCTTATGGATTATTATTGGAAATGATTGCAGATGAAGTACAAATGATACCTGATGAATTGATTGGTAATTTAGGAGATACACATTTGTATTTAAATCATATTGAACAAGCAAAAGAGCAAATAAAAAGAGAACCATTTAGACTACCAAATGTTCACGTTAGAGATGGTATCGAATCATTTATGCCAGGAGATATTATTTTAGAAAATTATGTATCACATCCAACAATTAAAGCGCCCCTGTCCAATTGACATGAAAAATAACCTACAATTAAAACACCTTTTTCACAACTTTCATATATTTATACCAAAAGAAATAATATATGGCAGTTGTTTATTTACACAAAAAGAAAAATACTAATGAAGTTTTTTATGTTGGGATTGGCCTTTATGAAGAAAGAGCTTATTCTTATAGAAATAGAAACATACATTGGAAAAACGTTGTTGCTAAATATGGATATGATGTTGAAATTATTGAATCGGATATTGAATGGGAAGGTGCATGTGACACTGAAAAATATTTAATTCAAAAATATGGTAGAGATATGTTGACAAATATGACAGATGGGGGTGAGGGGTTATTCAATCCATCAGATGAAGTTAGAGAAAAGTTAAGATACGCAAGAACAGAAGAGCAAAAACAAAAATTAAGAGAATATCAAATTGGGGTAACGCAATCCGAAGAAACAATACAAAAAAGAATATCACATGGATTTCATAAATCTGATGAGTATAGATATAAAATGAGCATTGCATTATCAGGTGATAATAATCCAATGAAAAAAGGAGAGAATAGAGAAAAATTAAGGAAACCAAAACCACCAAGAACAAAAGAACATAGTAACAAAATAAGTGAAACCAAAAAAGGGAAAACCTACATGGAACAAAGGTAAAACTTTAGAAAAATTTGTTTGTGATATTTGTAGCAAACAAATTGGTGGGTATGGTAATCTAGTACAACACAAAAAGAAACATTTATGAAATTAAAAATATAATTTATGAAATCAAATTTAACAGAAAAACTACTATCAATCTGCGGAAGTGCAGATAAAACTTATGGTTATAATGATATTGAATCGATAACTAAACTATCAGAAGAACAACGTATTCAAGTAGAAGCAGAACTAATTAAACATTTTGAGTTTGATAAGATTATATGGATGGAATTACCTTCAGGTCTTACTGAAGACAAGACAACTCCCATTGTTGCGAAATCTATTAAAATATCAGATTCCGAAAATCCAACTTATAAACATAAAGTAGGATATGTTTATACTATATCATTTACTCCAAAAATATACGAACCAGAAGAGATGTATAAGCCAGTAAAAGATGGGTGTGTGTTTGCACCTATAACATTTAACCCAGAAACCTTTGAACCAAAACAAAGTATAACATTAACTTGGTCACCTGAGTTTCCTCAAGATATTGACGCGCCTAAAAGAACATATGAAGATGATAAACAAATGATTCGTAATATGTTAGAAAGAGTATTAGATAATCCTGAAGAGTATAGACCTATGGGATATACTGGGTGTACATTACGATATGCGGTACTATAATCACATCCAGCAATTAAAAAAATATAAGTTATGAGCACAACATCACACGCAAAATTTGAATTAGAATTAGCAGGCTTCTTTGGAGAAGATTCTGACTATGGAGGAGCCATCGGAGAGGCAGTTATGGAACTAATGGAGGTATTTGAAAAACAAGGACACTCAGGTGGTTCAGCACCGATTGTAGCCTCTTTATTTCACAAATTAGCTAACTACAAACCACTGGGGCCTATTACAGGTAAAGATGAAGAGTGGGGAAATGTTAGTGATTTAGCAGGTAAACCTTGGTATCAAAACAAAAGAGAGGGTGGATTGTTTAAGGATAAGGATGGTAGGGTTACATATAATGACGCTATTATCAAAAGATGTCCTAATGGAACAACTTGGTCAGGACCTATTTACATGACTCGAGAGGATGCTATCAACAATACAAACCGATTTCATAGTTCTTTGGAAATTAAAGGATTTCCATTTACACCAAAAACATTTTACATTGATGTGTTGGAGGAAGAAATTAAAAAAGATGATTGGATTATGTGGGTAAAAGACCCAAAACAATTGGATGAAGTATGGGAGTATTACAAAAAACCTGATTTTTTATGAGCAACTACAAAATATTTAAAAGTGTGTATGTAGATGAGTATGGTAAAGAAGGTACACCATTTTTTTGGATTAAAAAAAGGAAAACCTTTATAGGAATACCTTATTGGAAGTCTATAAGACATTATGATGGTGGGGAATATACCGGCCTTACTAGATTTTATAATTATGATGATGCTCTTAATTTCATTCAAAATGTGTTAGAAAAAGGGATAAAACTCGATGATATAAATACTGAACTTGTACATATTTATTAGATAATGAAAAACAATATTTAAAGCAGATTTATAAGAAAGATATTAAAAAATAACAATACCTTTATCAAATTAAAAATTTAAATTATGAAAAATTTACAAATTAAAATTACAATCACAGATGGTGAAAAAGAAGCTAAAGCAATAATTAGTGTAAATGAATACCAATCAATAAAAGAAATACATGGTATAAGTATGTTAGATGAACAAGTAGATTTTTTATTAGAAGAGATTAAAAAATCAATCACACCCAACAATTAAATCTTTTGAATTTTGAAAACTAAAATCCACGTCAACCAACATCACATTCGTTCCAACAAAACAAAAGGAACGGATTTACCAGTTATTACAGTGAAACAAGGTAAAAAAAATACCTACTGTAATGAGGTTGAGATTTTAGGGCCAAGTAAGATTACCTACTGCGGATCGGGCACCGAGACCAAGCCCCTCATTTCTTGTGGGGCCAGAGTCGTCATAGAAACCGACTCGGAGGTGAAAATAGTTTCATGAACTGCCAAAAAATCCGAAACTTCTTTTTAAAAATAAATATATAAAAAAAAACATAAGAATGAAGCATTCTTCCGCCAAAGGCACTCCCCTCATCAACTACGAAGGAGATAATTTAAGAATTGTTAAATCTCCAGGCACTAAGAATTATTTCGACGTGTACGATCAGTGGGATGAAAAATGTTATACGCTTACCCCCACCGCATTAGGAGAATGGCTAGAAGGAAATTTTGCTATCATAGATAGTCGAGGAAAATCCTGGTTCTTCCCAGAGGAATCGGGAAGAGCAAAGATGTCAGACATCTTAGAATACATCACTTCTTAATTCCACAATCATATGAAACCAGAAAAAGATCTTGTCTTAGCCGAATGCAAAGAAATTATCAACAACTCCCCTCTGTTCGGACCCGGTGACTTTATTCAGGTAGCCCAAAAGTTAACCTCTAGCTGTCCCAACTACTATGAATTAGGGGAGATCCTTGTGACTTTATTGAATCAAGTCCAAAAAGAGCAGACCCAAAAATCATCTGACAACTAGTGTCTCTTGATTCTCTTCCACCTCTACAGAACGGACCCCAAAAATCATCTTCTGCTGACTCTCACCAGCAGCAGTCAGAAGTTTCCGCTATCCCTTTAAAAACAGACCTTTTTGAATCCGAAACGGAATACTTTCTGGACTACACGGACACCGATGGTGCTTTTTCTTTCTACGAGGACTAGAGATCTAAACCCAAAAACTCTTACAAGGGATCTTGTATTTTAAACACGGGATTTCTTCTTAACTTATCCACTCACATTCATCCGAAATTACAAAAAATTAACCCACCTCTCCTCAAATGGCAGAATTTAGCAAGCAATACGAAGAAGCATTTAACTTTGATTGGCATGATTTCGACTACGCAGAAATCTGGGAAAAACTTCAGCCGAATGAATTCTATCCTTTGATCTGCGAGGGTCTAGGCACCCTGGGAGTGGGTAGATCAGAATCTGGAGAGATGCTGTTGGGTATCCAGGACGACCAGGATCCATCTATGATGATCTTTAAAACTCTGGACCAGGTGATTTCACTGGTGGAATCACAGGGGAGGGAATAAAAAACCAGAGTTGATGAAAGATATATAAGCCAATTCAAGGCCTATGTATTCAAATCCAGAATATTTAAAACAGATTGTTTCCAAATTGGAAAGACTCAATCTGGCCTCCACCGGCAGTCCAAATGCCACTCCCAATTCAGGATTTCATTCCGGATCCGTGAAGGGCGAGCCCAAGCTAGAAGATCCCTTACAGTGGATGGGCAGAGCAGCACAACAATATCTTTCCTCCAAACATGAAAAATCTTAAAGAAAATTTCCCAGCCTATGCTCTGGGTTTTTTTGTGTGGCTTCTGTGCCTCATCTTTTTGCCAAAAATCTGGGCAATAGTGACTTTATTACTAGGGGTTGGGCAGCTTTTTAGCTGTAGTAATCTGAAAAGGGATTTAGCCCGCCTTTGGTGGAAAAAGCAGGAAGTCAAAAACCGAATTTAAAAACTAGTCAATTCTGTTCTCAACCAGGTAGAACCTGCAACACAGACATAAAGATACCCTCCGGTAGAACTACCAGTGAAAGCCATTTGTCCAGTTGCTCCAGTAGATCCTCCGGTGGCAGGAGCCCCAGCAGGACCAGCTACAATCGAGTTCCAATAAGGTAAAGATGTCCAGGTTGAAACCCCGTTGCCTAATTTAAGATTATAAGTGTTGGTTTCAAACCCAAATTCTCCACTCAACAGAGTTGGGTTATTGGAGGTCCAGTTGGTTGAGGTGTCCTGACGGAGAACTATACGGTAAGCCATGAAATTTTTTTTCTTTATATATCGTTTTTTTCCCAGCGTTGAGACGAATTTCTGATATATAAAGTAAAAACTCTATGTTACTAAAAATTGGGTCCAAAGGAGAGGACGTGAAAAAACTCCAGTCTAAATTGGGATTAAGTCCCGACGGTGTCTTTGGACCTGGAACGGAAGCCAAAGTCAAAGAATGGCAAAAGGCCAACGGTCTTGGGACGGATGGCATAGTGGGTCCGGGGACTTGGAACAAGATGTTCGTCACCTTAGCTCCTGTCTCTGAATCTGTCAAGTCCCAAACTACTACGGGATCCCAGTCTAGTCCCGCCTTGAAATTGGACAAACTGAAAGGACACGTACCAGACTCTGTTATTGCAGAAATCCCCGATACGGCAGCTAAATTTGGCATCACCACCCCTCTGAGACTTGCTCACCTATTAGCTCAGGCATCGCACGAGTCGGGCCATTTCAAATCAGTGACAGAGAATTTGAATTATTCCGCTGATGGTTTGAAAAAAATATTCCCTAAGTACTTTCCTGGGAATTTAAATGAGTCTTATGCAAGAAACCCACAAAAGATAGCAAACAAAGTTTATTCTTCGAGAATGGGGAATGGCGATGAGGCTTCAGGCGATGGATTCCGATATAGGGGAAGGGGTTTCTTGCAAACCACTGGCAAATCTAACTATGCAGAATTCAATAAAATAGTTGATGATGACGTAATAGCAAATCCGGATCTGGTAGCAACTAAATATGCTCTTGCCTCTGCCGCCTTCTTTTTCCAAAAAAATAACTTGTGGTCTATCTGTGACAGAGGTGCTTCAGATGAGATAGTTACATTAGTTAGTAAAAGAGTAAACGGAGGTACAATTGGACTTAGCGAACGTTTATCAGAGTTTAAAAAATTTTATGCACTTCTCAATTAAAATAGAGATCTGAAACAATATGGCCTAGGTTTTTTTAACCTAGGCCTTTTTTTAGTATGAAAAAATCATCCATTCACCTATGACTTACACCTCCGAACAAATTAGAAAGGCTCTATTGGCCAAGGGGTATGTCTGGTTTTCAGACTCACAGAACAAAGGTTTTGATCTAAACATTGTCGGCATCCGTAATTCAGAACCCGGGGATAAAGTGACCAACCTGTTCGATGACTGGATAACAGTCTCGTATCTGGAGAAGGAAAAGCCAAAATTCTACAGCTGGGCGGCCACGACGGACCCAGGCACGAAAGGGGTTCTGGAGCACAGAAATCCCGACGGAGTGGCCAGATTGGTGCCCGGTCAGTATCGAGGTTCTCACACTTTGGGCCTGCACCAGGGTAAATATGAAGCTTTGAGACAGCAAAAACCCATGAGGGTTTATCGGGATTCCGACAAAAACCTAATCTTCGAGGAAAGTAGAATTCAGACTGGTATTTTTGGCATCAACATCCACAAGGCAGGCAGACATTCAACTTGGGTTGAAAACTGGTCTGAAGGATGTCAGGTGTTTCAGAAAACACAGGACTTTGATGAGTTTATGAAAATCTGCCGGCAAGCAGCTAGAATTCACGGTCCTTCTTTTACCTATACCCTGTTGGAGAGCAAAGACATTAAATCTTCTTGACGGTGCATTTTCCTGAAACATCCGTCACCTCTAAATTCAAATTCCTATTCACTGTGAATTTGTAGGTCATTGGCCCCTCAATAGTTTTTTCAGTTCTTCACTTTGTAGTGGCTTCGTTCAGAAAAATTATAGGATTTTTCTCTGTATATCATTAATGTCTGAAGGCTTTCTCTTATATTTGGGGGGGCAAAACCATCTTGATGAAAAAAATACTTCTTTTATCTTTAGTCATCATCATGTCTTGTTCCTCCTACGAGGGTAAAATCCAGGGACCTTCCTTTCTGGTCAAGCCTTCGATCGAAATAATTCCCGTCGGAAACATCAGCAAATCAAGGATTGAATTTGTTAAAAAAAATCTTCTTGAAACCTATCAAGTGGAGGTAACTGTCGGGAAAGGACTACCTTTAGATACTATTTCTTTTGCTAGATCCTCCACTAGACAGGGTTACACAGGCATTAAGATTCTTCAAAGATTCTCTTCCATTAATTCGGCCAGAAAGACCCTACTGCTTATTGAAGGTCAGGTCTACACCAGAAGAACTCTAAATGGAGTAACCTATCCAGAATGGTCAATTTTAGGATTAGCCTATCGAAATGTTTGTTTGGTGGTGCCTATTCGTAGTAAATCTAGACTGCAAAAGGTTGCTATTCATGAAGTGGGCCACACTCTGGGCCTGCCTCACTGTGAGGATAGAGGGTGTCTCATGACAGATGCCAAAGGTAATGCAAAGAACATAGACAGGGCACAGACAGAATTTTGTCACAATTGCATCCAAAAAATGCGAAAAAATTACTTTCTATTTAAAAATATTAAATAGAGAACCTGATAATTTATTTTTGACCAATGAGTATAAATTTTTTCCGATCTCCTTTCCTTCTTTTTCGATGCTGATGAGCATCTTTTGGAACGAACTAGTTGATAAAATTAAAGGCACTAAAGGCACTAGGTCTTTATCATCACCAACATCCGGTAAAATAATAACGTAACTAGGTTTAATTTCACCCATTTTTACTAAAAATTCTCGGTCCACATTTAAACAACCTGCCCCTACTCTGCCTTTATCGGAAGCTTTATTTTCACCCCCAAAAGAAATGGGGACAAAGTTTTTTTTCAAATCCCCTGCTACTTCTTGCCTAGTTTGATTTGCGTGTCCGTGAACAGCCATCGGAATCATCTCATTGGTATCTAAGGTATATAACCGGAAAATGTTACCAGTAGGGATCTTACCCTGAGGATCTGAACTTCCTCCTGTCAGGTAATTTTCTTGCCCCCCTGTATTTGATACTCTAAAAACTCCCGGTCTTGTAGTTCCCCCTTCAGAGGGGTAAATAAAAGGAATGCGAGCTTCCGGATTTTTTTTTCGAAACTCATTGTTCTTTTTTTCAGCATCTTCGTAACTACATTCTAGATTACAACCTATTTTTTTCAAAAAATCTACAAATCTTTTGCTTTGAGGATCATTTGGTTTCTCTCTGGAGAATTTTACAGAAGCTGAGTACCAATCAGGATATGTTTTAGGTTTTCCTATACCTAAATCCTTTATTTTACCCGATGCGAAGAAAGAATTGATAACAAATTTATAGCCGGGAGCAAAAAGACTAATTGTTCCCGCTTTTTTGTTTGCAATTAGGAAAGATTCATTTTTCAATTTATTTTCTTTTTGCAGACGTAGAATAAAATTGAAAGATCTATTGGACATCTTCCCAGCTTTTTTCTCCCACCATTCAAAGACAGCTTTTGTTCTCTCCGTTGAATCGACCCTAGTACTTTCGGAAGGGGGATTGTAATAGGGGGGGCTTTATCTGTGACAGTGTTTGGGAAGACGAAGTCTTTGAAGCAGGACTTCCTCCTGATTTCTGGTATTTTTCAAGAGCACTGGCGGTTAATTCTCCGAAATATCCAGTGGGAATACCGCTTTTTGTTTTTAAAAATCCTTCATCTATTAGAATCTGCTGTAATTTCTTCACGTCTGGGACCTCTTTTGGATTTTTGGTTCCACCAGAGCCTAATTTTAAACCTTTAGGGTTGATGTTGGGTTTGGGGTCAGATCCTGATTTTTCCTCGTTAAGGATCTGTAAAAATTGGTTGAAATTGTGAACCATAACTTGCTTTTAAATTTTTCTAAATATCCGTTTTTTTGAACCTGGTGT